CGTACCATTAGTTCGTATTGCTGCACTATGAGCAGACCCAGCGCTTGCTTGACACCAATCGGTGAATCCCCCAACAACTGAAACTGGTGATAATCTACTAGTAGTAGTACCATCTCCTAATCGACCACAGCAGTTAGACCCCCATGCCCATAATGTGCCATTAGTTCTTATTGCTAAACCATGACACATACCAGCACTTGCTTGACACCAATCAGTAAACCCTCCAACGACTGATACTGGAGACGATCTATTTGTTAAACTACCATCTCCTATCCTACCAGAATTATTTCGCCCCCAACCCCACAATGTGCAATTGGTTCTTATTGCTAAAATATGATCGCACCCAGCACTTATTTGACACCAATCAGTAAACCCGCCAACGACTGATACTGGAGAGGATCTAGTGGTGGTGGTGCCATCTCCTAAACGACCGTAGTTATTAGATCCCCATGACCACAACGTACCACCTGAACGTATTCCTATTCCAAACTGATTCCCAGTCGATACCCTACACCAATCAGTAAACCCGCCATTAAGAACTGCTGGTACAGCTCCGCAAGTGGTTGCTGTCACTATAGTACCCATTGAACCCCATGCCCATATATTACCATCAGGCCTCAATGCATGAGCCAACGAGTACCCTAACGAAACATCACACCAATCGGTGATACCACTACCGATGGAGACTGGGGATGTTCTCGACAATGCGCCTACGCAGGCAGTGGCGTTACCTAATTCTCCACATGCTCCACATCCCCACGCCCACATGCTACCATTTTTTCTTACTGCTAAAGTATGAGTTATTCCAGCACTTGCCTGACACCAGTCAGTAAATCCGCCAACGACTGACACTGGAGATGATCTACCAATAGTAGTACCATCTCCCAATTGTCCAGTATACACATTGCGTCCCCACGCCCACAATGTGCCATTTTCCCTCACTCCTACAGCATGAAGTCCTCCAGCACTTACCTGACGCCAATCTGTAAATCCTCCAACAACTACTACTGGGGATGCTTTGCTAACAGAACTATTATCACCGAGAACCCCACAAAAATTGGCTCCCCACGTGTATGCAATCGCAGAAGTTGGTTCATATACTGGAATCCATACGTTGCCAGTGCTATAGTATAATGATTCTTCTGCCTGTATAAAATATAACTTACCCAGGCTGCTTGAGGCGGATGGAAGAGATGAAAATGTCTGCAAAACCCCTACAGCATTAACCTTTAGTAGCTCAATACTTCTCATCACTGCAAGTAATTTTTCTCTATTACTGTCTAAAGTATTAGCGCATGTAGTTTCTTGCAGTCTTGTAATCAAATTAGCAATGTTCATCAAACGCCTCTGTTTTTTACTTGTAGTCCAATAGTTGATACAGTTGTAGTATCAATGCAACACCAACTAGTAATATCACCACGCACCAGCACTGGAGATGATCTGTCGGTATTAGCACCATCTCCTAACCTACCACATCTACTAACGCCCCAAGTCCATGCTGTACCATCCATCCTTACAGCTGCACTATGACACGAGCCAGCACTTGTTTGACACCAATCAGTAAATCCACCAACAACTGATACAGGTGAGGATTTATGAACAACGGTGTTATCCCCTAAACGTCCGTATACATTACATCCCCATGCCCATAGTGTACCGTTGCGTCTTATTCCTAAACTGTGTTGAGCTCCAGCACTTCCCTGACACCAATCAGTAAATCCGCCAACAACGGATACGGGGGAACAACGATTAAATACTACTTCATACCCTCGTCCAAGCGTTCCGTTAAGATTTCGACCCCATCCCCACAATGTACCGTTAGCTCGTATTGCTAAGGTATGAGTAGAACCAGCAATCGTCAGACACCAATCCGTGAACCCGCCAATCACCGATACTGGAGATGATCTATTAATAGTAGTACCATCTGCTAATACCCCACAATAATTACTTCCCCACGCCCATAAAGTACCATTAGTTCTTACTGCCAAACTATGATTATAACCAGCACTTGCCTGACACCAATCAGTGAATCCGCCAATAACTGATACTGGAGAGGATCTACTAACAGTAGTATTATTTCCTAGTATACCACAATTATTTCTTCCCCACGACCATAACGTACCATTACATCTCACAGCTAAACTATGACCGCTTCCAGCGCTTGCTTGACACCAGTCTGTAAACCCACCAACTACTGATACTGGAGAGCATTTACTAGTATTAGTGTTATCCCCTAACTCACCAAAATTTTGTCCCCATCCCCAGAGTGTACCGTTACATCTTAGTGCTAAATTGTGAGCTGCCCCAGCACTTGCTTGACACCAATCAGTAAATCCACCAACAACTGATACTGGAGATGATCTACTTGTTATTGTGCCATCTCCCAACCTACCGTTCGAATTAACACCCCATGCATATAATACACCATTACTTCTTAATCCTAAACTATGACTGCTTCCAGCGCTTGCCTGACACCAGTCTGTAAACCCACCAACGACTGATACTGGTGATGAACGATCCAATATTGTACCATCGCCTAAACGGCCAGCACAATTACACCCCCACGCCCATATTGTGCCATTGGTTCTTACCGCTAAACTATGAGTACCGTTAATGCCGCCAACACTTATTTGACACCAATCGGTGAATCCACCAATAACTGATACTGGAGATGATCTAGTGTTGTTTGTGCCATCTCCTAGACGACCGCAGGCACCAATCCCCCATGCATATAATACACCATTACTTCTTAATCCTAAAGCAAACTGATTTCCAGTAGTCGTCGAACACCAATCTGTAAATCCACCAATAACTGATACTGGCGAGGAATATGAACACTCAATTGATTTAGCAATGCCATTACCTAGTTGTCCGCCTTCACCAAGTCCCCATGCCCACATTGTTCCATTTTGTCTTGTAGCCACAGTGTGACGGCAACCAACGTTAACCTGACACCAATCAATAAATTCCCCAATAACTGATACTGGAGATGATTTGTTTGTTTCAGTACCGTCTCCCAAGCTACCGCAGAAATTTCCTCCCCACGCCCACAGTGTGCCATTACATCTAACAGCTGCCGTATGTCCCCCATGAGCACTCACTTGACACCAATCAGTAAACCCTCCTGCTACTAATCCTGGGGAACTGCGATTATTAGTAGAATTACTTCCTAAATAACCATTGAACCCCAGCCCCCAAGACCACAGAGTGCCATTATTTCGTAGTCCTACAACAGTACCATTACCAACATCAACAGCACACCAATCAGTAAACCCTCCAAGAACAGATACAGGAGATAGAACACTTGTCAAACCAGTTGTTGCTCCAATGCCAAGTTCACCACTTGAATTAAGACCCCATGCCCATAACGTGCCATCAGATCTTATAGCAGCTGCGGTGTTACAACCTATAGCAACATCACACCAATTTGTAAATCCGCCAACAATTGATGTTGGCGACGATCTATCGATAGTAGTATTGTTGTTTCCTAATAACCCAAAGGCACCACATCCCCAAGTATACACAATACCTTGTTGTGCAGTAGGCTCGTTGTTAAACGTAGACCTCCAACCACTACCATCACTGTAACGATGCTCATTTATATCTTCAACATAAAATATTTTACCAACGTGGTTTGCCGCTAAAGGCAGCAAAGCAGTACAAGATACCTTAAATGAATTAACGATGTCAGTAAGTGTATTTTTAGCACCAGTAGATTGCCATTCAGTTACGTTATCGCAGGATGTAAATTCATTTATTTTTTGTTGTAAACATTTAATAGGAATCATATTACAACCCTCTTTTAACTGCTCGAATAGCAGCAACAAAGCATCCCTGCGTACTTACCTGCCACCAGTCAGTGAATCCGCCAATCACGGACACTGGGGATGATCTAGTATCAGTTGTACCATCTCCTAATTGTCCAGTAGAATTCCCGCCCCATGCCCACATAGTACCATCAGTTCTTACTGCCAAACTATGATTAGAACCAGCACTTGCTTGACACCAATCAGTAAACCCACCAATAACTGATACTGGAGATGATCTGTCGTTTATTGCGCCATTTCCTAATTTTCCATTCCCATTAGATCCCCATGCCCAGAGTGTACCGTTACGCCTTATTCCTAATGTATGATTCATAGCACTTGCCTGACACCAGTCAGTAAATCCCCCAACAACTGATACAGGTGATGATCTAGTATCAGTTGTACCATCTCCTAGTTCTCCAGTAGAATTCCCGCCCCATGCCCACATAGTACCATCGAGTCTTATTCCTAAACTGTGAGTCAGCCCAGCACTTGCTTTCCACCAGTCAGTAAATCCTCCAACAACTGATACTGGTGATGATGTACTGGTGGTAGTATCATCTCCTAACTGCCCAATATAATTATTACCCCAAGCCCATAACGTACCATTACATCTCACAGCTAAACTATGACACAAACCAGCACTTGCTTGACACCAATCTGTAAATCCACCAACGACTGATACCGGAGATGATCTACCAATAGTGGTATTAATTCCTAATTGTCCGTCAGAATTCCCGCCCCATGCCCACAATGTACCATTCTTCCTTACTGCTAAATTGTGGTTGAATCCAGCACTTGCTTGACACCAATCAGTAAACTCACCAACTATAGATACTGGAGATGACCTAGTATTTCCTGCAGTACCATCTCCTAATTCTCCAGAAATGTTTCCTCCCCATGCCCAGAGTGTACCGTTGCTCCTCAGTCCTAGTGTATGATTTACGTTTGTACTAACTTGGCACCAATCCGTAAATTCACCAATAATTGATGCTGGTGAAGATGTGTCGGTTGTATTACCATTTCCTAACACGCCGTTGGTATTAGTGCCCCACGACCATATATTTTGCGTTATCCATGAAGGCTCACTATTAAAATTATTAGCCCAGGATAAACCATCACTATAAACATAATGACACCCACTACGAACAAATATCATTCTGCCTGTATTATTAGCTGCTAATGGTAAAGAGGCGCATGTATCTACCGCATAATAGGCTTTATCCCCAGCACACTGCATTGCAGTCATTTGTGCTAGTTCAAGTGGCGTTTGATTATAACCATTAACTAACTCATTTACTAAGCCAACAACATTTTTAACACTTATTGACATTTTATAAACTCAATAACGCTATTGTTCGAGCATATGGATCTAAATCACCAGCAGATCCAGTAAATCCCACAGATCCAACATATCCTGTAGGTCCAGGAACAGAGCTAGTATATCCTATCGGTCCTTGAGAACCGGTATATCCTGTTAACCCCTGAGAACCAGTATATCCTAAACCAGCATATTCCCCGATTGACCCAGTATATCCTATTATTCCTTGTGAGCCAGTGTATCCCCTCACGTCGCTCTGAGATCCTGTATATCCTATTGATCCCTGTGAACCAGTATATCCTATAGAACCAGTGTAACCAGGGGGTATCGTCGATTTTAGAATATTTTTTATATCTATTGGCATATTTGAGATTTTCTTGTTTTAATTATTTATGATGGAGGTAAATATTGACGAACAGCAATCCCAGTATCTATCTTGTACCAGTCTGTAAATCCTCCTACAACAGAAACAGGTGAAGATCTATTAGTAGTTGTTCCGTCGCCCAATTGACCACTAGTGTTTCTTCCCCACGCCCATAGTGTTCCATTATCTCTTCTTCCCGCGCTATGTCTATACCCAGCTTTAATTTGACACCAGTCAGTAAATCCTCCTGCTACAGAAGCAGGGGAAGTAGAATTGGACCCATCAACAACGCCAGCACGGCCACATAAATTACTTCCCCAAGCCCACAATGTTCCATTTGTTCTTAATGCTAAATTATGACAATGTCCAGCACTTATTTGACACCAATCTGTGAATCCACCAACGACTGATACTGGAGAGGATCTGTCAGTAGTTGTACCATCTCCTAACTGTGAGGAACTATTGCGTCCCCAAGCCCATAACGTTCCATTAGTTCTTAATCCTAAACTATGATATCCTCCAGCACTTGCCTGACACCAATCGGTAAATCCACCAATAACTGATACTGGAGATGATTTGTTAGTAGTTGTACCGTCACCCAATCGACCATAATTTCCTCTTCCCCACGTCCATAAAGTACCGTTAGTACGTAAAGCTAAAACGTGCTGTATTCCCATGCTAGCTGAACACCAATCAGTGAATCCACCAACGACTGATACAGGGGAGGACTGATTACCAGTACTACATAAATTTCCTAAGGATCCTTGACCATTATATCCCCATGTCCAAATTGTACCATTAGATCTTATTCCCACCATACTCCTAGTACCATGGTTAACATCGACTGAACACCAATCAGTAAATCCGCCAACAACTGATACTGGGGAGGATGAATTAGCACTACTATTGTTACCAAGTTGCCCAAAGCTATTAAAGCCCCATGTCCACAGTGTTCCGTTTGAGCGTATGGCTGCATTATTGTAGTCAGCTGAACTAATATAACACCAATCAGTGAATCCCCCAACGACTGATACTGGAGAGGATTTAGCAACAGTTGTTCCGTCTCCCAACTGTCCAAATGTATTGGGTCCCCAAGCATATGCTAAGTATTGAAAAGGATCAGATTGTGATACGTTGGAAATGATTGGTGATATGTTGTCTACTGGAGATGTTCCATTTGACCCAGTATATCCTCGTGAGCCTGTATATCCTACTATTGCCGATGCTGCTGATCCAATAAATCCTCTATCCCCTATACTACCAATATATCCAATTTCTCCTTGGCTACCAGTAAACCCAATTTCAGCAAACGATCCTGTATACCCTATTTGTCCTTGACTTCCAACGTACCCTTCAACGCCTTGAACCCCAACGCTTCCTGTCTCTCCAATATCACCTTGAAATCCTACATCCCCTCTTGAGCCTGTATACCCTTCTGGAGATGTTTTATTAATTAGCTGCGTTATATTGATTGGCATATTTTTATTTTATATTAAACAACGTCTTCTTATAGCTATATTAGTACAAGACTTAGAACCTGTATTAACACAAACCCAATCACTATAAGGTGTAATAGATAATGGCGATGAGGCTGATGTAAACTCTCCTATCCCTAGGCATGTGTTATTAAAATTATCCCCCCACATCCATATAGTACCGTCACATTTTAATGCCATTGTGGTGCTTGCACCAGTTTTCACTTGACACCAGTCCGTAAACCCACCAATTACAGATACAGGAGATGATTTATTAATAAATGTCTCTCCATTTCCTAGTGCTCCACTGAACTCATTACTTCCCCATGCCCATAATGTACCGTTCCGTCTTAATCCGACTGTGTGGTACCGGGAGCTCACTTGACACCAGTCAGTAAAACCCCCAACGACTGATACTGGAGATGATCTGCTTGTAGTTGTGCCGTCCCCTAGTTGACCCTTATAGTTATACCCCCACCCCCACATAGTACCATCTGATTTTATAACAAACGTCGAGCTATAGCCAGCAGCCAAATGTGTCCAATCCCCAAACCCGTAGATTACAGATACAGGAGAAGATCTACTTATGGTAGTGTTGTCTCCTAGCTGTCCATAATTATTTGCCCCCCAAGTCCATAGTGTACCATTACAACGTACGCCAATAGTGTGAGCATACCCAGCAACTACTTGACACCAATCTGTAAACCCACCAACGACTGATACTGGAGATGATCTGCTTGTAGTTGTACCATCTCCCAATCGTCCACTAGAGTTACTCCCCCAAGCCCATAGAGTGCCATTCGTTCTAACAGCTACACTCGATTTGTTTGTCACTGCCGCGGAACACCAGTCCGTAAACCCACCAACGACTGATACTGGAGACAGTGGGTATAGATCATTATTTGTTCCTAATTGTCCATCACAATTTAGACCCCATGCCCAGAGCGTACCATTAGACCTTAGCCCTAACGTATGATATCCACCTACTACTTGACACCAATCGGTGAATCCTCCAAGAACTGATACTGGAGAAGTGATATCGCATACATTTCCCATACCTAAATTTCTATTTCGACCAGCACCCCAAGCCCATAATGTACCATTGCTTCTAATCGCCAAGTGTGAAATTGATCCTGCAACTATACAACACCAATCGTTATATCCTCCAATAACTGATACTGGAGAAGTCTCAACAGGTAATATAGAACATGCTTGCCCTAAACCTCCAAACAGCTCGTACCCCCAAGCCCATAAAGTTCCGTTAGTTCTCAATCCTAAACTGTGTTTGTGTCCAGCGCTTACTTGACACCAATCAGTAAATCCGCCAACGACTGATACTGGCGACGAACGGTCAATTAGGGTACAATCTCCCAATCGTCCATGGTAATTACAACCCCACGCCCATAATGTTCCATTAGTCCTTAAGCCTAAACTATGATATCCTCCAGCGCTTGCTTGGCACCAATCTGCAAATCCGCCAACGACTGATACTGGAGATGATTTATTAAATACAATATCGTCGCCAACCCCTAATACTCCAACCCCTTGGTTGTTGATTCCAATTGTCCACATTGTGCCATTACATCTTATTCCAACTGCATAGCAATTTTCGTTGCTAATAGCACACCAATCGTTAAAATCCTCCATAAAAGGTGTAGGACATCTATATTGTCCCCCCCAACAAAAAGCAGAACCATCACACCGTACAGCAGCAGTATTATACTCTGAGCTTGAGCAATTTAATGTGAGCCAAGTAGTATTGCCGAAAACTGGGGTAGGAGAGCAGCGGCCTGAAAACCCTCCATCTCCTAATGGAAGAACATTTCCAAACATCCACATCTTTCCATCACACGTCAACGCCGCGGTAGAATAACACTGAGCCCTTACTTGGCGCCAGTTTGTGATGCCACCAATAACTGATACTGGAGATGATTTATTAGTTGTTGTATTATCCCCGAGTTGCCCTTCAGTGCCACGACCCCATGTCCAAGCAGTACCATTGGTCCTTAAGCCTATACTATGAAATCCTCCAGCACTTACCTGACACCAATCAGTAAATCCGCCAACGACTGATACAGGTGAAGATGTACCACCAATAGTGCCATTTCCTAGTTCGCCAAGAGTATTCCGACCCCAAGCCCATAAGGTTCCATTAGTCCTTAAGCCTAAACTATGATTACTTCCAGCACTAGCTTGACACCAATCAGTAAACCCACCGACTACAGATATTGGAGATGACCTATTATTTGTGGTACCATCTCCCAGTTGCCCTTCCCAATTAACGCCCCATGCCCATAACGTACCATTACATCTCACAGCCAAATGGTGACCATTACCACTACTTACATAGCACCAGTCCACAATTCCACCAACAACCGATACTGGCGACGACCTACCAATAGTAGTACCATCTCCCAACCTACCATTCGTATTGGACCCCCATGCCCATAATGTTCCATTGGTCCTTTGAGCTAGAACATTTAGTTCCCCAGTTCCCACCCAACACCAATCAGTCAATCCACCAACGACTGATACTGGAGACATAGTCCTGTAAGGTTTTATTGATCCTTCATTATTTCCAAGTTGTCCATGCTGATTTTGCCCCCAAGCCCACATTGTACCATTCGTTCTTACTGCCAAGCTATGATTAGTTCCAGCACTTGCCTGACACCAATCAGTAAATCCTCCTACAACAGAAACAGGTGAAGATCTACTAGTTGTTGTACCATCTCCCAGTATACCCCTAAAATTATCCCCCCATGCCCACAATGTGCCGTTGGTCCTTATACCTAAATTATGATAGTTTCCAGGACTCGCTTGGCACCAATCGGTAAAGCCACCGACAACTGATACTGGAGATGTTTTATTAGTTGTAGTATTGTCCCCTAGTTGGCCTCTATAATTATTACCCCACCCCCATAAAGTTCCAGTACAGCATCTTCCAATTATGTGAGATGATCCTGCATCGATTGAAATAAAACATGATCTTTGTGTAGTGGTCGAGACTGCTGTATAGGTGAATCGCTGGCTAGAAAAAGCAGTGCTATCGAGTGTTGCTATTTGATTTGATTCAGTGAACACTCCACTTATCCCATTTGTGCCGAGCGCATTCGTCCCAATATGTAAATCGAATTGGTTTGGGTTATTCTCATAAAATACAATTTCCCATACCATATTAGGCGAGCCAAGAGTTCCACTTGTAGCTGCTGTACCTTCAAATCTAGCTCTATAAGTTCTATTTGGAGCCACGCCTTCAGTACCGAAATATATCCTTTGCCCTGAATTATCAGCGGCCGATATCATAATCTTTGGTAAGTTGGGATTGGACGCGGATAAGCTAGAATAAACATTCGAACCGCTTCCAAATGTTATATAAGAATTAGTTCCTACCCAAAAACCACTATAAGAAATTCCATTAAATATAATATTCCATGGCACTGAACAAAACCAATACCCATCATCATTATTTCCAATAGGCGTTGTTGAAGATTCAAGGGACGCTGCCCCAATCAAGTTCTGGGGTATGCTAACACTTGAGTATGCACTCCCTGAAGTAGAAGTAATGGATACATCTTGTGGTAGTATTAAACAGTTTGGCATGTTATCAACTCTTGCCCTGCTTCCCCAAACTCTTGTCACACCATCTCTACCGATACCTCCGACGGCGTTTTTTCCCATACTGATTGAACACCAGTTGTTGAATTGTGCAGCTACTGGGGTAGGCGAACGAACAGCGCAAACAGCTCTATTATTGATACCCAATACCCCTTCACACGGAGTGTCACGATTTAACCCCCATGTGTATGCTACATCTTCAGTATTGCGGGGTTGTATATCGGTTGTTAAATTGGTGCCAGTAAATAGAGAGAATAATGGCATAATTTATCCAAATGATGTGAGATGACCTAAGACAGTCCAGGCAGATCCTGTTCTTACTAAATTGAAGCTGACGACATCTGTTTTGGTTGAGTTGCCACTAGGAGTGCTACCACCCTGCCATTTGATTGTCTGAGCCACTCCGTTTATTTGTATAGCTGTTGGAATATAGGCAATCACGCCTTGCGAGATAATAAGCGCAATTGACAAAGAACGATCGTTTGTTGTAGGCACGTTAGTAAAGTTTGCTGTAAAGTTATCGGCTGCTGAACTGTGATACCAAACGGCACCTAATGTAAAATCATGATCTACAACACCTGTAGCTCCTGTTAGAGCATTCATTACCTCAAGCGTGCCTTCAAAAGTTACAATCTCTGTCCATGTTGTTGGGGATGAACCAGTATATCCTGTTATCCCTTGTGAACCACTGTATCCTTGCGAACCAGTATATCCTTGAGGACCAAACGTAGATGTTACTTGCCAAGTTGATCCATCGTAAATAAATTCAAACGTTGCACCGCCTAATGTTATTAAAACATCATCGGCGAATCCCTCTATCGTACTGCCATTTCTTACAACGGTTAAGTTATTAATTTCAAAATCACTGCCATCTGTAATTTGTATATAGTGTCCAACTGTAGGACTTGATGGTAGGGTGATATTAAAAGAACCCCCGCTAGTATCAGCAATTATTCTATCTTCTGTTGATGCTGTATAATTAGATGTTTTTACTGTCCATGGAGTGAAAGAACCAGCAGGTCCTAAACTACCTGTAAATCCAATAGAACCAGTATATCCTAACGATCCACGAGAACCAGTATAACCAACAACGGCACCAACCATTTCCCAACCATAGCCGTTATACTTCCAGGTTCTGGGACCTAGAGAATAGGTATCATTTAATACGGGGGATGAAGGGAAATCTAATGGCATACCTTTATTTATCCTGTTTAAATCATATGATTACTACGTATGTGCTGCCAAAAGTGACAGGGGTTGAACTAAAGGTTAAATTCTCTGTTAATTCAACGAACGAAGCGTGGTTTGTAACTGTTGCACCTTGAGTGGTGTTTACGGTAGTGCCATCAAAATAAAAATTACACACATATGGGGAAGCCATTGATTGAGTAGAGTTTGCCCATATCTCACATACAACAATATCACCCTTTTGTGCACTAACAGCGCTTGTAGTAATACCAGTTATATGTTGAACTGTTATACCAGTGCCACCAGTACCGCCACCAAGAGATGCATTACCAGAATCTCTTACATAGCCAACAATTGTCCCTGTTCTTGGTCGCCACACATATATGTTAAGCGCGTTCACAGAAAATGCTGCAGCTGCTGAGTCAGCATTTTGAGCAGTGTTCAATATCATTGTGCCACCACCAACCGTTTGATTAGAATCCAACGGTAAAGTAGCAAACATGGCACAGAATTGTTGTTGTAGAGTAGAAAGAGATGCTGATGTAAGTGTTGTGTTTGTTTGAGCTGTACCTATTGAGGTATTCATCAAACGAAGTCTTGACATAGAAGTGTCAAATATACTTGTGCCATCAGAATCAGGTGTGGCTGTACTTAATTCAGAACCAACGGTCTCCCATGTAAGTCCCTTATCAGCTGACCTATACACCATCGACACACCACCGGTAGCATAAAGGTATGTGTTAGCTCCAGCACTCTCGCCAGGCCAAACAGCATATAATGTATTAACAGAGTCTGGTGTTGGATTTGGAGAAGGGGAACGTGTTGTCCATGTAGTACCATTTGTCGAAGTGAGTAATGCCCCTCCTGTTCCACTTACAACAAGGGTGTCGTCAACTTTTGTAATACCCCACACATTTTCAGCAAAACCCACTGGTGCTCGAGGCGTCCATGTTGTACCATTTGTTGATGTTTCTATTAAGTCAACACCACCAGTAATAAACAACGATAGAGAAGAATCCCAATATATGTTGTAACGGCTGGCCGCACCGGATGTTGTGTTGGTCCACGTTCCAGCTGGATCTGACGTCGTCCATATAGCACCAGCACTACCTACCGCTACCCATAGGTTGAGTGTTGGAGAATAATCAACGCCAATCACGTTCGTAGCGGTGCCAATATTGCCACCACTCCAATTGATACCGTCTGTGGAGGTAAAAACACATCCTTGAACTCCAGCTGCTGTATCTCCAACTACGACCCATATATTATTTTTATAACGAACTCGCTCTAAGAAACGTGCAGATGGGTCTGTGAATCGAAGTGTCCAGGTAATACCATCTGCAGATGAATATATACGTCCTTGCGTATCGGCCATCACATATAACGAACCGCTGTAATATACATCTGATACAACGAAGTTTCCAGTTATTGTACAGTTATTCCAGTCCACACCATTTAATGAGTATTGCAGGGATCCGTTAGTAGGATTCGTATCTCCACCTACAAAATGCTTACCGCCTGCGTAGTATCCCGTGTAGTTAATAAGATTATTAACGCCTTGGTTGTACTTGCCAGTGAATGTAGCTCTATCATAGGCAGCATTATGTAAATATAATCTAGTTGCCATTTAAATAATTTCCACTCAACGTACATTCTGGAAAATGTTGTTTGATTTCAGGTCTGCAAGGATTATCAACACGAGCTTCTCCTGAGATGTTATAACAAGCTCCTGGTTCACCTGGTTGCTTTCCTTCCACCCAAGCTATTTCTGGATCATTAGCACCTACCTCACACAACCCACACTGGTTGCATGTTCCCAGTATCTCCCATTGCTCACCGCTAGTGGTTTCATATACCACACGCCCAGCCGTCTGCTCAATAATAAAGATATTAGGATCTCTAGTTGCTATTTTCATATTATGGTGTTGTTACAATTTGTAGTGCTACAGTCACACGTGTCGCGTTGACTGGAGTTGGAGTTGCATTGACGCTAAATTGTATGATGTCGCCAGCTGTAAATGAAGTGAAGTTTGTCCAGTCGATTGTGGTATTAGCATTCTTTTGCGCTGAGGTCAATGTTGGACTTGTGCCACCCGAGTTGGTGAATGTAGGGAAGTTAGCATATGTTGCTTTCGATACATCTACTTTGACAGTACTTGAAGCGACATCAGAATAAATGTCCCACGACACGACGTTCGCATTGAAGTCTATCTGAACAAACCCTTTTGAGCCAGCTGTAACGACAGATCCACCACCATCAACAACAAAGTTAATTGTTCTTGTTTTTTCGTTTGGGGATGCAACAGCAACAGCCTGGCCTTCAAGCACCCAGGCACTACCATTATACCTCCACGTCTTACCACCAAACGTATATGTTTGGCTCGTGGCAGGGGATGTAGGAAAATCAATTGGCATAACTTAACCTTTTCAATTTCTATATTTATTATGCGGCGGTCTTGCCGCCAAAACCGTACGATGCATCAAACTCAATCATCGTTCCATTTATTGTACTGTCCGCAAATGTTGCACGTGAATAACCAGTAATAATTAGTCGCTCGCCAACAGCATGAACACTTGATGTGAAATCCGTAGCACCAGAACCAACTTGATACTTAGTCCACGTACCAGTTGTTAGATTCAAAATGCCTAAACACATATCTAACAATCCATATGTTTGTTGATCGTCGCTGAACGAGCCAGCAGAGGAACAAACAATACATATGTGTTCATTATCGTCCATTAAAACACTTGGCTTGCCATTTTGCTCAAAAAACTCAGAGCTTGTACTACCAGTCTGATAGGCAGTTCCCCACGTTCCAGTTGAATAGTTAAACAACACAACACCGATGTCTTCAGTACCAGTGTTTGTTTGGTTACCTAAAGCACCATAACTTGAATAAACAACAGCAAGGGTATTAGCACCAAGATCATGCACATTGACGCCTTTATCATCTAGACCAGAACCTATATTATAGTAGCTAGATGTTTCCGTGGTAGGATCAAATATTCCCAAGAATACATCATAACCTCCTTGGTTTGTGCCACCTAGGTTACCAGATGTTCTTCCAGTGTATGCAATTTTACCATTTGCTAGTTCACATAGTGCATATGTTTCTTCATCTAAACTTGTGCCATTTTGATAGTAATCAAATGTTTCGTTTACAGGATCAAACTCAAATATAATATAATCATAAACACCTGAAGTGCCTGTATTAGTCTTGCTAACATCTCCAGAAGTTTGACCGATGGCATATATTGTACCATCGCTTGCTTCAATTATATCATATCCAAATATATTTCCATCGTCGGCAGTGCCATCGCCAACTGTGCCTACTTGATAGAATTGGAATATGTCGCTAGTATAATTTAACTTAATGCCATTTAATCTATTTGTCAAATAATGTTCTGAATTTAAGTATGTCTGAATACTATCTAAGTCAATATAACCCAACCAGAACATAAACACACCTGAAGGTCCATATGAACCATCATAAATGTTTGCTGTGAACCCATAATCATTTGTTTGGAAGTCATTAGACAAACTTGGGTTTTCAATAATGTTGATTGTTCCACCCATGCCACTATGACTACCACAACGATAGTATAATATATCCGGAGCGTCATGTGGTACAGTAAATGTTAGCGTAACACCAGCAGTAGCTCCATTATTTGTCACGCCTTCGTTATAAGCGCCAGCTGAACCTACAGTATTGACTGATTTAATCCAGAAAGGATGGCTGCCTGTATAAGCCATCGTAAATGTGTAGGTACCACCTCGGGCTAACGTTAGTGTTGGATCTTGTGCGTTAACTAAATCACCACCATTGAAAACATAGTTGTTGGTACCAGAGTTAGTGACGGTATAAGATGTACCAGTAAAGGGTGTGTATATGCCACCTGTTTGAACTAAGCTTGCTACTATGTCAGAAGGAGCGGTTTGACTAGAAGGATCTCCTGTGCCACTACTACCAGTTAAAGAAGTTGCTTGGTAAATATAAGGCACGCCAGGATTACCTTCAATGTGATACAAACCAGTACCAAAACCACCTGTCCAACATCTGAACAAAACAGCATCACGCCCAAAACTATGGCTCTCACTCCATCCAACTGATACAATATTTTCTCCAGATGGATCTTTCCTTACAGCAACAAGACGCTCGTCCATATCATGCCCAAAAGCATTTTGCCAGAGCAGTGTACCCGCTAAACTGTACTTAGCCACAAATCCATCGTCCATGGCCATATTAGTTACACCGGATGCTGTAGTATATCCAACAACATGAACGCCAGTACTGTTAACTGCTAGAGAGTTAAATGCAGTAGTAGCTATTTTATTAGCCCATGTTTTAGTTAGCGTGTATGTACCAGAAGATTCTGTTATTTGGAAACGCATCGCGTATCCGCTTGTTCCTACGCTACCAGCTAATACATACTCATCAGCATCAACAATATCAATATCTCTAGCATAGCATGCAGTACCATCGGTGTAAGTTTGTACCCACTTAATCATTCGATCGGAGTCGTCAATTACTCCCATACCAAACTTCATTGATGGCGTACCTGCACCATTATTACCAGCAAACAAGAATTGTCCGCCATTTGAATTGTTTGTATCTCTACGCAATCTGTTGACTACAAGATTAGATACAGAGTTTTGTTCCAACACAACCCCATCATGATCTGTCACTACAAATATTGTAGATGTTCCTGATACGACAGAAAGTGTGAAGAAGTCAGTACCAGCTTTACGAGTAAGAGCAATGCTTGATGCATATTCTTCGCCTGCTGAACCATATACAGCAGCAAACTCCAAACGTCCTGTTGCGCAATTAGCTTTAATTAATAAAGCATCACTGCCACCTTCTCCAGCATTCGTTGTCTTGCCAGCTATAAACACATGCTCTTCTGCAGTATCGGCAACAAGAGAATATGCTGTATCTACACCTAGTGCACCACCATCAAATGATGTTTGCCATACTAATTCGTAGTTGGCATTGAATTTCATTAATATGATATATCCAGCATCATGATTACCGACAGCATACATGTTACCATTAGAATCAATAGCAACATCCACAAAATCCATCTGGTTAGATCCGTCCGTGAAGTTGCGGACAAACCCATGAACCTTCATATCCTTCTTTTCTACTAACTCACTCTTTGTGTAACCAGTCAGCCAGAGTTTTCTTGATGTTGGAGATTCGAATACACCAGTGATGTAATCATCGCCAGCACCTCCCCACGCAAAGTGATATGGTTCCTCGTTGGTGTTTGGAAACACACTAACTAATAAATCTCCACTCGTAGATGAAGTATCAAACCCATTAGCAGCTTGTGTTATTCTTCCGACAGCAACTCTTCTACCATCTGTTAATTCGATTCCTTGGTAGTAAAATTCTTCACCCCCAAGTATAGATTCTTTTCTATTAATAAATTTAGGGCTTGATATTGTATATTCTAAAACTGATGTATCATCTGCAATACCAGCTGGTTCTATTGTTGTGTGTTTTGTAAGCTCGGATGTTATATGATCATACGACACGTATCCAGTATTGCTAGCAGGCTTAGTTGTAAATGAATTAGTAGATGGATTATAATCTAAATGAGGATATCCTGTAAATGTACCACCTACTTCAAATGAATACATTCCAGGACCAGCATAACTTCCGCCTCCTAATGATGTGCCACTAAGAAGTGCGTAAAACTTAGCATCTGTAGGGTTGTGTTCAAATCCATGAACACGTACGTATTTGGTGTTGCTGTTTGTAACAACTTGACCTTCGCTTGTCCATGTAGTGCCATCAAAAGATTGTAAAGATACTCCACCTGTTGCTGGATCCGTATAGCAAGCATAAAGTTTGTTGTTATATACAAGCAGATGACAATCTGGTCTTACGGCAGCGCCAGACACTAATGTGTATTGAATAAGACTACCACCAGCAATTGTATCTAAGCTATTCAAGCTCCATATCTTAAGATCAAAACCGCTAGTAGCATTATTAAAAATAACTGGGAAATATATACGTACCCCATATGCTGCACCAGCACTAGCGCGAACAGGATAATTGTGTTGAGTGTTTGTTGATGGGTTGAATGAAGGGTCAGCTAGATTATATGTTCCTAGATTAACTTCACCAGTAAATGATAGCGAACTTTGAGTATACGTTCTAGTGAACACATCCCAATCTGATCCATTAGCTGTAATATAGAAACAATGGAAACGATTACTATTACCTTTAATAATACCACCTGGCATATAATTCTTTGCACTAGTAGTTGGTAGAGTTACGTCATTGTGTGAGTTATGAGCGCCACCAATACTTGGTGTGTGTATACGAGCAAGAACGCTTGCGTAATCGGTACCCATCACTGCAATTCGCGAATTGATCATGTAACCATATGCTTTATCCTCTGGATTGATGTATCCTCTTGCAGACATTGTTTGTCTGCCATTTTCATAAGTTGGATAAAATAACGGTAAGTGTTTGTGGTATTGATAATAATCCCACTCAGAACTATTCTCACCTAGATATGCTCTGTCCCAATAAAAGGCATCATCATCTGTAGCTGGAGCCAATGAGCCAAGATGGCCAAAGAAGAATGCATCTCTTTCAACAGTAGCTGTTATATCATTAACGCCAGCACCGACGTTTTCAATTGAAGAGCCGTGATATTTTGTAGAGGTACCTTCCCATACTTCTTGTATGAAAGGAACAGTTCCTTCCATTTGAATTGTTGGCTGACTATTTAATATTGAAAGAGCGTTGTTCCACTGGTAAGGCTTAATTGCAGCGCCAAGTGTGTCATTGTTACTATTAACAGGCACATAGTAAAACCAATGGCCGCTAGTACTAATACCGCTAGTTGCTGGTATATTTAAATATTCACTGCTTGTCAGTGATACTTCTCTAACAGTATTTGCTATAGACATCTACATACCTTTTCGTAATACAATCTACTAGACATTATGCTCATCACCAACCACATGAACCACATTTGTCCAGTTACTTGTCCAGACCCACATACTGGAGATAAATTAATATATTCAAAAACAGCAAAACAAAGTAAAAGAGGAGCCCATACCCACTTCATACTGCCTCGCCTAATCCATTCAACCATGTGTGGTTTGCGTTTAGTGTTCTCCACTCTTCTAATGTTTTTTGTTCAAAAGGAGGCAAAGCGTTTGTGTCGACTAGATGGATGATGTTGCTTTTTGGTACTGATGGGTTTAGTATACCTTCAATATTATTAAATATTCCGGTATATGAGTCATGAGAAGTTAGTACATCTTCTGTGATAACATAATCAAACCACATTGCTCCAGTTGCGTTTCTTGTCTTTGTTACAAACTGCGCTTCAGTTAATGATACATCGTGAATAGCAAACTTTACTTTTTCTTTATTTTTAATTGTGTGTATATATCGAGAGCTATCACATCCCCATACATTCATGCCTAACGTTTTCAACGCTTCCATTAAGAACCCTAATGCACAACCTCCAACAAATATATCGGAGCCTTCTGGAATGTTGCAGTTTGTTACAATATTTTGAGCACGTACATTAAATAACTGATCATCTTCAAAAAATAGACGTGAGTATGTAATATCTACTTCAGCACAACGACAGTTGTGAGCCCTAGCAGCTCCACAACCACGCTGTCTATAGTATTGTCTCCAGTAAGCTTTTTCGAACCCTGCTTTATCCCACGTATACAAGAGCATGTTATGTTCCTGAGATTGGTGTACCTGGCTTAAACAAGAAGTCAGTTGAATTAATCGCAAATCCCAAAAACACTGTTCTTACTGTCGATGTTGGTGTTGGAGGTGAACTTGTAATACTTCCATTTGCTGCTAAGAAATATGGCGAGCCTGCACTGAGTGATGTAAACCCAGGAACAACTCCTGATGCGTAATATATGCCGTTTTGTTTAAGCAAGATCGCATTCAGTTGCACTGCGCTGTCTCCACTAGATGCGTCTGTGCATGAATTTGATCCACTTATTCTAACAACTTTACCATCTGTACCCCCAGTGAGACTTGGTACAGTAATTGCTGTATCTGTGACTGTGCTTGTTGATTTAACAAAAGTCATATTAAACTCCTACCCTTGAAACTTCTAAAAATGAACTACTTGTAGCTGTACCAACAGCTCCAGAATTGCTTGCAAACAACTCAATGTAGTCTCCTACACTGAATGTAAATATTTCATCGATTATTGCCGTTTGATTAGCATTCATGGTAACACTTGTTACAGTAGTTGTAATGTTTTTCTTTATTGTAAATGTGTATGAATTATCACTTCCAGCTGTACTAGTTATAATTGCTCCCTTGAGTCTAAAATAACCAGTAGATCCAAACGTAATTCTTGTCGGTGTACCTATATCCCAGTATGTGGCCCCATCAGCGTTCGCATTTGCGTCGTACGCAGGCGTTGTCCATATAATCGCTGTTGGTGTACTGGTCATTGATACAGCACCGCTTAAAGCTGTTCTAATCCCGCTAAATGAATCACCTTGTGATACACCTTGGCCAAATGTAAGACCAAGACGTACTATTTCAATAACACTATTTACTAATAACGTACCGACGTTATCTGATTCATTGGCTAAAATTTCAATATAGTCGCCAGCAGCCAATTCAATAATCTCATCATACGTCACCGCTTGATTGGCAGCTATTGTTTCTGATGATAAAATAGTAGTACCATTCTTTCGTACTTTTATAGTGTAAGAACTACCAGCTCCACTAGGACCAGCATATATTGTCGTCTTTACATTATAATATGCATTATCTGGAACTGTTAGTTTAGTTGCATCAGCAGTTGTAAAATAATTGCCAACATCAAAAGACTCAACATCCCAATCGATAGGGACGTCAGTAGATGTTAAATAAATTGGTGCGTCTGTGTATACTTTAGCTCCACTAAAAAGACGATTAGTGGTACCAATAACAACGCTCCACTTGACGCCATCATACTTCCATAGTACTGCATTTGGATCAGTGTATGTGTCGCCAGTTGTAGGGGAAGAAGGAAAGTTAAGTGCCATATGTGTATTTATTAGTTAATATTATAATCTCTTGATCTAAAATTAGGAGAAACCATTGTACATCCAGAGCCATGTCTCAACAAAAAGTCAGCACTGTTTGATCCACTTGCGGTTGTAATCTGAAAACCAACTTTAACAATTAAAAATTCATTATTTAATCTTACAGCTGGTGCTGCCCATGTTACAGTTGAAGCGCGCGTTGTGGTTGTTGTTGGGGCCGATGCAATCGTTCCAGCTTGCATAGCTCCAGTCAATTCTGTTACGTTAGAAAAGGCAGTGCCGTTCCGAGTCCCTTTAAACACTCTCAAATTGATACGACCAGCTCCAGTAGCAGCGGCTGTCACGGATATTAAGTTAAATGTAAAGATCCAGTTTCCTGCAGGAAATACGCCATTGTATTCATATAAGGAACAAATTGATCCTGTGTGGTATAATAATGTAGGTGGCGTATATGTTGCGGTAGCTGCAAACGAACCTGTTGCTGTCGGAGCAGTGGTATTAGGAACAACAGTAGTTGAAAAAGCAGCTACTTCAGATCCTTGTACTAAATCACGATAGTTGTTAGCTGCTGTTTTAGCAACTGTCCAACCAGAAGCAGAAGTTGCTTGTGCTGGTGCAGTTGCGTTAGATGGGTCCCACCAAAGAATATTCGCTGGAGACCCACCTGTAGCAACTTGTCTTAAGGTCCATGTTTTAACTGCCATCCGTCACAACCTCAAATTTAAAAGCACAATCTGGATAATCTTGAATATGCTCTGGTATGGTTGGCCATACGTTGCAACCATTCTTGTAATATAAAGTATCACGTCCTACACATCCAGCTAAGCCATCTTCCATCCATCTAAAATACGCACACTTGCCAGGCACTACTGGCTCTATGCCAGGAGCATTTCCATTTCCATCAACATCTTTAAAAATGTTTTCTATATCATCACAGCAGTTTCCACATCTATTACATCGACCAGTTCTACGTAGTTGCAGCCCTTCTTCATTTTGAAAAATAACTTCACCATCAGAATTCTGATCGACGTTGTTAGGAAAACCTACTGGGTAAATTGGTATCATATTATTAGAATGTTAAACTTACTGAAAATTCGTTGACTGTGCCAGATACGGCAGTTGTTTCTAACCACACAAAGTTACCAGCTGGAATAGACGCGCTAGCAATAGTGGCAGCTGTACCTGTTGTAGTGCTTGTCACTGTAGCAGCAGAAACAGCTGCTGTACCAGTTGAACTTCTATCAGAAGCATAGCGTATGGTATATGTTACAGATGGAGTAGCAGAGCCTCGTAATACAGCTCTAACTTCCGAAAGCGTTATTGCATCCACAGCATAGAAGAATGTAATATCTTCAGCTGATGTTGGATCCATTACTGATAATGATTTTGGAGATGCAGAACCGGCGGTACCGACAGAACCAGTAAAACCAACAGAACCAGTAAATCCAGCAGATCCAGTAAAGCCAGTTCCCTCACTACCTGTGAATCCAACTGAACCAGTAAAGCCAGTACTGCCAGCAGAGCCAGTGAAGCCAGAACCTGCTGAACCAGTATATCCAAGTATACCTTGGTTGGCTAGTTCTACCCACTGCGAACTTGTTCCATCATTGAAGTATATGAATTGTGTACCATTATCATCAATCCACAAATCTCCATTCAGCGGCGAAGAAGGAGCAGTGGAAGAGAATGTCACGTTTACACCACCGGCAGATCCAGTGAAGCCAGAACCTTGACTACCAGTGAATCCAGCAGAACCAGTAAAGCCAACAGAGCCTGTGAATCCAGCAGAACCAGTGAATCCAGCAGAACCAGTAAAGCCTACACCTTGACTACCTGTGAAGCCAGTAGAACCAGCAAATCCAGTATCACCTTGGCTACCTGTAAAGCCTACACCTTGACTACCTGTGAATCCAACAGAGCCAGTAAAGCCAGTATCGCCTCGACTTCCCGTGAAACCTATATTACCTTGACTACCTGTGAATCCAACAGAGCCAGTAAATCCAGTATCACCTTGACTTCCTATAAAACCAGTATTGCCTTGACTACCAGTAAATCCTATATCTCCCTGACTACCAGTAAAGCCAACAGAACCAGTAAAGCCTACGTCGCCTTTAGACCCAGTAAAGCCTACATCGCCTTTAGAGCCAGTAAATCCTATATCTCCCTGACTACCAGTAAAGCCAACAGAACCAGTAAAGCCTACGTCGCCTTTAGAACCAGTAAAACCTATATTACCTTGAGAGCCAGTGAAGCCTGTATCTCCACGACTACCGGTAAAGCCTTGACTACCAGTGAAACCTATATCGCCTTTGGATCCAGTAAATCCAGTATCTCCACGACTACCGGTAAAGCCTTGACTGCCAGTAAAGCCGATGTCGCCTTGGCTACCAGTAAAGCCTGTATCACCACGACTACCGGTGAAGCCTTGTGAGCCTGTAAAGCCTATATCACCTTGAGATCCAGTAAAGCCTTGACTGCCAGTAAAGCCTATATCACCTTGACTACCAGTGAATCCACGACTACCAGTATATCCAACAAAAGTACCAACGTCACTCCATGCAGATCCATCCCATATCCAAAGATTACCGGTATCGGATGTTACGTAAGCATCTCCGGCTGTATTGCCGCTAGAAGGTAAATTGCTAGATGTTGCTACAACACCTTTTACTGTAATTGAAGTTCCATCATTACCACGACTACCAGTAAACCCTTGTGAGCCAGTAAATCCAGTATCCCCTTGGCTACCAGTAAATCCAGTATCGCCTCTAGAACCAGTAAAACCAATATCGCCTTGACTGCCAGTGAACCCTTGGCTACCAGTAAATCCAGTATCGCCTCTAGAACCAGTAAAACCTATATCACCTTGAGAGCCAGTGAACCCTTGACTACCAGTATAGCCGATGTCACCCTTACTTCCAGTAAAACCAATATCTCCCTGACTACCAGTAAAGCCTTGACTGCCAGTATAACCAATATCTCCCTTTGAGCCAGTGAAACCAAGGTCGCCTTGAGAACCAGTAAAGCCTGTGTCTCCACGACTACCAACGAATCCAGTATCGCCTTTAGAACCAGTAAAACCTATATTACCTTGAGAGCCGGTGAAGCCAACGACACCTTGCGATCCAGTATAACCCTGACTACCAGTAAAGCCTATGTCACCTTGACTACCAGTAAAGCCAAGGTCTCCTTTAGAACCAGTATATCCAATTATACCAGCGTTTGTCAACTCTACCCACTGACTGCTAGTGCCATCGTTAAAGTACCAATACTGAACTCCGGTTGTGGAGTCTACCCACACATCGTTTTCGTTCGGTGATACTGGAGGAGTACTTTGGAAGTATGTCATCACAGCACCACGGCTACCAGTAAAGCCTATGTCACCTTGGCTACCAGTAAAGCCTTGTGATCCAGTATAACCTATATCACCACGGCTACCAGTAAATCCAGTATCACCCCTAGAGCCTGTGTACCCTATATCGCCTTGACTACCAGTGAATCCTATATCGCCTTTGGATCCTGTGAATCCAGTATCACCACGACTACCAGTATAACCCACATCGCCCTTGTCGCCAGTACGTGCAAAAGAGATGAATATATCTTCATTATTACTAAATGATGTTGCAGAACCAGCAATGTAATTACAACTTACCTCAAAGTAACCTGTTTGTTCTGTAATTGATGAAATGGTGAATAAGGCAAAGTCATTGCTATCCTGCTTATTAGATATTCTAAAATGACCTTTGATTGTGCTTGTGCTGTCATCGATCGTACGCAGATATTGTTGTATATCAAAAGCCCCATCACTTTCATCATCGATGTATAAAGTTGTAGCAAGAGATATATCTGCATTGTTAAACTTTAGATAACCGCTTGTCGGGTCACTGCCTGTCGTATCAGTACTAAACGTGTAGTCAAAAGAAGCACCACCGAAGCCACCTTGGCTACCAGTAAATCCTAAAGAGCCTGTGAAGCCAAAAGAACCAGTAAATCCAGTATCCCCTCGGCTACCAGTAAATCCTTGGCTACCGGTAAATCCTTGGCTACCAGTGTAGCCTTGAGATCCAACAAAGCCAGTATCGCCCTTGGAACCTGTAAATCCAATATCTCCTTTAGAGCCTGTGAAGCCGAAAGAACCAGTAAATCCAGTATCCCCTCGGCTACCAGTAAATCCTTGGCTACCAGTAAAACCACGCGATCCTGTATAACCAACAAATGGACCTACGTTCACCCATTGACTGCCGTCCCAAACCCATATATCGCCTGTATCAGATGTTACATAAGCATCACCTGATGTTGCGCCGCCTGGTAGATTACTTGATGTAGTTACTACACCTTTAAGATTGACAGAAGTACCGTCTAAACCTTTAGAACCAGTAAAGCCTTGAGAACCAGTAAAACCTTGAGAACCAACATATCCCAAAACACCTTGAGATCCAGTATAACCAGTTAAGCCACGTGAGCCAGAATATCCTATAGGACCTTGCGAACCAGTATAACCTATATTTGTAGGGTCGGCAAATAATACCCACTGAGCACCATCGTAGATGTATGTCTTACCAGTTGTTGTATCGCGCCAGAGATCGCCAGCGAAGGGAGAGGAAGGTGCAGTTGTGCTATCCGTTACGGGCTTGTCAAATTTAACGACCGCGTCCGTACCGTCGTTCTTTTTGATGTATATTCTACCGTCATATGTATTGACGGCCAATTCACCAAGAGCAAGGTCTGTTGTGAGCGGTACTTTTCCAGCAACCGCACTGCGTTTTATCTTTATTTCATTAGCCATTTGGCATCCCTACAAATTTGCTATATAGCAGAGGAAAACGTTGATTACAACAGTATTTAGTTGTATAATTATTAGTAATTTTCGATATATTTAGGTATTTGATGATCTCCATAGCAATTATTGATGTTCTTGGTTTGACATATGATGGCACGACACTAGAGAAGCGTGGACTGGGTGGTTCTGAGTCAGCTATAATCCTTATGGCCCGTGAGTTGGCTAAAGTAGGATTTAATGTTACTGTGTTTAACAATTGTATTGATTCGCAGTCAGAGGAAGGTGTTTATGATGGCGTAAAATATATTGACCTTACAAACATTAACACTTCTCCACAGAACTACGATGTTGTAATTTCTTCCCGAACGGTTGTTCCGTTTCTACCAGAACATCTTTGGTCACAGTTCCAGTATAACCCTTCAGCATTTAAACAAATCAAACAAAACGCAAAACTAAAAATCATGTGGATGCATGATACGTTTTGCACTGGAGATCATCTGCTTGAAGATATGTTAGTGCGCGGTGATATTGATGAGATTTTCACACTATCTGATTTTCATACATCGTACGTAACAACATGCGCACATGGACGCAAGCGTAACTTTGAAGTATTAAAGAATAAGATTTACATGACGCGTAACGGAGCTGTTGCGCACAATAAAGAAATAGATTACAGTAAAAAAGATCCAAACCTTTTTGTTTACAATGCCTCAGTAACAAAAGGAATGATTCCACTCGTTACAAAGATCTGGCCAAAACTAAAAGAAAAAGCCCCAAATATTAAACTAAAAGTAATTGGGGGTTATTATAGGTTTAGAGATGGCGCCCCGCCTGATGCTCAAGAAGTAAAGTTCTGGCAGCTAGCAGATGAACCAAAAAATAAAGAGTTGGGTATAGAATTTACTGGAATTATAAAACAATCAGAAATTGCTGACATCCTTGCCTCTGCATCTTTCATGATATATCCTGGAGCGTTTCCAGAAACATTTGGTATATCATCGCTCGAGGCGTTATTGAATAACACACCAATTATAACAACGCGTTTTGGAGCATTAGAAGAAACAGCAATCGGTGGTGCATGTTATTTAATGGACTATGCCATTGAACCAAATAGCTTATTTCCAGAAATTAATCACGAACGACAGGTTGATCAGTTTGTAGATCTCACTTTACAATCATACCACAACCGTTACTTGCATCAACAAAAATCATACTATTGTAATATTATAAAAGATGTTAGTGGTTGGGATTCAGTATCACTACAATGGAAACAACATCTTTATAAGAAACTTGGAATGTGTTTACCGGTTGATGATTACCGCAAAGTATCTAAAATCAACTTTAAAGTTCAAAAAGTATTCGGAAGAAGATTTTCAAATATTGAAGAATTATCATATCCACGCCAATCAACTGAACAGCGTATTGTTGTTGTGAGCCCATTATATAACGCGCAAGACTATGTAAGTAAGTGCATTCAATCAGTAGCTCAACAGGATTATGATAATTATCACCATTACATTATTGATGATTGTTCAACAGACAATACCAGTCGTGTAGTACACGAAACAATACAAAAGCTACCGGAACAGTTACGGGAAAGATTCACCCTAATAACCAATAAAGAAAATTATGGAGCTGTATACAATCAAATTTCCTTAATACGGGATTTAAATGACAATGATGTTGTTATGTTATTAGATGGGGACGACTGGCTAGTTAATGATAATAACGTTTTTAGCTACTACAACAATCTGTATGATGGCACAACGGAGTTTACATATGGATCGTGTTGGTCTGTTGTGGACAATATTCCGTTAATCTCACAACCTTATCCAGAGCATATAAAAAAATCTAAGCAATATAGAAACCACAAGTTTAATTGGGGTATTCCATACACACATCTTAGAACATTTAAAAAGTATTTACTTAATAACGTCGATGATGCAGCTTTTAAAGATTCAGAAGGACATTGGTACAAAGCTGGTGGAGATGGATCTACCTTCTATAACATTATTGAACAAGCTGATCCAGATAAAGTGAAGGTAGTACAAGATATTGTGTATAATTACAACGATGCTTCTCCTCTCAACGACTATAAAGTAAATGGTGCATTACAAAACCGCAACGCAAGACAAATACAACAGAAAAAGCAGATTATGAAAACAATTTTGATAGCAGTACCTACAGCAAAGAACATTGAGGTGGATACATTTAAATCCATATACGATCTAACCGTGCCAGAAGGATATAAGACTACATTCCAATACTTTTATGGATATAACATCGATCAGGTTAGAAACTTAATTGCTGATTGGGTGGTGAAGGGGTTTGATTATCTTTTGTCTGTAGATAGTGATATAGTACTTCCTAAAGACACTCTCGTAAAGATGTTACAGCATGATAAAGATTTAGTAACAGGCGTTTATATACAACGCAAGCACGGTGTGCAAATACCAGAGATGTATCAGCTAAATTCCTTTGGAGGAGTTGCTAATATGTCGCTGGATCAGCTTGCGACAAATAATCTGACAGAAATTGCAGGTTGTGGTTTTGGTTGCGTGTTGGTTAAAAAGGAGGTGTTTGCAAAAGTAGGATATCCTCAATTCGAATATCATTCAGCTATCGATCATAAATTCACTGTATCGGAAGATGTAGACTTCTGTAGAAAGGCACGCGATGCAGGATTTAAATTATATGTAGATCCAACAATCGTTTGCGATCACATTGGTGGCTTTGTGTTTAAACCATCAATTCCAGAAGCTAGACCAGTCGATAATACTGAGCAACGATTGAGAGAGCTAGGTAGTTGGCCATTGCTACCGAAAACGCATATCGACTACCTACACAAACTTAAAACCGATTATAATTTTGAACCAAAGGTAGTGTATGACATTGGTGCATGTGTACTGCATTGGACTAATGAAGCAAAGCAAGTTTGGCCAGATGCTGAGTTTGTTGTGTTTGAAGCAATGGAAGCTGCTGAGTTTCTTTATAAAGAAAAAGGATATAAGTACAACATCGGTTTACTGAGTGATCGCGATAATCGATTAATTGACTTTTACGAGAACACAACTCATCCAGGTGGTAACTCTTACTATAAAGAAAACCCACAAATCAATCCAAGTGCTTCTGAATGTTTCAACGAAACTCATAAAAAAACTCTTAGATCCATTACCGTTGATACCGTAATGAAACAAAAGAAATTTCCTTTACCTGATCTCGTGAAGATGGATGTGCAGGGAGCGGAGCTTGATGTGTTACGAGGTATGGAAAGATCGCTGAGAAAGTGCAAGCATTTGATTCTAGAATTGCAGCACGTACCTTATAACGAAGGAGCTCCATTGAAGGATGCTGTTATAAGAGAGGTAGAAAAAATGGGATTCAAATTGGAGACACCCCTATTCAGCATGAATAAGGATATCGATGGAGACTACCACTTCATTAGAGTAGACTAATCAGTCTGTTTGAAATCGTCTTCTTGTTCGACTGAACCAGGCTCTTTTGTGCCTGGTTCATTGTCTTTTTCTTGTTGAGCTAATAGAGCGTTGTATCTTTGCTCTAATAGTACTAACTTTGTTTCTAACATTACATTCTTATTTGTCAATTCACTATTCAGTGCCAACATCCGTTGAATGTAAGCATTCAAAAATTCATGATCCAAAATCAAACTCCTTAATAATTAAAACGACCCACCATCAATTCCAGCGAATGCTGGTACGTTAGAAATAACTTGTAATACTTGTCCATTAGCACCAGCGGCAGTTGTTTGTAATGCAGCTGAACCATTACCATACAAAACGCCATTTTGTGTGTGCGTTGTTGTTCCAGTACCACCGCTACCAACTGGTAGAGCTGTTGCTAAAGATAATGTATTTGCTGCCAATGCAACGGCATATGTGCTGTTTGCTGTAATTGAGAAATTAGTTGCATTTGCTACAAAACCGCCGACTTCGAAGAAAGCATTCAAAGTAGCTAACTTGTAGGATAGAGCAGCTGTGTCTACAGTCGTTGAAGGTTCAGCTTCTAATCCTGTAAATATTTTATATTTGCCATCAGACGCGTCACGGAAAATACCAGTGTAGAAATCTGTTGTATTGTTAGCATATACAGAGTAGAAACCAGCATCAATTGCATCGCCAGCTGAGTTAGCTACGTTATTGTTTTTAGCCAATTTAAACATTGGATCTTCGACGACTAAGTTGACTGTGTCAATAGTAGTCAAAGTACCGTTAATGTTTACGTTACCAGAAACAGTTAAATCGTTGTTGATTGTAACGTTATTAGCAACTAAATTAGCCGTAACGTTTGCATCGCCGGTGATGTCTAAAGCAACACCAGGGGTTGTGTCGTTAATACCAATACGATTGTTTACTGTATCAACAAATAAAACACCAGAATCGAAATTGACGTTAGCATTAAATGTGGCTAGGTTACTGAATGTAGCATTGCCTGTAACAGCAATAGTATTACTGAATGTAGCATTACCAGTTACAGTAATTGTGTTGCTAAACGTTGCATTACCAGTTACAGTTAGTTTACCACCTAATGCAGTATTACCAGATACGTTGGCTGTACCAACAACTTGTAAGCTAGCATCTGGAGCTGTAGTTAAAATACCAACGCGGTTATTGAAAGCATCAACGAACAATGTATCAGTGTCATAAACAACGTTGCCACTACCAAAAGTCGTAATGCCGTTGAATGATAGATTACCACTAACTGTTAACGTTCCACCAACTGTTGCGTTACCGCTAATATTAGCAGTACCAGAAACAACTAAGGTTGCAGCTGCGTTTGTTGTACCATCTGGACCAATAACAATTGTATTTGTCTTAAACTGATCTAAGAAGTTATTGGCGTTTGTGACAACGACAGCGTTAGCTGTTAGAACACCACCAGATCCAGAATCAGTATTGGCCTGATGGATAAAGCTGTATTTACCACCAGCAATACGCAATGGCGTACCTGGCGTCACCGCAATCGGATCACCAATGAATAGCGAATTGGCAGTGTTTAAGAACGAAAACGCTAGTTCGCCATTAGCTAACGACGCTGGTGCGCTTTGGCTGGTACTGCGTTTTATTTGAATAATATTGGACATTTAAAATGTTCCCCCGTCTAGATTTAATTCTTGTACGACATATTTATCTGTTGCTGAATTGTACACTAACGTTGCGTTGTTAGCGGCCGTTTCTCCCTCAATAACATCATCTAGATTGTCAAGCCTGTTAAGCGAAACTGCAGTGGAACCTGAAAGCGTTAAAACATCAGTAGATTGGAATGTATCTATTGGTGTAAATTCAACTACTATTCGATTAGTGGTATCAATTGCCATCGATTACCTCGTCACATTCGGTGATATCGTAACAACACCTTCTACGATTCGTGAAATTCTTCCTAAACTATCTGTCAATTCTACATCATACACGTAGCGGCCTGCATTGAGGTTGGCTGTGGCATTAGCCGTAAGTGTTAAAATCACTCCTCCAGATTCTGGAGTTATAGTGGTACTAAAGCTAACTGCATTACTCGATGTGTAATGCTTTCTCATTTGAGCGGCTGCAGTATATCCAGTCAGATTGACGGCAGATCCGTCAGTGTCCGTTAGGAAAAGCTGAGTTGCGTATGTTGCGCCTTGATCGATGAATAGGTTCGCTTTGATAGCCATTTTTAAGCACTAAAGTAAGGATTCTTGTTCTATTTATAACACCCATAAACTCTAGTCTGTTGACTTTTATAGTATACTAGGTATAATCAGCTTGTGGCTGTAAATATATAATTATATGGCTAATAATAAACCAATACTGATGATTCACAAGATAGAAGAGGAGATGTTTAAGCTTCCTCTTCATGAGTACACCCTAACATTTGACGATGGGTTATACAATCATTATTTCTATAAAGACGCGCTGTCTCTAATACCTACTAAAAAGATATTCTTTATATCATCTAATATAGTATGTAATAGTGCTCAAAATCAAGCATTTACCACAAGCGACCTAGCGCATGAAAAATCCAAAAATGGCAATTATGAGGATTTCATGACGGTAGATCAGATCAAAGAGATATCAAACACCCCTGATATGGAAATTGGGTGTCATTCCCATTATCACAGCAACATTGACCACTTGTCAACGCTAGCAGATAAAATCAAGTTTATTAAGCAGGATACCAACACTTCTTTACAGTGGTTCGCAGATAATGTTGGCATCATTCCAACTAAGTATTGTTTTCCTTATAACAACGATCTGCAAGGAATGTATAAACTCGCAATACAAGATAAGTTTACGGAGTTTTACGGTCGCGAGAGAATACCAATTGAAACGCTTCTGCGTAGTTAAATCCAGCCTGGGAACCTCTTACGGAAGCTACATTGATTACATTATCCACCGATCTGGCATCCGGATAATTGTATAACTCAGTACTATAAAGTTCTATAGCTTTACGTTTTATCTCAATCACATCCGATATATCAGAATACACATTCGGATTGAACCCCCCAAACTGACCCATACCCCACATTGTACTAGGCACTACTTCTGAGTAATACAATGCGTTTACGGAGGATGAGGGCTTTGGCCTTGATGCTACTAGGCAGCCTTCCGCGACCATTCTATGATCAAGATGCACGTCATTTATACTATGAGTGTATATAATTTCTGGCGCATAATGTTGGACCACTCTGCATATATGTTCTGTAACATGTTGATTATCAAGGCTACAGTCTGGATTGTCCCATATCAGAGGAGTAGCACCTAACAAATCACATGATAGTTGAAATGCCTGGCCTCTTTGATCTTGTACATTAGCTCCAGGCCTGTTACCATTGCAAAGAGACATAACAAGCACTTCATGCTGCTTGGCAAGTTTGCTTATTGTTCCAGACGGACCAAAAGCTTCATCATCTGGGTGTGCAAAAATAAAAGCTATTCTCATAACATTGCTTTTATAATGGCCTCTAAATTGTATCTTGGCTCATATTGAATGTGCCTTTTGATTTTATCTAACACCGGCACTCGATATTGAATATCCACGAACCCGCTAGAAAACGCTTGCTCATATGGCACCATTTTAATATTCGAAGATGATCCACTAACTGCGATTACCTTTTCTGCTAACTGAAGCATTGTCACAGGCTCAACATTATTACCGATATTAAACAGTTCACCATTTATCTCTGCTACCTTAATCAATGCATCAATAGCGTCGTTAATGTGACAGAATGAGCGTACTTGTTGTCCATCTCCATGAACAATCAAATCATCACCAGATTTAGCAGCATTAACGAACCTAGGAAGAACCATACCGAAATCTCCTAGTTGGCCTGGCCCTACTACATTGAAAAAACGTACAATGGTATATGGACATTCAGAGGTACGTATCATAAACTCCGTAAGAAGTTTGGATGTTGAATACGCCCAACGCGTTTTAGATGATGGTCCTATGTTAGCATTATCTTCTTCACTAAAAGGTCCTTCACCGTAAACTTCAGAAGTAGAAGAAAAAACTACGTGAGTCTTTGCTTTATCAAACAAAGGAACTAATTTGTGGGCTAACTTTACATTATTGTAGAGTGTTTCTTTAGGCTTCTTATCTCCCAAAGCTACACCAACCGAACCAGCCAAATGATATATCTTATCTTGCTTCTTAAATAACCTAAGGAGGACATCATCATCCATCTCGCCTAAGTCACCTTCTACAAACTCAAATAGATTTTTATACTCAGCAAAATCTTCTTTATTGAACTTAGCTGTGTTTAAGTTATCAATTACTGTTACGCGATTTTGTCTGTCTTGTAGTAGTCTATGTACAAGATGTTGGCCGATGAAGCCCGCGCCGCCCAGAACTAAAATCTTCATAAATCTCTCCTAATGTAATCTCTTCAATATTAATACTTCTCAAATCAATCAGTGCTTCTACGACCTCGTCTATATGAGCGATGTAGTGTAGAGTGTCTGGCTCGCTAGGTTTGTAAGCGTTTTTATCAACACATCTTTTTATGAAATTGCTATTATGCATTCCATAACCATACACAGATGGTATTCTATAGTTGATGTGCTTTAATGTACTATTATTTAGGTAGATCTCCATACACCGTTTTGCAACATTATATGACCCTTGAGGTGTATCATTGATGTCTGCAGCTCCCTTAGAAGAAGCATTTATAAACAAAGCAGTTGGACATATTTGAATGGCTGCTCGTGTTGCGTCCATAATTGAATCCATCACCTCCAGTGGATTACTATTGATGCGTTCCGTAGTAGATGGAGATGCTAAGTGATATACTCTATCACATTCTATCTGAGGAAAAGGTCGACCCATAGGATGTACAACATAACCACGTTTTAGTAGTTCTTTAACTAAGTTACTTCCTATAAATCCACTAGCGCCAGTAACAACTACTTTTTCCATACTTCTCCATCCCACCCCAATCTAATATACCTACACCCTTTAACTTGTAATCCTTCTTTTATGTTCTTTACAAACGTCTGTCGGTCTGGTGGATCAAAAAGTGGTATGTCTAAAGCCTGCATTAACAATTGATCATCATCCAATAAATGACCTCTTCCGCAAATAGAATAACAACCATTAGATCCAGCATTGACAAATATTACCGATCCGTGGTGCTCTGCCCAACCTTTAACATTCAATTTTATTTGCTCGTAGGCTTTGTATAAAACAAATCCAGCAACTCCATATACAATCACTCGCTTGCCCTGAGACGCTAAACCAGCTGCAATATTAACCATTGTAGGTTCTTGTATTCCGCAGTTAATCACTCTTTCAGGATATCTACTTACAAACTTTTTAAATCCCCACATATCAGCATGTAGAAGATAAATGTCATTATTTCCCGCTCTAGCTAAGAATGTGTCCAAAGTACTTCTCATAACATACTATCCAATTCTTCTTGTGTGCTAATTTTTCTATAATGCCATTTCTGTACATTTTCCGACATGCATTGCACGCCGTTACCCTTCGTTGTATTGCAGAACACCACATTGGGGTGGTGACTGCACAGGTGGTCGAACGCTTTCCTCAATTCCTGCTTATTATGCCCATCTACCTCTTGTACACTCCAGCCGTAGTTATCAAAGAAAGATTTGCACGGATCAATCGAAACAATGTCCTTTGTACAACCAGTGACCTGAGCGTTATTATTATCAATGGTTACAAAAATGTTACTAATCTTATGTTGACCTATAAACTGTATCGCTTCTAAAATATTGCCCATTTGAAGACTTGCATCACTAAGATTCACCCAAACACGTTTAGGATTTACTAAAGCGATTCCAATTGCAACTCCAAGAGCATTACCGATTGTTTCGTCAGCATAATCTACAAATGATATTTCATCATGCTTAACTCCAACATTCAGTTGTTCAATATTGTCGATTAACCCCATATCCTTCCACACGAGATAATATGCCTGAGCTCCAAACGGTTTTCCAATTACAATACCATCCGTGGGTTTGACATACTGATCTTTAAATAAAACCTCAATGTAATCCAACATACTTAATGCTGAAGGTATGTGAGATAGTTTATTGTGGTATGAGTAGGTTAGTAATTTATTCTTCAATTTGTTTTGGGGGCTTCACTTTATTAACATAATAATCGCCAGAGCAAATATCCCAGCGACATATTGAACCACTATTATGCAATATTACCATTTTGGTTACTGCTAGGGGATCAGTTACTAAATTAGTATAAACATCTTTTGGATTCTGCTCTTGCAGGAAGTTGGTCATTGGTCTAGAGCACACAAATACATTACCATCTCCATTTAGATACATGGTGCGCTTACCCGCATCGCATTGCCATCCAGTAAAATCAACCCCTCGTTTAAATAGATCATTAGTTGAATATTCAACTCCATCCACTTTATACATTCGTTGGGTTTTGTTGTGTTTTTTGTAGAAAGCTAAATGACTGTCTCTAATATCATCACTATATTCGTAAGCGTAATAATCGTATATCATCTCACTATTTAATATATTTTTATATTGTAAATACTTCTCTACTCTTTCATAGAACTCATTCAATAATTCTTTAGGTATATTTTCCAACATAATATCTAGATTGTATATTGGAATACCCTTAGCTTCAAGCATCGCAAAGTTATCTTCAAAGTCTTTCAGCTTATATCCGCCACCACGCGTTTTCAATTCCATGAAGTGGTAGGATATACCAATGCGGTCAAAAAGGTGTATGATCTTCTCTAACTTAGCTGGAGGTAAAGACAAATTGGTTTGCATTTCAATAAACGCTTCTATTCCAGTTTCTTTTGACTTTTGTTTAATGTAGGATAAAATGTCATACACTCTGTTATGCCGGGTTGCCTCTCCTCCATGGCAATAAAACACAACTCGTTTAAACTTAACCTTGTTAAAGAATATAAACAATTTGTCTATGGATGTGATAATATCTTCATATGCATAATGCTTGCCAGAATACCAATAGCAATACTCACACTTTAAGTCGCAAGCTTCCGTGATTCGTATTTGTACGTGATACTCAGAGGCTATGGCATCAGTTCTTCTCTCGCCCTCAATAATCTCATAGCTCTTTGTTGGCTTTAATCTGCGATAGACATTCACTGGGAGGCCTCTTTGCTTCTACTAACGTATGTCATTAGTTCTTTATAGAACTCTTCATCATTCATTTCTCGGCCTGTTATCTTGAAGCTTTTTACTCCAGCTTCCTTCAACTTTTTGAGATGAGGTGAATCGATATCCATACAGTTATATTTACTTTCTTTATTAAAGTCAAATCCTTTAATCCAACACTCCTCTACTTCCTTACTGTACGGACGACCTGCTGTGTTTTCATCTGCAATTGCCTTAAAGTGCTCATCAAACCGTGAACAATTCCAAATGCATGTATCATTCACCATCACTTCCCATTTAGTTTTATCTAGTTCTTCTGAACGCTTATCAAATATATGTTCATATCTAGGTACAATCCAGTCATAATCTTTTTCTAGTTGTTTATAGAAGTTAATGTCTTCGTCTTGTAGAGGAATATTTAACAGTCCCATTCCAGTGATACTGTATATTAAATCATATTTGGGATAGTTAGCTCTAATATATTTACGCAAATCTTCATTAACTAAAATAATAGCGTTACCATCTTTATGAAACTTTTCCAGTAGATGATTGCCTACTGGATCATTAAGATCAATTCTATGATTAGTAAACGTGAGGGCTATACTAATACCTTTATTATAATAGTATTCAATCATACCATCATTATAGTAAATATCTCGGTTGATGCGCCCACCATTCCACTTGCATTTATTAATGCCATCATACACAACTAGTTGATCGTTGCCGTTGTACTGAGCTAAAAACTTAATCAGAGGAATGGTTTTACTGAACGCGCCAGCTAAAAGATATCTCATATTACATTAAAAAACACTTGTCGTGATTGCATATGCCATCATGCTTTGTTCGATAGCAACAATTATACAATTCTAAATTGGGTCCATATAGAAAATACTTACCATTGTACATGCATGGCTTACCTCGAGGACTGAAGTTGGGATCTCCCCACACTTCAGAACGGAACTTGCCTAAGCGCTCTACATTTTCAAACTGAATAAACTTAGTGTAATTGGAGTCCCGTCTTAAGGCATTAAATTCTTCTAAAGCCCCATTGGATATACCATCTCCAAAGTCTGATATTGGTGTTAGAAATAAACTCGGATGATTATCTGTTAACTCTTTCACCTTTAGATAGTATTTAATAGCTTCTTTACCAGTGTACATTACATCAATCACTTTTATGTTTACTGGATTGTTATTAAACAAATCGTCAAGCTGATCCAATCTTATCTCTGTAGGATGTATGCTTATGTTGATCTGAAATGGATGTTTGATCCGCTTCATTACAGCAACACTCTTTTTGCTAAAGTTAGTTTGTATTACAAACGGAACGCTGAACTCATTAAAACATTCTATAATATGTTCAATGTGGGGATGAATGAAAGGCTCACCTCCAAATATAAAAACTTCTACGCCAGGATACTTTTCCCCTAATCCTTTAATAAACTCGCGGAGCACATTCTTATCCATTTCAGTGCGCAATGACTGATCTAAGTTGGTGCAGTAAAAACACCCAAAATTACATTTAAGAGTTATTTCCCATTCAACTAGCATCTCGCACCTTTAGTTGTTTAAGTAACCCATCGCAATTACAGGCTCGATGAGGACACGTCATAGGAATGGTTTTAGTTATTCTTTTGAAATAGTCTGGATCATCTAATAAATTAGTACGAGCATGCTCCATACAGAATTTAATTACTCCCCCATCCACATCTATCTCATAGTTGTTATTGTAACAACTCCATCCCTTAAAGTTAGTAAGCTTCTGATTATATACTTGATAGTCATTAAACACATCATCATCATAACATAGATCTTTTTCAAAATCTTCTAAAAACTTAAAGTACTCCCAAAAATCTTGTCTGTAGTTAAATAGCGTGTGTACGTTCTTTCCGTAAATAAAATGAGGATGAACTTTGAGACCATCAATCTTGGCACATATTTCAAACATCTCTTTTATTAAAGGCCATAATTTTTTATCATGATGAAGCATGATGTTGACCTTACATTGATACCCACGACTTATCATCAACTTGATATTAGATATAAATCTATCTCGATCTGTACAATCAGCTGGATGATAAGAAAACAAAAAAGCTACTCTATCACTATACTGGGGATGATCGGTGAAATCTTTCTCTGCATTAGTAACAACATATACGCGGTTAAATTTATCAATCGTGGCAAGTTGGTTTAGGATGTAATAATAATGAGGGTTGAGGGTAGGTTCTCCACCAAGCAATCCTAGATTGAATGGTAAACTACTTCGTCTTAGGGATTCAATCACCCCATCAATAACTTCTTTCTTTCCCAGCTTACCCCACTTCTCACCATACTCATTTCTAGCATAGCAGTATGAGCACTTTAACTGACAAATAGTCAAAGTATCCCAATGCACATTGATGTGATCAGGATTCTGCTGATTGTGATATTGTTTAGAGTATTTCATTTTTAGGAAAGGAGATGTTATCTCCTCCATCTATTGTTTGGTAATATAAAACTTTACTTAATGTTTTGATGCTGGAAGCTTTAGATGCTGCATGCATAGTTAGTTTTATGTCGTTGTGAATGTCGCCATCATTAGGAAAGTTAAAATCACAAATCACAGACCGTTTGTATATGTGCTGAGATAGTTGTAGATGTTCTATATTAACACTATCCATAAATTCTTTAGGAGTTAACCATGCATCTTTATATAGAGTCATAAATGTTAGCATGTTTGGGGTTTCATAACGCGGACAATAATTTCCAGCGATCAAATCAGCATCTAATACTTGATCAAAGAACCCTTCTACTAAGTAATCATCATCTTCTAAGAAATATACATACTCCCCTTGAGCTGCTGATAGTAGCAGCTGATAAACTCCACAAAGAGTATCTGTCTTATTGTAGTAATAAGTTACTTGAGGATGGTTTATTTCCAATATATCCATACTATCATTATTAACTATAACCTCCACATCAGACGTAATTTGAGCAAGCACACTCTCTAGGCAACGAGTGAACAGCTTAGGTCTATTGTGAGTAGGTATTAGTATGGATAGCTTCATCGCACATCAGTGTTTTTTCTATAGAACGTCACATACTTAATTTTATCTCCAGGTTCTGGAAATACTTCTGTATCCTTGGCTACTTCTTTCTCAATACCATCGCAAATATAAAAGTGCTTACACTTAAGACAGCTAATATCTTTTTGATAAAAACGCGCTCTATGAGTGGCACAAGCATCATACGCCAATCCAAGCTTTTCTTCTGGAGTATAAGGTTTACTAACATCGATGGTGTATGTGTACATTTCTCGATTCCAATCCCGCACATCATAAATGTGTTGATAGGTTCCAGTGACGTACTTCTCATACCCCTTCATGTAACAGAATGGTACATATCGAACATTTACTGTGATTCCATTTTGAAGCTTGTCAATGCATTTTTTAATACCATCTGTCATATCTTTATAAGTGGCATTTTTAAAATCGATTACATTGAAATCCCCCCAATAATTTAACGTTAGAAAGTTAGCTTCTAATGGGTTGATAGAATTGATTAGATCTGCATATTCGTTTTCAAGTTGATGGTAATTCCTGTAATATACAGTGGCATTGGTACGAACAATCATACCAAGTTCTTTTGCGTTCTCTATTCCTTGCAATATTCTTTTGAATGAACCTTTACGTCCAGTTATTTCATCGTGAATCTCTTCGGTCGCTCCATGCAGACTAAACAATATTTCCTTTAGTCCTCTATCTTTTGACTCCTTCAAAAACTCCATATTAGCAAATTTACCACCATGCGATAAACAGCTAACACTACTAAATCTTTCATTACAATAGTCTAGTATTTGAAACCAATCTGGGCTGACGGAGCTTTCACCTCCACTAAGATCTACCTCTGTAATACCATATGCTAGTAAATGATCTGCACGTTTCTTGACAATTTCAAAAGGAGTCTTAATATCCAACATGTCTTTATAATAGCAGAACTCACAATCATAATTGCAGAATGTTCCAGTATCCAATCTAGCACGGTTACATGATGGAGTACTATAATCAATGTCAATACCAGCTACCCCTAACTCAGATAGAGCGTTGGGAGTGGCAGATCCAAGAGTCGCAACACGGTTTTCCGACATTCTATGCACGGCTTTATTTTCCAGCATGTTGTGGAGCTCGATAGGAATTATTTTACGAGGTTTATTACTCATTGTTTACCGCCATTTGTTCTTTAACGTAACCAACAAAAAAATCATTAGGAAGAAGTTCTAACCCATTTAAATTAGAATCAATATCTTCTCTTCTTCTATCAATTCCCCTGCATTCGTAATCAATTTCATACACAACATTTTTTCCATACACGGCACACTCAACGATAAACCTTGGACTGCAGTCTATCTGCCATCTTGTAGGGGTGTATATGTACGTATCAAATTTCTCAAAGATGTTTTTAATTGGAGCTCTAACAACTTCTACATTTGGTTGCTTAATACTTTCATACAAGTCTGGATTGTTTGTGACAATAAGATATTTCTCACATATTTTTTTATCTATAATATGTTTGATGTTATCTGCAGCAGTGGCTCTCATGCTGGTGGTTAGATACAGTAATGCAGTGTTTGTTAAGGATTGCTTTGGGGGTTGATATCTTCCCCATAGTATCTTTTTAACATAATCTACTACTTTAATGTTTAGCTCCTCAAACCGTTCTGGATATAGTTTAAAGTCTTGCATTAAATGTGTGCGCTTGATTGTTTTATTATTATGAAAATAACCAAAATTATTTTCTGAACACCTTAACAGAAATACATTATCAGCATACATTACACAATCAAGGATGCGCCACGAACCATCTACTATACAAACATTATTGGCTAATATTATCTTGGGACGATAACACTCAAACGTGTTGTCTAATATATCCCTCAACTCTTTGTCGTTGAAATTATATTTGTCCTTTAAAGCTGTGGTGAATATTTCTTTGGTAATTCCATCTGATAAAAGTACAGCACATTTAATATTGTTAATACTACAAATATAATAATAGTCTATCATCTCGTAAAGATGACCAGACACTCCATGAGTATAAAAGAATGATGTTGTGAATACTAAGTCATAATCCTTTAGATTGAGTATCTTCGACATTATTGCTTTTCCTTATAAAAGTTTAGCATAAAGTCAGCATGACAATACTCTCTGGGGCATGTTACGTTCACGCAGGCATTCTGTTTATTGATTCGAATCGGCATAGGAGCTCTCGTGCACGAGTTAACTATTGTACCATCAGATAAGATTTCATATAACAAAGCCTTACAACGATATCCCTTGAATTTGACCATGTCATCTTTCAAGGCATTGAATATTGGAACATGCACTTCCCGACCGTCGCTATATTGAAAGCGATATGTTTGTTTATCAGCTATGTTCTTGAGTCTAGGTTCAAATATCTTATAAAACTCATCATTATACGTTATTGTATTGCCTGGAGTGGATAATAATATATTGAGATCGTATCTTACGCCATGGCGGTCGAACTGATCGATCATGTCTAATATCTGAGGCCAGTCTTTTGGATTATCTGATAAATTTATATGACAGTAGAAGTTCTTGTCTTTAAAAGCTATACACTTATCAAGAAATGTCTGATCGTAATATTGTGCATGGTATGAGGCTGCTAGTCGTATCTTATCGCTGACAAATGTCTGCTGCAAGAAATGCATGGGCTTTGATAGATTTGTTTTAATTTCTATCAGTGTACACTTAGACATATCAGATAGTTGCTGAAGGATGTCTATAAAGTTTGGATGAAGAGTGGGTTCTCCGCCATACAGATCTACTTCAAAATCTGTATCAATCATAGAAAGTCTTTGAAGTACTAGCTTGTGTTTGGATGGCGATGTATCTTTAGAATATCGCTCTACCATTTTGTCTGCAGCGTTACAATAGGTGCACTTAAAGTTACACCAATCTACAAGGAACCATTCAAAGTGTATTGTGTTATAATTTTCAATACCAACATTATCTATAGCGGTCATTTTGCTTTATGGGGATAGCACTTGATCTGGCTGAACTTGTTCGTACCCTAAAATTTCAAACACATTGTGTGGTATCTGTGGCATTTCAGCTTGCTCATCGAGTGCTGTTAAGGCAGTGTTAATCTTAGACAAGCGCTCCAACTTCGAAGCAAACTGAGTAGTAGGAACTATGTTAGTATACTCATATTCAGTAATGTACTGGTTGTGTTTTACTATTTGAGGTATATTGATAGTTCGTTCGAGTACATTAATATACCCATTCTCAATTATATCTTCAAACTTAATGTAATGAACATTGGGTCCTCCCAACTGCCTCATCACGCACATATTTAACAATGACTCCACATACGATTGTCCAACCATATCCTCCACCAGGAACCATTCTGCAGTGGCTTGTGGGGTATTATCAATTAGATATGTTATGGAAGGATTACGTTCTATACACAAAACCACAACATTGGTTTCTCCTATATCAGCTCTAACCCGCTCAATAAAGTTTTTAGAGAACAGGCCAGAAACCACATGCACATCAAAGGGACTATTTTCATATGCTTGCATGAATTCTTCATACGATCCCCCTGTGTTTTCTGGAGGTAGTCCTAAATCTGGAGTAAGATTGTTAAACTTGTCTCCATAGTAGGTTAGTTCTGGATTTGTGAAAGATTTGAGAGTGTCAATATTTCTAACAAATGTCAACCCTCCATCAGCAGCGTATAGCAACGTTTCCGATCCATTAGGATCTTCAGAGGAAACTGGTTTATATACAAGTTCGGAGTCGGCATTATATACTTCAATTGGAATAGTATGAATATTTGCTGTGTAGTTTCCAATTGAATAATTGTCGTAGTTATTAAAGGCGCGGGACACTTCATAAGCAATCCCTGGCTTAAACGCTCCTACCGACCCTGTTACAAATATTAACACACTATCTCCTTAGATACTCTTCTACTATTGAGTTAACAGCATCCCTATCATTGTAATTGGTTAGCGATTGTAATTTACTAATAATGCCTGTATACTCTTTTTTTTGTTCTTCTAGACGCTTGATATTATCCTTAAGACTTAGATATATCTCTAAATCATTAATTAAGTATTCGTCCCCTGTCTCGATAATCTTAATGTAGCATTCTTCTTTGTTTTTATCGGTAATAATTATTCCTCTATCGAGAAACTTATTATTAATTAGCATTATGGAAATAAAGTCTAGCAGTTTAAATGTTAATAAATCATCCCCAATTATCCCTCGCACTTTTATTTTACATGCGGCTGCCGCTTTACCAGCATAGGTACTACTATCAATACATTCAACTTCTTTATACTTCTCCATCAGTCACCTCTTAACATATCCACTGGTAATTTGTCATAATCTACTACGTAAAATCCATTGTCCGCTTTACTTACAGCATCAGCATATTCTGTGCCTAATAACTCTTGAGCCATAACTCCAACATATGTGGTATCTTTATCCCAAATGTAGCTAAAGGAATATAATTTTATTCCATGCTCAGAGCCAACATACTTAATATTTTCTTTTAATCGTTTGTCGCTATAGTTGCAATTACATGTGCAAGAGTAATTACAATTACATGTACAATAATTACAATTGCATGTGCAATAATTACAGTTGCATGTACATACACCAGCAGCCCCTTGTATATCCGTTATGAGACTATTAATGTTGGCAGCTGTGATTGTGCTTCCAATTGATACGCTTGTTGCACCAACATATCCCGCAACGGTTGGCCACAATATTAATTGATTGGCTCCATCGATGTATCCATTATTAGGAGGAGATGCTTGAACGTTAAGAGCTGCTCGAAAGTTGTTTATATCGCTAGCAGTAATCGGGGAGCTAGGCGTATATGCCACAGTACCAACACGACGTCGTGATCGCTCAGCATTGACAGCAGCAGCAAGTTGCGTATATTGGGATGTTGCAATTAGTTGTCCAGCACTTACATTTGTCAGTGCATGAGTAGTAGCATCTGATGCGTTTGTGCCATAAACAACAATATATGTTCCACTAAAGCCAGATGCGCTTGTGTTATTGAATGCTGGGACTGGGTACGGGGTGTACGTCGCCATTTAATTATTCCTTGTTAAATTTTTCCTGCTAAGAAGTTTAAATCTTCTTTTGCTTTTGTTTCCGCAATAAACTTTTCATAATCATCTAATTCTGATGTGATAAAGTCTAATGTTTGTTGATCAGGTTCTTTCATCATATCTACAGCAGAACCGCTTTCCACAACATAACGTACTAGGTCTGCTAAAGAAAACCCTAATGCAGCAGAAACCATTTCTATCTGCTCACTAGCTTCAATGGTTTCCCGGCCACCTTTCAAAGCAACCTGCTCCAACGTACGTAATCCTATACCGAAGCTTTCCATCAATACTGCTCCGACTCCGGAATCTTCTTCTGCAATGTCTTTAATTGCACCAAAAATAATGTCTAATTTATCTTGTATACTCATTTTCATTTTCCTTTTCTTTAAAATCGTGGAATTTTAAAGCACTTTCATCATACTTGTATGTTGTAACGTTACCTTCGTCTGTAAAATACGTTTTGGTAGCATGCACAACACCGCACCCACTACACATATCGCAGAAAAACTCACAAACTGGTATACTATTATCCCTATTTATCCAATCAGTTCTGAAGCGATTTTTACCGGCTAATAACAGCTGTTGATCTTCATCTGAAAGGGTATCCCACGCTATTGACGTAATTACACGCAACGGCTTGAATGTTTTAATAATTCTGTTTATGTCATCATAAAAAAACTTAATATTATTGTTATGGATAGTATAACGTACTCTGAAACCCATCCTATTTTTCATTAATTTCTTAAATACTGTAATCATGGCTGATGTTGAATCAGACCCATCATGGAATATTCTATTACCGTTTCCTACACCATCAAAACTAACATCAATGGACATGAACCCCCTCTTATAGAAAAAGTTCTCCTTTACTTCTTGCGTAAACTTATCGCTTAGAAATTTAATGCCATTAGTCTCTAAATTAAAATGCACATTCTTTTTCTTGCTGTATGCATACTCCATTAGATAACATACATTTTCCCACTGCAATGTTGGTTCCCCTCCAAACAACACTATTAAAGTTTGTTTGTCTGGATCCTCTCTTTCGATAATACCATCAACATATTGTTCAATATCTTGCTTTGTTAGAATTTGGGGAGGACGATTCGCCAAATCTTGATAACAATGCTTACATGCCAAATTGCAAACGTTAGTAAAATAAATGACATTAACAGCTGTATTTTCTTCTACAGGTTTGTCGTCTTTTCTTATAAAGTTTGCAATGATCTCGTTCATTGTATAATCATTTGATGAGAATTCTTATATCGATCATCTTTAGGACGCGATTGAGCCTCTTTGATAATGTGAGTCATATTATCTAAAAACTTAGGATAGTCAATTTGATATTCGAATAGATGGCCGCGTTCCTGATAATTAACATACTTACTATCTACACGGGCTTTACCTTTTTTAGCTTCTTCAATTTGCACTGCTAGCTCATCTACAGTCAAAGCATTTCGTGAATCATGCTCTACTTGACTCATTTCTACTCTCACTGGTATGTCTAGTATACTTTTAAAACGTCTAGGTTCACTCATTAGTTTCTACACTCCACGCCTTCATTTTCGACCCCAACGTTCTCAATATAATGCAAGATTAAATCTTGGAATACTGGAACGTCTCTGCATTCATCTACCACTCTCATACCCTGCTCGTATGTAATCATAAACAATTCACATATACTATCAAGAGGTTTGTTGTCGTTCATAATCTGGGAGTATGTACAGCCAGCATTACAAACTTGTCTTAGCTTACATTCCACACACTTGTCAAAACTGTGAGGGCTGAACTTCTCTTGAAAATATTTAAAGTTGTATTGCTCATCAATCTTCATAATCTTTTTACTTGCAAAGCGAGCACAAGGATAAAATTCTCCACTGCTCATAAGCACGCCGCCATTGGTACCAGCAAAACATCCTGTTTTACGTTTACCTTTTACTAGACCATACAACGTATCTAAAATAGCAAGTCTCAGGAATCCAACTGAACACGGAATGCCTGCTTTTAACTTTTCAATATATCGATCAGTTAATCTAATTAATTCTGTACGATATTCTCTGATATCATCAGCCGTCCATACATCGTCTCTCACTAAGCTGAAATCTGGATGTTCAATCCCCCAGTCCAACAAAAACTCAAAGTTTTCTGTCATGTCCCTTACATTACCAGGCCAGATCATAACTTTGCAACCGTTAGTCAAGTTGACTATAATATCTTTTTTGTATTTGTACAGTTCAAGAATGCCATCAAACAACTTACCAGTTTCTGGGTTTGTGTTTTCTAGCAGTGGTAGGAGAGGGCGCGTTTCGTTTGAACTCATTCCATCAAAAGACCAAGATACGCCCACACCATTGTCTGTTAGGTACTTGGCTTTCTCTGCATCAATCATTGTCAGGTTAGTAATAATGTTGATACCTTTACACTTAGGATCTGACTTGAGGTAAGGAACAGCGTGCTGGATTAACTCCCAGTTCAATAAAGGTTCCCCGCCAAAGAAGCTAACGTGATATGTGCTATCTCCAGAATTTTTCATCAACACAGGTAAGTCTTGCATGCCTTTGTCAAATACCTCTTTAGTCATCCAAGTAGGCTTATTAGCAACATAGCAATACGGACATCCTAGATTGCATTTCTCTGTTACTGAAATTTCTAAAGTGAACATTGTTTAGCCTCAACTTTAATAGGGATAATCTTAGAGTTCAGAGCTTTACGTAAAGCATAATGAATAACTTCGTTCATTTTAAACACTTTACATACCTGCCAATTGGATGTATGATCACTCCACTTTTCAATATACGTTTCTTTTTCGCTCTTTTCAAACGTAGCAGCATTACACTTCATACAGAATTGAGAATCGCACGATTGACAATCAAGCGGTTGATTCTTTAAGGCATCCTTAAACATCTCTGTTTTCTCTTTGATCAGAGCATCGATATCTGGTACATTGCGAATGTTGCCTAATACGTGTGCGTGGGATTCCTTATACATGCATCCATGACAAGGACTAATGTCACCGTTCAAATCCACGCTGACATAATTGATACCAGCAGAGCACAAGGCTCGCGATTGTTGGAACCATCCAAACTTTTCTGGTGGAAGTTTATTTGTGTAGATATACTTTGCTATCTTTGTCAACCCAACTTTAAGTTCTTCCATGTGAACAGCAAATTCTTCCTGTGACAGAGTAGAATACAAGTCAGGAGTAGGGAAGTAGTTATCCGCCATACTAATGACGTCAAGAAATGCTTCGTAAATTAGATGAAAATGCTTAGCTGTTAATACTGATTTCATATTAACGTTCAGACCATTTTGTTTAGCAGCAAGATAGTTAGATTTAACTAACGCTGAAGATGGGTTACCTACCTTATCAATTCTCGTAATGTCGTTTACAGGTTTACCATCATATGATATTTGAAGGCGCAATCTGCCTTGACCTAATTCTTTATGCAACTGAACTAATTCAGCCATGTACTTCTTTAGATACACTCCATTTGTGTAAAAGAAGAAAGAGAAGTTAGGATCGTGTTTGTACTTATCAATCACCCCTTTGCAAAATTCCCAGTTTACAAATGGTTCTCCACCCCAAAAATACACGTCCTTTTTAGGATCGGATATTTTGGACATGAATTCGTCAATGTTGTCGAGAGTAACTGATGTGTTTTCTTCAAATTCAGTGGATAGACCGCACTCATACCCCTCTGAACAGTATGTACATGCTAGATTGCACGTGCTTGTTACGTTAATGTCAATAACCATAGTATAAATCTCTCATTGTGAGTGTTACAAATTACTGTTGTGATCTGTATTCGTAGTTTAATTCCAGTATGGTATTTAGCAATCTAATATCATACTGTTTTGCTAGGGCTTCAGTATCCTTTGGCAAACAAGGACCTCCAAACCCACGCTTTCCGTCTGGACCAGGTACGCTAAAGTGGGTCGTGCCCATGTATGGGTGATGGATTAACATAGATGTTAGTTCAGAAAACTCTACTCCCATTTCCTTAGCTACATCGTGTATGGAATTCATATATGTTACCTTTAGGGCTGCAAATGAATTGAGAGTGTATTTAAATAATGCTGCAGTCTTAATATCCACGAGAAACGTTTTACCTGGAACTACCGTAGACTGTTGTTCATATATTTGGAGTAGCCGCTCAGCCTTTTCTCTATCACCACCAATCACGAGTACTGGCGGCGCTACAAAATCGCTAAAGGATGTTGTTCGCGATAAAAACTCTGGGTTGTATAATATATCAAACTCCTCCAAATGGTGGGGGAGGATTGTTGATTTAACTACTGTAAGACCCTTGTAATTACTTTTCCTGATTTCCTGAAGTACTTGCTTTAGAATACTATAATCAGTATCGTCAGTAGGAGTGGGCACGCACACAAAAATGACGTCTGGATTTTGCATGCAGACGTCATTTATTGTTGTTGTGTTATACTGAGGATCACTTATCACAGAAGTTGTATGTTTGAAGCCGTACTCTACAGCTTTACCTACCATACCATAACCAATAATACCAATCATAAAACTCCTAAATTATAAAATGTAACACTCCACTAATTTTTCTTCAAGTTGAGAGTTTGTATGTAAGGCAATAGCAATAGGATTCACTATACCCGAAATTGCGCATCCATCAAGACCAGCTACAAGAGTCTGTCCTTTTTTGATAGCCCCAACTACTCGAACAGGCACTCGCCCTTTTAGCGCAATTGGTTGACCTGCTGCATCTGCATTCATTAGGTAAGCTGGATTTGTGGATACCACGCCAATCGCTGGTTGACTAAAATGACTTGATGCAGTGCATTCGGCTTCAGTTGTATCATCTGCTATCACCACAACAGTGCCAGGTATATATTCTTTGTCTGTAGTGTATTTTTCTGCTATGTCGGCATATCGTGCACTGGTAGCAGTTGCTGTTATAACGCCAGCGCTGAAATTGCCACTTGCATCACGAGCAACAATTGTAGATCCCGTCGCTGCGTCTGTCGCACTACGATTGGCACCAGCATACAGTAACGTATTGGCACCCGTTGCCGTACCACTCAATGAGGCCGTTATAACACCAGCACTGAAATTGCCACTTGCGTCTCGTGACACTACTTTATTTGCTGTGGCAGCAGACGTTGCATCAACGTTAAGAGTGATATCTGATGTTAGTGTTCCACCACCAACCATAAAGCTTCCGTTTGACACTGAACGAGCACATTGATTGGCCGTACCGTTTAATGTGCCAGTAACTCCGCCTGTGGCTGTAATTAAGCCAGTAACACTGACTGTGTTAGAGAAAGTAGCCGCGCCTACCACCCCTAGTGTAGTAGAAACGTTCGCAGAACCAGTTACGTTTATACCAGCGCCAGGACTAAGAAGTCCTCCAACAGAAAGTGTGTTAGAGAAAGTGCCAGCGAGAACGCCAGTAAATGTTCCACCTATTCTTAAAGCACTGGCTACGTTTGCAGAACCAGTTACAGTTAAAGCAGCGTCTGGAGTAGTGTTATTAATACCTACACGGTTATTAACGCCATCAACAAACAAAACTCCACTATCAAAAATTGAGTTACCAGTTGTGACTGTAAGATTAGTTGTGGTGACGTTGGATGCAGCTGTAATGTTTGTTGCAACAAAATCGCCGATTACGTTAGCAGCACCAGTTACAACAAAAGCTACCGTTTGACCTAATGCAGTATTAACCCCGACGCGATTGTTAGTAGCATCAATAGAAAGTGTACTTGTATCGAATGTTGCATTTGCAGCACCAAATGTTGAGATGCCTGCTACTTGAAGGGTTGTCCCAACGTTGGCAAATCCACCAATTGAGGTATTACCGGTTAGTGTGCTAGTGCCAGTAACTGCTAATGTGTTTGAGAAAGCCGCTGCATTGATGACAGATAGCTGTTGAGTTATTGATACGTTTCCAGTAACCGATGCGTTTTCTGAAACGATGAGTCCTTTACGGACTCGGAAGTCTTGAATTGCTGCCATTAGTTTCCCTTTCCACTAACGTTAAATTGTATAATTATGATAACATTAATCTAGCTACCTTAAATGTAGCGTTTGTTGTTGGTGTTGCAAGAAGACGTACATTACCAGCACTGATATCAGCATCGAATGTACAGAATGTTGCTACTGTGTTGACGACTGCATACTCAGTTAAGAATACAGTAGTACCATCATGCGTAAGAAGTAATTCTTCGGACATATATCCAGTCGTTGCATTTTTTACTTCGATTAGATATTTTGTTGTTCTGTATGTAGTAGAGAATGTATCTACAATAGTTTGACCTGCTACAGCGTTTGCATATACTGTATTGGTAGATTGAACCGATAATGTAGGTCCAACAGCAGCTCTAACACTTACTGTCAATGTGTTACTAATAGTTGTGTTGTTAGATATTGTTACTGTATTAGAAACGTTGAGGTTTGTTGCATACACGAACCATCTATTATCTGTGGTACCTAATGATATATTATTTGTGCTCGGAACTGTTGATCCTCTAAAGGTCACAGTATTTGCAAAATCGGCTGAGTTGGCAAACAATTCCCAACGGTTGTTAGTATTACCAAGAGCGCGTCCAGACACATCAGGTACGAAGTTGCCGGTAACGTTGGCGGTAAATACAACACTTCCTCCAACCGTCAAATCTCCAACAACGTTGGCAAAGCCTCTAACGAGGATATTCTGCTCTATCTCTGCGTCACCAACAACCAGTAACCCGTGTTCTGCTTTGAAGTTTGTATTTCCAGTTGCCATATATTATGCTAGTAATGAAACATTTAAGGTAAGTTGAGAGTTCGGTGCAGTTTGATTAAATCTCAACAGCGCATGAGTGGTATTAGCGGATATACTATACACTCCTAAATTGGATGAAGGAGGAGAGTGGAGTGTTGCATATTCTGTTAAGTATGCATTTGTACCATCAGTAACTATTAAGAATTTAGACACACGAGATGTAGATCCATTTTTAATTACAGATGTGAAGTCTCCGCCCTTATACATCATCATTTCCCAACTATAAACATTGAGAGGAGAACCTGTCGACGCCCCTAGATCAGTGTTTGATACGTGGGTTTGAATGCCATCCATACCGTCCGGACCGTGACGCCATTCTCCCATCATTGTTATGTTGTCTGTTACTTCTACTGATCCTGTAAACAATGTATTGGATGTGATGTTAACGCCATTGGATGTAATATTGACAGTATTGCTGGAAACTGATAATGTATTCCCAGTAATATTAATAGTATTAGATCCAAGCGTTGTATTTGCCCCTGTAAAATTAGCGTTGCTACCAACGACGATTCTATTGCCAGTTAAAGTAACGTTAGCATTGAATGTAGAATTTGAGCTAACGTTTAATGTGGGACCAGTCACATTCATAGCAATCGCGTTAATGGAGGTCACTGCATTAGTTATGTTTAGATTGGAACTGAAGGCAGCATTAGCACCAGTAAATATTACATTAGAAGAAACAGTTAAGTTTGCTGCAGCGTTGACTGTACCGCCTCTTATACTACTACCAACTGCAATTGTATTAGCACCAAAAATACCAATCAAGTTAGTATTGCCGGTTGTATTAGCTCCATCGTTAGATGAGTTGGCTGTAATTATCTCTGAACCAAGAGTAGAAATTATTTGATTAGTTTTTGTAATAAGTGAGGAAAACGTATCCGTCGCTATTACAATTGAGGTTATATTCTTTGCCATTATGCCTTACCGTTCGTTAATATTTCTAGCATACGTTTTATATCAGTCATGTCCTGCTTCAAACCGTTCACTTCCTCCACTACTTGGGTAAGAGCTAATTCTTTTGCTCTAGCATCCTTGTATGCTTGAAGTCCTGCACTATCAATATTTAGGACAGCTCGAGCACGGCCAGGAGTATCGTCCTTCATAAACCCAGGAAATTCTGTCTTTATCATGCTGATACCGCAATCGCTCTAAGATCGTTAATATGAGGAACGCGATAATTATTATCCGCTAATAACACAATTTTTATAGCGAAAGTTTTATAACCATCGTAAGCTCCATTTGTAGTGTTGTAATACCGAATGATATTGCCATTCTGTACATTAACAAATGCAGCATGGGTATCAGTAATTTTTTCAATTTTTAATCCAGCAGAAACCATGCTTGAATTAGAAATGGAATCCGCTACTGTTAATGTTGATGTGTTTGCAGCAGTCACAACTGATATGATGTGATTATTAGGGAAGTTAGGCTGATACACCTTAACTAAGTCATTTACGGATATAGCAGTGTTTACTACCACATCTGTTCCAATGATAACATTGTTGCCTAGCTGAGTTGTATATAATCCATTAGCAGATACCCCAGTATGATATGATGGTACCTTATACTCAAACTCGATAACATCATTACGGTTAGATGGATTACTTAACAACCCCTTGTCTGTTACAAGCTCAAGAATTGTCCAATTTTTATCGTCAAACGGTTCTGGATCCACATTATTATGAAACTTTGCATATACTTTAATATCTGTATTAGCAGGCTTGTAGGCACTTATATACACACGAAGATCTTCAGCGTCCTGGCCATCTGCTAACACAACACGTTTAGCAACATACTTGGTAGTAGAGTTGCCAGAGTTGGTATATTCATTAGTTGCATCATTATTAATTTCGTAACGATTTACAAATAAGTCTAAGTTTTCTTCTTTAGCGTATGGAGAAGTATAGATGTTTATTGTATTGAAAGTAATTTCTGATTCTAGAGACTTAGCACCATCAAATAAAGTACCACCATTTAACACCTCATAAGAGCGAGATGCAATAATGGCTGGGTATGTATCCACAAACTTGATTTGATTGTTTTCTACAGAGGCTTTATTACCAGAAGATTGATAGTACGTAGAATTGGCTATATTAATTGCCACATTAGAATATGTACTAGCTGGTGTAATTATATTAAATGCTGGTCTAACTTGATTCGCTTCAAAATTTTCAATATACTCTATCTTACAAGAGGCACTTGAATCCACACCATGGATAACACCATTGTTTGCAAAATAAGAAGTTGAGTTTGCAGTTGAATTTTCTAAAGTCAAACGCTCATTCAAAGTATTGAAATCATATACAGTACCGACAGGAGTCTTTAAATAAAATCCTGCAGCATTAGAGAATGAAGGAGCAGTATCAATTGTCATGTATGTGTTGTTAGCAATTGTTGCGACTGATCGAACATCTGCATTACCGACTGTACCGTCTGTAATTACAAACTTATCTCCAACTTGCAACGTTGAGGCAAACAAGGTTCCATTACCAACAATAGCTGCACTTGTTGCATTAATAGTTAGTGTGCCTGTGCTGGGAGCTGTGTTCTGATAAACATATTCGCCTCCCTTAAAGTTGCCACTAATACTATTAGCAAACATCTTAAAGAATTCGTTATAGCTATTATTGAGTTTGTATGTGGCAGTGTTGCTTGTAAAGCGAGCAATATTCAACGCAAACTTTAAGTCAGCGTCTTTTAAGGCTGTTAACACTTTACCATTAGTAATGGTGTAAAAGAATCCATCTACCTTACCAGAAGATACTTGAGTGTTGTTTGTAGTGTTTAAAACCTTTTCGCCAGCTTTATTCCACCACAACTTAAAGTCATCATCACTACCATCGAATTTAACAAGAATAGCATACGACTGAGCTGTTTTAATAGCAACTGGGAAATTAAAGTTGAATTTTGTTGGAGTTACTGCAGTACTGGTTTCAAATATATCGTTATATTCGACTCGCGCAACTTCCGGATAGGCAGCACTTAAATTTGGAACATCATTGTCGATTGGACAAATATAAACTTCAGCGCCTGGCTGAAATATACCAGTTTTGGTTTTACCAGCTACTGGTTTGTTTTTAAAATATAGGTCAACGCTAGTAATAAAAATAGTGTCAGCTTGTCTAACTGAATCTTTATCTACGTAGAATGTTTGGGCTAGATCAAATTCTGTTGCCATTATTGCTCTCCGAATCCTGATTCGAATTCTGCTTGTGTGGGTCTATATGCTTCAATTGTAATAAAATTCTTGGCGTAGGAAAAGGCCAAGCTTTCGTAGTTTTCAGGTAGCGTGGATTGATTAATATTCGCTACCACTAATTCCTTCTTACCTGCTAGTAAATTAATTAGGCTGTAATATTGAGCTAGTTCTGTTGTATAACCAGGAACATTAGATGAATAATAAAAAGTAAACTGCAACTGGCCATTTTTATCACTAACTAGCGGTCCACCCAACTTACCCCCTTGAGGTTTGAATTGCGTACTGGTAGCAAGCTTGCCCTCAAAGAATAGATAATGGTAAGTGAGTGGTAGTAAGCCACTCACTGTTATTTCGAAAGACTGATCTCTGACTAAAAATACAATTTGGGGATTGCGATTAGTAATTGAACCGCCGCTGCCACCTCCGTAGCCGCTGCCAAAAATATTTAATCCGCTAAAAAATCTCATTTATTTAACCTTGTTTATCTACTTCTATTATTTATCCCTGACTTTTTAAGCTGCGTTTAGCAAACTTAGAAAAGAAGCCAGTGATTTTATTGTAAGGAATTTCGATTGCTTGAGCCACTAAAGAAGTTGCTAGTAATACAGTACATATACCCCATACTCCATAACCTCTCAACTTAGAACTTACTGGCACAGGCTTGAAGCCTAACTTGCCGATGGTCCAACATATCGGTAAACCGACTGCCATAATAATCTTACCAGCTAAGCTGCTCTGCTTTCTTACGCCCATCATATAAGCCATCTCTTCTGCCCATGGACGAGCTAACTTATTCAAATATTTAATAGTCAACTCTTTCTCTATACGAGAATGGGTTTCATTGCTTATGAAAGGAATTACTTTAGGACCATGGCCCTCCATCCAATCTACAACAGTTTGAGCCCATGCCAAGTAACCATTGAATATCTCTGGATGAGAATCACGCAAATATCTACCAAACGCTTGGTCAGCTGCGTTAACATCATCTTCAAAGAATCCTAACTCGTTTAACTTAGCGCAAATAATCTTGCCACCACCACCGCCACCGCCGCTGCTAGGTACTGCTTCTGTAGTGATTTTAACTTCACCGCGTGTTCTCAAGCGGAAGGTTGATGGGCCGATCACCATTGATCCACCGTAGTTTGTTTTATTGCCATCAGAATTAACTGTAGAAGTAGCTAAATCTTGAGTAATTAATGATTCTTCAACATAAGGCAATAAAATAGAGTTACTATTATAGATTGCATTATTCGTTGTAGAGTCTGTTCTACTGAAAATGGTATTTAAGTTAAACTGTTTAGATCTTGGATGCAACTCACTAAGACTTTGTTCAATGGTAGCATTGAACTCTTTGCTTGACTCTTCTGCAAACATATAGTCATCAAAATCATCTACAAAGAATCCGTTTTTAAATCTATTCACCAATGGGTTAGCTGTACTAGGAATTACTAGATCTTTTACTTCTGTTTCTAGTAAGTTGAGACTTACGTAGTATTCAAGCTGATTAATCCGTTTTTCTAGATTGCCAATATCAGTCATAGAATAACTCTTTGCCTGATTATTTTCCTCAAAAATAGAGGTAGAAATACTAGAAGAATAATTACTAATGCGTGAGTTGATTACCCCAAGCTCGTTACCTACACTCTTATCAAATATTTCTACATTGGTGTTGCTTACTGACAACGGTAGAGAAGGATATGGGCTTGTTGAGATTATAGACAACGTTACGCTGTCGTTAGGTTTACGAGGAGGACGTGCTCCAGTCACAGATGGGTTACCTTCTAGTACTTGGAAAGATCCATCTTTCTTAGCAACTACTCTATCAACACGTGAGAGATAGTATTCAGCGTTGAAAGAGATTTCTGAATCAGGCGCTGGAAATAATTTATCATTAGAGTTGAATACTTCAGTGTTAGCTGGATTGACCGGAGCCCCAGCTACTGTGTTAGCAATTGCCACTGTATTAGCTACGTATGGTCGGAAGTCGAACGAATCGCGCAAGTCAAAATATTGTTTGTCTGATGTAATTACTTCTGGAATTTCTACTGTATTAACAGTATTGCTAGAAGCGCTTAATGTTTTACCATCATTGATTGAATATGAGGATACAGTTAAGAATCCTTCACCAGAAGATGTAAAATTATCACATTTAACTAACAACCATTGTGTCGATCCAATATTTAACGTAGATGTGCTCTTCTTGACCAAATAGGACTGACCGTAGAAGTTACCATCGTGGCCTTGGTCGATGTAGAAGTGTTTAGTTACATCGAGATCAGCAGCTGTATTTCCAAGATATACCTTTTTCAAACGCACCGCATCCGGTAGACCTAAAGACCATGGTCCAGTCGATCCAGCAACGTTATTGCCAGTATATAACTTAATGTAGTTATCACGACGTACTGTCTTTGTTGACTGAACTGCTGTTGTTCGTTTTACGTTATATGTGACAGCTGTATTTACAGTACCACTTAGCGTTTCATTTACATACACCTTCAACGTGCTACTACTAGGACCTGTATTAACTACACGTGTATCACGTGAAGCTAAAGGGATCGGATAGAATGCAGGGAAAAACTTCTTAGCTTTAGCTGAGGTGTTAGAAAATGATCCATTACTGTTAATGGATATATGAGTTGCATTTGTAATGCCAGTAACTCGACGCACTCCTGTTGCAGTTGCGTTTGCAGCTAGCAATATGTAATCACCAACACGCAAATCGTTAGCAAAGTTGGTGGAAGATCCTATAACGACATTAGAAGTCGTAGACACCGTCAGAGTACCACCCAAGTTAGCAGAAGCTTCAGCATTAGCCAACGGAACAACAATAATATCATTCTTTTGAGTTGTAGTTAAACTAGCATCTGGCCCATAAGGAAACTGCTCATTAGGGTTGGCTGTTAAGTCCAACGTTAGCATACCATTAGCATTTAAAGTAACCGCTTCATCAGTGGTTCGATATGTAAATCCTATATTGTTAGCTACTTTAACGGCATTAAGTCCTGTTGGGAAAAGCAGATTGCTATTATCTGTATCTTTTAGTACAGCTTCGTTTAATGTAGTAGTTGGATTATATTCCAAAACAGCATCAGCCACACCATCATTAGTGCCATTGTAATTAACTGAACGCACATTACGGAATACTTTACCAGCAGACATCTTTATATCAAACAAATATATGCGATATACTGCATCTGGTGTGCCTGGTTCTCCAGCCTCATGTACTAAGGATCTGATACGAGCAGTACCAATCACTTCGCCAGTAGGCGTAATAGAAGTGCCAGAAGGAACGCCAATGTTTGTTATATAAGCTTGAGCTGTATCATATAATGATATTGTATCGCCAGACTTAAATTTGAAATTCCCAGCCAACTCTTTGATTCGTAAATAATTGCCATAGTTTGCTGTAATTACTTGCCCACTCTTTGTTAAAGTGTCTGTTGATTTTCTTACATCGAGATATGTATTTTTTAACGTCTGAATGCGCTCACCAGAAATATAGGCCAATCCTGGATCAATTACTACTGCATTATGAGTGGTATTTGATAGGGAAGTGCCATCATCGAAATCTTTATCTTTAGTAATTACTAAAAACTCATCTACGACAAAGTCTCCACTCGTTTCACTGGTGCGTCGAGCAAATTCTTTACCTAAGATATTGTATACAGTGTTTCTATTTTCTTTATATGGTTCGCCGTTCTTAAATTCAACTAAAGTAAAGAACTCAACGTTGGCAGCTGCATTTGCAGAACTAATTGTTACTAACTCTGGTACTAACTTTAATCGATCAGCACCTGGAGCAGCATAGTTAGTGGTACCTAACGCATTATCATATAAAGTACTATCAGTATTAACGTTAGCAGTAGTTTCTGCTGTTTTGAAACCGACCACTACATTATTAGGTTGGCCTGAGTATTTGTCAACCACAATTACTTGTGGATCCACTCTTAGGAAATATCCTTTTTGATATATGATACCTTCTGTTGTGGAGAAAGCATATCCATTACCAACAGGAGCAGTGAAGTCATTATTAGCAATAGTTACTTGTGCTTTATAATTTTTACTTGTCAAACTCAACGTGCTGATTGAAGCGGTATTGTTTGTTGGCTTAATAGTAACATGAGGTGGAATAACGTAATTGTTACCCCCTGATTGAATATTTACGTTTACAATCACTCCAAGTGAGTCGGTTGTAATCACACCCGCAGCACCACTACCAACTAAGCTAGTTACGTTTGCCACAGCTCCGGATGATCCTCCAGTAATGTTGTAGCCAGGTGTAAAGGACCACTCACTGGTATTTGCCGATGTGTTTGCTAAATCAGCATTCAATGGTTTAATCTGTAGTACTAAAGTATCTGTGATAATACTATTATTGACGCCAATAACAACAGCTTGAGCTCCAGTGGTAGCTTGTGTAATCGTTTCGCCGTTAGAGAATGCACCAGACGTTGTATTGACTCCCAACGCACTAACAACAACAAGACTGTCGGAGTTAGAGAAATTCAAACCTCCGTTATTAACATCTACTGCATAAATTGGATAATCCTTGCTGTATACGGTTAATACATCACCATTAGAGTATAGAGTTGTATTTCCAGTATCAGAACTATTAACATATTGTAAATATAGAGTGTTTAGATCTGGATCCTTTTGCTCGAATCCTGGACTTGTTTTGACGACGCGTGCTACTAAATTGGAGCTGTTTCTGACAAACAACCCTTCATAAGATACCGGAATTGTTGGCTGTCCGTCTACCTGCAAATCGAGAACTTTAATATATTGGTAGTTAGGAAGATATCTAAAGTTAACACCACTGATGATGGTTCCACTCTTAAATACATGATCCCCAAAACGTTCAATTTGTTTTTGGAGAATTGATTGGAGTTGGTTTAACTCACGGGCTTGTAAAGCAACGCTTGGCTTGAATAAGATACCGTAGTAATCTTTTGCTTCAGTATAGTCGTTAAAATATGGACTACGTGATAAATTGGTCTCGAGTGGCATAGGTCCTCTTAGAACTTTATGATAATCTTAATAACCTCTGTTTGGTTATTAGATCGTGATATTGGGTCTGTATTTTCTATATATAACACCTCTCCAGAGCCTATTACTAAGTCTGGAGGAAGTACAGAAACAACGTTTGCAGTAGCTGAACTAGTCAGTCCGATAATGGTGTTACTGCTGTTGATGTTTCCTCTAACGTCCGTTAAATATATGTAATTAGAATCTACCGAATGGAATACTCCATTTGATAATTCGACCGACGATTGATATACTTTTTCATCTGGAACAAACGTACCAGTATTACTACTTACGACGTAGCGATACCGTTGATCGAATGTGCCAAAATCTTTTGTTGTGTTATTAATCTCAAAGCTATCAACGTTGGCTGTAGCATTGGATGACTGACCAGTTACAACTTTGCCGCTAATGAACTGTCCACTTACATTTGATAATCTTAGGGTACTACCACTGAAGGAAGAAACAACTCCAGAAGCGTTGCTATTAGCTTGTGTAACCAGTTCTGCATCAGTAAATATTCCAACAACTGATGTTAATGAAAACTCCACGTTGGCAAAAAGAGGATCTTTCAATAGTCCAATTGTACGATAATCGTTGGTAGTAGGGATTGTGTTTGATTCGCCGTTTGCAAAAGACACAGAACAACCAATATATCTACCACCCAACTCATATTCTGGATCAGAACCATGGCCACCTTTAGGGCCAACAACAACCGTTAAAACAGCGTTGTTGGAAACACCACCAGTATTTCCTTGTACGGTCGCTGTCGCAAAAGAATAGTTTTGCCCTCTATTAATAATTTCTACACGATAGATTGAATTACCAGCAGCTGAATTAACAAGAGCTCGGGCACGTGCACTACTACCATCGCCTATGATATTAACAGCAGGAGTAATTTCATATGCAGATGTTGTGTCTGGAGCTATATCAAATGCAGCGTCTAGTGTGATGATTTTATCAGTACCAACCACTGCATAATCCAAAACTTTACGAATTTGACCAATACCGGTGCCAGACTTAATGTAAATGTAACTGTCGTTGTAAAAATCGTTATTAGCACTTGCTACGGCAGATAAACCGTATTTCTTTGTATCCCCACCAATACGTAGATTGGTAGAGTTGAATGTGTTAGCTAGATAGGCATCGTAATTTGATCCCCTGCTACTAATAGTAATAACGTCAATGGCTCCACTAACAGCATTTGCGGTTACGTTGGCGTTAGGAATTACTGGAATAAAATCTGCTGTTGCAAATTTATCAAACTCACTCTTAGTCATGCTGTACATGTACTTCCACACATACCCATCACTAGTGCTATAATATTCATCATCAGCACCAGTATCAGAGATTTGAGGTTGATCAATAGAAGCTGCCCCACCATTATTATCTAATACTTTGAATACGTGATATGATGAAGCTGCGTTAGTGACGGCATAAAACGGAGTGTTAGCTAAATCTATATTACTGCGATATGATGAATACACTACATTAGACGTCCAATCGTAACGTGGTACCATTATTTTAACATCGTCCGCTGTAACACGCTTTCCAAACACCATGTTGCGATATGAATCTACGGAAATTTCCTCAACGCTATTAACAGGATCAGCAACGATACTATCTCCGTTTGCGTAGGGGGTATGACGGCCTGCAAACACATAATAAACAGTGTTTGCAGGTTCTGTAATAGACTCACGCAATTGCTTTGCGTTATTTAATCTAAAAAAATCAGTTATTAGTTGCTTTGCCATATTAAGTGTCTAGTGAGATGCTAATGTAAGAAGCATTAGAAGTTGCACCTGAATTAGCTCCTGATATAATGGATGAATGGACAAACTGTCCAGAAACGTTTGCTATATGCAGAGTATTTATAGAGGTTACAACAGAGTATGTATTGGTAGAATTTGTGACAGCAGCTGTGTTAGCATATGCGTTCGACGTTGTACCATACACATTCGTGTTTGTGTTCCATGTGCCAGATACTGTCCAAATCTCCACTAAAGTGCTATTAGCAGCTACCACACTACCGTTCGCTGTGTGCGCACCATCCATCGCATTGGATTGATATACAACCTCCCCCACTGCAAAGGAACCAGTTACTGTATTACCTTGTTGAACTTCGTTAATTGTTAACTTTCTTCCAAGAATTGCCTCTATAGTATCTCCAGTATCAATTGTACCTTCTAGCATAGTTGTGTACAATGTGCTATGAGAGGCATTAGATGTCACTGTAGTAACAGTAGCGCTGCTTGCATTACTGCTAAAACTTGGTGTTGATATTTGTGTGCCAGCTTCAATATATGGTGCATTATTAGCAATTGTGATGACACCAGTGTGACCTTTGTATGTGCCATTAGCTGACGTTTGGTAAACACTTTCTCCCACGATGTAGGTACCATTACCGTCTGCAACATTTATATTATACTGACGAGGGAGAGGCGCAATCAAATTGCTATCCTCGTAAGATGCTAGTGAATCAAATACAACTTTTCCGAAGAATTTTGTACCGGCAGTATGAACAACATCTTTTAGCACGTCCGCATACTTTTCTAATGGAATACGAGTTTGAACTTCATAACTGTATTCTTGGTAGTACTCACCGTCGTGAATTTTAGAAGAACCATCCACAAAACCACGCTCTGTTTGATAGTAACCTTCGCTCTGTCCTTGATCATTGAGTATTACTCTAGCAGTAACGTCTTGTAATCCTCCTTCAGTAGACATCGTAACAGTCTCATCCTGTACATATCCAAATCCAGAGTCAATAACTTCTAGAGAAGATACAACGGTGTTTGCAATCTGTACGTTGGCGCTTACTATAGCATTTTCTCCAACTGGTAATGTAGACTGGTCTGAAGAAACATCTAATATAGTAGCCGCTGCTCCAGACAACTTACCAAAAATTGTTTCGTTAGCTAAAAACTCATCATTTAAATTTAAACGCTTCACTGTAATTACAGACGAGTTGCCTGTTTTGACAGAACCTGTCGTGGTGGTTACGAGGGTTACTGTATTTGCTGAAGATATGGTAGCTGTCGCATTGGTGGTTAGAGTATTAAGAGCATATGTATTAACAAACGTACCAGTAGCATTATTGATCTTAATTGATCCAGAGCCCGCAGCTACAGAAGACTCATATACAAATCCAGATGCAGTGTTGGATGTTCCATTACTCTGCCATACATACTCTCCTATCTCCGGAGCATTGGTAGCTGCTCCGTTGGCAGCTGTTCCACTAAATCCCGTAATCTGAAGTTGTTGGCCAAAGGAATTGCTCGACATCTCTATTATTTCTCCTGGAACAAATAATCCAGTGAGATTTGACAACTTAATTGTAAAGTCGTGCTTATCGAGAGCAGATATTTCTGGCTCTATCACTACGACTTTTGGATCAGCGTTATATCCCTCACCTGGGTTAATACTCCGTAGTACAGATATCTCTCCAATTGTTTTATTACTAAAACGTAATATATTTTGAAGGGTCGTGTTAATGTCTCCAGCAGGATACTTCGGAAACCCATACGCGTTAGCAGCTACATTTGAGTTACTACCATCTAGTAAAACATTCATGAATGCAACGTTTCCAGTATTATTAGCTCTGAGTAAATCTGAAAATACTAATACCGTCTGTTCGTTTGTCAAACCACCTACGCTAAATCTAGCGCTTGTACCGCTACTACGAACTGAAACGTTTGCGTATGTGTTACTTGTAAGTCCAACAATATAGTTGCCTGGATAAGTTACAAATTGATTGGTAGTGTCGTATACACCAATCAGAGTATTTGATACAAACATCACATTGCCAGTGGCCGTTGAATTTGTATATGTGTCGATGACGGCTGTTACGCTATTACCACTAAGGCTAATTGTAGCATCAGAACCTACGTTTCCATTAATTGGTACTACTACCATTGTACCAGATGTATTGTTTGTTGGAGTGTTTTGTATGACAACTGCGTTCGCAGATACTACTCCATTACCGTAATAATTTTCAACAATCGCGCCTGCAGAAAAAGCTGCAGAATTGGTCGTAGTAGAATAAGCAATAGTAGCAAGGGGCTGCGAAACTGTCTCGAATCTCTGAAACCCAGTAACAGCACTGTTTGCATTTGTTGGATTGTTTATTGTTAAATTAGTACTGGATATGATTACTTGAGCGTTCGTGGTGTAACCAAACCCTCCATCCTCAATTTTAAAATTAACACGTCCCGTTTCAGTCGAAATGCCAGTAACTAAGGCTTTACCTTGCTGGCCACTTCCGGTTTTGAGAGTAAGCACATCTCCGATATTGAAATCTTGGCCACCGTTTAATACAACTAATGAAGAAAGTGATCCAATAACTTTTGGAGCTCCTTCTACAACTGGATCAGCTGAGTCAACTATACGCTCATTGTATACAAAGTTACCCTCACGAGCACTTATATAAAAAACATCAAGGAATTTACCTTGCACTCGCTTACGCACAATCCGTTCAATAAATGCTGTTGCGCCGGAAGTAGTACCGATAGCTGTTTTACCTACCAAGCTATCATTCTTAGCTGCAGGGCTTACTTCAATATATTCTGGAACAAACCACTGACCATCTGATGGCTTGAGTAAATCATCTCCTGGATAATATACGTCAGCTCCAACGTTGTATATTAAACGGAATAGTAAATCAATACCGCGCTCTGTTCCTTTTGTGCGATATAAGTCCTGGATATGCTTTATTAATAATCTTTTATTAGTGGATACTTCATATGGAAGATCGCGTAAATATTTTTCTTTGAAGTGTATTACGAAATCATCAATTGTCTTGTCGATATCTCGATACTCAAACATGTTACGACTAAGCTGAGTAGCTTGTCCGTTGCTTTCCATCCACTCATAGTATGCTTTTACAAAAGCAATAAATTCCTTACCTTCTTCCTTATAAAAAGAAGGAAATTGTGATTCGATAAATGGGGAAACGTGATCTTCTATATCTCTCATTCTTTGATCGCCACTACGCTTACCTCAATATCTTCTTCACTAATTTGTAGAATGTAATTCTTGCCTGAGGTAATATCTTTTTCTACAGGGTTAACATACAGGTGAAGGTGAGGGCCATCTACACCATCTACGATAAGATCGGTAATCACTACTCTTCCATTTACATAATCGACGGTACCCACATTTACTACTAGCGTATTTTTATCTATTCCCTCTGCCGTATAAATTCCAACATTGCCATTACGATCGTCTTGTAGATTACACAATCTTCCGCCATATTGGAACGTCTCACTATGAACGGCTTTTACATCTGATGAAACATAGTCGTCGTAGGATATAGTATATGTGGTAGATAAAGCAAATCCGAAATCAATAATATCACCAAACGATACACCTGGAATAACTGACATCTTCTTATATGGTATTGTATATAAGTCAGCACTCACAATACTAGAATGGGCATCGTTAATATCTTCCAATAATTTAGAATAGCGTAGAGTTTTTTTGAACCCGCTCAATTTGGCATTATTGTAACTACTAATTTTAGATTTTACCAACGTAGAAATGTCTGACGTTTGCAATGTAGAAAGGTTTACATTATAACGTACTAAGCACTGTACCTCAACGTTTATAAATTCTGGATCGATAAACACAGGATCGATGGATAAAGGGGATCTAGGCTTAATGAAGTTATAATAACGTTGTTTCGCACTTTCTGGCGCTCCATCTAAATCTTTATTATCTACAGCAATGAATACTTTACCATACTGAGGAGGGGTGACGTCTTCTCCTCCGTAAGCTGATACTGCTTGAATTTCTGGAAAAGTAGTACTCAATAAAGTTTCAAAATCGGAAGAAGTGATAGCGCGTTCTTGGTTTTGGTAATGGCGAGGAGCGTTTAGTTTTATTGACTCAATTGGCTCATTAACTGCTCCGCCAGTAGCTACAGATGTCGTGATGATAGAGCTTATATTAGATTGACCAGAAATCGATCCGTCAATGTCAAAAGATCGGGCTCCGTTTGGCAATTCTCCATTACACGTTCTATATTCAATTGATACTATTGATCCGTTTTTCGGAACTCGACCTACAACCCCATCTCCAAACACAATTTCATATTGTGAATTTTCTGCTGGCTGCAAGAAATAACACTGGGTATTGCTCGTCAATCCAAGTAAAGAACGCGCGCCAGTGTATACTAAAGCAGAAGCTCCATTATCTTCTATAACAGTAACGTTGATGCTGCGTGTATCCACAGTGGGATTAGACAACACAAAACGTTGAGATGTGTTAGAAGCAGTATATACAAAAGAGTCAGTGACGTAGCTACCCTCGTATATGGATAGGTTAGCATTGAACTGTCCGTTACTATTCAATGTTAATGTGGATGATTCACTAGTAGCAAAAGAGTAATTGTTACTTCCAACTTTTGCTGTAAACGTCGTTCCTTTTGGTACAACCAATGCTCCCATCGGGATTGATGGAGTGACGGTGAACGATATCTGAGCTTGCGCTGATTGATAGGATCTTGGAATGTAGTTTAATTCCTTAGCATGAGATATAACACTATCGCGCAACTGAGCCGTATCGAGAAACATCTCACTCGCCACCATATTCAAATAAAAAGAATTTAAATATGTGTTGTATGATAACACATCTAGCAATTGAGAAATGTTGGATCCCTCAAAGTCCACATCTTTAAATGGGGAGTCTGAGCTTTTAAGGTATGTTTTTAAATTGCTTTTTATTGTCTCAAAATCGAGATCAACTAAGCTAACGCTGGTGTTTGCCATTAGCGTATCCTATTAAGTAGAATGTCAAGTACAATGGGTTCTGATTTATTTATCACACTAAAAACAACAGTTACTGAATATGCGTTAGCTTCCAGAAGTGCAGAAACTATAACATCTATTAGGTTAGCTCTAGGCTCATAGTTGTTGATAGTCGTTTCAATGTAGTCACGTAGAGAACTTTCAGTTTGGGGACTAAAGTTTTCAAAAAGTAATGATCTAATATCGCTTCCCAAAATGGGATTAAATAATCTTTCTCCTCGATCGGTTAGCAATAAATTTCGTATTGATCGTTTTACTGCTTCATCGTTGGTGGTTGTTACCAAATCTAACTTCGTTGGGTGAATATCAAAAGAAGTCGTAAAATCGGAGTACACCGTTTCTACGCGAGAGGATTGTGTTATTGCTTGAGCTCTTTTTATGACTGCCATATTACATTGTTCCGTTCGGCGTACCTGTTACAACTCCAATAGACTCTGGATGTGTGTGTGAATTGTAAATTGCTCTATCTGCAGACATTGTTCTCATACTATCTGATATCTGTTTCGTAGAAGATATGTTACCATTAACAGCAACATTACCAGTAATATTAACATCCCCAGTTAGATTCCAACTTGACGCTTTACCAGTTACTGTTCCATCTACATTGATATTCACACTACCCTTGACTTGTATATTGGCACTACCCCCAATATACACTTCATTATTCTTTACTACAACATTAATGCTATCGCCGGCCGTTTTTGTTACCATTCGACCATCTTCATTAATCTCAACGTATGTGCCTGATTTGTGATAGATGTGAATACGTTCAAAATTTGGTGTATCGTCTACTTCAATTACATGTCCGCTTTCAGTGCGCATTACCTTATTATAAGGATATTTAGCCCTATATGCTGAACCAGGCTCTGGGCCAAGCTGCTCTTTATTGACATTATTCAGTTCACGGGCTTCTGGTGGCACATCATGGTTGTCAGCAATCTGTCCCGGTATTCCAGCTGTCGCTCCCATAATTATTGGATTGTTGCCATCCTCACCATCCATGAAAAACCCAATTACAGTGGTGCCTACCTGAATTCCGACTGGAGCTTGTCCAACCTTATTATAGTTAGCTCCAGTTATTGGACTCATCACTACTGCCCATGGTAGGTTGTCTGTACCGACTCGGCTCTGTTTCATTGAATGTACGTTGTATATGCGAACACGTACACGCCCAAGCTTCAAAGGATCCTCGCGGTCCTCTACCACGCCAATAAACCATCTAAATCCCTCTTCGCCTATATTTCTCGTGGTCATGCGTTGAATCCTATTTTATTACAATCAAAAGTAATATTATGTTTAAATTTCTTATCTTCTTGTACAATTAGATGTCGCAACTTTGTTATCATATATTTTCCAGAGTATCGCTTATCGCCGGATTTCTTTTCTGTTGTGCCAGAAGTATCTGGTAGATCCAGCTGGATCATATCTCCTACTGTAATATAGTTGTCACCATAAGCCATACAACGTGTTACGTTCTGATTGAATAGCTTAACAAAAGCATGTCTATATCCAATTAGATCAGATACGAAATCGTTTCCTTTGCTAGAGTCTTTAGGAGTAAACATATAATATGGAGCCCCAGCCTTAACTTCGTTTATAATCTTTTGACTGTTTGGTACCTTAGCTGCTTTATCCCCAGTTTCAAATTTATGAGCTTGTTTGTCGAGATCAAAATTAGTCTCTCCGAACTCCTTCGATAAAAGGTCAAAAGAGCGAACTGTATTTTTATACAAACCTCCGGACATTTTATCAATTGTATCAAATTTGGATAAATGCTCAAACCGTTGCAAATTGCGAAACGCAAACGCTTTTCTTTGTTTATCAGATACTGTATCGGGATTGTATGTGAACGCTCTGGATGCGATTGTCTTAGATCCATCCTCAATTAATTTTTCTAACGTAACGAAGTTTATTCCATATTGATTCTCAAAAAACACAAACACGCCACCAGATGCTCTTTTAGATATCGCCTTTTGTCTTAAAAAATCAACTGCTGCCAAAGGATTCATTTTAGGAAGCGTGACTGGAATCAATCCTCTTGTTGTTTCAACAACTACTGGCTTTTTAGTTTTTACTTCATTGACGAGAATATCTGCTACCATCTCAGCAACAGTATTGTTGTACCCTTTGTCAATTAACTGAACGCTGTTAATAAAGTGTTCTTCAGAAACACATTTTAACATATATGCCGATCCTTTACCGGTGGCGTTGTTAACTGTGCCATCGATGCTATATGTGCGGAATTTGTACTTAGTGGGCTTATCGCGACCTGGAGTCACAAACACAATTTCAACATTTTCTTCGCCAATTATAGGAAAATCCTTTACTAAGTTGGCGCTGTCAACCATCATTAACTCAGCATATACTGTAGGCTCTTCGATGTCTTCAAATATAGAAAGTGACATCACTTGAGCACGTATATCGACACTAGCACTTTTATTTGTGTTGGTGAGATTGATACTAATTATTCGAATGTCGCCTGGCTCATATTGTTTCATAGAAGCTCTTCTAACTCTTTTTCAATTTGATCAATGTATCCTTTGTCTATTAATTTAATGTGCCGTTTTGATTCATTAAGCTCGTTTTCGTAGTCATAAAAAGAGACGTATGTCCAATAAACTGCTTCATTAGCTGGAATTGATGTGACAATTGTATTCACATCAGATACAGTAGCACTAGCTCCACTATTCATACCAATTAGACTGCCAACGGAACCAGCTGTATTAGCAATTGCGCCAACTACATGCTGTATAGTTAAGATGTTTTCTGCCTTATGTTTAACAATTGCAGATGCTGTAATATTGCCAGAAGTTTTTTGTGTGACTGGCTCTCCCTCTATAAAATTTGCTGTAGAGGAGACTGTTACTTCTTGTATTTTATTAGTATCTACTGCAAGAATATCTTGTGATCTTTCGTATGCGGCAATTGATCCAGAAGCTCCAATCCTAGGTGCAAAGTATTTTTTAGCGTAGCTTGGCAAAGCAGCATAACCAGCAGGCGTTAACATAGTATCATCCTCGTGCCAATTCGTACGCCAATATAAAATGCCTTCTTTAGCAGCTACCAACGACCCATACTTTTTAATAATAACGTTATTAAGTTCCTCTTCCATAAGAGGCCAATCGTACAAGGGGTCTACAATATCATTAGCCATATAGATCACCCAACTGTATCGAGGATCATCATAGTAGTTGGCGGCAATAACATCTGCTCGTTCGCCCTCTAATATAGTGTATGGATAAAAGATAGCTCCTGCCTTTTTAGCAGCATTGCTAAATTTTACTTTAGCTAGTAAATTGACAGCAACGTTGCCATCATAGTATATTACAGGAAATTTTGTGAATAAATTAAACATAAATTATTGTGAATTAAGATGCAATTATATCTGCGCTGATGTTACCAGCCTGATCATTGCCTCCAGGACCCGCCCCTGTTCGAGCTGCGGGGGTGTTTTTCGGGACTGGCGACTTACCTTGAGTTGTTGCTGGTAGCGGTTTATTAGCAGAATTTCGGCCAAGCGGTTGTGTCAAATCGCCCGCCTGCACATCGTTACGAGTTACTGGCTCAACTTCACCAAACTCTAAACTTATTTCTGCTTCCGTTGTATATTTACCACCTTTGAAGAATGATGGAGTTCCTTGGGGAGCATAATTTACGCTCATTGACTTCAAGTAACAATTTTTAAATGAGTACGGCATATCTCTTGTCTGGAATTCAATTGTACATATGTCAGGGAAGTTAAACAACAATCCAGACTTTTCTGGCAACATTCTAATCTTTAATTCGCGTATAATAGCTTTAAGTGCAGCTGCCTCTGCTTCGGAGTTTGGCGAACATCTGAATCTAAACGAATGACTCCGTAAATCAATTCCTTGGAACTGCAAAGCTTGATATGGATTCAATACAGAGCCAGTTGCGCGATCGATAGCTGCGCCTGCGTTATCAGATATTGATTTAATTCCACTTCTTGCCAAGTAAGCTAGGTTGCCTGGTGCTCCCGCAAGGTTGCCAAGATTTTTGCCAGCAGCTGCTGCTTTATCTTTTGTCATTGTTCCACCCAACATATCCTGAGCAGATTTTAATAATCCACTTTCCTCTAAAAGACCAGCCATGCCTAGTTGTTTTTCTGCATATTGAACTGAGTAGCGCTCACTCAATTCTGATGGTAGAGGAAGATATATTGTAGCTGTCGGTAGCTCTTTACGAGGAAACACTGGGTTGGTTTGATAAGCACTTTTGAAGGAAAACTTTATATAATAATGCCCTAAATCCAAAGGAAATTGCATTTGACCTGGTCCCTTAGTAATTTTTCCGCGAGTACCTTCAGGTCTTATCTCGCGAATCTTTTCAGCGACGCCTAGAGTATCTTTAAATTTAGTAACTGTAGAGACAGCACTGCCTAATTGGTTAAATGCTGCAGATGCTGCTCCAGTAATGGAACTTCCAGCGGCGCTCAACTTGCCAGCAATTCCCCCCAACACTCCTTGAATGGATCCTGCAGCACCGTTAAGAGTGGTTGATCCGACGCCACTTATTGAGTTTTGAACGTTTCCAAGAGCCTGCTGAGTTTGCTGGGCGATTGAAGAAGGGTTAGTAAAATCAGGCATAAATATTTTCTATGAGTTATAAAGGTTTCTTTAAGCCCAAAAACCCCAGTCGATATAAAGGCGATCCTACAAACATAATTTACAGAAGTTCGTGGGAGTTTAAGCTTATGACCTATTTAGACGTCCACCCAGACGTAATAGAATGGTCTAGCGAAGAGTTTTGCATACCTTATAGATCTCCCATTGATGGTAAGATACATCGTTATTTTCCAGATTTCCATGTGAAAAAGAAAAATGCAACTGGTGAAACGGAAACAGTGGTCATTGAAGTAAAGCCAAAAAACCAAGTAGTTCCACCAAATGTAGTTAAAACTAAAACAAACAAACCAACAAAACGATATATTAGAGAAGTTATGACATACGGTGTAAATGAAGCAAAATGGAAAGCGGCCAAAGCGTTTTGCGCTGACCGTAAATGGAAGTTTTTAATAATGACCGAATCTGAATTAGGAATAAAATAATGGCGATTGCAGTTTTCGAGAATATTCTAAAACAGGCTCAAAAAGCTAATGTGCTAACTAACAAGGCTGAGGATGCTACTCAATGGCTTCGGAATAAGGCCATGACGTTTAGAAACGTCGATCCAAACCGCGTCATTAAACAAGGCATGGATAAATCTGTAATGCAGGTTAAACCTGGCCAGATGTTCTTGTTTCAATATGATCCTAAGTTAAAAGATAAGCTTCCATACCACGATCGGTTTCCGTTGGTATTTCCTATCAGGCGCAGTGGAGATGGATTCTATGGACTGAACATGCATTATCTTCCAATCCCGTTCAGAGCAATATTGATGGATAATCTATATCAATTAATTAATAATTATAAAAACGACGAGACGACAAAACTCCGTCTAACATACAACCTACTTGCAGGTACTGCTAAATTTAGGTACTACAAACCATGTTTAAAATACTACCTAAATAGCCAGGTACAAAGTAAATTTATATACATTGCCCCAAACGAATGGGACCTTGCTCTATTCCTTCCATTACATAGATTCCAGGGTGCAACAGCTGCTGCAGTGTATAAAGATAGCAAGAAAATAATAACAGGTAGATAATATGGCCAAAGCCGCTGACTTCTTCACAAAAGCTAGAAATGTAGCCGGAACTGCAAATGCACTCCGGGAATTCTTGCCAGATGAAATCACAAATGGTATCGATTCCATCTTTGGCGGTAACATTCTACCAGTTGGAGCTCGTAAAGGAATCAGCGGTTTCAGATCCACCATTAATAACTTAAATGGACTGCAAAGACCGAATCACTTTTACGTAACAATACCGAACCCTCCTATACTGCAGGGAGATATTGGTCCCATCTTATTGCCGTTTTTAACGGAGTCAGCAACTATTCCTGGCGTATCTTTAGCAACATCAGATGTTAGACGTTACGGATATGGTCCAACCGAGAAAAAGCCGTATGCTCCTATATTTGTTGACCAACAGATGACCTTTTTAGGAGACGCGTCTGGTGTTGTTCATAAGTTCTTTTATAAGTGGATGAACGGTATTGTAAAATATGATGAGTTCCCTCGAGGTAGACCAGGATTCAATGGAGTACGTCCTTTTGAGGTTGAATATAAGCGCCAATACGCCGTCGACATTATAATCACAGCCATTGATGAAGTCGATCGGAAGATAATGGAAGTAAAGCTGTATGATGCGTTCCCAATCGCTATGGGTGATATAGGGTTGAGTTGGAACCAAAATGACAGCTACGTCGGTATACCAATCACGTTTTCTTACTATAAATGGAAACGTACAGATATTAGTATCAATCTTGATGAATTAATTGGAGAAGACATTTCTCCAGTACAAAGATTGTTGAAGGCAGGAACTGCAATCCAGACTCTTGCTAAAATTAAAAAGCCCAACAACGTTGCAGATATTCTCAACGTCGTCAACAATAGTAAAGTTGCTGTTGGAAGCTTAGGAGGTTTCTTTTAAGGAGTTATTATGGCATTACCAAAAATCAGTCACCCAATATTTGAATTGACATTACCATCCACCAAACAAACAATTCGCTACAGACCTTTCTTGGTCAAAGAAGAAAAGATTCTTCTAACTGCTCAAGCATCTGGCGAACCGCAAGACATTATCTTATCAATTAGACAAGTAATCAATAACTGTATTCTAACAGAAGGAATTGATATTGAAGACTTAACAACATTTGATTTAGAGTATTTGTTTATTAAAATTAGAGCTAAATCTGTTAACAATATTATAAGTTTGACATATAGAGATTTAGAAGATGAAAAGCGTTATGATGTAGAAGTTGATCTAGATCAAATTGAAATGAAAGAAGATCCGACTCACACAAATATAGTGGATGTCGGTAACGGCATTTCTTTGACAATGCGTTATCCAAAAGCAGACATTGCATCATCATTAAAGGCTGTTGATGGTGAACTAGATGTATTCTTTGAAGTTTTGAGAAACTGCATTGCTACAATTAATGACGGTGAGCAAACGCACGTTACGAGCGACTATGGCTCCGAAGAGATGGATGAATTTATTCAATCCCTTGACGTGAATGCATTTAAGAAGATTCAAGAGTTTTTTTCAACTATGCCTAAACTGTACTATGAAGTCAAATATACTAATAGCTTAGGTAATGAAAAGGTCATCCCACTGACTACATTAAATGATTTTTTTACGTTGGGCTGAGTCATAACTCATTAGCAAACTACTATACGCTAATATTCAGTTTGGCTCAGCATCATAAATGGTCAGTGACAGAGATAGAAGATATGATACCTTTTGAGCGTGATCTTTATGTGGATATGTTGAAGGATTATTTAGAAAAAGAACAAGAGAGATTAAAATCTAAAGGACATGGCTGATACAAAGACCACTGCAATGAACGAAGCTAAGGATGCTGCTTTAGACAGCATCGGCTTCGTTTTGTCTGCTACAAAAACTCAATCAGTTCAATTAAAGAAATCGTCACTGCTTGCAGCACGTAACGTCGTAGCGGTGCGTAAAAATTTAGTATCTCTCGTAACTACTTTTAAAACATATCAAAATACAATCAAGCAAATACAAGCCGTCGTTGGTAAAGGCGGAGATGCTAATAGCAAGGTATCTAAAATTAGTGGCATACTTCAATCTGGAGGAGATGCATACAAAGAAAAAGAAGCAGAGCAAGAAGACAAACCAAAAGCCACCGAATTGGTGAAGGGCATTGGTAAGAATGTAGCTACTGCTGCAGGCTCTGCATTAGCCCTAGCCATTCCATTCTTATTGAGTCCAGAAATGCGCGAAATGTTGATGAGTTTCTTTAGCGGTTTCTTGGAAGGTTTGGGATTAGGTAAAGATGCCCTGGATAAAGTTAAGCTCGGATTCGGAATAGCTGCTGGTATATTGATAGCTTATTTCTCTGCATCAGTTATATCAAGTATAGCAGGGGCATTCATGCAAATGCAAAAACTAGCGCAGGTGTTGGGATTGGCTGGTGAGGTCGTAAGCGCTGAGAAAACCAAAATAGATACAGAGAAAGATAAAGTCAAGCAAGCAGGCAAGGGAACTAAAGCAGAGTTGGATAGTGCCAAAAAGGACATGAAGAAGAATAGCAAGGGCAATCTTCTAAAACGACTAGGAGTGCTTAAAAATACACTAGGTCCTAAACTATTGAAGTTGGGCAAAAACTTTCTTAAAGCACTACCAATAGTTGGCACAGTTTTAGGCATAGGACTCATTTTGTATGATTTGTTTGATATAGGTAAAGATGTTTGGAATTTCCTTAAAGGGGAAGAAACGACGGACGCTGAAGATAAGCAAAACACAGAGCAAGAAGATGCAGCTCCTGTTTCTGCTACATCTGCTCCAGCGTCAGCTGCTGCCTCTGCCCCTGCAGCAGCTGAGGCAGAAATAAAAGCACCAACAAGTAATACATCTGCAGCAGAAATGACTTCAGCTAGCTCTGCTCCCGTTGCAGCTGAACCAGCCGATACCCCTCGCGCTGAAGGTATGGCCATACAAGAAAGTTCCGTAAAGGTAGAGCAAGCTGATTCAGATCTTGCTCGTACTGCTGGGGGAGTAAATATTACTACAATAGACAATTCTACAACAATAATGTCCAGCCCTAAATCAGCTACCGCACCTCCTTCAACGCTAGTATATTCAGTAACGGTAGGAATGTAATAAATGGCTAACAAAAAGAATCTTCCTAAACTATCCAAACGCACAGCAAATTTGGAAGCATGGCTCGATGAAGTTACAAAGAAACACAACTACGTTGCCAAAGAAGTGGAGTATGCACATAGCGATCTAGCATTGGTTAGAGGCAGACTTGATAAAATTGAGAAGCATGAGGAAAAGACTGATAAGAGCATCGAGGAGATGCGCGGTATTATCAATGCAGTTAACAAAAAGGCAGGTTTATTAACTAATGTTGCTGCTAAGAATGCAGGTAAGGTAAAAACTGCTGAGCAAGGTGCAACAGGGAAACCCGACACATCCAACACAATAGCTGCATTAACTAGTTCTATGAATATAATTGCTACTTCATTAGGAATAATGAATAGTAGCCTATCGAAAGCTTTAGGTGTAAAGATGGCTCCTATGGGAGCTCAGAAAGAAGAAGCTCCAGGTCCATCAGGAATCCCAGCTCCTAAAGAAGGAGAAAAAGAACAAGGTATATTTGGTCTACTCAAAGGATTGTTCTCAAATCCTGCTGTCGTAGCTGCAATAGCTGGCATTGTATACACCGTATTGCCAAAAGAAACACAAGAACAAATTAAAGGGTTCTTGGGGGGATTCGCTGATGGTCTCGGAGAGGCTATGGGGAAGAATGAGCAAGAAGGTATGGGAGGTTTCAACACAGCCCTTAAAGCAGCTGGTATTGCATTGACTGCATATTTTGGCGCTAAGATGATTAGCGGGGTTGCTGGTGCAATCACAACAACGCTAAAAATTGTCAAGATGATGGGTGGCGGTAAGCTAGGCAGAGGTCTTGCTGTTGCTGGAGCTGCAGCTGCAGTTGGTGGTGCTGTTGCGATGAGTGGTGGAGACGATGAAGAGGGCGGTGGCGGTGAAGCAGCTGCTGCAGGAGGAGCAGTTCCAAGTGGCGGAGATGCTGGAGGCGCTGAATCTAAACCATCTCCCGCTGGCACGAGCTTGCCTAAACCTAAAGATACAACAGCTCCTAAGGCACCCCCTGGATCATCAAGTACAGGTAGTAACGTACCAGACAATATCGATTTAAAGAGTGTAGTCAATGCTGGTTCTGGCGTTGACTTAGAAGGTCTTGACCCATCAGCCAAAAAACGTCTTGCAGGTATGGCATATGAGTACCAGCAGAAGACTGGCAAGAAACTACAAGTTAACTCTGCTTATAGAGACCCAGAAAAGCAAGCACAGCTGTATGCTAAGATAGGACCTCCCAATGCTGCCCCTCCTGGAAAGAGCTGGCACGAAAAGGGATTGGCTTTTGATATTAACTCAGCAGATGCTAATAAAGCAGATGAGCTTGGACTCATGGCTAAGTATGGATTCAAGCGACCTGTGGCTAAAGAGCCATGGCACGTAGAATTATCTGAGACAAGAGGCGGCCCAGCATATGCTGATAATCCAGCTGCGCCTGGGGCTGCTGTTGCTGTTGCAGATAAGAGTGGTAAACCATCAATACCCGCATCAGGTAAAACCACTGCAGCAGGTGAGGTAGCATCAGCCCCAGGTGCTGGTAGCACCCCAGCCGATAGCGCTACATTAGCACAAGATAATAATAATACCGGACAACAAGTCAATAGCTTATCGCAAAATGTCAAGGATGCTGCTAGGCCTGGATCTTCCACTTCTATGGCAAGCGTTGACAACTCACAAAAAGGTGGGACAGGAAGTCAAGAAGCAGCTCCTCAACAACCTATCCCATCACCTATTGCTTCAAGAGGCTCACTAGGAGCCTTCACAAAACATAGTACAGCTTACGCTTAATCTTCTTCAGCTAAACGCTTAAAGAAGTCCATGTTTTCATCATCATCATCAAAAGCAGGTTCTAATACTTTAGCAGGAGCTGCTTTAGCAGCTGCTGTTCGTTGAACCGGAGCTTGCGTTGCTGGCTCTTGATCATCCCACGGCGCTGTCTTTGACTCTGCTGCTGTTGTACGAGCAGCTGCTGGGCTACCATCTAATCCCAAAGCCTTATTTAAACGAGCCTTCAATTCATCATATGATTTGAATTCTTTAGGATCAACAAACGCTGCTAATGAGTGTTCTTGTTTCCAGATGTTTTCCAACTCATCATCATCGTCCATTAGTGGAGCCTTAGCTTCGAACTCAGACTTATCGTAGTTGCGGTATCCCTCAACTTTACGAATCTTTAACTTAAAGTTAGCACCATCCCAGAAATCAAATGGGTTGATCTTTGTCTCATCTTCAAACTCTGGATTCATAGCCAACTCAATCTTGTCCCAGATCTTCTTACCATATTTGAAAAGCATTACCTTGCCTTCATTTTCTGGATGAGCAGGATCTTTAACAACATAGATGTTAGAGATGAAAGATAGACGACGTTTATACTTGCGTACTAATTCTTTATTAGCTTCAATACCAGAGTTCCACAACTGACTGTTGTATTCTGATACTGGATCTTTTTGACCTAGTGTAGTCAATGACTTATTCATATACCAACCGCCTGGACCTTGGAATCCATGATCCCAGATACGAACGTATGGTGTACCTTCGTCCCCATCAGCACCTGGTGTTGGCAAGAAGCGAATAATTGCATAGCCGTTACCTGCTTTATCTACTTCTGGTTTCCAGAAGCGATTGTCATCTTGTGAACCTTGTGCGGGGGTGTTTAGTTTTTGAACTTCGTTGATTAGCTTATCAAATTGTGACTTGCTGTTTTTCTTGAGTGAGGCAAATGAGCTCATATGTATTCTCCGTATAACGTTGTATGAAAGTGTATTCGTTGTATTTCACAAACTACCATAATGTAGAAGTATTTATATTACCTCTTTATTGCAAATTTGTCAACAACTATTTGCTTTAGTTTATCCTTTTCGAACCTAAGGAAGGGTCTGTACTTCTTACACTTCTTGTATATCATTGGCCAAATAACATCTTCTTCAATGTTCTTGTTCCAGTGTCTAAAGAAACCACAAAGGTCATTCAAAATAATTACTGTCTCTAATGAGACCTTATTCTGTATCAATAACTTTAAAAGTATAGGGTGATTGCTACCATCCACCATAAGGTTGTTATTGTATACAGGATCAAGACTATCGAGATCATTGGTAAAGTTGTATGTTAAAGATTCCTGGCGTTTAAGCCATATCTTGTAATTGTCCTCAGCTCGCTGCTCATTAGCTAAGTCGCCTACCCAAACGTTTGGGCTATCCTCAACGATGTTGGCTAAAATATAAGACTGTGGATCTTTTTGTTTAGCCAACTTGCTAAAGAAGTATTTGTCATGTCGCATTTCAAATGACTTAACGTTTGCTCTTGTCTTACCGCCATAACGAAAAAAGTCATATGTATCAGAATTAAAATGATTCTTCAAAGCGACATACAGTTTGTATGCCTCATATCCTGTCATATGGGTAGTTTTGCACTCTTAGGAAAATAACCAGCACTCTCAGCATCTAGTCGTACACGAGCTTTCATTTTTGCATTCTTCCGAATAAGTCCAGCAGCAGTCTCAATCTCCAGTCCTGTTTGTTCACAGTAATAGAGAACAGCATCTAAGTATTCCATTCGCTTCTCTTCAGCAATCTGTTCAATCTTCTGAAGAAAATCCTGTACGTTTATAATGCTATTGATCTGTTGTTCTTCTGTCATTTAAAGACTACCAATCCTAGTAAAAAGGCTTGGACGAAAAACCCAACGCCTATGGTTATTATATTCAACATATCTTTATTAATTAATGCTTTGAGGAAGAATAATAACAAGCCACCCCAGGCAAACATTACAACATCTAAAGATGGTAGTTTGTCGGATACAGCAAATATCAACGATAGGAGAGAAGGAATCGTAGCGCAATGAATCAACACTACCGCTAACCAACCTATCCCCTCTGATGATAAATGTGATATCTTTTCAGCAGCTGTTTTCTTCATAACTTTAATAAACCTTTCCAGCTGGCTTATCTTTGTAGAAGATGTGTTGGCCGATTTTTCCAATTCGCTGTTTGTTCCAGTTTGGGTTGACATAGTCTGCATGATAATATAAAGCCTCTCTTAATCCATCAAGTCTGAAACCTTCAAGTAATACTTTCTTTGCTACTTCTTCACTCTCTTCGTACATCTTAGGATGTACTGGTCTAGTTTTATGGTTGGTTTCACAAAACCATGAAAACTGACATACCACCTTATCGTAGAACACGTTCCGTTGTTGTACTACTCCACAAACGCTAGACGGAAACTTACCGCTATTCATTCTATTGAGTGTTACTTGCGCTACAGCTACCTTACCTTCAAAAGGTTCTCCTGCTGCTTCCCAATAAATGTTTTGTGTCAAACATTGGATCTGTTGTTCCTTTTCCTTAACAGACATATTAGCTGGTAACCCAGTTATTGCAATATACTGTTTTGTTTTTGCGTCAAGCGCAAAGCTTACACCTAGGACTACAATCAGTAATCCAATAAAAAAATAAAAGCCTCTGAACATTAGTTCGAAGTTTTTAAGGATAGGCAAAAAAATTGACCTATTCATAATACCTCCTTTGATTTGTACAGCTCTTTACATTATCCCTCAAAAGGAGATTAATGTCTACTGGCAAATAGATTCAGTAGTATTGTGTATGCGTCCTAATATCTGAAAAGGACTAAACCAATATTGCAGCCAGGCATACACCCAATATTCTACAATAAAGTTTATTAACATACAAGAGCTTTATGTGTTAATTCTGCTTTAGGGAAACCAAAGTATTTGGCTTTCCAATCGTTCTGTGCAAATCCGACTAAAGAAGACCATTCGTCCTTCTTTTCTATTAATCGCTTCGCTGCGTTCTCCCAATCTGTGGCAAGAACAAACTTCTCGATGTTTTCCTTATAGGCAGTACACTCCTCTGATGTGTGAAAATCTTGCTCGATGTGGATCACTTCAAATATTTCCTCTCCATCGAAGTAATCTAGGGCAAGATCCAATCCCCATTTTTGTTTACATTGTAACAAATAGCTTAGCTTGGGAATCTGCGGTTTGAATGAAAGAAGTTGCTGTAAAGCATCTTCCGTGAAATTGCATCGGTGGAGAACAGTGCAATGGTCTAATATGAACCCTTTAGGTTGATTAGACAAATGCATCCAAGCTTCTTGGAATGCATTATGATTTAGTATTTCATTATAGACTGGATAACCATTCACCCAATAGTACTCTCGTTCGAGTTGGGTTAATTCGAATCCGTCTTTATCAAAGTAATTAGTGGCCTGTGTTAACAGCTTATGCTGCATCACCGGCGCTTTGCATGTTGGGTTTTTATACACCAACGCATGTTTATTTACAGTGAACATAGATTTATTTATGCTTTTTCTATGTCCAAACAACTACTTTTTGTAGTTCCTTATTATAAACAAGGAGTTACTGTTGGTGGGTAATTCTGTTACGAGGAAACCCACCGAAACCCTAAGCAGTGTTTAGGCTGCTAATGCGAACTTAAATGTTTGAATTTATAAATAGCATTATCATATACTTTTATAGGGAAAACAACATGACAGTTCATTTTGTATATATGTGGTTTGATCGTGTGCGCAAAATGTTTTACGTCGGTCAACATACTGGATCTCTGAATGATCAATACACTTCTTCTTCACGTTGGCTAGCTGGAGAGATACGTTATCGTCCAGCCGACTTTAAACGTCGCATCATTCGTACATTCAGGACTAAGCATGAAGCTCAGCTATATGAAGGCAGACTACTAACGCTCATCCGATCCAACGAGTTTGGCTCGAGGTATTATAACCTGAAGATGGGTGCACCTAAAGGCAACTTGCCTTGGAATGCTGGTAAAACTAATGTATATTCGAAAGATACGTTAGATAAAATGTCGACCGCCAAAAAAGGACGGCCTTCTCACAATAAAGGTAAACTGAGCCCACTATCAGCCCAAAACGGTAAAAAGGGAGCTTCAAAGCTCGCCAAAACTGTAACAGGGAGAAGAATGGCTACTAGGCTAGATGGTACACGGTACTGGATATATCCAGATGTAGATTGTTTGGGTGATAAGGAACAATCTACAAATCCTCATTCGATCACTGCTTAAGCAGCGAGAGCGAAGCGGCTATCATTAGCTGCAATTACATTTATTTGCTTCTTCGGCCGAGTGTCCTCAACCCTATCGTCTTTCACATTGACGTGTTGCCGTCTCTACTATCTCACGCTGTCGAAACTGTTTCAGGCCCAATAGAAAGTATACTACAGCTTTCAGTTACGATACCCCGTAGCACCCCTTAATATACTTTCTGGTGGACCTGCCCGGTACTGCCCCGGGGTCCAACATGCCTTCGCTTTGAAGGGATTACAACAATTCTTTTTTACGAGTTACCAAATGGTATATTACCCAAAAATATATATTAACTGTAGTAGCAATGCCCCATATAAAGGTCCAGTGCCAGTAGTCTATTAGTATCATAATTATTATATATTAAAATGGAGCGTCAGGCAAGCTATTTAACCACTTCTGCTTCTCAAACTTTGGTTTCTTTAGCTTGGCTATCTCCGTCAGTGTCAAAGAAGGATCGCCGTTCATAAAGTGTTCTGCATCCTCACGAGAGAAGAACCGCCGAAGCGGTCCGTCCTCATCACTTACTACGAATCTACGAACTGGTCTGAATGGCTCAGGCAGCTTCAGCAAATGTAACGGCAGTTTCAAGAGCTTTTACCTTTAAGTTCTTATTAGCACCAAACCATGCTGACTGCAAGCGTGTGTCTGCTGAGCGACCGATTTCATGGTCAGTCAAATATGTCACAGCATTAAATGCTTGCCACCAGCTACCTTCTGCAAACTTATGACCTGGTTGTGTATTCAATACTTCCAAGGCACGGGTAGCAGACTTTGACAACTCTTTACGTTGTGGGCCTTTTTCTTTATTGTAGGCAAGCACTGGGAAGATTGAGTTAAAGTATTCTTTAACAGACTCACCATTGTAACGCTTGCTACCCAAGAATGCAGCCATCTCTTTGTACTTCGCCAACTTCTCAGTAGCAATACCAAGAGTTTGTTTCACTTCATCAGCATCAAACACTGTGCGGTGGTTTTTCTTAACCATGCGATCAGCTTTTTGGTTGAGTGATAATGTTAGCGTGTTATTGCATACAACACGAATGGGAGTAAAGCGAACATCGATGCATTGACCGAACCGATGAGGATTTGTAAACAGTAGATATGAATCAACTTGATCTCCTTTAAATAATTCAAATGAATCTTTGACCTTAGCCAAAGCCCATACGATCTGTCCATTTCTTAATGAACCAGCTGTATGCATTTCCATATCACCAGCTTTACAGTATTCATCAAAGAAGTTAAATGCTTCATGGTTCTGAACTGGGTTCCATTCATTAGACACAACGCCTAAGATAGAATCATCAGAAGAGCGTGTTAGGGCAGACCAACCAACATTCACTTGATTACCATTAATATCAGCAAACGCTGGAATCTTTTCTACTGTCCAATCTAAACCAGCCTTTTGTAACATCTGAGCAGGAGATAGGTCGCTAGGAACTCGCTCGCCTAAACCGTGCCATGGTAATTCGCCTGCATATGCCATTGTTTCAATTTCGTGCGCCATAATATAATCCTTTTCATAATATAATCAAAAAACGGTCATGACCACTTTTTCACAACCATGAGTCTATTATCACGTATTTCTCACAAAAAGGCAACAGGCTAGAAAAGCGCGTAGTTACGTACCCTATTAACCTCTTTCAAAATAACGTCGCATTCCTCTGGTTTTAAGTCCCCGGATTTTTTCTGTTTTTCCACCTCACCAACAAGCGCCATCAGCAGCTTAGGCCGGTTTTTTAGTACATGGACGCTCGCAATAAAAAGGTCGCGACTTCTGCTCATATTATAAGTTATCCTTCACATGCTGTATTATAAGAGCGGCTTCAAGCATATCGCTCTTAGCCACATAATTCTCGACTTCGTCAATAATAGATGAATATATCAGAGCATGGAGCTCAATCATCTCCTCTTCAGACAATCTCTCTAGTAAACGCTCACTCACCCATTTCTTAAGAGGGATCCCTTTGTAATGTGTAGGAGTTCTTTCTTCCATCATTCACCTTTCGGTAACGTGTTGTGATTATCATTATATAGACCCATTGCCTCTGCATCACGAGACATCATTTCTAATACAATACGTCCTGCTGTTAGTTGATAGAATCTTCTCAGATCCGTTTCATTGCCAATCACTACATGCCAGTTATTTGCTTTGTCAAGAGAAACAACAAACCCTGCTTCCTTAGCAATCTGCAACAACCCCTCTGTAGTCTCAAACCTTTTGTCTGTCATTACATCATCTCCATGTCTACTACCTGCTTGGCTACGTGGTAATGCTTTGAAGAAACAACTCCCAATGTGTCCTCAATCATTTGATAGGCAGACAACCAATTCTTATATGGGCCTGCAACATACTCATATTGATCACTCTTTGAGAATGACTTCACCACATAGTACAATTCAATCTTCTTCATAATATAAACTCCAGTGGATTATTACCGACGTTTCCTATAATACAGGAAAACGCAATATTAGGCAACCGCCCCGTAAAAAAATTTCAATGGCGCGTGAATGTTGAATTCCGGATTGCATTTTTGTCTGGGTCCCCCCGCAAAAAAATTTCAGATGGGGAAGGGATTGGACTTCGTTGTATATACGCGTCCGGCGTGTTCTGATCCCGAAATAAAAAATACCCCCCTATGCCTTCTCAGACACCGAGTCCCATCCCAGCAAAACAGAAGTCATTCGCCTTTTTCAGCATCCTGTCCTTATTCATCGCTGTTTCGATTGAATTGATGATTGCATCCTTCGTTGGCTTGTTCCCACCACCAGACTCCACTAAGGCAATACAATACTGTCTGAACTGTTCCATGCCCATATCACTATACGCTTGATAAAGAGAACGTAAACCATCTTCACCAATAGTGTCGTTCTTTAATCTGCTCTTACTGCTAGACTGTGTATCATACATGCTTACATACTCCTCTATACTTGAACCCTGGACATGTGCACTTATTATCATGCACGTAATATACATCGCCCTTAGAACCAATCACCTTTTTATCGTACTCTACTTCTTCTAGGATTTCTGCCTTATTAAACTTACGGCCACGAATATCGAATCTGATCGGCTGTTTGAAAGTAGTCTCTTCACCATTAGAAGCCTTGATATACCCATAACACTTTGATAAATCAGCGGATAGCTTATACGTGTGATTTGGCCACTCCCAATCAGTCACCTCTACTGCTAATATCATGACGCGAAAATATCCTTGCTTAGAATTTCGTCTTCTACCAACTGATTACATGCATTCAATGTCATCTGAAAAATCATGTAAGCATTCGCCTTTTCTTGAGCAGGTAATCTTTCGATTTGTTCAGCAATCACCTCTAATGTTGGTGTCACAAAAAGGTTTGACCTTGGGATTGGATTTTCAACTGTGTTATACATTATACTAACTCCTCTTCTTCACAAGTAGCTACTACCTCTAAACTATCACCAGCTTGCATGAAACTAGCAAAGTCTCTCATCGCGAACATTAGATTGTTATCATAATCATCAGAACCTTCTAAACCTAAATCATATGAACCAATCACACAACCTGTACTACCCTTCATAATCAATTTCATTTTCATTCCCTTTTCTTCACTTGATGTAATCATTGTCCCTTTTTATCACAAAAAGGTCAACTGTTAATCCCAACTTTTCTTACCACCGAATTCTTCGTTCCAATCGTAACCAGCTAGGTAAGCATCACGCTCTTCATCAGTTAATTCAGTAATCGCTTCTGTATCATAACTACCACCAACGTAGTAATGTGGCTTACGAGGACGGTCATACCAACTATCAGCTGAACCACGGTCAAACGGGCCACCATGACGGTTATCGTATAACACACCTTTGTATAACGTTACATTATCAATCATCTTATTCCCTTTCTTTAACTTATGAATCTATTATCCGGGTTTATGACAAAAAGGTCAACAGGGCAGATCCTATCGATTATACAGGAAAAAAAGAACCCCGGTCCAACGAAGGTACCGGGGTGTGAAGGCCTTGTTTTTTAACAAGACTAGGGGAAAGGTGGTGGTAATGTGATGTATTGCAACATCCTCTTGACTGCTGCTACAGTCTTTCAGCCTAGCGTCAAGGCATCCTACTTGGCATCACCATATTGAAGCACACGGGCCTCTGATCAGACTTATAACGCCTAAGCCGATGTGCTTCAATATGGTAACCTGTACGGGATTCGAACCTGTGAATGCCACCGTGAAAGGGTGGTGACTTAAGCCACTTGTCGAACAGGTTATATTACCATATTGAAGTACACTATCTCTACTTAAAGTTTATCGCTAGCGACACACAATGTACTTCAATATGTGCTCGTTTGCGAATCATCCCGATTGGCTTAGAGCTTTGCAGTCATCACCTGCATGTCTTTACGCTTCCCAGCGATAGACTACGATGTACGAATGAATCTTACGAGGCCAACTCGCCTTTAAAGTAAACACGAACCGTGCCTGGAGCTGACGGACTAACTAAAACTGCTTCAGTCGTCTCACAGTAAGTGTCACGCTCTGTTGCAAATAACACGAATGATGCGATTGCTGCTGATTCCATATTCTTTCTCCTTAACAAAACCATTATCTAACATTTAAACGAATAAGTCAACACTCTCGAGTTCAGAAGAACGAATCTCCAACAACTCCTTATTCGCATCTTCAATTGCTTCAGGAGAATCCAAATACTCCTGATACTCCAACTCAGCACAGTATGCCTCGTAACCAGCTGTGTCTTCAATTTGAATATCGTCGAATGAGTCCATTTTGTTTCCCTTTCAATTTAATATAATTCATTATCCCGAAAAAGTACAAAAAGGTCAACTGCTCAAATTCATCACACGACCTGGATATTCCATGAAGTCAACTCTCCAAGGAACGAACACTGTCTGACCAACACGACTATGTTTACCTTTTGGTTGCTCTTCACCACCATACACATCTTTAGTCACGGTAATCTTATATGACTGAAAGTACTCTTCATTGCAGTTTACAATCTCAACAATACCTTCTACGAAACAATCACCACGACCGTCCATTGGTTTGAAGTCGTAAGATCTGATTTTATCGCCTTTTTTCACTTGTAACATTTTGTTTCCCTTTCTTCACTGTATGGATACAGTATCCCGGAAAAAGGACAAAAGGTCAACAGGGCCAAAAGGCCCTATTAATCAACGATTTACATTCAAGCTTGGCTCACGTTGCTCGATCATATCGCGCTCATGGTCGCGAGCTTCACGTTGAGTTTTGAATTCTGCTAACAAAACTGTGTAGAAACTCTTGAACCCATCGCGTGCAATTGCTCTAGATAGTGGCGTATGTGTTCTATCCCCACATTTCGCGTGGGATTTATGACGAGCCATACGAGCTTTGAGATCTCCAGTCATGCCGATGTACGATTGACGTGGGTTCTTTGAGTTAATTAATTGATAAACAGCGTACATTATACAGCCTCCTTAGCAGTTTGTGTTGCTAAAAAGTTCTTAGCATTGTGAAAATACGTCGTTGCACCAGCTTTTGACATACTCAATTCAGTCATAATCGCTTCGATGGCCACAGATTTGTCTGTAGTACCGAGTTTCTGCACGATTTCATACGCTTTTGCTTGCTTAGTACCGGCCTTAGCGCCACGTAATACGCGCGTTGAACTAACTTTCATACCTACTGCTTCGATTTTCATGCTCATTTTGCTTCCTTTTTCACGTTTAATTGGTGTTACTACTGTTAACTCTTTGTCTTTAGTGGGTTTTTTCTTCTTATCAGCTGGATAACCAGGATATGTTGAAGTCATGTCACGTGTATTGTCCATCAACCACTCGTTATAATGCTTCAATCTATCTGTTAACTCTTGCTGATGAGGGTCACTATTACGGACTACCACTTCATCTTTCACTCTATTCTTCTTCATATATTCCTTTCATGGCAGCGTCATAAGCTTCGAGTTGTTCTACTTCCTCTCTGGTTTCTAATATCTCACTAATACCCCACAGCTCATCCATGTACTCCGGAACATCCTCGCCAATCTCATAACAGTCATCATCACCATTATTCCACTGGCCTACGAAATTCATTCCAGGCTCGAAGTAATCGAGTACTACTGAATCAAAACCATGGCCGCCCAGCTTCTCAATTAAAGCTATCGGTGGACTCCATGCTGTATCGAATGAAGCTATGATGTAGCCAGGGCCTTCCTCTTGAATGACACCACCACTGATGTCCCACTTCGTTCCCCACTCAGCCACACTGAATGAGTACCAGTCTGCATATCCATACTTCTCAATCAAGGCCTCCGCCTTCGGAGCATCTTGTGGTCGTGTAGGGGAAGTAGTATCTCTCAACTCGCCTGGCATAGAGAAGAATGCATCACACAGCCTGTCATTCTCGATAGCAGTCTTCGCACGTTCCACTAACCCTTGAGGGCCTTCTAGTCTCAAATAGTTATTGCACCAGTTAGGCATCAGCTGTCTCCTCGAATGAATCTACAATAGCATCCAACACTTCTTGTACTCTCTCAGATTCTGCTGTGTACATTACATACTCACCATACTGCTTCACAAACTCTGAATCGATATACTCAAAGCCACCATAGTAATCTAAACTACGACGACGGTCAGCTGGAATAATAATACATTCATAGTTGTACCAGAATAGACCAATTGCTCTCTTATCCAAACCAGTCGTTCTTGGTTCACCCTGCTTACAGTTCTTGTCGATAAAATCTTCAACAACCGTATTCACTTTATCATCTAAATCCATAATCATAATAATTCCCTTTCTTCACTTTATAAACCATTGTCCCTTATTTTGACAAAAAGGTCAACTGGCCTCAAACAGCTCGTCAATTGCAGCTCTATTGAACGGAAACTCACGACGACGTTCAATCTCAGACTCTAATAGTGTCAAATATACTTCATCCGTCACTGACTTAGATTGTAGTTCAGAATACAACTGATATGTTCTCACCAAATACTCATCTGACAAGTCAGTAGGATGTTTAGTCATACCAGATTCGAATCTTTCTTGAATAACTGCTTTACTCATCATCAAACACCTCTTCAAATTCGTTCATAATCAACATATCTTCAATCATATCAAAAGTCATATAACCAAGACAGGCCAACAACATTGTACGAGCATCAATCATTCCTACATCTACCAACTCAATCGCTCTATCACGAGGATTGATATTCACTTCTGTATAACTCATTTTCACCCTTTCTTCAACTTATGAACCATTGTCCCATAAAAAGGTCAAAAGGTCAACTAGAATGAAAACCGCGAGTAGTAGCGGATTGGAGTGCGTTCTAAATGCGAGCTTTTGTATTTCAGCTCTTTTCCGAACTTTTGCTGATATGCCTGCATAAACGTAGCAGCATCACAATCTTCTTCCAAATAGACAGTATCACCCTTCATATATGAGTATGGTGTGATTCTCTCCAACACGTCCAAGAAGACGAGCTCAGATCTCTTAACAGCCAACCAACCATGGCCAGGGTCACAGTGGAAGATATATTGTTTCTTACTCATACGATACTTGTAGTTATAGACAAATTTCATGACTCCTCCACATCAGCAAAGAATTCACGACCAACTTGCATGAATCTCATATAAGCTGAGATTTCATGTGGTTCGAAATCACCTAGATTATCACCCATGTACTGTACCGTCTCTAATACACCTTCGCCATGGTCTTTAGCTAATTGCTGGATGATCTCACATGCTCTAGCGATATCCATACTCATACTACCTCCAAATTCATCATTTTAAAGTATCCATCATTACCAGGAAGCAAACAACCACTCAACTTCTTACCGTCCTGATCTGTAATCTCTTGAACCAACAACCAGGGAATTGTATCACCAGCAGCATTCAAGTCCAAGTTAATATTAGTCACCTTACCAGTAAGAGTACCAGCTTTAGCAACCCACTTTAATGTATTACCGATTTCAATCTTCATCTTTACCCCTTATTAGTAATTCGTAATCACATTTTCAATCAATTCAGCAATCAGATCTGAATTATACTCATAAGACTCAAAGTAAGACTGAATGTCAGCTTTTACAGTATCCAAATCCAACTCCATCTCATTACATAAAATCTGCAACTTCTTTTCATCAACATTAATTGTAATATTCATCTTTACCCCTTTTGTATTAATATATGACCAGTATCCGTTTTTTTAACAAAAAGGTCAACAGGCCTACAAACACCAGCAAGATCCGGAGGGGTTGACTTAATTACGTTTTTCTGGGAAAATGGTTTTAATGATTCGAACAGCATACTCTGGGGATGGACGTGGAGATATGGTTTATTATAAATACCACAGGAGGATGCAAAATGAATGATAATGAACTGTATGAATTGTTCCATAGTAAGTACCGATATGAAGATGGTCAATTGATATCCAAACTAACTGGACAAGCAATCAAAAACAAAGCAACACGATATTTAAAATGTGAGCTTAAAATTAATGGTAAGACACACAACTTCAGAGTGCATAGAGTTATATTTCTGATGCATCATGGATATCTACCAACAATCGTCGATCACATCGACCGCGACATATACAATAACCGGATAGAGAATTTAAGAGCAGCTAGTCACAGTCAGAATAGCCAGAATCGCGGTGCGCAGTCAAACAACAAACTAGGTGTGAAGGGCGTATGTTTGAACACATCAAATAATGCCAAAAGCAAACCATACGCGGCCTTCATAAAAGCCAACGGCAAAAGATATCGAATCGGCTCTTTTGAAACCATCGAAGAGGCCTCTCGCGCTTATAACGACCATGCATCGTTGCATTTTGGTGAATTCAAGTCCAGTTGACCTTTTTGTCCTTTTCCCGGATAATGATTACATAGATTTGAAGAGCTAACTCTCGGAATGGACGTGGAGGGTGGCCAACGATTCCTGGGTGCGCGAAAATTGGAGTCGGCTCTCCCACATTAACAGTATCCCGGAAAATGGTCAAGAGGTCAACGGATATGCTTACATCTCAGTCAAGTATTATTCAGCTGTTGACATTTTTTTCATAAACACGGATACTGTATAGAGTGACGTATTGTGCGTCTAATATTACATTATATGATTATATCGAGAAAACAAGCAATATTAGAATTAATAGAATATGACATTAATGATATTAAATCTCTCAAGAAAAAGGAGATGTTATCATTAATCTCTGACCTATTATCAGACAGGTATTATGAATATACTAATGAAACCCTGTCCGATGAATATGTGGAGAAGATTATAGGATAATCTATATTAACTATTATAATGTATAATAGACGGGATTATATTCTCTATTACCTAGTATAATGTCTAATATGATTATACAGGATATACTGTGTATTATCGTGAAATAATCTCCTGGATTATCAAGGGGTTATATTATCTATTATCTCGTTGAATATACAGGGATTTTATACGGTAGATTACAGCTGAATATAGCGGTTATACACTGAACGAGGCTGTACTTACGCTGGATCTGGAGAAGGTAAAAGGTCACCGAATCTAGCAGCGATTAAAGTTGAATTAGGCCTATAGTACCCCACCTTTTTCCGGTATTCCCTGAGTATTAGTTTAAGTTCATGCAGTGTATTCTACGACCATATTCTACCTGTTTTATCCTTATCCTATTCCGATTGGTATTAGTTTAAGACGGGAGATTGATTTCTTACTATACGGCTTTTATTGTATACTACTGATTACTATATTGAAGGTATTAGTTTAAGACGGGGTATTGATATTTGATTAGTCGTCTAAAAGCGGACTGTATATTGTATCCTATTAGGGGATACTATTAGATAGTCTGTTATCTTTGCTGCTAGTAGTGATGAAGCGCATGTTACTATAAAGTCTTGCATTGAGCTATCACGATTCGCATACTTGCTATCCATATACTCTTTTGCTAGGCCTACACCGCATCCTGCTAGACTACCTATTACTGGATCTTTTGTTAATAATGTGATTGAGCTTCCTATTGCTGCTCCCATGATAGCATGCTGACCTTTATCTTTACCATGCCAACTATCATTTGACCTTAATAATTCTCCGTATGATAATGATGGGACTAGCAATAAGGTTAGTAGCCACTTACTCATTATACTGATAATTTCTTTTCTTATCAAACTCTATTGCCTCTTCCAATGTTCCTAGCTTATCTTGATTGTGTGCCTCTATTAGTTGATTAACCCATTCCTTCAGTTCGTTATGCCTTTTCATAAACTGTTGTTTATTTCCATAATACCATCCATTAGACTCAACATCATTCAAATATGACAGCAATTGCTGATAATGGGTTTCTCTTAGCTTCATCTGATCTTATAATCGATTTTATTGCATGATGGGCACTGAACAGTCATCTTTGGTGGCATACTGGTTAACATGACGTTTGGCATAGGATAATACATCTCTACCCTACAATCATCACATAGAACGCCAGCCTTGTTCTCTTGCTGGATAACCTGATGGCTTTGCCTATTATGTTCACTGATAGTTTTCATTTGTGACCTATTCTTCGTAGTGTGTTTAATTCATTCCAACGATTGGTCGTCTTATGAATAGCAACACGGAAATCCATATACTCGTCAGTAGAACCACAAAACTCTACCTTCCACGTTTGATACTTTGTCTTCACAATCGTTCCATAAACAACATCGTCCATGTGAATAACAGTAACGTTATCGTCAGAATAGGGAGATGTCTGCCTTTCCGTGAACTCTAACTTTGGTACCTGGATAGGCTCTTTCTTCTTAAATGGCCACATCACTTCACCTCTAACTTGAAACAAGTCTTTTCCTTGAACTTACGATATGCCAATGATATGAATGATGGTCTCACTTCTGGAACAATGCCACCTTCTTGATAGAACATCGCCCAATACCGTTTTTTCTCGTACCGAGCATACAGTATAATGACATAACTTATAATACCTGCCCCACCTAATACACCAAACGTGATCCAAACAATAGCGGCCATTGGATCAATAGCGTAGTCCAGGAATAACCAACCAATGAGATTACCAATACTGAATAATACCCAAGATACAAATAGGATTGTGACAAATGTACAAAACATCGCCTTAATGATACCAAACGCCACCAATCGTATATACTGACATATATCAATCGTCTCACCTGGCTTTAGCTTACAATAACTATCCATACCGATATTAGCAAGCCACATATGCCAACTGTCATGTTTAATCTCTTGTTTCATTTCTCACTCGCTTTCTTTAGTATTGCTCTAGCCAACCGTCTATGTGCTACATAAATGCCAGGATTTCTAGGCACTCCATATGTTTCATCAACAACTCGGTCTATTTCCTCATCACTTAACTCTCTTGGTGCGGTGTAGAGTGGAATAGTAAAGTTCTTAGCAATATCTTTATCCATATCAGAAAAATCTTCAACATGGTAAATTGTTTTGCTTTTGCTCATAAATGCAACAGGCTTTGGATTGTTTTTTAATAGAAGTTCTTGAACTGCATTTAATACTGCTTTTGCAGTTTCATCTACTGACATATTAGGATTTACTTCAATCTTTCTATCGGCAGTAATTCTCATAGCCCATTCAGTATCGTAATTATTGAATGTAATAGTATTTGGTGGTGTATCTATTTTTTCTAATTTCATTTCTCACTCGCTTTCTTTATTTCATCAGCAGTAAATTGACCTAGTGCATATATGCCATAAACTCCAATAGTATTTAAAAAGGCAGACAACAATCCTTCATGGTATTTACTAATAAAAGCCATTGTTAATATGACTAAAGTGAAAACTCTCCATTTATAAGACCAAATCTTTTTAATCATTTCTCACTCGCTTTCTTTAACCCAAACCCACCCAAGTAATTCTTCGGTGTTTTTAATTTGTTCAGGAGTAAATTGTTTATACATAGCAAAACTTATATAACTATATCCATCACCTATTTTCCAATGACCTACTGGTTTAGGCGGTGTTGCCATGCTGATTATTTGTGGACTATCTAAATTTATCATTTCTCACTCGCTTTCTTTAGCTTTTGCCAACAAAATAACCAATCGTATAAAACACAATAGCTACTACCATTGGGTGTTTTAAAACACGAATAACCCATCTTCGCCAATCACCACTAAGAAACCAGTCAAGAATTTCAATAATCATTTCCCACTCGCTTTCTTTATTAGTTCTTTAGCAAAAGCAACTTCATCTAATTTGCTATTTCCGTATATATCCATATTAGAACAGTGCATAGCAATATAAGCTATTTCCTCATCACTTAACTCTCTTGGTGTGTATTGTGCAGGTCTAGCGTCATACTCACCATAATGTTTATCGCATAAGCATCCATAAAATACAGCAGGTTCGCATTCCCTAGTTTCACCATCCCATTCGCTTGGGAAACCGCCATATTCTGATTCACAGCCACAGGTCAGTATATAAGTCATTTCTCACTTGCCTTCTTTAGGATTGCTCTAACCTGCTTTAAACAAACCTGAGCTTTATATCCATCCCATTCACTTTTAGGAATAAACAATTCCTCTAGTATCTCATCATCGCTCAACTCTCTATACTTAACGACTTCAACGACTTCGGAATCTTCTCCAGCAACTCTACTACTTGAGGCACATGCGCAACCTCGCTCGTAACAATCAATGTCCATGTATTTCATTTCTCACTTGCTCTCTTTAGGATTGATATACCCAACTCAACTGGGAAGTTTCTCCATTTGCCGTCTGCAGTCTTGCTATCGGTCATCCAAAAGTCGTGCTCGAGAGTTGAGAATATTTCTTCATATTCTTCTTCACTCAGTTCTTTTAATGCTGTATACAATGGAATAGCGTCTGGATAGGCTGGTGGTTTTTCTTTTGAAAAGTTATAAACACCCTCCCATACTTCATTCTCTCGCATCCATGCAACTGGTTCTTGTGATTCTACCGTTGTCCTTACTACATCCTCATAACCATCAAACTCTTCTACGGGTGCATGAATTAATCTAAACGATTTAATAGTATCTACTAATGCTTCCTCTTCTTTAGTAAGATATCGTCCTCGCACTTCCTTTAATGCTTGCTCTAGAGTTACTTCCAAACGACTCTTCGCTGGCCTAATGCGAAACTCCATTGCTGTATTGCCCCAATATGGGCAAGGATGCTCATGCCAAACGTCTTCCTCTTTATACTTGTATTGAATCTCAGCACCATCTGCCCATGCTTTGATCAGTTCAGCGTGTTTATGTGGTTTCATGTTCATTCCAAAAAGTCCTCATCAGCCTGTTCACCATTCTCTTTGCCTTCTTCCCACAAAGTATCAATCACATATTGTGGCACATTGTAACCATTGGCCTTTAACACAGCCAACTCATTACCCATACTGGTTGCAGTCTCTACATTGAACGACTTGCCATCCCACTCTAAACCAATTGGCTCACGAATTGCACCATCTTTTAACCAATCCATGTAGGCACGATGCTTCACCATGAAATCAGCAAGAGCTTCTTCTGTTATATTATCCTCACTATCTCTAGGATAGTCAACAAGATTGGGACAATGTGGGGCCTCATGTCTGTTTACAATTCTACGAGAGGCAACATGACAAGTGAATCCGCCGCTTACATCTTCATAAACGTAAACATCACAACCATAGGCATCACTTGACCATCTACAATAACTCATTTTTAATTTGCTTCCTTCAGCGACTCTTTTGCTCTATCCCACACACAATGATAAATTCATGACTAGTCATTATTCTACGCAACTATTGGCATTGCTAGTTTAATTGTAGATTGTTCTTCATCATTCTTAGCAATTCGTGTTTCGATGGCTTTTCTAGCACAATTCTCTGAAATGTACTCACCCATCGTGTCTCCATTCACTTCTGCATAGTATACATCACTGAAACTGATCCGTGAATACTTGCCAACGATACGGCCAGTTGCCTTATCACAATAATATGATTGGATACTCTTTTCATGCCACTGATATTTGTTCTCATTCACTTTCGCGATTGCTTTCTTAACCTGAGATCTTGTAATGTGATCGCCTTCTCGTGGTGATCTTTTAATTTTATTCATTCTGCGTTTTCCTTTCTTTTTCTCCAGGAATGTAGATCTTCTTCAGTACCAGACTCGTTCCACTCGTTCCATACACGATTCACTTCTTCCATGGGCGTTTCTCTTACTGGGTTTAACTCCAACCACTTCTTACACCATCTAATATGATCATCCCGCTGAACTTTAATCTTATCATGCGAAAGCTCAATCCACTCGTTAGCAATCATCTCGATCATCTGACGTGCTGTTAATTGTTCAATGTAATCATTCATCCCTCATTCTCCTTAACCCAGAATCCTAACCTATCGGCTGATGGACTAGGATACCAATCCCAACCCACTGGCGGCTCTAAATCATCACCTTTCCAACGAGGTATGATTTCGTTAGACGTATGATTGCTGAAATCATCATTATAACGACAATGCACCTCTATAGCCTTGCCTCCAATATACTCCACATTCACCCATGGGTGCACGAGAGCGAAGCTCTCCAACCAAGATGGTATAGGGTAGATCTTTGGTGCTGGCAACTTAACCCATCTACTGAATCGATCTAATCTGTTAGGATTGTCTCTGAACCCTTGTACAGCCAGTACTGGGGTACCCCAAAGATAATCTACACTGATATGATCACCGGTTAATACTTGAGACCAAAAGTAACCATCCGGCACATTACTATCATCCCCTGGTTCAATCCACACAACATCAGCACCACGACTCATCATACGTATGTTAGTGATAGGCCTTACAATGTACCAATCGGCTTTGGGTACTGATATGCCTGCAGGGCCGGCCAAGATACCTTCGTATCCAGCAACTACCAGCTTATCGTATATCCATTTCCATTCAAGCGGTACTGATTCCCAAACATCACAATCGTTGATGTACTCCATCAGTTGCTGGCATTCTCATTCGTATTCATTGCAATGTAATGCTCGGCAATAGTAATCATGGCTTGCGCATGCTCAATACTAGTAGGCAACACAACACGCTCACCTCGGAAGATCTCTTCCATCATGGCTACTCGTTCTTCTAATTCCTTCACCTGACCTGGGTATGCTTCAACTGCATTATTCATTTAATCTCCATTATCTCTTTGCCATAACAACATTACACTGCCTAACAGCAGTCACAACTAATCTATCCATTGACTCTATCATACTATCTTCTAACAATAAGTCAACATCTCGCTGTACTTTAGTAGAGCCATCAATAACTATTTGATTATTAATGAACTTTGTCATGTCGTGACTGAACGCAACGCATTTATTCAATACAATATTGTTATCTTGATCGAATACTTCTACCTTCACCGCAACATCAGAGAATGTGTTATTCAACATCGCGTAACGCTTATAGTCAGCAGTCCATACATCATAGGTCTTTGGAATCCAGCCACCAACACGAACAGCTAACCTATACCCATGCTTACGTTCGTGATAAAGAACACCTTCATTAGTCTTCACCAATGCTTCACCCAACGCTTGCAAGTACTCAGGATTCCATTTAATCACAACAGGTATAGTCATAACAACAGCACGACTGCTATCAATGGTAATGTTGTTTGTCTGTATAGTGAACGCTCTTAAAGGATAGTCATTCAATACAGCCTTGAGAACTTTATCACCATTAACTGTTTGATTATTAACGGAATCTAGTCTAGCCTTGATGTTCTTGCCATCAATCCTACTCTTATCCGTAGAATGATTGACTAGGCGCTGAGCAATCTTAGACTGCTTCACCCATACATCAATCACAAGAACAACATCACTACCAATCGTCTCTTTAGACTTCACTTCATACTTAGAAACATAACCACTGCTATACTGAATGATTTCATTTCTAACTACTTGATTATCAACGACTTCTCGTTCGGAAAGAATTATCTGACCAACCACCCCACTCTAATCTAGGATCTTGTTTAACAAGTTGTTTCCATCTGTCATCGGGAACATCAAGGGATGTAGCATGTTGCAGATTATTTTTTACAATTCTGTGCCACCGTTTTTTTCCTGATGTATTTCCAATACTAGGAAAATTGCCCATATACCCAGTATCGATATAATAGAAATCTCTATTAATTTTTTGACATTCGACTATTTCACTTTTACTGGTGACTCCTCGCACAACCATAGGCTTGGAAATTTCATGCATATTTGTTGTGCAAATATTATTTGAACCTTGCACCAATGAATCTTCTAAACCGATTTCTTTCATAACTGTAATAATTCTTTTGCCTTGCCGTTTTTTAATTCCGAATTGTGGAACTGACCATATGCTAAGTGGCAACCCCATGCATATAATTTATCTTGATCTGCGTAGTAAGGGGTTTCTATTTGACTCAAATCTTGTCGCGCTACCGGACTTGCTGCATTTGTTGGAGCAGTAGTAAATGCTGGAATACCGTGAAATATTGATTCAATTGCTGCAACGCTGTTAAATGTTACTAAAGCAAATACATCATTATCTAGTGCTTGTTGTAATGTATCATTGACTATTCGGTCAATTCTTTTTGATGCTCGTTCTCGAATTTCTATTGGGCGATCTGAATATTGTTTAATAGTATTAATAGTTTGATTAATCCAATCATCTTTAGTAATGCCATAAAATCTGCAAGGTTTATCATCAGGAGCGGCCATTAAAATTTTACCCATTTTGTTCTCCTTTGAAGAATTCTTCTATTGGTAGATTGTATTTAATACTATCCACCTTGTGTACCCCTATCAAATAGAGTACATAACTTGCTACGCTTGATCCGCGACCTACACCCCAAACTACATTATTTTCTCTAAGAGTATCAACAATATATTTCATAGCATGTAATACTTCATACATATTGTTTTTGATAAACAATTCAAGTTCTAAACTTACGCGATCGGTTTGCTCTTGAGTTGTGCATTGTCCGTATAAAAACTCTACAAGATTCGGACAATAGTCTTTAGGAATAAACCAATGTGTTGAATCTATTGCTTTTGGAGGAATTGGATAATTTAATCGTTCTTGATTGATACGATTGACATATTGAGTTAACTCATCTGAGGTTTCACATTGTTCCAAAATATCTGGACCATGTTTAAGCACCCCTTCTATAAGTTGTTGTTCAGTATTGTTTTTAGTCCACATTAATCAATTGATCCAAGTCACCGTCATTCTGTTGAGATTTACGAGCATATCGTTTACTTAACTCTTCTCTATATATTGTAATGAAAGTTGACAGTTGTGTCAAGAGATCTTTGCTGCCCAATCGAGCAGCAGCATAGTATTTTTTGTTCAATTCAATCAGTTTCTGTTCAACTTCGTTATCTTTAAGAACAGATAAATCAGTTTCAAGAGGATGAAACATTAACTAAATTCACCTACATAATTTAAAAATATGTTGGTTGAATTGTGTTGCCACACTTCAACAATAACAGGATTAGTTGGAGATGTTACAACAATTGTCGGATTTTCTGAAGAACCGCCCCACGCCAGACTTCAGCATATCCAAATGCTTCAATCTTTTCTACTTCACCACCGAACGTGTAAGTAACACGAACACCTTCTCTCTTAAAGTCAGTAGAGAGGCGTTGCTCTTTAACAGGAGTGATGTCTCCAGGATGTATTCCTACTTGCTTTGTTGAAGAACAACCAACAAGAGCTAGTACACATAATGAAACAATAGTCTTCTTCATTTAGACATCTCCACAGATTGCGTTTTAATCTTCTCAACGCCATGATCAAGAATTCTAGCAACACCACTAAACCCTACTGTAGCAATCACTAGACCAAAAATGGTACCTAATACAAAGTTTCTCATAATATAAACCTTCTCAATTAATACATGATTATTATCCCATTTTGTGAGGAAAATGTCAACTAGTCTTGATTCAGGTATTTGCGGTATGGTCTAGCATCAAAAAGGACACCATGGTCCTTATCAAAAACCACATCTACAACATCATAATAACCATAAGGCGTTAACACCTTGATTGGTAAGGAGAAATTTCCTTTCTTGAGCTGACCTGCATCATTGCTGGACATTGCATTCTGCTGCCAAAGGTCAAGAGCCTTTTTTATGATATCATATGCGTCATTCATTCTACTATGATCCTTATGCCTTCACATGTGTAATATTCTTCCATTCTTTCACGATCCACCACCTTCGCGTAGTGTCCCTCCTCCAAGAACCGGTCAAACTCTATAGAGCTTAATAAGAAGTAATCAACAGGCCTATCGCCACCGAGGATATAATCCATTTGCTCAGTAATCGTACGTTCTCTATAAATTGCTTTCATTGCTTATCCTTGAACTTTTTTATTTCGAAGTTGAAATCGCGTTCCGTTGATATTAAACGATTTTCCAAATTCTGGATTCTACTAGATATCTTTGTAACTTTCAAGGATAATAGTATTATAGCTATAATAAGCAGGGAAACGGTTAGACCAAGGCCTGCCACTAGTCCAGTTATCCAACCCCATACCTCATTCAGTTCAGTTAAAATAGTATGAATCATTATTTGGAACGACTATAAGATATACTACCAAATAAAATCAACGCGGCTAACCAAGTAGTAAACGTGAGAGGAATGTTAGCTATTGGGAATAGTACATTGATTGACCATATCACTGCAATTGGCATACATGCGATTAAAATAATTGCGATTACCAAGAGAATTACATTTCTAACAAGTGATCCCATTACTTACTCCCTTTGATGTTGAAGAATTCTTCTACTGCTTTAGCTACTTGATCAATCACGCAAGCAGCAATCTGATGATCCCAAGTTGTAATCGCACATGCATTACCATTCTGATCCCTGATCACCTTTAAGCATTCTAAAATTGTTATTTCTCTTTCTGTCATATTTTTTCCTAGTGCATTGAATAATTGGTAAACCGCTCTCCATGTTCAGTCTTACCTGTTATAGTAGTTAGTAGCTGTATAAAGTCTCTTTCGCTTCCAGCTTCTCTATTTGCACAAATAAGTCTTGCATTTACTACCGCGGATAGGGATAATGGGGATAGTTTATATTTGAGAGCAAGTATTGCTAGTACTTCATCAACCTCTGCTGACAATTCTTTAATTTCCACATCTTTCAACATGTTAAGCTCCTTTTTCGTCAATTTTACATTAAAAATAACATTTAGTCAACATCATAAATAGTTAAAACATACTTAACGAGTACATAATGAATAGTCTGCAAGAAAAGAAAATTCTCGTCCACATGAAGCAACGCTTAGGCGAAGAGGTACCACAATCTTTGTTGAATGAGATTAATGAGGAAGAAGCAGCAATTGTTGCTGCAGAGCAAAAACAGCTAGCACTCCAAGAAGAACGCAAAAGCGCGTTCAAAGGTATCTTTGCAGACCTATCATTACAACTTGGTCAGCTGATGGCTGAGGAGAAGAAAAAGACAGAAGAAGAACAAGCTCTATTAGATCGCTTCGCTAATGTTTTAGAACATGTCGATCAAATCAAATCTCAAATAGCAGAACGTAAGGAACAAACGACAGAAGAGTTTATCGAGGATATTATTCCACAAGAGATATTAGAAACTACTTCTATTGTTCTTGCTCCAGAAGAACCACCAAAGCGACCTCCAATCAAAGATCCTATCAAAGATGTTGTAGATAAGATAAAGGCAACTAAACCCTCTTCAATGTTTATTCAGCCAGATCCGGTACCAGTGAGCAGAGATATCAAAGATATCCAAAGCAAGCTAAAGATGTTAGAGGGATGGGTTAGCAAGATATCAATGACTGGTCCTGGGGGTGGTGCTGGTAGCGTCGATCAACTCGATCACAGAACGCACGTAGTGGTTAGCGATAGTTATAATATTAGCAGGCATGACTATTACGTCGGAATTGATTATCCTGGAAATGTTGCTGTGTACTTGCCTACAACTGTATCAAATGGCCGAGTGCTCGTAATCAAAGATGAATCAGGCAGTGCCGCTCATTATCCTATTACAGTGGTTGGAAGAGTAGACAATGACCCAGATGGTTTTATTTTAAAAATTAACAATGGAGCCGTGCAACTCATATACAGTAACGGCTGGAGAATAATATGACATTTTTATTTAAAGAACCAAACGTCGATGCGTTTGGCAGACAAATGGTTACTGTCCCATTTACACTTGGCGACTATAAACATCTATATGGTATTGATCCTAACTTCCTGGAGTATATTACTAATGGAGCGACGGTAGCATATCAAAGTAATAAAGCATGCGCACGTCTGACAACATCAAGCAACTCGGCAAGTCGCATCGTGCATCAGTCGAAGTTCTATCATCACTATATGCCTGGTAAGAGTCAGTTGATACTATCCAGCTTTAATTTTTACACAGCTGTTCCTAACGTAACCAAGCGAACAGGATACTTCGATGACAACAACGGCATATACTTTGAACAAACAGGCGATGGTACGTTGAGCTTTGTTATCCGTAGCTACGTCAGTGGAAGTGTAGTAGAGACAAGAGTTCCGCAGTCTAGCTGGAATAGAAATAAGTGTAATGGTGTTGGTCCAAACGCGTGGACAATTGATATCACGAAGACTCAATTAATATTCATTGATTTTCAGTGGCTAGGCGTTGGTCGTGTAAGAGTTGGTTTTGTCCATGATGGTGAGTATATTGTTGCTCATGTGTTTGATCATAGCAACGCGTTACCTACCGTTTATATGAGTACACCAAACTTACCAGTGCGTTGTGAAGTTGTCAATGTGGGAACAACGACTGGTGGATTTATCGATCAAATTTGTAGTACGGTAGTATCGGAAGGTGGCTATGTTGAAGCTGGTTCCGATTGGGCAGTCGCATCTCCCACACTAAGAACGCTTGCTGCCGGTGCCACATTGCCAATATTGGCAATACGTTTAAAGAATGCATATAAAACATATCCTAACCGAATGATTGCTAAGATGGGGCAAGTCAATATTTTATCTACAGGCGCTAACATTAAGTACCGTCTAATCAAATTACCAAATATATCACAATTAACTGTTGGTGGTAGTTGGGTGTCTGTCGATGATGATAGCGGTGTAGAATATATGGCTGGTGCAACTGCATTTACTGATGGGGATGAACATCTTAGTGGGTTTGTTGCTGCTAGCAGTCAAAACTTAATACAAACGCAAGGTGGTGCGCCTACGCCTAGTACACCATCATCAGCCAAGAAAAATTACATTGTTCAAAACTATGATAGTACAGATTCGGAAATATATGTACTGGTAGCAACTAATATACATGCCACCGATTCTACTACTGTTGGCGTATCAATGCAATGGCGTGAAATATATTAAATAGGAATAAATATACAGATATCACACAAATACACACCTTAGGACCGTTATCTTACAAGTGTGTAAAAAGGAGGCCCCTGCCTACTACATCGCTTATGCGAGGACACAAGTGGGGAACTAATAAACTTATAAATATGACCATGGACATCGAAACTAGACGTAAAATCTCTCGCTCAATGAAGGGCAAATCAAACTTTGAAGGTAAGAGACATTCTCACGCCACAAAGCTTCAGATCGGTTTCTCTCAAGAGGGGCACCGTAATGTTAAGGACCACAAGTGGGTTACTGACAAAGAAACAGGCGAGGAAAGCCGCGTAAAAGGCAATAAACCAAAAGGTACTCGTTGGGGCCGTAGTAGAAGGTCATTCAACGAGATGGTAAACGATCCATGTTGGAAAACACATAAGATGGTTGGGATGAAGAAAAAGAACGGTAAAATGGTACCAAATTGCGTACCGGAAAGCACACAAATGGCAGAACAAGATAACAAGAAATGGAAAACAAAAACTCCTTGGATGAAATCTAAAGAGGCTGTTACAGATAAATCTGGTGCTGTTCACACTCCAATGTCTCGTGCCCGTAACTTAGCTCGCATGGCTCTCAAATCAAAGAAACAAAGAGAAGAAGTAAAAGAAGCGTCAATTTTTTCTTCTTCTATGGCTGGTCGTGGTCAGACTGGTATGGTAGGAAAGAAACCTAATGCTTCAGATATGCCTTCTTATGGAACATACAATGTCACTGTCAAACATGAAGGTGGCGAAAAGACATATAAGCTAAAGGCAATGAAGGATCATAAGCATGCCGTTAACGTAGCTTCTAAACTACACGCTAAAGACAATCCTGGCCAGAAGATCAAAGATGTATCACACATTAAAGAAGATACAGCCGTAAACGAAGTATCTAAGCAATTGATGGGCCGCTACATTGAAAAGGCTGCTACATCTATGTCAACAGCTGCATTCGGACAAGGTCAAGCATCTGCATCACGCCGTCCTCCATCAGAGAAAGATCAGAAGACAGGTTCGAAGCGTATGGCTGGCATTGCTAGAGCAACATCAAAACTTACTAAAGAAGAAACTTTAGAAGAAGCAAAGGCAACATATTGCGGTCGTTGTGGTACAACTCACGTTGCTCCTAAGTTTGGCGGCAAGTGTCCTGCTCTTAAAGAAAGCATGAGTCCAGTGACAAAGCGCGTATGTGCTCTTCTATCTAAAAAATAAAGAGTAATGTATAGGATATTTCTACAATCTAAGAAACTCATTGTAGTTGAAGCAACAGAAAAAGAGTTTAGACAGAAGTATCCTGGCTCATACGAACTTATCCAATCAATCGCTGAGTACGACAACCTTGATAAGGTGATCGAGCGTTTAAAGAAGGATTATCGCGTTTCAGAAGTAATCAAAGATTATGCTGAATTGAAACGCTGGGGTTGGAAATATTTCACAGAAGAAGTAAGACGTCGATGGCTCCAAGCTAAAATAGGAAAGCCACGACCAGCTGCATCCAATGCTAAGGTTTCAGCTAAGATGAAAGGTAAGTCTAACTTCGAAGGCCGTCGTCATGCTAAGATGACTAAGATTGTAATAGCATCAAGACGATATGGCAAGGCTACCATTAAAGGACAAAAGTGGTGCCATCATCCTGAATCAGGAAAAGAGCTACGCTGCTTCTACGAAGACCTACCAATCGGATTTGTTTGGGGTAGAAGTCCAGAAATTAGAGACTATCTAAGACCAGCTAAACGCAACAGCAATTAATAAGGCCAAGTGCCTTTCGGGGAATCTTCTTCTTCCTCTTCTTCTATTTCTTCGAGAAGCTCAATTTCTAATGGACCGATGAAGGTAGTTTCTGTGTCCCATTGACTCCAATCAAGTTCCTCAATGCCCTCATATCCATTTTCGTCCCACGCAGCTTCAAACTGCTCTTTCTCTTCATCGGTGACGTTATCTGAGTAATTGAACCACAACGCAACGCCGTCATCGAACCCTTGATCTTCTATTGAGTAGTCCGACACTAAAAGGCCATTCGGATTTGTTGGGTCGATCTCATCCTTTTCAACACCACTTATGATAACATACCCCCAGCGCCACCACTGCTCCATTGTAACTCTTTGTGTTACGCCATTTACTACTCGTTCGAATATTTCTTCTTGACAAATAGACTTTTTATCTTGTGTTGAGATCTTATAGACGCAGCTCATGTTTACTCCATATATTCAAAGAACGTGTTACAGACTTCTCTACCTTTATTGAAACAGTAGGCAATAAAGTTCCAAAAGAACCCTAACACTAGGAAAGGAATCGCTAATGTAAAACTAATGGCAATGGCTATATTTTTCATTCTTCACTTTCAATAATTAAGTTAGAGTACTTTTTAAGTTTGTTGCGTTTCTGCTCAACGAACCGCTCAATGCGAGTAAAAGAAATATGGTCATGTTGATGTAGTAGCTCAATCATACACATGAAGTCACCAATCTCTTTTTCTAGGTGAGCCATATTGTCATGAACACCAAACCGAATACACTTACTTGCTTCTTGGATCACCTCAGCAGCTTCTTCCATAAGAACTGTTAGCAGCTCATGATCGTAGGGCATCTTAGAGATTTGTACTTCAGTTGTCATACGAAACCAACCTTTCTACCAATTGTTTTTGTTTCATGTTTTTGAACATCACCATTAAATATTTCAGCAAGCGTCCATTTATCTTTTGTAGCAATGGTACGTCCAGCTTTCTTAGCTACTACCTCTGCCTCATCTTGCGTTAGCGTATCGAAGTGAAGAATATCGAAGCAGCGGCCAGGACGAACAAGAGCAGAATCAACATCTCTAATAGATGGTAAGTTTGTAGAGAAGATTAACTTCTTACCTTTAGTAGTTACGAGGCCATCACCAACGTTAAGGAAGCGATGCATCATTGAGTTGCCTTCGCTTCTAGCCTTTAGGAACGTATCAGCATCTTCCATCACCATCACGTTAGTATCATTCTCAATAAACTGAGCAAACACATAATCCTTTTCTAGGATTGCAGCATCATATGTTACAATAGCACTTGACTTAGTGTGTTGTAGGAATCCACGAATGAATGTAGTCTTACCAGTTCCTGGTGGACCAATCAACAACAAAATAGAAGCATCCGATTCTAAGAAACGATCGTAGAAATCTTCTACTGCCTCACCCTTAAGGAATGGATACATCTCTGTAGAGGGTGTACGGTCAGTACGTAAAGGAACGTTCACTGATTGACCATCAGTCGAATACATCCATTCAACATAAGATTCTGCAATCTCAAACTTGCCACCAACGATATCCATGAATGCATCGATCTCATCTTGTGTGCCATATACCTTAACATCGATTGCATTAGCATTTAATGAAGCATCAATCCATGAGTTATCTTCTTGATTAATGATCAGCATTCCGTTGGAAGAGTAATGAATGATTTTGTATTTCATGTCATCAGTACTAAATCTATTCTTAACATACTCACTCCAACCTTGGCGTGTTGCTAATAGTGTAGCTTCTTCTAATAACGTATTCTTATCTTGACGATTGAAAAGCAACCGCGTCGTCATATGATCAGATACATCTGATGATGCTAGAAAGAATTCGTTGTTTGTTGTACTCATTGGTGTTTCTCTATATGGATAGCGTTTATTAAATCTGTTAACCGTCACTCGGCGTACAAGCGATGTCGTATTTGAAGCTCTAGAAGCTCGTTTTAGTTTTCTAATTTGAGCTGGCGTGAAGCCCATCTCTCTAAGAAACTTACTCATCTGTGTCTACTTCTGTATATTCTTTTTCAATTTCTATACGTAACAAGTTTTCATAATCTTCTAAGAGATCATAATCAGAGTAGTCCTCGTACTGCTCGGCCTTTGCTCCGCCAAGGCCTCTGATACGATCTACTATTTGTTGTCTTAGCGGTTTCATTATTTTGCCAGTTGTTGTGTGAATAATATCATAATGATGATTATAAAGCAGGTACTAAAATAAATCCACTCTGATGAACTAAACTTTGAATTATTTTTACCACAAGTACATGGATCTCGTCCTTGTCTGCAATTGCAATCTTTACAATTGTTCATATTAGCCTTTCAGTTTATCTAGTGTGTCAGCAGTATCCTTATCTTCACGCACTTCTAAAAAGATAGGAAGGAATAACGACTTAGTATCTTTTGTTTTATCATCAACAATAGCATTGTACTTCACTGTAATAACTTTACCAACGACATCTGGAGTAATGTTATCACGATCAGCATCAGTAAGACCTGAGCCAACACCAACCTTTAACTTACCACATGCAGACTCAAGCTGCAGAGCTCCTAAACGTCCAGCATTCTTACCAGTACCTTCCTCCCAAGCTGTACAGATAAGGTCACACTCATACTCACCTTTGAATTTAATCTGATGCTTAGCACGTTTGTCTTCCCAAATACCATCACGAGTCTTTAGGATAATGCCTTCTTGTCCTTCGCCTAGGAACTTCTCAAACAACGCTTGCGCTTCTTCTTTGTCCTTAACCTCTTTATGCCACACCAAAGATGCTAAGTATCCAACACCTGACTTCTCTTTCATATCAGATAATGCATTACTTAACTTCGCAATACGAATGGAGTATGGTTCATCAAACTTACCTTCTGCAAAGTTTTCTAATGGAATAGCATCCCAAAGAGTAGCACGAACATCCAAGGCCTCATCGCCTGACATTGTACCCTTCACTGCTTTATTGAGAATACCATTACCAGTCTTACGATCGAGTGGCTTACTACCAGAGATGTCTACGACAAGCAGCTCACCATCAAACACCATATCGCACCCCCAGAATCTAGCCATGTGAATAAATGGAGCTCCAATAAGGGTGGATGGAATGTCGATCAACTTACCATTACGACTGCGGAACTCACACTTACCGTTTTTAACGATAGCATTGAATCGCATTCCATCCATCTTTACTTGCACAAATGCAGGCCACTTCACCTTCTGTACAAGTTTATCTTCATAAGCGCTAGCCAACATACACGGATACTCTGGAATCAAACCAGGCCACACCTTATTAACTGTTGACTCAGATACTCCACACTTCAGATCTTTCTCAATGATGCGCTCGATTACTCTTGCTTTATCTGTTGGCAGATTGCAAAGGATATTCCTCAGGTGTTCGATGGCAGCATTGCCAGTCAACGTTCGACCAGATAGTACTGACAATTGGTCCATTGCCTCTGTTAGGCTGATATCGACGTTGTCTATTTGTTTGTACTCAGGAATCTTTCGGATGAAGAATTGAGTGTATGGGTCTAATGCAAGAAAGATTGCTCGCTTGAGTACCTCATTGTTTTGATGTTGTTTGAGGTAATCAATTTTAAAATTACGACCATTATCACTAGCGAGAGTTTCAAATATTTGATTAATCATTGCGTCTCATCTTCGAAATATCAACAGCAGCTTCTTCGCTGAAAATAGGAACCAGGTTTGATTTGTGCATTGTACCAATGCCAATAACTTTACTGCCAGTGTATACATTAGCACTTGGCTTAGTAGCAGTCATACCGCCACTATCAACCGATTGAATAGTTTTAAAGTCCATTGAACCTGGACGTACAAACTTAGGTGTAGGAGTATAAGTCTTAACTATTTCATATGTCTTAGCTTTATTCTCAACTAAGCCATACTTTGCCTTATACTCTTCCCAAGCATCCTTTTGCTTCTCGCGTTGTTTACGAGTAGTCTTTGATTTAGTACTGAATTGAATAACAGCCATCACTTTTCTCCATAATATAATACATTATCCCTTTTTATGAGAAAAATGTCAACTCAATCGTGGTAGAATTTTCGCTGTACTCCAAGCACATGGTGAGTTATTTTGTCCTGAATCATGTCAGGTACCGTAAGATATGGCCACTCTAACACAAAAGGACAAACGAAACTTTTCCAGCTCTTATGCTGCAAGAAGTGCTTATATTCTTCTCTGTCCTTTTTCTTAGACGGATCAAAGCGACGCTTGACATTAACAGCTTGATGCCATTCAAATAAACGTGTACTATACATTATTGTATTGTCCTTTTCGCAGTTTGATAGTTGAGTTTATAAGCTACAGCATCCATCACTAATGCTTTAAGCTCAACTACCTCTTCAAAGGTCAAATAGTCTTCCGACAAATCGCCTCGAAGTACTAATTTCATACGTTCTTCTTTGGTTAGTTTATGTGTGTTCATAGGTCTGCTATCTAAAATTAAAGAACAGACCTATGAAGCCCAAGAGGGCAACATAGGGATTGATGATGCTTACTTAAATACGCGAGACACATAATAGTACGCGTTGGCGAATGTAATACCAAGTTCTACCTGGATCAGTTTAGCTACATCACTAGCCTTCTTATCGCGATTAGCTTCAAAGATTTCTAATGCACGTGCCTTCTTATCATTTACTGGCTTTGCTGCTGCTTCCATTTCACTCTCCTTCATAACAAACATATATGGGTGTTTAATCTTCATAACATACAATTTTTCTTGAGCAATCAATAGAGCTGCTTCAGGATTGTAGTCTAGTTTGTTGATGATCGCTTGCTCCATCAATGCTTTCGCGATGATAGTAGCATCTACGGTACCTACAACAAACTTACCACCAAGTTGTTTGATTATTTGATTAGACATTGCTGATGGATCTGGCGCATCAGTAATACGGTCTCCTACTTTCTGGACCGCACGGATCACAGAAGCATTAGGGTCAATGTCATACTTTTTGAACACAGACTGAACATCCATCATTTTTACATCCTTTATCAGTTAAGGTATAGCCTATTATATACAGTTTTTGACCGGAAGTCAACAGGCTATAACTATCTGATTTTAAACGTTTAATTCAGGATTTTCACGGGGATAATCAGCAGGGCTGGGAAGCGTATATAATTCATGGTACCGCGCAAAAAGGTCTCTTGCCTTTTGACGGTAATCTGCTGTTTTCTTAACGAAAAGTTGATGCTTACTTTCACCACCTTCAACTGCAACAATGATTGCTAACTGAGGAATGTGTAATGGTTTGATATCCTTATACATCTCTTCAATCATAATTGCATATACTGTCGATTGGATAAAGTAATCCTCAATCCAACCTTCTTTCTTGTTCTTGCTTGCTGTCTTAAAGTCAGCAATTGTATTCACACCTTGAAATCTACAGAACACATCAGTACGACCAGCTGTCTTTAGCTCATGTGAAAATAATGCCATTTCATTTCCATAAACAATCTCAATGTTCTCATCGATTACAGGCTTTATATTCTTGAACAACTCTACAGCTATAGGCATGCTCTTACCAATATAGTTTTCTTTATTACGGAGGTAATCCTCGCAGATTTGATGCATTTCTGTACCGCGATCTGTTGCTCGCTTTGAAATACGATTAGCTTCTGCTAAACCAACTCTTTTTCTCCACTCGATTAAGAATGTTTGATCCTTCATTGCTGAAAGAACAGTAGTCACTGATGGGTAAAGCGCTCCGTCAGGAGTACGATAGTAGCGCTTCCCATCAATATAAGTTGAATCTAAATCAATTACCGGAAGTTCTTGTATTTCGAACATCTTTCGCGGCTGCTTGGTCTTCGAGTTGAATCTTTGCAAGGATATAATCTTTCACTAGGGAACTTCTAACAATATCATCAGTAGTAAACTCAATCTTCGTAAATGCACCCATTAGCTGTGCTACATCAAAAAACTTCTGTAGTCCAGATTTGTCATCACGTTTCTTTAAGTCACACTGTCTATAATCACCACACCATATAATCTTGGATCTGTGTCCAACACGAGTCATTACGGTATCAATTTCCTCGTACGTCATGTTCTGCATTTCATCAACAATAATGATTGCATCATCGAATGTCATGCCTCGGATAAATGAAGTTGAAATAAACTCAACAACTCCTTGCTCCTCTAAACGCGCATAGGCGTCCTTTCTACCAAACAACGTTTCACATATTTGTCTATATGGTTGTTGATAAATTTCAAGCTTACCTTCAATGTCGCCTGGTAGATGTCCAATTTCTCTACCCTGCACAGCCGATCTAACTATAATAACCTTGTCAAATGGGTTGCTCTTATCTAATACTTCTTCTAACGCTTTATACACCGCAATAAAACTTTTACCAGTACCTGCTACGCCATGTAAAGCTACAAAATAATCGCCTCGCTTATATGCATCATAAAACTTCTTCTGATTATTTGTCAACGGATCAAAAGTTTTCATATGATCCAGTTTAATCTTTAGAGGCTGATGCTGCTTTGATGGTTGCTCTGCGTGAGCTTCATTACTTACTATATGTAATGCATTGTTAGAGCGCTTGGCCATGTTTCTCCCGTATTTTTATTATGACGGATTTGAGCTCCTCCACTTTCGGACAGCTCGTTCCGTTTGGACCTGCTTAATAGATTTCCTTCCGTGATTATCTGCTAAGGGTGAATCGGGATGTGCATCAGAAATTTTAGACAATACGTCTCTAAACCCTCCAGCTACCTTATCTCTAACAGACACTCCAGAAACAATGTTTGGAGCTCCATCGATATAACGTTCGTGGGTTGGGTTCTGAGTTTTATACTCATCTAAGTCCTTGATACTCATCATGATATCAAACACCTCATCAGTTTCAGTATCTTTGAAGGAATAGATTGGCATATTACTTCGTTGTTGTCTTTTTTTGACGTGGCTTACGTGTAGCTTTAATTTTTGCTGGTGTTGCAGGCACTTCAGCTACTGGAGCTTCTTCTACCTTTACTTCTTCGGCTTTAGGTTTTGACAACCCAAATAGTTTAGCTAATGTTGAAAACATTTTTATCTCCTAGTTATTAAAAATCATCCATATCGACTAAGTTTCTCAAACTCTTTACTCTCAATGCTTTGTCAATTGCATTGTTAGCTTTTTGCTGCATATGCGTTTTTATCTTCTTAGATAAATGGTGGCTGTTCTCGCCATACTCTTTAAAAGATAAATGCGACTTTTTACTTTGCTTATGAGGATTGTGCTTCATTTGTTACTGGCTCTGCAATAAGACCTGGAAAGGCTTCTTTTACTAATTTGTTTGTAATACCTTTGTACGGAATCTTCTTATCTTTTATTGCTACGAGTAGATTAGCATCTTCTGGATGTACAGACTCAAGCAATTCAATATAAAGCGATTCGCGTTTTAATTTAGTGAGATTTGGATTACCTCCCTTGATAAACAAGTAGAGGCGTCGTGTCTCTGCCATCAATCTCATTTCCTGTGCTGGATATGGACATGGTTTGTAAGGTGGTGCACCTGTAGGTAGATCCCAAACAATACTAGGGTCAAGAGCATACTTCAAAATCGTTTGAAGTGCTGGTGAATTATTAGCTCTCAAGAATAATACTTTATCCTCTGTGCCTTTTAGTTTAGATGCTTGTTCGAGTACTTGAAAAATACCTAGTCTCATATTAAAAATCGCCAATCAGTTCAGTTAATGAATTTAGTTTATGTTTTTTTAGATATGCCAACAATAAGTGCTTAGTCTTACCTGCTTGGGCTTGATAAGCTGCCATAATATCGACACGCAAATTTTCCGGAATCATGTGTAGATCAATTAGCTGTTCGTTGCGTTTAAAATTCTTCAATTGATCTTCCGGTAAGACTGTGGAAAGATCGGCAACGCTTGTGAGAAACTCAATACGCTTCGCTGGAAGTGATTTCTGACGTTCTCCCTCAGCAATACAATTGTCTGCAGACATGATGTTAGGAATACCGTCTCCGCGGTCTCCTTTAAGGATGTGTTCTCGCAGATATCTGTGAGGATCCACGTGCTTAATGTATTTTTTAAGAACAGGGTTGTACTGTTCGACATTTCCATATACTTGTAACTGAACAAAATCTTTATCTCCAGAAAGAATTATAATTTTTTCCGAAGAATTAAGGATAGTACCAAATTCAATGCAGAGTGTAGCAATAACATCATCAGCTTCTGCTCCATCCACCTGAACTACTCTATAAGGAGAATTCGTCTTTAATTCGTCCTTAACCTTATTTAGACAATTGAATATTTGGTTCCAATCAACATCTGATTCTTCCCTTGCCTTTTTGCGGTTAGCTTTGTAATACGGGAATATTTGTTTACGCCAGTAAAATTTATCATCACAGGCGATTATCATTTCTCCGTGATCCCGGAACTGCTTACGGTAAGAACGCAATGCGTTAAGGACCATGTGTCTAAACAGGTCCTCTTCGATTGCTGTATTTGTGTGGTTTCCAAGTTGAGCCATTATGTTGGCAATCATAACTTGGTTAATGTCGACTATTATCATTCCGCAAGTATATCATATTTGATTAGTAAAATCAACTGTTAGGCAACACCTTTATCTTGTAGGATAGATGTCAAAAAGGCTTTCCACTGTTGTTCCCGGTATTGCCAGCTATAAAACACATCAGCATACGATTTTTGACCACCTAAACGCGTTTGTACTCCATCCGTCCAGTAATTATCAATGCCTGCTGCAAGGTGATTGTACAAAATCTTTGCGTGGTCACGTTTATCTTGAGCCCACTGGTACATCCATGTCCAGTTAGCAGCCGTTTCATACAAAGCTCCATAATTGGGATGGATGCATAAACAACCAGCACTCATTCCTTCCATAAGAGCCATGCATGATGTCTCTAACCATATTGATGGATATGCTTGAATGTGAGCTTCAGCCAATGCTGCTCGTACTACCTCATTTGGTTGGTATCCATGATAGTTAATTTTAGGATGATCTTCACAGCGTTTAAACAGCTCTTTATACGGTTCATCACGTTCTTCCCATCCATATGCCTTAAAAGAAGAGAACACGTCTAATTCGATGTTATCGTAGTTTTTACACAGCTCCTCAAACACAGGAACGAGAATCTCCAATCCACGGTGGGGAGTTGTATTGTAGATAATTTTAATCTTATCTTTTGACTTTTCTTTTACTTGGATTGGTTCAATGGCATTTTGAATAACGACAGATTTATACCACGGTAAACCATAATGTTGTTGATATTGTTGGAACTGCCAATTAGAAACAAAAATAAGTTTTTCGAATTGATTCCAGCCACCATTAGCTAGGTGAGCTGATTCTGGGTCACTAGGTAGGTCATGCAACCAATATAGTTCAATCTTACCAGGTTCTGTTCCACGAAAACGGCTAGCAGTGATGTGAAACTTATCTAGGAGTTCAGGTTCAATCCGATCCTGCAAACCATGCTTCATCATTTCTGTGCCGCCATTAGCATTCTTACTCATTTCATCTGTTGCAATAGACATAATTATTCAATTCCGAATTCAATTGTATTAACAGTATCTAGTCGGAAAGATCTCCACGCATTCTTTTCCATATCCCATACTGCAAGCGTTTCTGTATTTTCTTCTTTCACACGCTCGGTTGTTTTTTCGTGCGGAACCACAACACCTTCTTGGAGTGTACACTTCATTTTACGTTCCGTACCATCCTTCTTAGTGAAGGTCACATATACAGGACCCATTTTGAGGTGAGATTTCAACCAGTCTCTGCCTTCTTGTGTTGCAAGGGGCTTTTCACATGTTGTAGTGCCTAGTGGTCCGTTTTCCATAATCATTTTCCTTTTCTCACGATTAACCATGATTCTTTTGCAAAAGATAGCTGAGTGGCTCCCCTACTAGGAACGTTCATTACCCAATAGGATTTGCCATCAATATCTCGCTCATTCACAATGTTACCATAAATCATCTCACTATTGAAACGATTCTTAATAACAGCGTCATATTTTATTTGGTATTGATTCTTTTTCATCATATCATTTTATGGTGGGCCGAGTAGGACTTGAACCTACGACCAACGGGTTATGAGCCCGCTGCTCTAACCAACTGAGCTATCGGCCCTATTCATACTCCCTTGTTGGAATATCAGCTGTGCCTCGTCTTACCTTTCCATTCATCTTGTGAATGGTGTGGTCTATTCTATCCTTCCAATATGGAGGGACAAAATTTCGTAGCACATTTAAAAATTTAACTAATTCGTCTGGGTTCATTTAGTGGAGTGTATTTTATCTTTAAAAGAGTTCCATTGGTCCATAGACATTTGAAGTCTTTGCATTTGACCATCTCGATCTTGGAACACTTCTACATTATACATCCCAACGTAGGCAGAAATCAACGCTTCGCCAACCTGCTGTTCAAAGTCAGGCTTTCTTTCTGGTTTTGGGTGGAGTCTTCCTAGTACTGCTTTCATTTAAAATATGCTTTCTATGTACTCGACAAATAACCCAATCATTATAATACAAATCTGGATTTAAGAGAACATCTCTTTGTATTTGTTCTTTAGTCTCCAAATAAGAACACTCACCTTTAGATTTGCATAAGTGTAATATTTCTCGTTTGAAAGCACCTTCTCCAAGTAGCTCTACGTCTTTATTGAGGGCAATAGATGACCCGTAGTAACTTTTCCAGTCACTCTCGCCCAAGTATCGTACTTTTTTCTTTTTGAGGATTTTGGTTTTCTTAAACCAAAAAAGTTTCTTACCAATATATTGCTTGCCTGTTTGCAAGTTGGTAATGTTGTATACAAATCCATAATGCTCTTCAGCTGGACTTTCAAACACTTCCCCATTATAAAACCATTCATTCATTATACTATATATTCAAAAGGAGACAACTATGTTATTTTGGTTATTATTTTTCGCTGTTGCTAGTCTTATCGTCATCGGTATGATAAAATTGAGAGACTGGATCGACGGCCCAGAAAACAAATAATTTACTAAGTATTCCTATATACTTATCCATGTTAAAATATATTATGTTTTATGCTAAACGAGGGATGAATATGATTCGAATATTTACTCGTAGGGCTAAATCTTTATGCCTTTCTGCCATTGGCAGGAAACCTAACAGTGGTTGGAGTAAAGAGTTGTATAGAGATGGAAAGAGCAACTACTACGACGCTAAGGCTGATAGCACCAACACATACAACCTTCATAAAAAGTAACAAAAGTTACACAACTAACTTCCCACCCGTAAAAACTGTTTAGAGTAATAAATATTTTCATACAACAAAGGATTAGTTCGATATGAATAATATTACAAATGTAAGTCAAGCTCAGATTCTCGATGACTTAACATCACTCCAACAAGACACTCCTAAATTAGATAACGCCAAACAAGATGTGGCCGTCAATTCGGAAACCGTCAAATCAGATGACCCATCCCTATCAAGACCTGAAGAAAAGAAGATTGATTCTCGTGGATTACCAGAAGGCGGTAAACCATACGAATATGATGTACAATCTACTGAATTAAAAAATAATTTCGAATTAACTAACAAGCAAGACAATCAAAGAACAGAAGATAACATAAAAGTAGATTCAACGGAACTCAGTCTCGATAATCAAACAGCTAAAGCAAATTTCAGTGAAGTTGTAAGAAATCTCAAATCAACTCCATTGGTTGTTGCTACAGACGCGAATAAATCTATCACACAAAATGAATCTTCTAGACCAAATATTGACAATAATCAAAACCAAAAACCAAACACTGATGTAATACCACAACAACCTACTGAATTTACTCCAGATGAACCAACTCGTGGCACAGAGGGATCCTACAATAGTGGTTATAGCAGACCAGTGATTGCAATTGAAATTGATGATACTATTTTGGACGTTGGAGATACTACTGCTGTATATTTTAGAATTTACACCTCAGAATTTGGATTGAATACATCTAGCTTTACGTTAGATGATATTCAAGTTACTGGTGGTTCACTAAATGATTTTGAATACATTGGTTATCAAACCGATGGCCAAAACTTTTCTTATTTGTATATTGCAACTTTCACAAAAGATGATAGTAAAACAGGCGGAAACGTATTTGTTGATAGTGATAAGTTTTATGATTACTCACAGGAGGCTTCTTGGGCAAATGAAGATAGTGGGTATAATAAAGATGGTGCAGATTTAAATAATACTGTTTCAGTTGAACCTAAACTGGTTGTTAGTAGTTTAACAAATAATATTACTAATACTGAAACCAGTATATCAGACCCACAAGTTACCACAACTTATACTGATAATACTTTCTGTCAAAGTGATACAGCTAATAACAGAGAAGTTGACACTACAATCCGTAACTATACAGATACGACAAGTATTACAACAACGAAAACCACAACAGTTACGCCTTATACCGTATACACATATAACGATGGCACGACGGAAACAATTTACGACAATCCTTTCGTCACGGTAGAATCCACAACTGATAGTACTATTGCAACAAGACAAGAAGTCATCAGCACAGACATTGAAGAACCCACAATCGTTACAGCATACGAAGAAACTGTTAATACTACAACAAATCCTTCTTCATCCACAACTACAACATTAGGTTCTCAAACAGTTAGAACAACCGACGATGAGAACGATCGTTGGGTGGATACAACTACTACAAGTTACCAAACAGTAACCACACAAGATACCGTCACAACAACCACAAGGACTCCAATTTATACGATTACCTATTGCGATGGAACAATAGAGGTTGAGACTGGCACATCGACGATGACCTCTCAAACAAACACGACAACACAAACGAGTTATTTTGATGAGGTGACTGATGTATCGTATGTAGATTATCCTGAACCAGAGAAAGAACAAGACAACAACGGACATGGAAACAATCAAGATGGAGAAGATGACTCCAATCCAGGTCAAGGTAGTGGGGGTCCGAACGATAATAAAGATACTACTGATGAGGATGAAGGAGCAAACGGAAATACTGATGACGACAATCCAGGCAGTGAAGAAAACAATCAAGATGGTAATGATGGTGGAGATACAGAACCGCCAATAGACCCACCTGTGGATCCTGAAGAACCTGATAACAACACTGGACAAAATCCAGGAAACGACAAAGATGTTGGCGGTAGTCCGTTTGATGGTGAAACAGGAGATTCTGGCCAGTCAGGAAATGGCCAAACTCAAGATGGTATAGATACAAATACCAATAATCCTCCTGGTCAAGACGGCACACAAGATAGTGGTTCGAGTGCTAGTGATAATAACACAACGCCTACTGATAATGGAAATTCTAGTGGCAACGGTGGCCCACAAGGTAATAATGGTTTTGGTAATGGAGACCAAGAATCGCCTGGTGGTTCAGAAGATAACAACAATGCAGAAAATAATACACAAACTCCTACAACAGACCTGTTGGATACATTTGTTTATGATCTGGACAGTTTATTACCAAATGGAAATAAGATCACAGAAAGTAATCTTAACGATTGGGTTCGTCTGGTAGATAATGCTGATGGTTCAACCACGATACAAGTTGATTTACATAGCGGTCGTGGTCAAACTTCTAGTGGTTGGATAGATGTTGCAGATGTACCTGATGTTGATGGACGTCAATCATATTTCGACCCAACACAACAAACATTAGATTTCACAAATCAAAGTGGCGATTGGGTCATAGACCACGAAACACCACCTCAAGTGTAATCAGCAGGCATATGCCTGCTGAACCACAATCACTTAGCTAATGGATTATCCAAAGCCTTTTGGATCTTGTTATCTATTTCTTTTCTCAATTGTCTGATATCTTGATCTGTTTCACGTGATAGCTGTTTGCCGTCACGCTCTACCTGTTCTACTACCTTTTCCAATCTGCGGATATCATTCTTCAAATCATTTTTAATGTCACGTGTATAGTCAGTAGTTTTTTGTGAATTCTCTTCGATTACAGATAAACGCTTATCAAACTCTGTTAAATCAGGAGCAACATACTTTTCAATTTTAGTCTTCATATCTTGATATGATTTGTATACCTCAAATGTTCCATATAGACCACCTAAGATTGATGATACTAATGTGAATGCTACCATTAACTTTGCTGGTGTGAATTCATAGCCACCAATACTAATGACAGTATCTTTACTGGCATACTTCTTAACAGCTGATTCCGCCTGATCTATTTTCTTATTAACATCTTTAATTTCTTCTGGCATTTTATTTCCCTATTTGTATTGTGAATCGACAATTTGATTATATTTTTCATCATTAGGACCAAATAATCCACGCAAAGCTCTTCTGTTATCCACATTCTTTTGATTTTTATAAACTTCGTATGGTTTATAAAAAGGTACATCAGCTAGTACAATAGAGTATGCATTAAATCCCTCTGGAGCTTTTGCCATAGTACTCAAAATGCTTACTTGCGTTGGGACATTGTCAGTATCATTCTTTGTTTCAGTTTTTTGTACAGAAACTGTTCTTGTTGTGTTTTTGTTTTCGCTTTTCGAATCAGTTTTTGTTTCTGTTTTAACTTCTTTACTTGCTACCACATTCGTCGGAGATGCTGGTGATGAGGTTTGAGGTGCAACCACACTTGTTACGCTTGTTACAGATGTTGGAGATGTTGTTGAAGTTGTTGTATTACTTTGACTAGTCGATGAAGGGCTTGGACTAGTATTAATAGTTGTATTGACGAGTGTATCGAAAGAAACACCCTCAGCTAGAGATTGGGGTTCTGTTGCTGCAACATTTGTTGATTCTTGTGTTGCTTGTAGAAGGTTTCTAACAACAACTGCTTCTCTATACCCAGGGCATGATTCGTTGTATAATGGATTCAGATTGCATTGTGCTATAAAATAACCAGGGCAATCTGACATGTATAGTGGGTTAATAGAACATTGTTGAGCATGGAAGGCTTGTTGATATGTGGGGCATGATGGATCGCTTAATGGATTAACTGCGCACAAATCAACAGCCGTAGAATTTGCTGTCCATGATAACCCATTTGTATTGAATCCAACACCATGATAGTATTGAAAATATTCACCTCTTGATATATCTCCAATCATACCAACCGTGACTGGCTGGTAAGCAAGAACAGCACCACCATATCTAACATCTACCATTCCGGTAGAATCGATCTTTAATTCAAAACTACTGTTGTTGGTCCTATTACTATACTCAGACACTCCATACCAACCATATGTCATTGAATTAGCTGTGCTTAGATAATAATGACTGCCACCACTTGCAATCAAGTCTGTCCAAAGTGGCGCAATTGAATAATTATAATTTGTGTCTGTCAGTGTCGTTATGTTCTGTCCTGAGCAACAAAATCCTCCAGGAGCATTAGGTCCAACGAAGTTCACGACGCCGTTGGAGTACATCCACGAGTTATTAAATGTTTTACCGAAATAAGGAAAGTTAAACTGCAAAGGTACGTTGACATTACTATCATCCCCCATCGTTATATTGACAGAGGAAGGATTAGTTCTTATATCTTGAAGAGGTAATGCATTGCTTCCAGTTCCAACGACTACACTTAGCCCAGCAGCACCTGGTATTGGTATTGAAACTATTTCTGCATTAACATTCAAGCAGAAGAAACAAAACAACAACAGTAGTTTTTTCATTTCTTAGGTTGTTTGTCTGGGTTTTGTTCCCACGCAGCCTTTGCTTCTAAGCCAATCTTACCTTCAATCGGACATGGTGTGCCAGCATTCATCATGGCTTCGAATACTCTTGTATCTTGACATAGTGTAGATACTGCTGCTACTTTCATTCCCATGTCGTATAAACTCTTAGCAAGTTTTAAACGTTCGCAGTTCATGTCTCTGGTAGTAGCACCAAAAGACATACCTAGAATTTGTGTTTGTACAGCACCAGAAGCACCGACAGTACACAAATCATTATTAATTGATGTAATTGTTGGTGCTATTGCTGTTGGGGGTGGTGATTTGACAGTGGTTGTAGTTTCATTGCGTGAAACAGAATTACTGTTTGATGTCGATTCAGTTACAATTGGCTGAGCAAGTGTAAGGTGTGAAGCCATGACCAAAAATACCGCGAAGGTCTTTTTGAACATCTTTGTTATCCTTTTTAATTGTTTATGTGTGATAAAATGCAGTTCAACAAAACATAACAAACAATTAAAAAATCAGTATACCTTTATTTAGGGATTCGAACTACTCGAATCCCTTGTTTTTTGCGTTTAATTTAAATACGGACCATCTTCTGATTCATCCTCGATGTCGTCATCCTCTTCCTCATCTTCTATGTGTTGGAACCCACAGAATGGACAAAACTCTGGCTCTTGCTGTTCATCATCTATTTTTGTTATCGTATACTCTGCATCACAATTTACACAAAGTATGATGTCTTGATCTTCTTCATCGTATTGAAACACACTACCCCCTATACAAGTGTTATTATTAGTTCTATCCCTATGCTGCCTTAGCCCAAACATCATTCCATGAACCAGACAAAGCTCCTTTTGAATAGTCTGTTGATCTATTTTCAAAGAAGTTTGTATGTGTTGGTGCATTAATCATTTCTTCAACCCACGGTAAAGGATTCTTCTTTACTTTGAAGATGCCTTTAAGGCCAAGGGAAATGAGGCGACGGTCAGCAATATACCGAATGTATTGTTTGACGTCAGCAGGAGTAAGATTAGGCATGTCGCCCATATCGAAAGCGAGATCAATAAACTTGTCCTCGAGTACCACCATCTTTTCAGCAATAGTATAAATTTCACCTTTGAGCTCATCATTCCAAATATCCCTATTTTCTTCCACAAATGTTCTGAATAATTTAATCATTGATTCTGCATGCATTGTTTCATCAACAATAGACCATGTAACAATCTGACCCATACCTTTCATCATGCCATGGCGTGGGAAGTTTAAAAGCATGATAAACGAACTAAACAACTGCATACCTTCCGTGAACGCTGAGAAGGCAGCAATCTGCTGAGCAATCGTTTGTTGATCCTGTCCAGCAAGGTTCAAGAAGTATTCGTGCTTATCCTTCATCGCTTCATATTCTAAGAATTGATTGTATGTTGATTCCGGTAGTCCCAACGTTTCAATCAAATGACTATAAGCTGCTATATGCAAAGCTTCGCGCGCTGCAAATCCAGTAAGCATCATTCGCACTTCTGGCTGTGGAAAGTATGGTAGGTAATTCTTTACGTAACCACCTGCCACGTCCACATCGCCTTGTGTAAAAAATCTAAAGATGTGAGTCAGGAATTGTTTTTGTGCTGGAGTCAACTTCTTCTTCCAGTCTTTTACATCTTCTAACATTGGTACTTCTGTATGCAACCAGTGACTCTGTTCGTGCTTTAACCAAGCGTCATATGCCCATGGATAATTAAACGGCTTGAAATTCGAACGCTCGTCTGTTAATTTTATTTTATTTTTTGTTGCCATGTTATCCTTATATTCTGAAACTTTCTCCGCAACCACAACGATCTTTTTCGTTAGGGTTGATAAACTCAAAGCCTTCGTTAAGGCCCTGTCTCTTATAATCTACTTCTAAATTTTGTAGGTAGGGTTGATCTTTTTTATTAACGATGATACTAAAACCATCTAATACTACTGCATCATCCCCCGTTTGTAACTCATCCACATATTCTAACACATACGCCAATCCAGAACATCCAGTCGTTCTTACTCCAACACGTATTCCTAACCCGCCTCCACGACGACTAAGTTGTTGAATAATCTTTTTAGATGCTTGTTCTGTTACCGTTATCATACACTAAAGGATGATCCACATCCACATGTAGTTGTTGCATTAGGATTAATAATTTTAAAATGATTGCCATTTAAATCCTCAACATAATCAACTGTAGCTCCCATCAAGTACTGCATACTCATTGAATCTACTAAAAGTTTAGACCCATTGTGCTCTATAGTTATGTCATCTTCATTGACTAAATCTTCTATCATGAAGTTGTATTGGAACCCTGAACATCCACCACCCTCTACAAACACTCGTATAGAGAGACTTGGATCTTTTTCTTCTTCTAAAATCTGTTGAATTTTACTTGCAGCTGAATCGGTTAATGTCATTTTTAGTGCCTCTTTCTATAATCTTCAATTGCCGCCTTTATCGCATCTTCAGCGAGAATGCTGCAGTGGATCTTAACAGGCGGGAGCGCGAGTTCTTCAGCAATTTGGCTGTTCTTAATTGCGCCTGCCTCGTCAAGTGTCTTGCCCTTGACCCATTCGGTAACGAGTGAGCTGCTCGCAATGGCTGATCCGCAGCCATATGTTTTAAATTTCGCATCTGTTATAATTCCTTCTTCCACTTTGATTTGCAACTTCATCACGTCTCCACACGCTGGAGCTCCCACCATACCAGTGCCGACATTTGGATCATCCTTTTCGAAAGACCCAACATTACGAGGTTGTTCATAGTGGTCAATAACTTTTTCTGAGTAGGCCATACATTGTATCCTATGCTTTATAAAAAGCCAAACAGCGAGAGGGTCGCTGACCCTCTATTTAGAATTACTATTATAATCCAATTAGCTGTTTAGAACTTTTGCTACGCTGTTAATTACAGCAGCGATCCGTCCAATATCACGAAGTTGTTCTACTGTAAATCCTTCTTGCTTCAATGTGTCGTAGTGAGCCTTCACGCAGAAGTGACACTTGCCAACAATTGAGGCTGATAAGGAATATGCTTCAAAAAGTGCTTTAGTAGTACCACCATGTGATGCAATAGCATTCATTCTCAATTGGGCTGGTAAGCCTTTTAGATTAGGATCTTCTGCCATTTCGACGTATGGATACCATACATTATTCTGAGCCATGATAGCAGAAGCTGTTAGTGCTGCATCACGTTCAATTTCATTCTCAAACCCAGCACTAATGAATGTGACTAACTTACCATTACCGGTTGCCATAGCTGCAGCCAAAGCACAGCCGTTTACAATATCGGTATCTAGCGTACTGCGTTTAATAACAGCGTCTAAATTTAGCTTCGTGTCCTTAGCATATTCCGGTAAGGCTTCTTTAATTTGATCAACCCATTGCATAATATTTTCCTTTATTTAAGTGGACAGTCGGGGCATCCTAGCCTACGACAAAATTCTAAGTATTCGTTGTATTCGCTATTCATGCCCCTCATCTCCTTTAAAGCGTCTCGCCGCCTACTGAACGGTTACATGCACACAACTCACCAGTCTGTAATGCATCAAGTACGCGTAATGTTTCTTCTGGCGAACGTCCCACATTTAAATTGTTCACAGTAACGTGTTGAATGACGTTATCTGGATCAACGATGAACGTTGCACGAAGTGCTGCTCCAGCAGGCTCAAAGAAGATCCCTAACTGATTAGCCAAAGAGCGCTCGTCTCGAGCAGTATCAGCAAACTGAGTATGCTTAATAGTTTTAAGGTCAGAATGAGCATTTTGCCAAGCCACTTTACAAAATTCGTTGTCAGTAGAACCCGTTAACAATACAGCATCGCGGTCTGCAAAGTCTTGGGATAATTTATCATATGCTACAATTTCTGTAGGACATACAAATGTGAAGTCTTTTGGATAGTAAACGATTACTTTCCATTTACCAGCAAATGATTCTTCCGTGATAGGAAAGAATGCATCTTCCGGCTGACCTGGTTTAACACCTGTTACAACAAACGGTTCAATTTTATCATTAATTGTTTTCATATTTTTCTCCATTGATTAACAAAAACTAACATTTTCATGTTATGATAGTAATTATACATCAAATTGAAAAAAATGCAAGCTTTCCCCCATGATATATTTTGATCGATCTTATTAATAAAATCAATCATCGACCTCGACCAGCACTTCTCTTCACTGGTTTAGTGGTAATTTTAAGTCCACCATTCTTAGTCTTCTTACTTTCAGTAACATATTTGTTGCCACAACTATAAGATGTTTTCTGCGATTTACCTGATTTATTTTTAAACGCGTTCAAAATACTCATAACTTGCCTCCAATATATTATCCTTCACAAGCCAAACACACATCGCCTTCAGCCAAAGACTTCAAATCGATCTCTTGAATTACTTGACGTTCAATCTTCTTAGATACCTTATCTGCTTTGGCTAACTTCTCAGAGCGGCAGTAATATAAAGTCTTCAATCCTTCTTTCCATGCTTGGAAGTGTACAGCATGCAAATACTTCACGTTACAATCTGGTCTAAAGAATATGTTCAACGATTGAGCTTGGTCGATGTATTGTTGACGATCAGCAGCGTGCTGAATTAACCAACGTTGATCAATCTCCATTGCTGTCTTATATACATCCTTAGTCCACTCATCGAAGAATGTTAAGTGTTGTACAGAACCATCATTAGCAATAATTGATGACCATACTTCTTGATAATCTAACTTCGGATCTTCTTCACACTTTTGTTTGATTATCTTATCGAGGTGTTTGTTTTTGTTGAGGCTAGATCCGGATAAGGTATCTTGCCTGTAAGCATTGGCTCTAAAAGGTTCAATTGAAGGTGATGTGTTGCCCATGATAATAGAGCTACTTGCATTAGGAGCGATGGCCATAAGATGGCTAAAGCGTAAGCCTGTTCCTGCAGCATCCGGAGCCTCTCCTCGTTCTGCTCCAAGTTCTTTGTTTGCTTCATCTAACTTACCTCTGATGTGTTTAAAAATTTGTTGGTTACGGCCAACTGCCATTGCTGATTCCCAAGGTAAGTTATTCTTTTGCAGGTATGCATGATAACCAAGGGCTCCAATACCGATTGAGCGCTCTTGCATAGCTGAGTACTTTGCTCTTGCTACTGGCTCTGGAGCATTGTCAATAAAGTATTGCAATACATTATCCAACATCTCCGCCATATCCTTAAGGAACAATGGATCATTCTTCCACTCATCATAATATTCTAGATTGACTGAACTTAAGCAACAAACAGCTGTGCGGTCTTTATCTGTTGGTAGAATAATCTCAGAGCATAGATTAGATTGTTTAATTGATAAGCCTTTTTTCTTTTGGAATTCTGGCATCATTCTATTTGATGTATCAATAAAGTGAATGTATGGCTCACCAGTTAACATACGCATTTCAATGATACGCTGCCACAATTCACGAGCAGGAATAGTATCACGCACTTCATTGTTGTGTGGATCTCTTAACTCCCACGTATCATCAAACGATGGGTCTAACATAGACTGCTCGATGATATGCATAAACTTATCTGTAATGTTAATACCATGATGCAAATTCAAACAACGCATATTCTGATCGCCTGTTGGCTTTCTCATCTCTAAGAATAAAAGAATATCTGGGTGATCGATATTGAGATAAGCAGCATAACTGCCACGACGCGTACGTCCCTGACGATATGCTAAACTACTTGCATCATATGTTCGTAAGTGTGGCATAATTCCTACAGACTTATCATCAGCACTACGAATACCAAGACCGATACCAACTCCACCTCCAAGCATTGATAGCCAATTAACTTCAGCTAGACAATCTACCAAACCTTCCGCACTATCGTGTAGATACGGTAAAAAACATGAAATAGGCAAACCCCTACTACTGCGGCCAAAAGAAAGAATGGGTGTAGAATAGCTAAGCCAATGTTTGCTAGCGTAATCGTATAACCTTTGCGCATGTTCTTTGTTTGTGCCAAACGCCTGAGAAACATATGCGAACCTTTCTTGGGGTGATTGTTCTTCTTCTTTCATATACGACTCTTTTAGTCGCTTAATACCTAATTCATCAAATAGTGCATCACGTGAATAGTCTACTTTAATACCATGGACGATATCTTCCATTTTAACTCCAAATTGTTCTAATTATTTTTGTATGAATTGCTCAGCCATCGGAAAGATGGTTGCAATGACTTTTGCGCATTCCTTAGCTATAAGAATATGCTCTTTTTGTGTACCGTGTGCTGCTCTTAGTTGAATATAATGAATCCATGATCTTAATGTGCCATTCATGTAAAGTCTAGATATTGTCAGCCCTTCTGGTAGGACTGCGCGTGCTTGCTCTTTTGCTATATTATTAGATACTGCCCACTTGTATGTTTCGTTTGCTAATTTAATAATCTCTTGTTGCTTTGTGTGCCACTCTCTTGATACTTCTCGTGCATCCAAATCGTTCACTAAATCTAACTCAATTGAATTTTGACGATTCTTAGTATCTTGCAGACGACACTCTCGGGCTACAAAAGATAAGTCTTCTGTTGGGTCTGCATATCGTTGTGAAAACTCTTGGAAAGAAAATGAACGGTGGCGCAACATCTGTCTTGCAATGTCTCTAGTCGTTTCAATTTCTAGGCATGCCGATACCATTTCTAGAGGTGACCAATGTTGATGCTTAATCAGATAATTGATTAGCTTCTCAGACGTTTCTGTGTTAAATTGATTTGATGGATTTGAAACTCTAGCACAATATGCTACTAGGTCTTGACAATCGTATAGTCCATCCGCAACAAATTGTCTTTCAGGCTTACTATATGATACCAGCTTTACTTTCATCTCTTCCTCGTCAATTACTCTTTGCGCCCACATCTCTTCATTTTCTAGGATGGGTATATTTAATTCTTCTTCCATTGTGTTAATGCTGCCTTCGCTGTAAGCCCACGTTTAATATTTTGCATGATGATCCACTCTGGATCTAACCCAGCCAGTATCATATCATTAACATCTTTTTCTACTATATCTTCTGGCCAGATACAAACACTATACCCCTGTTCGATGTATTTGTCAATACGATCAACAATTTGTTTGTTTCGTGGCTCATTGTCCATTACAACTACAATCTCATCTTTAGATTTGTTTGGGAAGATTACTTCTAGATCAACAGACGATCCTGCCATAGCAATACAGTTAGGCAAGAACATAGAATCTATAGGACCTTCTACAACTAAAATCTTACCTCTCTCATCAATAGTGTCCAAACCAAATACCTTTGGCTTAGAATCATCAATCATGATGGTAATGTATCTTATACCATCTTTTTTAAATCCTCTACCCTGAAAACCGAACATATTTCCGTCTTTGTCCAGGAAAGGAATGATCAACCTTGGCTCATCATTCTCAGCGTTAAACTTCTCAGGAATAATGCTATTTACCCAATCTTTAAACTTGGGAGCGTAGAATAATTTATAATGCAAACTGCTCGGAATCATGCGTTTTTGAACATATTTTTTAACATAATGTTCAGGGTCAAGTTGCGATATTTTCTTAAGCTTTTTAAGCGGACTATCAGCCTTCATAAACGTCGGAACAGTTACTTTACTGATATCCCTCTTCTCTTCTTTCGGTTCAGGGTTCTCGGCGTTCTTTTCGATGAATTTATCGCGTTTATACTCTTCTGCTAATGTAGAATCAATCCGTTTAAGGAAATTAAGAAGTGAAATAGACTCATGACAGTTATGACAATAGTAGAGTGTGCCTACTACAGGCTTCTCTACTATATAACCACGTGTTTTGAATTTATTTGTTTTTGAGTCTCCGCAAAGAGGACAGCGGAGATTGTAGGTAGTACTATTGACCCTCTTAAACCGATCAACGCGGTTACTAATAAGACCAATGTACTTTTGATCAATCCAATCCATAATATATTCCTATAACCAAACACATTGATTATAGGAGCATTTGCGACCTATGTCAACTGATTAGAACAATTTATCTAGTTTAATGTGAGCAATCACATAACCAATAACGCCTGCAGCTCCCATAATCATCCAACGCCATTTTTCAATGGTACTGATTTTGTCACGCATTGCTTCATGGTGCTGCAATTCAGCATCCATATGTTCCTTCAGCATAGACATCATCTGATCATGCTTTTTGTCTATTTCAGAACGCAAGTCGTCTCTCATATCACTGATACGAGAATGGAGTGTTTGATATTGTCCTTCAACTTTTTGCTCAAGTTTGTCAATGTTATTAGCAATTGAACCTATCTGTGTTTCCAGAATGGTCACTCTTGCTCTCATATCAGAATCGCGGACTCTAGTTACTATATCCGCCATATATTATTTCTTCGTAGGAACTTCTTTACCCTCAAGCTTCTTGTGAACCTTGATGGTTTTGCATTGTTGTTTTACGGAACCGTCTTTATTCTTAACAACGTTACCGTCTTTGCCTAGTACATCCTTACATACAGTTTTCTTTTCACCTGCAGCATGGGCAGTACCAATAGCTAATGTAGCTAATACAATTGCTGTTAATATTTGTTTCATTTTTGTCCCTATAACATTGGTTCGTCTACTGCAGGAGGAGCTTTCTTACCACCAAAGCCTGTCGTTACAGCCGATGGAGTATTTAGGGTGAATGGTTGTTGGGGGACCACAGGAACGCTTGGTGTTACTGGAGCGCTTGGAACTGATGGAACGCTTGGAACTGATGGAACACTTGGCGTTGATGGTAGTCCAGGAATAGATGGAATTGATCCACCCGTCGCACCAGCTAACTTCTCCTGGCCACGACTCCATGCAGTGATACCAAGTACAGCACCCATAGCCATATGGAACAAACCTGCTCCTTGTAATGTCAGCGGTTGCCATTGTCTAAATGCGTCATTGGCTGCTTGTGTTTCCCAAAACTGTACCACGGCCCATAATATAGGTGCTACAATAAAGTCAAACGCACATACGCTCATATACATTATGGCCATCATTGGACGCCACTTCTTTGTCATCCAATCTTCTGCTTCTTTTTCTACTTTTGTTGGCTTGTTATTATCTGCCATTTTATTTTTCCTTAGTGAGCACCTAAAACATGAAGTGCGTGTTCATAGTGTTTGATTCGATCATCTAAACCAATATAACCACCATTAATGGCTCTCGTCAAGCCTTTAATATCACTAACATCAGCGAATCTATTTAAATTGTTTGTTTCCCAAAACCAACATGCTGACTGCGCAGCACCTTCAAAAGTAGCAAGATATGCTGGCACATCTTCTACATCCATTTCCAAACTGTCAGCAAAGTTCTGATAGTTCGTTTTACCTGTCAATTGAATTAGCCCTCTACCGCAATATCGGAATCCATCCCCTGACGATTCATCACCATTGCCCATACGGTTAGCATAAATCCTATTTGCAATTAATTCCTGCTTTCCAGCATATGCGGCTGCGATCTCATCTGTAGGGAAATATTTACTAAACAATTTACGCAATGTAACTGCTCGGTAATTTAAATTTTCCTTAAGAGTTCTAAAGTTGCCACTTTCGTGCGCGCATTGCGCAACAAATGCAGCTACCCGGTGTGGTGTATCAATCTCATAATCTGGTAGTAAAATTTCTAAAGCTTCATGCCAGTCGGCAACATATGGGTTGCCAGGAATCATTTGTGCTAGTTGTTCTTTTGTAAGTATCGACATTTATTAAACCATTGATGTAGCTGCAATAGCTGCGTTGATGTATATATTAAGTTCTTCTTTAAATTTTAACTCTTCTTCTGAATGAGCTATCACTGAGGATATATCCAACCCCTTCATTAAATCTCCATACTCACCTGCTGTTATCTCTTTACTTTTTAGCATCGAACCATACTGCGTTGCCAGTTGATGTATTTCTTGTAACGTCATCTTGGTTTTGCTCCTATAATCTTCTGTGAGGAAATCGCGTTCTTTTCTACTTGTTGCATTTTCAATTTGCAATAAGCAGCACTCACTGTCTCATTCTTTTCATAATGTTTCTTTAACTGTTCTGTTATTAAGAACAAATTATATGCAATAGTGCTCGTGTCATCGTTTCTTGCTCTTAATTGAGTAAAGTTTTTAAAGTATGTTGCTGTGATAAACATTTCATTAATGTGCTGCTCTGTCTTCTTTTTATCAGCGCACGACTCTTGTGCTACCTCAGCTTGTGTTCTTAATTGTGTAATCGCTGCATATTCATTTGTGTCATATTTTGCCATAAAGTATGCATCATAGAGAGCACACCCAGATAACATATACACTGCAAGCGCGAGTATTACTTTTTTCATTCTATTATCTTCTGCTGTTCTTTAACCCACCGTTGTAAGGAAATGAGTTGTTCTTTCAACTCATGATATGTTCCGTAGTTCTCTGTTACTGTTTTGGTTGTGGTAGAGAGCGTAACTCCGGAGGCGCTTTCATTAGTGAGTCTGGCGGCGTCGGGAACTTTGTTGTGTGCGGCACTGTCATGCAAGACGACAACATTGTTAGGAATAACGCACTTAGCATCAGCTTCTTTAGTAATGTACTTGTCAACATATTTAACAATTGTCTCACCTTTTTGTTTTGTTAATACTAACTTGGTTTGATACTCCTGCTCAATTTTTGCAGTAGCTTCTTTTGATTCTTTTTCTATGCGGGCAACTTCAGCACGTGCTTTTTCAATGTAATGGTTACCACCTTCTAACCAAACACCCCATGTAAACAAAACTGCGCCAACGAGAGTAATTATAGATCTATAAGTTGATACAAATGGAATGAAAGAAATCGTTTTACCTATTGTAAGTAAAACGACTCCAGAAATAAAGATGGTATGGATGGACCAACTAGGAAGGAAGTTTAGAACCCACATTTGGAACCTTTCGCTTCAACATATTTTTCACTTTAGCGAGCAGTGCTTTGTGTTTTGGAGGCTCACCCTGTGGACCTACGCCTAGACCAGCAACGTTTCCGCCACCGACATTATTAACCGATACGTCTTCTTTAAGTTGCTTGTCCATCAATTTTCCTTAATACTTCTACAATGTTTGGTTCAAGAGGAATGTCGCTAGTGTAAATGTCTTTACCCTCTACGCCAATCTTCCTTACTACGTCTGGTAGTGTTCCCATCATCACAAGAAACGGTGTGATTAAATGGAGATAATCCTTAAGCTTCAAAAACAAGAGCCGAGTACCAGCCTCAGCCCCAAATACATTATAGATAATTGTCAAGTGATTTATAATCAACCGATCTTTGATATCGCCTGATTCTTCATACTTATTCAATAATCGTTTAATGTACTTAAAGCGATTTAAATCTTCATAAAACTCAATTGTATCATAGCAGTGTGGATTGTCATAATGTTTTGCTGCATATAATAAAAAGTTTGTTTCGTCAACTTGGTCAATAATCATAATTAGAATGTACTTAGAGCTGCCCTCTTTATTGTACCATTTGCTGTGGCCACATAAATGTAGTTATCATCAAACCAAATAGACCCCTGTACGTCACTTGTTCCAGTAGACAATACGGGAGTGTTTTTTCTACGGATCACTAAATTATTAGCCGACAAATAATGAGTGTTACTTACAGTCACATTGGCTTGGCTGTTATTTAAAAAGTTTTGTACAGTAACCTGCCTCGTTACCGCGTTGCCAGATGGGGCATCCACGATAACGAGCAAGTCGTCTGTTGACGGCGCTGTTAGAGCTGTGAGCTCTGAAATCTTCTTTGCGCGATCAGCCATCTATTACGCTACGATAGTGATAACTGCGTTTGAAGAGAACACTGCATCAGCACCAGTTGCAGCTACACGTACGCGATAGATCTCTGCAGTTGTTGCTGTGTTAGCTAATACTGACAATGTTGCTGTTGTAGTGTTGCTATAGGCACCAGCATTTGACAAGTTAGCGAAAGCTGCGCCATCATACTTCTGCCATACGTATGTCAATGAAGCACCTGTCGGTACAGAAGCGGCAGCGACTGAGAAGTTCACGATATCGTTATTGCTTGCGTCACCTGTATTAGCAGCAGGCTGTGTATTGATTACTAACTTGTAATCTGGTACAACAGTATCATCAGAAGCGTCTGTCGATAAACGAACAGCTACTAGTGTCTCGTACTGCGTACGACCAGCACGGCCGCCTGATCCAACTGTACGCAACTGATATCCAGGTGTCACTACGCGTGTGTTTGCACCAGCGCGTGCTGCACGTGCTTCGGCTACGTCTACACCAAAGATACCTTTTGTTGTGCCAGATACGAATGCGTCAGCTGTCGTGTTGCCATAAAGCGCATCGCGGTTAGTTGTATTTTGTGTTGCTTGAACTGTAGAGCATACTATAACGCTAACGTTACTAGCAGCATCTGATTTTCCATATAATGCCATTTGTTTATTCCCCTTTTGTTGTTAAATCTTCTAAGTATTTAGAATTCTTATATACTACTTTCTCAATACCATTCTCGATGACAGTTACTTGTTTTGATTTGGTCGGAAAAGTAGCTGCATTTTTTCGCGAAACTTTCTCTGCAATTGATATATTGCGTTCGTTCATTAGTGTTTTTTTATCGGCCACTACATCGTTTATAACGACTTTGCCTGCTTTAATAGCCATTTTTATCTCACTTCAACATTGAATGAACTGACTGAAAGTTCTCATGTGATTTGTATACATGAGAAGCCGCTTCAGCGCGATCTGCTGGCTTTAGCTTTTCAAGCGCTGATAATACTTTATGTGCATGTTCTGATTTAACGAAATGTTTTTTACCATTTTCGAAATGAATATCTGCACCACCTTTTTCCGACTTACCGTCTACTGCACGTTTCAATTGCATATGGATGTTTTGGTTAGCCTCAGGTCCTTTATCTTCTAACTCATCTTCACCCTCATCTTCGTGCTCTGATTTAGCAGGAGCAGACTTAGGACGGCCGCGAGCAGCCATCTCAAGGATGTCTCTTAGTGAGCTTTCTTTGATATGTTTGATCTTACCACCCATTTCATGGAAGTCATCCAACTCTGTATCGGATAGATGCTCACCAACTTTAATACCACCAGAAAAGTTTTTACCAACAGCGTGTACTTTATATTTTGTACCGCCAGCTGTCTTTACTGGTTTAACGTGTAATGCGTCTGGATGTAGGGTTGCCATATTATTCCTTTGAATCAAACTGTTTTGATAATTCTTCAATACGAGCCAACTCTTCTGATGAGAGTGTAATGTTCTCTTCTACTTTTTCTTTTTCTGGCTTCTTCGTGTACACAGTACCAGTTGAAATCTTTTTCTTTTCAAACTTACCAGTACCTTCTTGCTCTTTACGCTTCTTCAACCAAGCGTCCATTTCAGCAAATCCTTCTGTATACAAACCGCCATAACTTTCCTTACCACGCTTCTCTAGTTCTTTAGAAGCATGAATGACGCGATCGCGTTGATCGTGAGATACATGATACTCAGAAGTACCACTATCTTCATCATGAGTAATCTTGCTAATCTTTGCACCAACTTTATCCAACGCTGCCTTAGCATGCTTCTTCATAAAATCAGTAGCGCCAGATAAAATATGAGTAGCTTCTTCTAACTCATTTTCTTCTTTAACTTCTTTATCTTCTTTGTCTTCTGGTTTAACGCGAGGCTTACCAAACTTTAAATTCTGTTTGTCTTTAATTGTATCCATCACATTACCGCCACCGATAATCTTACCATCTTTATCGAGAGTTAGCTTTTCATCTAATTCTGTTGGCTCAGTATCTTCTTTAATTTTTTTTACAAGACTTTTAGTGGCTTTATTAATACCCACTAAACGGTTTGCGAACTTGTTAGCAGTTTTATCTTCTTCTTGTCCTGCTCCCATGCGATATGCATCACTAGCAATTGAATGCTTAGCTTTATTGATATAGCTGGCTAACGTTTTTGCTTTCAATTCATCAATCTGTTCTACTTCTTCTTTAGCAAGTTGCTTTTCTTTCTGAGCAATCTTTTTCTTCATATTCATGGCTCTGCCAGCATAGTGCTGAGCAGCATATTTGTTATCATCCATGTGCGATTGGAATGCTTTATTGCCTAGCTTTTCTTTAGCAGATTTCATTGTGTCGATTGAGATTTCATCAAGCTGCTCGCCTTCAACTTCTACACTCTCCATTGGCTCTTTCTTGCCTTTGATGAATGCTTTCAATCCTTTTCCTACGTTGTGTAGAGGACCTGGCTTCTTACCAGCTGTCTTTAACCATGACTTATCTGACACGTCAGTATTCTTAGATGGGGTAGCTTCTTCAATCTTCTCACCATTAAGAATTGTTTCATCAGCTACATCTGCTTGCATTTTAGATTTACGGCTACGGAGCACTTCGAAATCGTGTGCATCAATCTTACCGTTCTTGTTAGCATCAATCTTTTTCTGATTAGGATGTAAGGCTTTAGCTTCATCTACTGACTCTGTGACTGGCTTAGCAGCACCACGAGCAGCGTATGCACGTTGAATGGCTTCTGATTCAGCTTTTTGCTGTGCTGCTGATTCAGCAACTGATTTTGCATATACAGCACTGATTGCGTCATTGACACGGCGCTCTGGAGCTTTAGAAGCGTAAGTATTTACTTTAGCTTCTTCTGTAGACAATGGACGAGCAGCCATCTTTGTATACTGAGATGATAACTGTTCATTTGTGGTTTTAGCCGCTTCTGCTTTAACTTTGGACGAATCTTTAAGTACGCCAGAAACTGAGTCTAGCAACCCTTTTGATAATCCTAAATCTAATTCTTTCATTTTATCTTCCTATTAATTTAATTGTGTTAAGCTATTTATCCTAGAGATCTCTTGGGTTCAGAATGTATGTTTTAACTTCTTCTGTGACCGGCTCTGGTTGTTTTTCTTCTTGAACAGGTGCTCCCATCATACTTGATCTGAGCATCCATCCATGTTTCTTGTGAGTATCAATACGACCTTCTAAGAAATTCACCAATCCACGTTCATTATATCTTTCCGCTGCTTCGTGTACTTCTTTAAGCACAGCAATAACTGTTTCATTATCGCGATACAAAATAGACACCATCTGCTGTAATACAGGAACACTTGTTTGACATTCAATTTCTGATAGACTTAGGTATTGCGTGAATGATCCATATGCAACTCCATCGAGAGCGCGAATTTGTTCTGCTGTCTGATCTACTGCCTCGTATGCATCTCCATACAATTCTCCAAAGAAGTCATGGAACTGGAAAAAGTCTTGTCCCTTAACATTCCAATGGAAGAATTGCGACTTCAAATAAAATGCAAACGTTGTTGCAAGAAGTTTGTTTGATTTTTCAATTAATTCACTCATTATGCCCCTACCTTTTTACTTGCTGACCATGACCAGTTGCATGACCAGTAATTTGCTTTCCATTTTGGACCTGGATTATCACAGCCATGTCTAGCACGATATGCTTTACGACGGTCTGGATCATCGCGTTTGATTTCTAAGTTTGGATCTCCAAATCCTAGCTTAATAACATTACCTTTGTCATTCTTTACATAGACGGCAAACTTCTTTGGGCCACCTGGTGTACGGAATGGTTTATTCAAAGCACGTCCTTCGTTATTCTCTTCTACAAGAGTATTCCATTGTTCTTCTGTCCACTCTTCGTAAATGTAGTCTTCTTCCGGTACGCATACGTTTTCTTGCTGTACACGCTTACCACCAGCTAATTTTTCCTTAGCAAGATACAGAATAACGTTTGCTACAGTATCATAGTCTTTTTTCTTAAGGGCAGCAACAATCCTTTCCTTCATCATAGCCAATTGTGGAGATTGTCTGCGTACGATTTTATTAGCTGCGCGAGTGAATACTGAGCTATCCTTTGCTTCGATAATCTTACGATTCATCTCGCCAGTAGCGCGTCTAATTAACTCAGCTTTCTTACGAGCAGCTTTTAATTTGTCTTCTTTTTCTAACGCTTCAATTTCTGCTTTAATAACACTGTGTTGACTGAATGAATGAACTTTAGGTAGGTTCTCCACATCAACGTTGGTCATATCGCGTGCTGTATATTGTACAGTCTTACGCTCTAATAGATCAGCATCTTCCTCAGCTGCCTTACCATTCGATAGGAATGAATTGACTCTTGCAAATGCATATTGTTGTGGTGTTAGTGTAGAATCGCTAGGGTATGATTTAATCCCACGAGCAAATACTTCCACAATAGCTTCAAACTCAATTCCAGCCTTATGTGCTTTTTGCTTGAGAGCAATCGCTGCTTTCTCTGTTAGTGTTTTATTACCATCTATTTCATAAGACGCTATAAGAGGAGTTGGAGCATTGCGAATTTGTTTGCCTCTAGCTATAGAAGCAAGACGGTTAATGTCATCACGCTTAACTCTTGGTGCCAAACGATTAGCCATCTTGATAATTTGCTTCTTACGCTTATCTGCCAAACGATCAACTGCTATCTTATCGCCAACTGTTAGCTTGTTATAGTTTGTACCACGTTGACCAGCAATACGTGTTCTGATTACTGCACGAGCACGCTTCAAAGCTCGACGTCGCATTTGTACGGCCTTAGCTAAACGCTTACGAGCAATACGACGAGCTGCTTCTAATTTCTTAGCGTTACGTTTCATCGTAACAGCTCTACGCAACCGCTGTTGCATCGATAGTGCTTCGGACAAATCTTCTTTAATTGATGATATGTGTTTAATCATTTCTTTTGCATGAGGCTGTAAGGCTTTTGGTAAGCCAGATTTAAATTCTTCATGGTTTCCAGATTTTGCATGTTCACGCATCTTTGTACCTGACATTCCTTCTACACCCTCTGCATCTGGATCGCGATGACCGGCTGAAACTACTTTAATAGATTTAAAGTTATAGTGACCGTGTTTTGATGGTACATTGTTGTATTTCGTCAACATTTTGTGATATTCAGCAACACGATCGCTACCAGCAACTACTACTAAATGTTTGTGGCCTTGATTATGTAAATTGGCTGCAGCGTGTAAAATACTTGGTTCTTGCTTTGATGATCCCATCACCTTTGTGTCTTTATCAGCAACTTTATGCAAGTAACCTATCTTCTTATCTTGAGGTAGTGGGTCTTTTTGAGTACCTTCTGAGTGGCTAGCTACGATGTGAGGAGTGCCGCCATGTTCTTTAGCAACATCTTCAACTTTATGAATCAGCTTTTCGTGACCAACAGTAGGTGGATTGAATCTACCAAAGGCCATTACAGCTGTTGACTCTTTAGCTTCTAGAATTGGAGGTGAATCTGGATTGATTACAACCTGATCTGCAGGTTGTCCAGTCATTGTAGTACCAGCCTTTTGAGCAGGAGCAGCTACTGTTTTAGCTTCCTTCTTAGCTGGTGTTTTTTGTTTAACTTGTTGTTTCTTTTCGCTTTTTTCCAATTTTTGGATATCTTCTAGCGAAATGTCGCCACTAAATGGCTCGTTATTTTCAATCATATTTTCCTTATCAGGTTTGCCGGGGCCTTACTGAGATGGGGTATTTATAATTCTTCTAGCCTCTTACCTTTGCAAAGTTGGCTTTACTGAATTCTTTCCTATCGACAATCTTGGTAGGTCTATTATTAATTACGGCTACATGGCCTTCTGGTTTTGTTTCGGCACCATCAATTGAGTGACCATATGATGTGTGGGATGATAATGCATTTGCTAATACATTCTTAGCAGATTGTAAATGGTGATGCAGTTGTAAAAGATTACCGAAGTGCTCTGAGTTTTTATCTACATGCCCAGTTAACTGTTTTCCTGCACTCAATATCTTATTCTTACCAGCTTCTGTTTTTAGTTTATCAGCAGCTTTGGTGTGGTGAAGGGTAAGGTGATCGTGATAACCTTCAACAGAAGGGGTTTCGTCGGTTCTTACCGTCTTATTAATATAAGTCTTCAAGTGGTCGGCGTGAGCTTCAGCAGCGTCATATCCCCCACTCTTTAATTTCTTGTGTAGTGCCTCAGCAGCTTTCATGTGTTGTTGGAACTCAGCAGCATGCTCAGGCTTGTATTTTGTTTTTGAGGTTTCGTGGTTAGTGTTAATTATATGCACATCTGGATGGTGAGTAAACCCCTCAGCATCAGAATTAAACTTTGCTTTAAGATCCCCAAACGAATTACCACTATACGATGTGTGTACAGCAACTCCAATTTTAGAATCTTTAACATCTTCTGATTCTCCAGGCTTGTGAGTAGAGTATGTAATTGTATTTGGTGTAAAGTGTGCTTGACCTTTACTCAATGTAACATCACCATGTGGATTATCTTTGCTCTTTACGCCACTATGCATGATATCACCTTGGAATACACCTTTACTTGGTGTAACTTTAGGTAAATGCTTGAGAGCTGCTTTTAATTTTTCAACCAATCCTGGTGCATGTCCGTGATTCTCTTCAATATCTTTTTCAGAATAATTAATCTTAGGATTCTTATTGAATGCAGATTTAGATGCTACGAAGAATTTACCACTTTCTGGATGTCGGCCAAACACAATTGATGGTGAACCATCATACTTTGTACTAATAGACACATTACTTGTTTTACCTTGCAATGCATTATGAATACCAGTTAGCGTCTTTTTGGCATGATCAAACCCAGCAGAGCCAGCATTGAGGACGTGGTCTTCAGCATGCTCTAAGTGAGTTAGTTTATCTTCAGTTGTTGCCTCGGAAAGGAATTCTTTTATGTTTAGCATGTATGTATTTATGAACTTAGTATATCTTAATAAAAGGTCCAGCTGTTGACAACTCTTTTTTGGCTCCGTAGAACAATACTCTCAAAAAGTCCTCTAATACACCTTTATTTTTAAAAACCAACATACTGGCTGCGTAATGCATGCCTTGTAGTTTGTTGGAAAAGCTGTTTGCAAACTTAACGCTATCTTCTTCTTTAAGGATAGCATCTTTTAGAAAAGCTTCAAATTGAGATGTAGTACGAATATAACTGCCCCAGTTTACCTGATCGTTGATAGTATCAAACAACTTTACATATTGCTTTATATCTTCTGGAGTCCAATTTCCAACTTTCGGTAGTTCCGATCCTTTGACGCGAGTTTGAGCATATCGTGTGAAAAAGCCATCTATCACGCCTGTTGGTACTTTACCTAATCGAGCACCCCCAGTGAACTTCGTCAACTCCGTCTGTACTGTTTCTCGTTCTCCCTGACCTGGGAACCCTCTTACCTGAGCTGGCACACTGCCATTCGTTTCACCTTCTATTCCAATTTTAAATGACATTTCTCTTGTGGTAAAGTCGGAACCCTGATAATCCAAATTTATAGTAATATCAGATAACAGTTTAAACTTTTCTTGTTTGGTATTCTTTGTGGTTGACGCATTTGTTTCTTCTACGTGAGCTACTGAGCGCGTGTCTCCTAACCGTTTGAGAGAAATACCAATCAAAGTCTTTGATGCTAGCTGGGTTCGCATATATGCATTAAGAGCATCTAATCCTCCCTCACCATCATGATTTTTTCTCAACTTCATTATGGCTGCAGTTATTGATGATTCCTTATCTTTCTTAACAATATACACGTCTGCGGGGTTCCATGAGTCTTTACTCTTAACCCCAAACATTTTAGCGGTTGATTCAACAACCTCCATAATGCCATCTCCACGATAGTAGTTGTAGGATTTGTTTGATCCCAAATACTTCTTAAGAGCAATGGACTGCTGTTCGAAAGTGTGTATCCATATATCGTTTACTAAAGGGTATATTTTATACACCGATTCTGGCGATGGATACTTTCCCTTTTCAATATAGCTTTCAAAATAGAGACGAGAGCAATTTTCCTGCTTAGCTGTTTCGGCCGCATCACCTACAGTTTGTTTGGCTTCGCCTGCACTACCAGATCCAAATTTAATATCAAGTTTTGATACATCGATGTTAGATTTCTTAAGAGTGGCAATCACTTCTTTAATTAAAATGCCACTCCGTTCCACCTCGCGTGGAATCTTTACTGTTCTGAAATTTGTAGTAGGATCGAGAATTATACCGACTTTGTATACTTTTTGCACTACATCAAATAATAATGCTACTTGAGAAGAATACGCTTTCTTTTTGTCGACTATCTCTTTACTGGTTTTGGGAGCGAAGTTGAATGCCATTATATTTCCTTTATTTTATTTATCGCCCTAAAACGATAACAAAAAAGGTCAAATGACTATAGATTACAATCCAAAGATTTTAGGACTATATTGAGTAGATCCATCGTTACGGAAATGATCTTCTAGCATCTCAAACACGAACGCTTCATCTTCCTTGCCACGACGCTCGAATTCTTCCTTAGCTGTTTTGAAGAACTGCACTAATCCCATATGGCTAATATGACCTGCACCAAGAGCTGCTGGTTTAGTATTTGCTTTTCGTTGAAACATCACTCTCTCCATATATTAATTCAGTTAAAAATGCATGTGCTTTGACTTCACACTCAAAGTATCGCACAATTGACGTATTAAAGTCAACATTATAAAAGATTAAACATATGGAATCGTTGTTAAAAACGCTGCCTTGTATCACCCAACCGTTCAATAATAAAGGTCTAAGCGACACCAACTTCATGATTAGTTGTCGCGTTCGTACTTAGTACGGTGGTACTTTATCTTGTGTTTGTGAGCAAAACGTGACCAAAGACCATATTCTCGTCCGTGCGCTTCTATTTCCCACGGAGTATCCCAGTAGTCCATAGAAGAAGGCATTCTTTTGCCTTTCCACACACTCATATTCTCGTCTAACTCACCCAAAGCATATTGTTTTAAGTGGACAAATTCATGAGCCAAGGTCATCATCATATAACGCTTGGATTTATTTTTACGGATCTGAATAGTGAATTCACGAGGCTTTCCTCGCACATTATGACCAGTTACTTCGCAGTATCCATCCGCATCTTTATCGAGTTTGCTCATAAAGTCGATGTCTACTGAGATGTGACGAGCGATTCTGTTGGATAAAAGCATACTAAGATAGAACTCACATGCTTTATGCACGGCGTTCTTGAACTTATTATCGGTTAATCCAGAAATGCCTACTAACATACGGTTTTTAACGAACACGTCGTCCCTCGTAGATTATTACTCGTCTTCTATATGTATCTGTTTTAGCTCTTTGTCAAGCTCCCACCACAGGTCCACGGGCATGTGGAAAATAGCCATAAAATACTGGAATCCCATCACCAACGTCGTAAAAACGAAGTTGATGGGGAAGAGTACTGTCCAAGCACCTAGAATTGTTATATATTCTTTCAACTGAAGTTCTCAAAAACGTTTTTGTCAAATTTACGTTCAGACTTCATACGCTTTCCAGTATCGGTATTATCAAATAACGGCTTATCATCCACAACATCATCTTGCGCATGTTGTTCAACGTCGTATAGCTTCATTTTAGCTCTATCTACACCGATAACAAACCTACGATGTACAGATGGATCTCCAAAACGATTCTTCAGCTGTTTGACCATAATTTGATTCATTTCTTGCAATTCTTCAGTAGAAATTAATGCAAACATAAGGTCAGCTGTAGCTGGTAAACCAAACGACTCAGATGTATCCTCTAAACCAAGATCGGAACTCGTAAATCCTGAACGCGTTGTTTGTGTAGCACTCACAATTGGCACGTTAAATTCAACGGCTAATCCTCTAAGCTCTTCAGCAATGGCTTTAATGTATGTGTATGAATTAACATTAGAACCATACTTCAATCTAGAAGAAGCACAAATATTTAGATAATCAATGTAAATGATATCCGGTATAAAGTTTCGTTTTAACTTTAATTCGTTCAATAAATGTCTAAAGTGAGCTGCTCCAGCACTTGCTGTTGGATATTCTTTAATAATCAGTTTACCAGGAGATGAGGATCTGATACGTGCAACTTTCTTCTCGTAGATATCTCTTGGCAATAAAGCTAACTCATCCATCGATACGTTTAGTAGATTTGCATCAACACGTTCAGCGATTCGTTCTTCAGCCATCTCGCAAGTGATGTAAAGAACATTCTTACCTTTCGATATATTACTTGCAGCACAGTGACACATGAATAAAGACTTACCGACGTTAGTGCCTGCCAAAATAATATTCAATGTCTTGTTAGGCAAACCCCCTTTAGTAATACGATTAAAGTAATCCAAGTCAAAAGGCACGCGTGTTTCTTTACGGTGGTAGAAATCATAACGCGATTCAGCATCTTCTAAAAAGTCATGGCCAATGTGAGTATCAAATGAAACTCCCAATGCATCAGATAATATCTTAGGAATTGCTCCCTTATCTTCTGATGCATTCTTATTGTCGAGAATACCAATACTTTGATAGATCGCATTGTAGATTGCTTTGTCTTGACAGAACTTCTCAGTTTCATCTAGAAGCCAATTAACGTCAGCTGGTTTATCTTCTAACACATCAATAGCTTTTGTTAGCTTCTCGTGCTCATCATCAGATAGACCAGGATAGTTATCTGCTTCAACATAAAGGGCTGTCTTTGTAGGAAAGTTATTATACTTCTCAACAAACTTTGCAATCACATTAAACAATGACTGATCAACGCGACTCTGAAAATACTCCTTCTTAAGAAAAGGAATAACCTTTCTACCATACTCTTGATTAAATACTAGGTTAGCAAAAATTGTTTGCTCGATCATACTGTCGATTACTCCTCAGTGATCATTTTAAGTTCTTCGTCAATTGATTCATCCGTAGACATAATCGAACCAGTAGATACTTGATAAGTTTTCTTAACCCAATCTTGGAATCCTTTATTCTGAATAACAGGGGCCCAGAAATCTTTCGTATCCGTATCCTTGATACGGAACTTCTTATCTTCTACAACTCCATCTTCATCGACACGCGAGTACCAACCATTAGAAGGTTTGATAACGTGACCTGATTCTAAAGCCATATCAAGTAAACCAGACCAAGTTGAAATACCACCATCATGTCTTACGGTAATAGGAATCTTAGACTTCTCACGCACATGACGTGATTTCTCTACGTTGATAATAAAGTTATAACCAATCAACTCAGTACCTTCTTTTTCTTGCTGACGACCTAAGATGAAGATATTATCAGCAGAGTAGTAAGAACCAGTACCGCCACCAACAACATCTTTAGAATATAACTCCAATGTCTTGTATGTGTGATTAACAACAACCATTGGGATATCCTTTAGAGTTAGATGCGGTGTTACCATACGGAACAAACTCTTCATCTGTTTAGCACGACTCATATCTGCAGCAGACTTACCTTCCATTGCATCCTCTACTTCTTTCTTAGAAGCTAAGTTACCGATAGAATCAATAACAATGATCACATGCTCTTCACGTTCGATGCCGTGTAGCTGTTTCATAATGTCAAACTTTAATTGCTCTACGTCAGTAATAGGAGTGTGAACAACACGACCTAAGTCAATGCCAAACGATTCGAAGTATGATTGTGGTGTGCCAAACTCTGAGTCATAAAACAACATAACAGCATCTGGATACTTGTCCAAATAAGAACGAGCCATCAATAAGCTGAATGCAGTTTTGAAATGTTTAGATGGACCTGCCCACATAGTTAAACCAGGAGTCAACCCGCCATCGAGTCGACCACTCAAAGCAACGTTAATAGCTGGAATAGCTGTCGGAATCATATCCTTTTTCTGAAAGAACTTAGAATCAGAAAGAATTTCAGTATCACTGATTGTACTATTCTTACGTAGTTTATTAATCAAGCTCATTTTATTTCCTTTTCAAATTGGGTAGTGCCTAATATCCTTGTTAGTTTGACTAAGAAAACGCTCTCTTGCCAAACAAGTAATCTTATAATCACATAGGCAGCCATTGAGGCTACCGTAGAAAAGATCATTGATATAGTTGCTGCTGCTAATAATAAAATAGCAGCAACAATAACAACAATCATAGTAAAGGGGAGAAATACAATTTTCATAGTGTAGTTTTATTTCATATTAACGATAGAGTCTTTCTTAATCTCTACTATACCATCTTTCTTTTTCTGAATCAACCCTCTTGCACGTTTATACCATTGAGGGGACCATGATTCTTTTTCTTTAGGAAAGGAGGTATCGGATGGCATGTGGTTCAGTTCCTCTTCTTCTGTTTCGAAAGGAGTATCTTTAGCATCACATCTTGGGTTAGGACAGAAGTGTCCTATTCCATCAGCATACACAACCGCTGTGTTGCATTTTACACAATTGCCATAATCTCGACTTCCCTTAGCGTGTAGGAAATCAAACCAATCATCAACAATGCCGTCACCGTCTTGATCTTTGTTCGGTTGTACTGGTTCAATAATTTCCTTTTTGGATTGGGCGATGGAGTGATTAGCTGCCAACAATAACATAATCGCAAGAGGATCAAACACAAACACTAAAATTAAAATAACAGCTCTTACAGCTTTTCCAATAACTCCCTCAGTTGAATCTCCGTAGACCAAGTCGGCAATGTATTTGATTGGTCCAACTTCTGCTTCAATTTTGAGGTTTTCTTTTCTGAGAGGAAGAGCTTTTGTATTGAGATCCTTAATAGCATTAGACGCAGAAGCAATCTCAGTACCCAACGCTTTACGTTCCCTTGCCTGGCCACCACGTAGCTTGACAGCGGATTCTGTATCAGACTGATCAACCAATCGATCGAGAGCAGTAAGAGATTTCTGAGCATTTTCTAGCCTTCTTTGTTCTGATTGTATTTGTTGATCTAATAATTTTAACTCAATGCTCGTGTCACCACTCACAAGTGTTTGGTCGAGGTGAGCCTTAGACAAAAAGCCAAAAATCCCCATGCTAGTAATAAACATGAGGACTACAACAGCTAGAGTTAAATAATATTTAATGAATCTTGGGGAATTGTTCCAATTCCTATACAACCATGATGCTGCCACTACCTTACCAGCTTCAAGCGTTGATGCCATAATAATAACTGGTATCATGGCTGCTGAGAAAATAACTGCAAGACCAACAATACTATAATACGCTGCCACAAAAGACAACATCAACGCTACCGCTAATGCAAGGTAATTAACTATCATCGTTTACTACGTCCTGTACTTTTTTAATGAATGCATCCATCTTCTCTTTACGATCAGGCCAATAGATGTAGTCTTTACCTTCATCCTTCGCTAGATTCTTTAGAAGTGGCATAATCATATTATAGAGCGTGCCTAACTTTTCTTGATAGGATTGATACACTCGTTTAATCTGCTGTTCCTGATTGGCAACAGTAGCTTCCAACTCTCGCTCAATGCTTTTCAACTCTTCTTCACTAACAGCTGAAAACCCAAAGTCAAAATCGCCAAGATCCTTGATTGTCATATTATAAACCTTCGTAGATTGCTGAATTGCCAGCATGCTCAAACACTTCAGCACTCTTTAGCTTAACACCTGATCCTACATTATAACGTGCTTGGAAGACGCGACCATCTGGATGTGTCCATCCCTTACCTTCTTGATACGCTGTTAATATTTCATTCATTGCTGTATAAGCTAGCTTTGAAAACAATTCACAACCAACACCATCCACTACGCGTAGATCACATAATGCGCCACGCTCATTAGGTATCTTACTTAAATGATTTTCACTCTCTACATCAACAATTTCATTCATGTGTTCAAAAAAGTCTAGCATAGGATCATCCTTAGCTACAACCAACGTATGATCAAACATATAGTCAGCCCATTCCTTAAATGCCTTCAGTCCTCCAAAGTCCATAACCCAGTTACGGTCATCTAAAGTTTCTGATTCGAAAATAAGTTTAATGCCAATTGAGTATCCGTGTAGCAAACTACAGTGACTATGTCTGCTACGCCATTGGCGGAAGCAGCATGATAATCCACGATCGGTACCATATGTTTTTGTTGAAAGATATTTTGCCATTTGTTTCTCCTATGTTGTACTATATCATAGGCTTGCAGAATTTATAAAGCGGGATGAATGCCACGAGGCCGCTTTAGAAGAACGCATCTAACGTGACACGTTTTTCTGTGTGCCATCCAAGCACATCCAATATTGTTTGGAGTGGATCGATGAATGACTTTGTGAATTGAGTATCATAATCAATATACTCAATTAAGTCAAGCTCTTTGGGTAGTGAGCCTGATGTTGCAATGATGTTACTCATAGCGGGGTTAGGTAACTTGAGATGACAAAATTTAATCTTCTCACCTTCACCTATAGCTTCATATTTAGTAGTCAGCCCATGCTGCTTTAGCATGTTGTTGTAAATCAAAGCACCACGAACATGGATTGGTGTAGACTTGCGGAATATAGTAACTGGGTCATAGTATTCCGTCAAGCCACGTACTGTACGTGGGAAAGCAATATCTTGAAATGGTAATGCTTTGAACTCTTCTCTGAAGTTGGCAATAAAATCTACTAAGTCTTCTTCTGTAGAAGTCATAATCAACTTGAGGGCCTTCTTAATGTTGTCTCTGCAAGCCGAAGGTGTTGAAGAACGAACAGCTTCAATACCAGACAACTTTAACTTTGGTTCTGAGTACTGCACACCTTCGTTGTTGTAAACGTTGAGGATGTATCGTTTCTTAGCAGTCCAAATACCCTTATCAGCAATTGCTTCACGCTTCATTTTCATCTTCTGATCATAAGCGTTCACGTATGTTGCTAATTCTTCATACGACTTATCAATAAACGGTTCAAATACTTTCTCACAAACAGTATCCAAATACTTAACAGTTTGTTCAGTAGTCTTACCTTCACAAGTCTGCTTTACGAACTCGCCTAGATCAAGGTACATGGAGTCTGTATCGCAAGCAATAACATAGTCAACGTCAGTCGTCTTCAATACTTTATTCAAGTATGCGTTCATCTTACGTTCCATCCAGCGGATAGAAAGCTGACCAGACTTAGTAATAGATTCTGCTAGGTCTCTATCGAACCAGCGGAAGTAGATGTTTGACAAAGCGCCATAAGCGGAGTTGAGTTGGATCTTTTTAGCAAGTTGCATGTTGTGGCATCTTGCGATCTCTTTCTCATTTTCGTATGACTTGTCTGTTTCGTAGCGTTGCTTAGCAGCCAACATTTGCTTTTTAAACTTAACACGGTCATTATACATCTTCTCCATAAGAGTTGGTAGGAAACCTTGAAAGTCACGATCAAACACACAACCAGAGGCAGCGATTGTTTGATTACGTGCTACTAAATCATTCTGAATCATATGGTTGGGTGCTGTAAGAATACCATCCAACATACCTTCAATACTAATACCTTCGATCTGGCCAGCATATGTTTCTGGTGAGATGTTGTATTGCATAATCAAGTGTGGGTACAAACTATTCAAGTCAAACGACACAACCCAGTTATGCATACCAACTTGCGGATCCTTCACATAAGCTCCAACGATTTGAGAATCCTTAGAACCTTTATCTGTCATAGGTACAACAATACCTTTATTGAGAAGGTAGTTGTGGATAATGATATCCCACATACGCACAGACGTAAAAGCATCACTATAGTTAACGTGGCCGTCATATGCAATCGCATAGATCTGCTCTAAGAACTTTAACTTGTCTTCTAACTTATCAACAAGTTCGACGTCTCGGATGTTATAATTAATGTAGTTGCGGAAGTCGCCTTTGTAGAACTCATCTAACGTCTCAAAGCCAAGTTCTGTATAATCTAACTTACGCTCGCCCAATTCGATAAAGGCGATATGATCTAGTTTGAATGACTCTTGTTGAGCGAAAGAAAACTTCTTATATGCTTGCATGTAGTCAATAATATTAACACCGACTGGAGTAAAAATTGTATACTCTCTACCCATAATCTCAATCGTGCGTTGATCAAGAAGACTCCATGGCGACAAACGCTTCGCAGATGCATCGCCCATGGTTCTTCTAATGCGATTAACGAGATATGGAATATCGAAGAACTCAATATTCCAACCAGTGATTACATCTGCGTCGAGTGCTTTCCAGGCTTGCAAGAACTTATCAAGTAAGTCATGTTCATCCTTACATAGCAAGTAGTTAACATCTTCGCTCTCTGGTGTATATTCTTTAAGACCAAACACATATGACTTACCTCTCTTGCGCAGAGTGATAGCAGTAACCATTCTATCTGCTTGTGCAATGTCTGGGAAACCACCTTCAGAGTCAACCTCGATATCCAGAGATACTAAACTAATTAACTTAGGGTCGTAGTCGATGTCGCCTGGATAATTATCATTGATGTAGGTATAGACAAAACTATCCATACCATACAGTGGCTTACCAGGAATACCCTTAAACTGTTTAACATGCTCGCGCGCTTCATACACGCTGTCAAACACTTGCTTATAGACAGGTTCACCCTTTAATGTTCTAAAGGGTGTTTCGACTCCACGTTCACGATACACGCGATTAGGTTCAAAGATGTATGGTTGGTAACGTACTTCTCGCTGAAACCGTTTACCGTTTTCATACCCTCTTACAAGAATGTTTGCTTTGTGGAGATGTACATTAGTATAGAAATTCAATTATTTTAATCCGCAGTTTAGATCGTAGCAAGTATGGTTGCCGAGTTGTTCCGACGTTAGACCGCATACTTTACATCTTTCATTCGGAAAAGACAACTCTGCTCCACCAATTGTACCAGGCATTGGCATCGTGTATGTGTATTCCTCACTGATGCAAACATCTTGGGGCATTGGTTCTTCTTTACAATCCTCATCAGAACAAAAATCCAACTCACCTCTAAAGTGATATCCTGATCCGCGGAGGAATTGTTCGAACCCCTGAAGTACTTCAGGGAGGTAGCTTGCATCAAACTCTAAAGTGTTAATCATATCCTCACCACCATCGCCGTTTATGCATGTGAATTTGAACTTACTCATCTTTTTAGATCTTTCTCAAATGTAATGAATGCTTCTTGTTTGGCTTGATCGTCCCAAGTCTTACAGTAGTGATTATCTAAATCACAAAGTGCAATTGCTTCTTCCAATGTGATTGGTCGATGTGACACAATAGTTTCTCCAAGATGTTCTTGTGAGAATTCTTTTGCTTGATCAGATACTACAGTATCAAGAGCCCAATCTTCCTTCCCTTCAGGCACTTCTACAACATAGCGATGTCTGAACATCTGTACTGTCTCAACTAAAACAAATTTATTTCGGGCCATTACCAATCTCCATTATCTAACCAAACTCTCACCGTAATACCTAGGAAGCCAAAGGCCCACATATAATCATGGACCATCGGCCACTCCTTATTCCGCTCACGTCTGAACCATGGTAGCACTTTCCAATACAATGGATTTAAACTCAGTATAATCGATGCTCCAGAATAACGAATCCATTTTATCATACTTGTACCACCTGTGGTAAGAAACGATCTGCGATACTCTCATGTCCACTATATCCTCGTGGATTACATACTACACGAGTTGTACCAACCATATAATCAAATCGGTCGTGTGTATGGCCGTGAGTCCATAATTTAATTTGAGGGTGGTCTAAGATCAAATCGCTCAAGTCGCTATGATAACCACCATTCATTACTTTATCATCAGCATACCGAGGATGGCAACTAGCATATGTTGGTGTGTGGTGAGTACATACAACTACCTTTTCTTTACCAGCAACAGTATCTTTGAGGAATGAAATAAACTTCTTATGTTCTTCTACTGCATCTTCTGGTGAGAATGTGCTAGGCTCTTCTTTAACCTTTTCACTTTCTTTGATGTAGTATCCATTGGAATCTAGAAGATACTGACCAGAGCCATCTGGATTCTTAGCATACAGAGGAACACGTCGTTGCAACATTTTATTACTATTCTTCACACCGCTAAAATCATTCATACGACGACGGATGAAAAATAATGTATCTGGATCTTCTTTATTCATATCAGTCCACATCGTTCCACCTACAAATGTCACTCCATCAAGCTCGATGGCTTCATTATCTAAAAAGTGAATGTTATCATACTTACATGTAGTAGCATGAATTGTGATTGGTGTGTATTTGAAGTCGCCATGATAGTGTTCATGGTTGCCCATGATGTATATGACATGCTTATATGATTGACTGACTCTATTGAAAAACTCGAGAGCATCTCTTCGTCGACTGAAAGTGCGAACGGCACCTTCCTGCAGGTCTGCAGCTACGAGTATGTCTCCGCCTAAGATAAGAACATCAGCTTGTTCAACATTTTTAAACAAAGCGTGCTCTGGATGGATTACATCAAATTCTAAATGCAGATCGCTGCATACTGCAATTTTCATAACAAACGTCCTAAATGTATTAGGCTTCTAGTACAAAGTCTTCTGCTATATCTTCTGCCTGCTGTGATGTATCAACATACACGTGGTTAATTTCTTTAGTATCCTTATTACAATAAACCACATACGTGTGCTCATCCATCAGATATACTTTAGCTAAACGACCATTGTTATCGCCATAATGAGTAGATAAATGCTTCATATCAATTATACTCGCTTTTGAATTCATTGTCAACGTCTGTAATGAATTGATTTATAAGAGATTTTGCTTGGATAATTTCGTTGTATGGAACCCCAGCATACGCCAGTGTAAGGTCTGCTGTGTCCATTTTAATTAATTCCTCGTAGGTCCAATCTTTACATAAGTCCAAGCTATACCAAAGACTCAGTACCTGTTCTTCTTTTGAGGGACCAGAATTGTCGCTCCAAAAAGAATACCACGGAGAAGAGGACCAACGAGAATAAGACATTAGATTGCCTTAGCGATTTGAATACCAGAACCAAACATACGATTGTAATTGTTTAACATATCAACACCTGGTTCGAATTGAACCATTACAAAAGATTTATTGAATGGAAATGCTTTATCATCAGCATATGGAAGAAAAGGCATTAATCCTAATCCTACTTGACCTTGTTGGCCACCTGGCATCATTACAATAGATGCTACATCTTTCAAATCAATCGTGGTGCTTGTTTCATTTTGAAACTTACCAACAACCTCTTCCCCAGACGTTAATTTTAAACATACAATTTTTTCCATAACAATTCCTTAATATTAAGACCACTCATTTAATTTATATCTACGCTTTGCCTGCATAGCACGAGTTTCCACTATTACATCAAATAAGACAACGAAAAAATTGCATATGTGTTTCATATGAACCCTCTGCGAGTTAAAATATTCATACGATATTCTAGATCCCAGCGGTCAGTTGCTTCATTGAGAAAAGCTTCAATCTCTTTTATATAGTGAGGGGCAAATGTTCGCTTTACCCAATTTTGAAATTTTGTTTCCATGTGCGTGTTTATACCCATATAAGATTTAAAGAAAAAGAAAGCCGAGAGTTTCCTCTCGGCCTTTATTACATCAGTCTACTAAAAGTTCTTTTTTAGCTTTCGACTTGACAGGGATCTTCTTTGGTTGTTTATGTTCCGGAACCAAACGTTCCAAAGCAATTTTTAACATACCATTAAACATCTCTGCATCTTTCACTTCGATCTCATCATTTAGTGCGAATGTGCGAGTAAAAGCTCTATTCGCGATGCCTTTGAAGAGGAAGTTGTCTTCTTCTCCATCAGTAGCAATATTGCCACGTACAACTAACTTTCCGTCATTCATTTCAATGTCAATGTCTTGCTGACCAAAACCTGCAACAGCAATTTCAATAGTATAATGATTCTCTCCTACCTTCTTAATATTGTAAGGAGGGTAGTTAGGAATGTTCTTAGTTAAGTCATCATGTAGTTTTGCAATCTGATTAAATTGCTCATCAAACCCAATGAAAAAACGGTCGAAGTCTTTGAACTGTGGAAATGTAATGTTAGTCATATCGCCTCCAGATTTATTTTGCAAAAGCGAAAGCTTTGCTGGCATCAAACTTAACTAATTCTTGTGTAGACAAGTTAGCTACTTCAGCTGCAGTTTTAACAACTTGCTTACTGAATTTTGTTTGTGCATCAATAAATGAATTGAGGGATTTTGCGATATCTGCGTTCTTTACGAAAGTCTGAACGAAAGATGTTTTTGCACCTTGAACGGTGTCGATGAATTGGCTAGCTTGAGCCGTGAATTGTTCACTCATTTGTATCTCCTTGAATTAAGCGAGTTTAAAATAAAAACACTACCCCGAAGGCATAGTGGGTTCCAGCTTACCGACTACTGGGGTACCATATCGTTGTACCGGTATAATATATATAACGTCCCATCCCTGGGTATTAACCATTATAGTAAAATTTTTGTAAAAAATCAACTATACTGATAATTTTTTGTGTTTGTAATGCTCTACAAATTTGATGAAGTTGTTCTCATATGGTTTTCTCGTGTAGTCGGTGAGGAATAACTTTTTATCGAGTGTAACTTGATCCCCATTATCTTCACACATGATTGATGATAGAGCAAGAGCATCGATCACTCGCATGTTGAATTTTCCAACTTTATATAAATCATATAGTGATTTTGTCCACACATCAGCTTCATAAATTGTCATGTGTTCATTTTCCCATTGAAGATAATGTCCTACTGTATCTTCTTCTGGTGATATGATCCGATGGTTGCCACTTCCATCTTGCTGTTGTTCTCGTACTTGCATGTATCCATGTTCTGCGTAGTTTTTTGACAAGTAAGAATTCTTGTCATTTTCTTCTGCTACGATTTCTAATACTTCACTGTGGGCATAAAGCGGATGCCATTCATCTCGTACCCATTCATAGGTAGAGTTAAGACTCTCCATCGTTTCGTGTGGGAGTCCAGCAATGAGGTTGATAGTTGGTCTATACCGATGACCAACACGTTCAGTGAAAAAGTCACGTACTTCAATTAGGCCTGCCTTAACGCGAGCAGGACCCATACCTTTTCCAATAAATTTTGCTGATCGAGCATTGAAGCTTTCTATGCCATAGAATTGCCCAAGCATACCCATGCGCAACAACTCTTCACGATCCAATTTACGAGATATTAATAGATCGGCCCGAATAAATCCTGTAAACCATGGTTTAAAAGATAACGTATCCACGACGTCAGCAAACTTTGTAATCTTTTCAGTTGTGTCATTGAATGTATTGTCTGTGATTACATAGTTCGATATACCAAACCTGTCATGCGCATCCATCAATTGCTCATATGCACTTTCCGAACTACGTGTAGCATCGAAGTTGGCATTCCTAATAGGGAAATTACAAAACGCACAATCGAACTTACAACCCCTTGCAAACTCTATCGATCCCCACTCGCCAGGAATTATAAAATCTCTATTCTCATACTTGATCATAGGATTCTTCCATGGAGCTGCGGGATAGTCGTGCATTGTTTCTATTACACAAGTACCTTTTACGACCTTAGTCTTTGGAGCTACACCGTTACTAAACTTATATTTGAGAATTGCGTCAAGAGCATTTTCTCCATACCCAGCAACAAAGTAGTCAATATAATCAAGATGGAATGGTTCGAATTGGCCGCCCCCTATTAGAACGATATCTGGATATGTTTTTTTAATATACAAACAAAATTGTTCTAAAAGAGTTTTCCTTGTTGTGAAACTGTAGATGAATGAGAAACCAATGAATTTAGTTTCAGATGTGATGCGCGAATGGAGGAGAGCAATCAACTCATCGAATGTCCAGTATTCGAAAAAATCAATAACCTCTGCATCCCACCCCTGCTCGCGCATATAGGTTGCCATGCGATGAGAACCAGGACCTCTATAACGACTTCCATCGTTAATTGATATCATTAAACAATGCATATTAGGCAGTTTTGAACCCCACAGCTCCACCTTCTGCTTCAATACGCTTAATTACATCCTCAAACAGTATAGGCGCAAAGTCTGGTAGTTGCTCTACGCTGACGTTATGATATCTAGTATCAATCTCATCACCATATAGAACCTCTCCTGTCTTTGCATCAACACCTCTTGGCTTCATAACTCTATTAGAATGTAAGTGGCCGTGAATGTTAACACCAAAGCGACCTAAGCTATCAGAGTGAATAGGAATATGGCTTAGGATCATTCCGTTCAATATGTGGTAGGCACGAAGCTCCCGGAAGTATTGTCTGTATTCATCGTCTCGGAAGATATCATGATTACCGCGGATCAATACCTTATCACCATTGAGACGAGCTAATGTAGGCAATGCTTTACGATTAATCACAACATCCCCTAAGTGATAAACCTTGTCTGTAGGCTTAACTCTCTCGTTCCATGCTTTGATCATATCCTCATCCATCTCGGCAGGATCGTCCCATGGACGAAGTTTCGTAACGCCATCGCTACGTGTGAAGCGGCAAACGCCAGTGTGACCAAAGTGCGTATCGCTTACTAGAAATACTGACGGCATTTGCTACTCCTTTCAAAAAAGATAGTTTGCTTCTACTGAAGGAGATCTATCAACTCCCACTCACATTTATTTTAACAGGTCGTGAGCTTGACAGACACAAGGCCTCCTGTTTTTGGTGGAGCATCCTGGGATCGAACCAGGCATGTCTAAGACGGCGGATTTACAATCCACTGCATCACCATTGATGCTTCTGCTCCAAATTAGTGCTGGGTATGAAATCCAGCGACACTTTCTCGGAGTGTCCGATCCTCTTGCTTCAAACGCTGGTATGCTACCACAAGCCTCCCGTCGTCTATTGTTTATACTCGCTTCCGAACCCGAGTTTTCTTAAACCACAATGCTCCGGGTCCTGGATTCGAACCAGGCTTCACGGATTAACAGTCCGCCGCCTTCACCTAGATTGCTCACCCGGAGCATTATGGTCTATCCATACATTTTTAATCCTTTTGACTTCCGTCCATTGCCCATATTCTTGGCTCCGAAAGTTTCAGATTGACTGTCGCAGTTGGGGCATATCAAACGAAAATTCGAAGGGGCATTGTTTGAAGCATCCCCATCTATATGATCTACCCACAATCGAATTGGTTTATTGTTCCACTCCGTGATACTACATACAGTACATTTATTACTGAATCGCTTCACAAGAATTTCATAAATGTCTCTTCTCGTTGTAAGCTGGCCAGCATCAAATAGCTTTGTTTTCTCTTCCATTACCAAGACATGCTTTTGTTCTGCTTGACATTTATTACTACAATACTTGTGGTTGTAGCTATGGCCTTTGAATTTAATGTCAACTCCACAACCACAACACTTATACACCTTATCTTTTACACCCTTATAATTCATAAGTAGGACCTCCTATATGGTATATAGGGTTTTCTACCGACTGAGCTATATGCCAATATTACTACAACAAATTGTTTGGTGCTGACCATAGGATTCGAACCTACGTTGGGATTACTCCGCCTGATTACAAGTCAGGTGCCTTCAACCGCTCAGCCAAGTCAGCATTATTCTGGAGCGGGTGGGGAGATTCGAACTCCTCACTTCAAGTTTGGAAGACTTACGTGCTAGCCGTTAAACACTACACCCGCTTTTGGAACTTCTAAATTATATTTGTGTATCTTCGCATGACAGTTTCTGCAAACCACAATACACTTCGAAAGTTCCTTTTTTATTTTTTCCAATGACGAATCTCTCAACAGTGAAGATATAGTATGTTCTTTTACAGAGGGATCGACGTGATGAAAATCTAAGCAAGCCTCCTCACTTTCTCCACACATACAACAACATAGAGTTGACTTCCACATACGGAAAGAATCTCGCTTTGCTGTAGCTCGAACAACATTCTCTCTTATTACCTTCTGTCTGTGTTTTTCGTAATATCTTTTCTTTATTTCTCGATCGCACACTCGACAATAATTTTTCTTGATGCCTTTTGTTTTATTCTTCCAGTTAAATTCTTCAGCTAATTTTATTTCTTTACAAACCATACATTTCATATACTCCTCCTTCCTCTATTTATCGAAGTTTTGCCTTCGAAATCTAATTGAGGTTGGAATATATAAATTATTATACCTATGTAGCGTTTTAACGTCAACACCATATGGGTACTCTCTGTGGTGCTTGAACCCACGATAGCCCTACTCTTCCTTGGCATAAAGTATGACTGGTCGACTTTGCAACTCTATGTTTTATTTCCAAGTGTAGCTACTCAGAGAGTATTCATATGGTACACCGTAGGAGAATCGAACTCCTCTTACCTGCGTGAAAGGCGGGTGTCCTAACCGATAGACGAACGGTGCAACTATAAATTTTCTACAAAGATAATTTCAACCCCAGCTTCATTAAACATCTGAAGTGATTCTTCTAGATTGTTGTGTGTTCTATTTAAATCTGGACGAGTTGTGACGACTGTTGTAATTCCCTTTTGGATAATGCCTTTAGCACATTCATTACACGGAAATAGCGTGCAGTATAACGTTGCACCTTTAATATCCATGTATGCATTATCCAATGCATTGCGCTCAGCGTGTGACACAAACTTATATTTGGTTTCTTTATCTTGATAGCGTTCTGCAATGTCTTCCACTCCTCGTGGAAAACCATTAAATCCTAAACTTAGGACTTGCTTGCTATCATTGACCACACATGCACCAACTTGCGTCGAAGGGTCCTTAGACCATTCTGACACGTGCTGAGCAAGCTGATAAAACCGTCTATGCCATTTATTAACCATCTTATCATTATACATATAATTCTCATGAAAGGTCAACAGTCTTTATTTTTTACGGCCTATATTGTATTTGGCTACTAATTCCCACTGATCCTTTTCTTTATAAGAAAGGACCTTGATTTGGGAGAGTGGTGCTACTGGTGCAGCACTTTTGCTTGAATCAATCAACTCTACAAGTCCCCACTCCGCCATTAAATTAGCGATAGTGTTTCTGCGAGATAAATCATCTTCTGATATATCAGTTGGTTTTCCGTCTAAAGCAAATAACTCTTTAAAATGAACGATGTAGTATCTACCCTGCTTGTGCAAGATATGACATGATTGGTATATTTTTTGATCTTTTTTGGAAGCGACGCCTATCCGCGTGAGAGTCTCACGAACTTTCAGAAAATCATCTTCATTAACTAATTTTACTTCGACTAAACTATCGAGCTGTATCATCCTCAACTCCACTTTGTAATGTTGTTTTTATCATGGATAGTTGTTCATATGACAGCAATGGTAAAACTTGTTTGGCCTTGTCAATACCGTACGAAAAGTATTCCATTACAAGTTGGAGATCGCTATCTTCCCTTTTTGCCCATTTAGAGAATCTCTTGCCTGGACGAATAGTATTTAGGAGATAGTGGAATTGGAGTTTATTGTCCAAAATATTATGTATATTCACGTGGTTAGCATACATTATAGTGTCTGGAAAATACGATAAAGCTCGATTGACAACGAACGGCACATAAGCCTTTTCGGCCAGCTCGTCGTTGTCTGTACCCGTCATTAAGTCTTTCTTAGACAGGTTTATTGCATTTACATACTCAAATGGGTTACTCATATCATCCTAACAAGACCAATAGTGTCGATTGTAGTTAGCAAAATGTAGTTAGCCAGCATGCCAAACGATTTCCTAGTATAAGCAGCCCAAGCGTACATAGCGCAACCAATAATCCAGATAGGATACAGAATGAGCAACGGAGGGTTGGGGACAGTAAGAGCCATGGCGATCGAACAGCCAATAGAAATAGCCCAAGCAAGCAACTCAATAATAAAACGAAACTTACCGCTATTCCAGTCATCCTTTATCCATCCAAACGTGTTTAAAAATATGTCATTCATAATCATTAATATCAATATTTGTGTCTAAAAATATAGGAGTGTACTCTCCAACATACGATCCGACAACGTTATAATCCATGTGCTCAATTGCTTCTTCCTCTGTCATTTCATCACGGACAATAAGAATATCCACACACTTGTTGTAATCGTATATGGCAAGCAACTTTGTATGTTGATGGCCAAAGCCAATCAACGCATCTTCAAAACCATCTGCTAATAGTGTATCAGTCATTCCAATTAAATCCCATAATTTTGTATGCTAGTTTACGATACCAAGGCATTGGTCCACCCTTGATTGTTAACCCATCACTATTGAGGGTTACTCTTGATGTTATTGCAATCGCAGGAGGGTCTGCTATGTACACAGTTCCAGTAGGAAAAGGTCCATGCCGTCCAGCGATACCTTGCGCTCTTAACCAGTATTGGTGAGGAGAACATTGACTGAAATCTAAGTCTAAAGGTATTTGTTCAGTAAGAGGAAAAAAGAATTCAATTTCAGTTTGTTTCACTTGCGCCCCCATTTAACTCTGCTCCATACACGTTCATGCATCCAATAAACAAAGGGCTTAATAACCATTTCCGTTGCTCCGATAGCCAAGGAAACTATAAACTTACCAGTAATAACGTAGGAAATAATAATAGTGGTTAGAGTACCGCAACACCTATAGCTGTATGCTTTAACTAAACTACGGAGGGCAGTTTCACTGCTATTTAAATTCCACTTATCAATAAATTTAATAAACCAACTCATGATTATTTCAAACCCATCTCTTTGCGAATTTTTGTAGCAGAAATGTTATGTGTTGCTTCGTCAAATACTTCTTGCTCAATCGTATATCCTACACCACGACCATAGCCAATATGCACAATGTTAGGTACTACTTGGATTTCGTATTGTCCTTGATAGATAGGATCTAAGTCTCTACGAATGAATGCCTTAACTTTTTCTACTTCAAATGGATTACTGCCCTGCCAGCCTTGTACATCGCGTATTTGTATTACCACTTGCCCTGTACGTTGTATTAATCGGTCAAATAAGGCTCGATGCCCATCATGCCATGGTTGCCAGCGACCTAACATCTGTACTGTTTCTTTTTTCCAATCAAATGTTGGACGACGTCGATTTTCAATAATATGGTTTCCGATAAACTCAGCCCACTTTTCTGCGTTCTGTTCCGTCACCCTGAAGTCGTATACCTCAGGCTCCACAAAGGCTGCATTGGTATCAGCATAGCGACCTTCACGAATAGTATCAACCCAGATAGTCCAATCCGCCTTAAAGTTATTACGCATTTCAACTAAGGGAGCAACAAAGTCGCAGATAACATAATCTCCGCCTGCCTCCAACGAGAATTGGAACATGCGAATGCTTTGACGGATCCGACCCTCATTACTGAAATCCCAGTCATTAAACTTACGACGGACATCGTCAGCATTGAACCAAGTTACTTGGGCATTAAGCCCTGTAAGTGGTAGAGATTCAGCACGGTATGAACTGATTGTTCCGTGTGCCTCCAAATACTTCTTAAGTGCGCTTGCCAACATTGTTTTACCAGCGCCAGGTAAGCCCATAATTAAAATACGTTTACTCATCTCTGCATCCCTTTACTTAAATTCACATTCAACCATTACTTCAGTTAAAAAGGCAACCATGTTAATTTCACTATCCGCTACAAACGCTTGCTTGTATTGGTATTCTGCAATTAACAATACTAACTGTGGGATTGCAGAAGGCTTAAAATACTCAATAGACGAGTCATAAAACTTTCTAAACAACACTACTGGATCTGTATCTAAATTCTCTCCTACCCACTTACGCACGTGTGTAAAGTCTTTTGTTTTCAGATAACCAATTAAGTCTTTAATCGACGTATCCTGCACGTTAACAAGAATACCAGAATCAATCGTACCAGTAGCACTGTAACGCTGAAGTTCATTAAGTGTACGGCGGAAATCAGGGAAATGCTTTTCTACAACAGCAGCAACTACTTTAGGCTCGAATGTAACGCCTTCATCCGTTAAAATGGTAGTTACACGCTTATAGAAGCCTGCTGCTAGTTTTGGTTTTTCTTTTGTAGGAATCCTAAACTCTATTACACTACAACGACTGTGTAAAGGTTCAATGATACGATTCTTAAAGTTGCATGTTAGAATGAATCCACAATTCTTACTAAACTCCTCCATGAAGTTACGTAGAGCTGGTTGTGTAGAGTTTGGATTTAAATAGTCTGCCTCATCGAGGATCACATACTTACGACCGCCTGTCAAGGAAACGCTAGAAGCAAAGTTTGAAATGTCGTTACGGAGTGTATCAATATTACCATTCATACTACCGTTGATAATAATGTAATCGCATCCTAACTCTTCGAGCATAGCTCTAGCTACAGTCGTTTTACCTGTACCAGCTTTGCCGGATAGAAGTAAATTAGGAACTAGTTGATCGTTTATAAACTGCTGGAAAGTTTGCTTAAGTTCGGCCGGTAGAATAGTTTCTTCAATAGTCTTCGGACGATACTTCTCTACCCACAAGAAGTGGTCATTCATCATATAAAACTCCTCAATTAGACTAAGAGTTTATTTGTGCTTTTAGTCTTTCAATTTGCTGACGTAATTCATTAACAACGTCAGTATCATAATTACTACTAGATATCAACGAGGCAATCGCTTCTTCTAATTCATAGATTTCATCAATTACCTGTTGATTCATTATATCACTCTTTTGATTGTTTGTCAACTTTTGCAAATCGAGCACGCTCTTCTGCTACTTCACAACTGATAGCAAAACGCTTAAACTCTGCTGCTTTAATCGGATCAGCATATCGATTGCTTGCAAGGATACGCTTTGATGATTTACTTAAATTGAATGTTGCACTTGTTTTCATTGTCTAGCCTCAAAAGTTGAATTTGCTTCAGCTACAATCCAGTAATCAACATCCTCACCCTTGAAGTGAGAAATACCTTTACTAGAAATAGCTACATCATAATCACCAGTCATAATCTTAATGTTTTCTGATCTAAAAATCATTTTAAACTTATGTACTGAAGTACCCACCTGTACAGCGAAGTTGTCGCCAGAAGGATTCTTAGAGTCGATGGCCTGTACATATACATCAGTCCCATCTCCAACTACAGCAAACTCAGGCATCTTTAAAACGCCCATTGCTTTCTGCACACGATCAAGAGTCACCTGAGTCAGTTTAAACTCAATTTCTGGATCATTTACTTGCGGTGTCTTATCAGATGCTTGTACAATCATCTTAGGATCAGCGAATGTGTAATTAACACGCTGTTGACCATCTGTGATTGTCATAAACTTCTCTTGCACAGTTAATGCTGGTTTCTCAAACAAACTCAACACGCTTAGGAACTTGCTTAGGTCATAGATTGCAAACTGACCTTCTACCTCTTCTTTTAACTTAGCATGTGCTAAGATTGTTTTATTAGGCGACATTGTTTTAAGAACGTCGCCTGGTTTAAACATAATTGAGGGATTGATTGACGCAAAGTTCTTGAGGATAGATAACGTTCTGCCTTCAAGTTTCATAATATAGATTCTCCGTTAATTACTTCTTTTTACCTAGTTTACCAACATCAGCTGTAGCAGACGCCCCGATTGAAGCAAGGTCAGCCAAACTACCACCGAATACATAACTACCTACGTGCTGCAATTGCATCCATGGGCAGAACCAAACTCTAGCGCCCATGCGTTGAACATTGTAGCAGAACATATAGTCCTCTGACAAGTAACGATGTGATGAGTGAGCTTCACCTTCAACCATTTGCTTAGCTATCTCTTGCAACTCCGCACCTTTACCATCTGCAACATCTCGTAGCAATTGGTGTAGATTCTCATAACCATATCCACGATCAATAATACAATCGAAGTATGCCATGATCTCACGTGTGCCATCAAAGTGCTCTGTACGAACATGATCTGGCTTATAATGCAAATGAGGATATGCCTTTTCATAATCTTCAAATGTCTTACGACGTACCATCATAAAGCCTGTACCAATCTCCATCACCTCAACAGGAGCGCCAATTGGAATTTCTTTCTGTGAGCCTTTAGGGTTAAACACATAGTCTCCAACAAACTTCTCAAGCACGTTTGGATCTTTATCTGCAACACCTTTATCAACCGCTTGCTTAATTTTTTCCCACGAAATACATTTCTTAGGATATGGGCCACCCATAACATCATATGGACTTTCGTCTGTCATAAGAGCCAATAATGCTAACACGTCTTGTGGATTAAATCCAATATCAGAATCGATAAACATTAGATGGGTTGCACCACTGCGCATAAACTCATCCACACAATAGTTACGAGCACGAGTGATTAACGATTCGTTGAATAGGAAGTATAACTGTAAAGGGATTTGATACTTAGCACAAACTGCAGAGAGGTCTGCAACTGATCTAGTGAACATACCAGCACACTGTCCACCATACATCGGAACTGCTACGAATAGTTTACGTTTTTGCAGTTCTGAAATTTCAACATTAATTTCCATTATTTTTCACTCCATATTTTTCATCATGTGATTTACCGACACCATAGTCTCCATCATATTTATGTAGTGCTTGAGCATCAAAGCTTAAATATTGACCGATGCGAGTACCTTGTTTAATCCTCGCTGGACCCACACCGACGTGTAATACACCAGCCATGACACCATGGTACCCGGAATCATAAAGACCAGAAGTAATAAACAACCCATTACGATTGAGAGTAGAACGAGTGATGACCCAACCTGCCTCTCCCTCACCGACATTAATAATATTCTCCATGACAACCTCATAATCCCCAGGCTGTAATGTATAGTATCCCTCAGCATCCGGCTCAAGTGCGGCTTCGGTGCCTCTATGCTTCTTATGATCGTTAGAAATTTCGAATACATCATTCTTAATCGGAAATATCTTACCTAAACGCAAATCCACAGCATTAGGTTGTACGTCCCCCTCCTGTACGTTTGTTAGTGATGATTTTGAGCCTTCGCCCATAATATGCTTCATAGCCAATTCCACTCCTGTAGTTTTTTATCAAATGCTTTTAATACTTCGTCTGTAAATTCTCGTAGCGTAGACTTATTCTCTAGCACTAGATTACAAACGGAGTTATCAAAACCACGTTCCGTAATATGAGTATCGATAATTCCAAGAGGTCTATCAATCTTCACAATTTTTGCTCCTAGGTTCTGAAGATGAATCAATTCATTATCGAAACGAAGGTCTGTAATCACCCACACTGCATCTTCCGATGCAATTCTTTCATCCACATACTCTACAAACTGATTTACATCATATTTTCGCATCAACATACCGATTTCACGAACAACACGACGTCCATCTACTGATGTACTGTTGGACACTAGTATAGACCGTTTAAATGCGTCATACTCAGCAATCGTTTTTAGTCCAAATATATGCATAATCTCACGTTTAATTGGATCAGCAAATGCAATGCGTCTAAAGGGACGATCAGTTGTAGAATAAGCATCTAGAAGGATATCAGCTACAGTATCCTTCCCACAACCTTTAGCTCCTGTTAATGCAATTATCTTCGACATAGACGATCAATCACTCCAATATTAAATTTTACAACATCATCGTGCGCTTTCACTTCATGATTGTAGCTGAAATTAACTTCAGACTCAACTTTGCCGTGTTCAAGGCCAGACGGGGAGCGATCGAAGGGTACCCCATTAATACCAGCCCACACAGCTGCTGATGAGTCCCATGAATAGATATATGGTTGATATTCTCGTAATAACTCAATCTCGTTTGGACCATCTGTCATACCCAAGCAGTGAAACTTCTTAATAGCTCTTGCTGGTTGCAATAGTCCACGGTCATCTAATGACTTAAACATCATCCATCGTGATAAGAAACGTTGCAGTTTGTATGCGTCATTGCGTTTACCATCACCGTGCTTAGACTCATTTACTTCAAATGCAATAGGACATGCTAGAATAGATACACCAATCAAATCCACTTCTGGATTCTCAATAGCCCATTCATATGAATTCATAATACCTTCCACATCACCCAATTCACTTTGAGGAACATAGAATGTACCGAACCCAGCATCCTTCAATTGAGGAATCTGTTTGATTGCTGTGTTCATTGTTTTCGACCATTCTTCTTTTGGATAGTCAGACATAACAATAACATCAGCCTTACAACGCTTACCCATCTCAATTAACTTGTTCGGATCATACATTGGACGACCTTGCTTAAACATCTCGAAAGCTGAGTTGTCCATAATCTTTACTTTACCATCATCTAGATTAGCATAGTAGTCAGCATATGCTGGATCTTGTTCCACAAGATGAGCAAGCAATAAGTGAGCTCCATTAGTTTTTGTATATCTGTCTAGGAAGTGGGTGGGAGCAATGTGACAGAATTTAATTCCATCATTAATATTTTTATTTAAGGGTGTCATTTAATTTTAGCCTTGTTGTTAGATTGTTGCATTATCTCTCAAAGTAGATACGGCAACCATTTTCATTATCTTCTGATACTTCAATGCGGATCTCACGAGAAGGCCACGTCACTGCAATCTTGTCGTATAAATCTTTTGCAGTCATTTCACATGATTTGTAATCTACTGATAATGTCTTCTCACTATACCAGCTTTCTAGTATTCTTTTCAACTGGATAAACTCTACATCTCGGTTGTCGTGGAATACTTCCATCTCTACTCTAAAGTGAAAGATATGGCGGTGAGGCGATGCCAAGAAACTAACATCAAGCCAATCGCCTGTTGCTAGTTTCGGATCGGTCGCTGCTGCTGGATATCTGTGAATGCCTTCTTTTTGAAATGTGACCCAGATAAAAGACCTAGGCAACTTACCAATAGTAAAGTTATCCTCAACTCCATCTGGTAGTGTGTATGTTATTTCAGTAGGTGTGCTCATATTTTTAACTTCTTCATGTTAATAAAACTTGGTATATTATCGCAATAGAGTAATATCGTTCTGTTACCCCATTGATCGGTGTATACGCGATATTCACTAGCATTATTGGTAACAAACTGTTGCATATCCTTACGTTTATATAATACAGCATCATGCGTATTAATGTCAATATGGATAATAAACTCACTAATCTTTTTAGGGTTGAATAACCAACCACGTGGTCCTACCTCAACGTAAAACCGTTTGTTGTTGAGATTGCCTTTGACATCAACAGTAAACAATTTGTCACCCTTTTGCACAATAAAATCAATTCCTGATACCTGATCGTGATAATCGCTTTCACGGTCGTGAGCAATCATTCCTTGATTTGCAACGTGTTGTGCGTATAGCAATTCAGCTGCTCGTCCTTTTGCTCCGTTAGCCCCATATGCTCCCTCAAGCGTCGGTGTCCATTCTGGTGTCAATCTAGACATAAAACTCCATAATAAAAAAGCCCACACCCAATTAAGAGTGTAGGCTCATATCACTTGTTTATATTAAACGCGTGAGAACAATGCATCTGCGCCTAACAAAGCAACAGCTGCTGCAACCATACGACGGCTTGGTGTGCCCAAGCGATACTTCAAAGTCTCGCGACCTTTAGTATCTGTATGTTTGTTCAAGTAGATCGCATGACCTTCTTGACGTAGCAAAGACACTACTTTGCGTGGTGATGCAATGTTAAACTGCGCACCAATTTGCTTAGCTGTCAATTGACGGCCTTCTTGTAACACATTCAATACTTTCTGCTTTTGATTCATATAGTACTCCTACAAAGTTAATAACATAATCTGGAAACCAGAATGTTCATTCTATAGCATAATTAAAAAAGAAGTCAACTGTTATTTGTTACTACCAATACGGGCAATGTTCAAAAACTCACGACGCACTTCTGAATCGGGAGCTGAGAACAGACCACGGGTTGATAATGTAACAGTTGATGAGCCTGTGTCTTGAATGCCACGGCTCTTGACGCAGTAGTGGGCAGCGTCAATGTATACAGCGACGTGTTCTGTCTCTGTAATAAATGCAATTGCTTCACAGATCTGCTCTGTTAGACGTTCTTGCACTTGTGGGCGCTTTGCAAAGAATTCTACAATACGGTTTAGCTTAGATAAGCCAAGAACCTTCTTGGTTGGAATATATGCAACAGTCGCCAACCCATCAATAACTACAAAGTGGTGTTCGCAGTTAGATTGGACGTTAACATTACGCTCAAGAACAAATGAATGGTTGTAATCCATTTTGTTTTCGATCGTAGTGCATTTTGGGAACTTTGTGTAATCAAGACCCCAGAAGATTTCGTTGACATACATTTTCGCTACACGGTTAGGGGTATCTTCCAAAGAGTCATCATTTAAGTCAAGACCAAGAGTATCCATAATCTGTTTGAATAATGGAGCAATCTCTGCAATCTTATCTTCTGATGGACGGAGAACTTTATTAGTGATAGGCGTTTCCAAGCCTTTTGATAATAAATGTTGGTGAACGCGCAAACCAAGTTCTGCATTCGCTTTATGCACTGGATGTGACATAGATTGTATTTCCTTTCAGGTTGTCGGTGGAAAGGTCAAGGACCACCAGAATGATTTCTGGTATACTACTTATAAAAAAATAGCACCACTTGGATGCCATTTTATATCTTTAAATGTCTAAAGTCAACTATCAGTTGTAATGATTATGCACATTGTTTTTCCATTTCAGCATACCATGCTTCTTGCTCACGTTTACGCTCATCATCAAGCCACTTAGCGCGCTGAGCAAGCTCAGGATCAGTCTCCTCTATTACCCAACCCTGCTCTCGTAAATGCTCACGACCTTGGAAGGTCTGCTTGAGTTCGTCCATTTCATTATGGATTCGTTGAATCTGACCCTCAAGAAACTCTTGATCGTTCCATTGCTCATTACTCACCCAACGAGGACGGAATCCATAAAAGTCTTTATGGAAATCGCTAAATTCACATTGGAGCTTTTCTACTACTGTAAAATCATCCCAAGACATTTCAAAACCTCTCTCAATTAACATATAACCATTATCCGGTTTTATTAATAAAAGGTCAACAGCTAAAATAACGTGTAAATATTGGGTAGGATACAAAAACAGCCCACATAAAATGGGCTGTATAATGTTATTTTAAATCTAATTTAGGTCGGAGTTGAGGGGGTTGAGGTTGAACCTGGATCAGATTCCCACCAAAAATGTACCCATTCTTTATATGACTCACGACTAATAGTGGTACCACAATAATCTGGCTTGATGCTTTGGTCTTTGTTATAAATCATAACAGCAATACCAACCTTATCTCGGCCGCAGCCCCAATCTTCTAACAACTCTTTCATTGTACGGCCAGAATCTAAAATATCATCTACTAACAACACATTCTTGCCTTCAGCAATATCTTCCGCGATATCTAATGCCGATTCCCTCATTTGATCGCTATGAAAAGTTGACCACGACACTGTACGCATTGGAATACCTAAACGATGCGATAGATACACAGCAGGAATTGCACCGCCTCTCACAATACCGACAACGTAGTCGTAAAACTTACCAGAACCAGTAATTTGATGTACCAATGAGTCTGCATCTTGTTTGAATTGATTATATGAATAATACATTTTATTTTCCTATCACGTTACCGAACACGTAACAATGATTACGTGTAGCTACATTAAATCCTCGTTTCATTGCTTCAATACTAATCTTAGCAACTTGTTCATCTTCTTGTTGATCTTTCGTAGCACCAACTGGCATCACCCAGAAGTCTACTGGAAGTGAAGAAGCAGCGTAGATATCTTTTACAGCTTGATCTACTTCAGCCCAGCATGCATCTGTTCCATTAACCACAAACTTAACCACATGCGTGTAGCCAGCCTTAATATAAGAAGCAATCACTTCAGGCTTCACAGCATCTTTCTCACCAGACACCGTAAACAGTTTAGGCGACATTGCGAAGTGGAAATCAATTCCAGAATAATGAATCATCTCTTCCATCGCTGGAGTAATCTCTTTAGTGGCATTGGTCTCAATTGTAATCAGCTTAGGCATGTTATCACGCTTCTTAAGCTCTTCTACGACAGCAATCATAGCCTTCTGCCACATCATTGGCTCGCCACCAGTAAAACACAATTGTGTGTCAATTCCTGTAATAGGATGAACCCATTTACCTTCTGGATTAGTTTCATGCTTAAGCATGTCAATCAACTTATTGCCAACTTCTTCTTCATTATTGTCTTGTACTAAATGCTTATACTTGGCTGACCAGGAGTAAGAAGAGTCACATCCATGCTTCCATACTGGCAAGTCTTCAATACGATTAACAGTACTGATATCAAACGTTGCATATGGTAAGATGTATGTTTCTGGATTGGTAGGATCCGATTGTCCGAATCCATTACATTCTAGGTTACATCCAAAGAATCGAATCCAAGCACTAGGCTTGCCAGCATATAATGCCTCACCTTGGAAACTATAAAACATTTCTGATATTCTAATTTTCATTTAATAAACCACCTAAAGATGCCGATCATGTCGACAATAATAAAAAATGCATTCTGTAAGAGCATAGGATAGTCTTTTAGCTTGCTAAAGACAACGACTAAAAGTATATGAGCAAAAAGGAATGATACAAACCCCCACCGCGATATCTCTATATTAAGAGCTAACACGCCTCCAGAAAATATGAAGAGAGTTGTTGCTATCCATTTAAATAGTACCGTCCAGTTTAACTGGAGGTAGGTCTGAAGGCTTGTAATATACTTCACCACGTTTCGTTTGCCTGTCTAATTGTTTCTTTTGGTTCCATGCTCGATTGAGGTGCGGAACTGATGCACGCTTAGTAAAGATGATACCATCCAAATGATCCATCTCATGTAAGAACCCTCTAGCTGTCATGCCAATAAACTTTTCCGTATGAGTATCACCATAACAATCCTCATAACGAACTTTAATTACCTTAGGGCGCTTTATTTTAATGAATAAATTTGGAAAAGTCAAGCAACCTTCATCCAATAAAACCATTTCAGATGTTTGGTCAATGATACGAGGATTAAAACACACCAACGGTTCTGCTGACCATAAAGCAAATACACGGTATGGAAGACCGCATTGGTTGGCAGACAGTCCTAGACCTTTGTTGTCCTTCATCGTTTCGATTAGATCGTTGGCCAGTTGTATAGGATCAGTAGGAGGATTAGAAAAGTCAAAATCTTCCATCTCTTGATACAGCAGCTTGTCTGTAGTTGGTTTAATTTGTAATATCATTATGCAATCCGACTAAAGTTGTTTTTAATATATATGTTCATAAAGGAGACCTTTTATATGATAATGGATAAAATAATTAAATTCAACAAGCACTCGTCTAATAAAAAACAGATGGATGATCTAGGCATTGAAGATAAAAATGGTATTTACGAGCTGCCAGTATCTATTTTTTTAGATAAATTTCCTTGTTCAAACATAGTTAAGTTGAATTGTATATGCATGTCATGCAACACCACATACAGTCTCGCTGTCAGTGACTACACGAGAAAAAAACACAAAAACTACTGTTCCATATGTCTAAAGACAAAGATTCTTACTGGACCAGCCGCTTCTCAATATGGTAAACATCATAATGCTGGAAAACAAAAAACAGAAGAACATAAGATGAAAATGAAAGGCCCTCGCGACAACATGAAGGGACATTTAAATCCAAACTGGAATCCTAATACTCCAGCGTTTAAGAGATATAAGAATAGAGTTCACCAACTTTCAAACCGAACATACTACCGTCACCAACTAATTATCAACCCCTGCAACCATCCTCGAACTCTAGCAGGTGTGGAAGGAGGATGGCAGCTTGATCACATAATCTCAGTGAAAGAATGTTATAAGCTAGGATTGAGTGAAGAACAAGCATCGGCTCTAGAAAATTTACAGATGTTACCATGGAAAACCAATTTATTGAAATCAACTACCCGTTGAAGCAATACGGCTAAAGTTTTTATGTTTTTCAAACTTTATGGTATGCTCAAACTTGTCCGCTAGCTGATCGCCTTTATGACTTATGATGAATGTATTAGTGTCGCTTGTTAAACCATTTAATATTTTTAAGAATTCATCTGTGCCAGACGAGTCTAATGAACTATCGAATACTTCGTCCATAATGAGAAGATTAGTAGAAGCACTATTACGAAGCTTAGCAACAGCTCTCCAAGCAAATAGGAGGGCCAAGTCAATGCGCATCTTTTCACCTTCTGAAAAACTATCGTAAGTAAATTCATCTCTAAACCTCGATTTAATTGTCTCTTCAAAATTCTCGTTTAGCTCAAAGCTAACGAAGAAGTCCATTGCTGCAAGATACTTGTTAATTAATTTATTAATAATTGGAACATACTGTTTAATAATTTTAGTCTTAATACCAGAATCTTTCAACAGCACAGCGGCAATATCAAATACTTGTTTATCTTTTGACAGTGTTTCTTTATCTGCAATTGCTGTCTTTAAATCTTCTTTAAGCTGTTTGATCTCTTCGTTATTAGCATCAATGTGTTTAGTATTTGCTCCAATATCTTCTATTTCTTTGTTGATCTGAGTCACAAATGTAGACCAAGTTCTAATCTGTACTAGAAGATCAGACACTTCACGGTTGCGTGCAGTAATAGTAGATGATATCTTAGCAATCTCAGACAAACGCTCATTGATGCCAGTTAACTCTTCAGCTATCTGCTGCTTACCTCGTTCAATCTCAGCTACTTGATTATTATTAGTCTCAAGGATTGATGTTTTGTGAGTGTGTTCAATGCCCTGGCGGCATGTAGGACAATCGTCGTGCGATTCGAAGAATGTAATATCTTTTTTAATCTTATCTAAACGATTATCTACTTTTCTAGCAAGGTCTTGTACAGTATCTAACTTCTTACGTACCTTGTCTTGATCGACGACCGTCTCGGATAACTTTTCAATCTCAGAACTAATCTCAGCCACTTTACCATTAGCAGCTGTAATGTCATCGTTTACTTTTTGTAATTGTTCATTCTTTTGTTTGATTAATTCATCATTATTCTGCTTCAATGATTCGATATGCTTCTTATGCATTTCGATCTTTTCCGCACTACCTTTGATCTTGTAGTCAACGTCAGTGGCTTTAATCCTATTGTATGCAATCTTATCCTTTAGGATAGAATTCATTGTAGAGAATATTTGGATATCGAGCAGATCTTCTACAATTTCTCTACGATGAGATGTAGGCAGCTGCATAAAAGGAACAAAGGAAGCTGAACCGAGAATAACAATCTGCGCAAAAGACTTTTGGTTTAGCTTGAGAATTTGACTCTCAAGCATCTCTTGATATTCTTTAGCATCAGCGTTTTGATCTAATAGATTGCCTTCGCTGTAGATTTCAAATACATTAGGTTTGATGCCACGAACTACTTTGTAATTCTTTTTACCAATGGAAAACTCTAACTCTACGACAGTACCTTTACCGTTGATTGTGTTGATTAGTTGATTCTTATTTACTTTTCTAAATGGCTTGCCATACAAACCAAAAGACAAGGCATCTAATATGGTAGACTTACCAGCTCCATTCTCACCAACAATCAATACAGTCTTATAACTATCGAATACAATCTCAGTGAATGTATTTCCAGTACTTAACAAGTTCTTCCAACGGATACTTTTAAAGTATATCACTAATTACTCCACGCTTAATGCTTCATGATAAAGAGTTCTAATTAAATTATCAAGCCTTTGACGATCACCTTGAATTTGCATTTGATCGACATACTTGTTAAGAATAGTAAGCGTATCCTCTGCTTCATTCACAATATCATCATCGGCTTCTAAATCGAGGTGGAAGTGATCCTCCACAACCTGCATATCAAGAACGCCAGCCTTTTCGAGTTTATCCACATACATATCAAACCAATGCGGATTTGTTTTATTACGAACGATGATCTTTACAATTGTGCCTCTGTACTGCTCAAAGTTTACATTCAATACATCGTCCATACTCCCTACGGCATCATCGTAGTGGACCTTATGGAACATTACGTTAGGATTAGGAACAAACGTCAATTGTTTTGTATCTGTATCGAATATATGGAACCCTTTAAGGTCATTGAAATCAGACCATGTTATCTCATATGGTGTTCCGAGATACTGAATATTCTTGTGCGATGATTTGTGGTGGAAGTGACCAGACAATACCATAGGATGTTTTGCAAATGCGTCCATTGGCATACCTTCATCACAAACAGCGCCACGATACATTTCGAAACCAGCAATCTCAAAATGTCCAATTATAACATCAGCGCTTGTTGACGCAATAGCATCTAAGCATTGCTTCTCGTTAGCTTGACAAATCCATGGAACCATTAAGAATTTACAATCTTCAAATTGTATTTCCGTTGGGTCCTCATATACACTAACGTTACTATACTCTTTCAGTAGTAACGTCAATGAGTTAACTTCGTTTGTATTTTTGTAGTAGGTGTCATGGTTGCCAATAATAACACGACATGTGATGTTCTGCTTAACCATTGGATCGAAGAAATAATCTCGACACGACTTCAGTGTCTGAAAGTTAATATATTTTCTTCGGTCGAATACATCTCCCATTTGTATTACATTTGTAATACCGTGTTCTTTTAAGTATGGAAAGAATATATCGTTATAAAACTTCTCGAAAAATGCATGGAAATGAGGGCTATCATTCCTCGCACCAAAGTGCGTATCTCCTAATACAGCAACTAACATTAATTATTCCTCAGGATCAAGTTTGGGTACGTCTAGCTCTATATCTTCTATGTCTTCTACGTTTGCCCCTTCATCCTCTAGGAAATTTTCAATTCCTTTTTTTCTTTTCTTTTTCTTTGTTATTAGATTATCTTCGAAGTTTTTAATAAAATCGAACATATTCTCATTACCTAAATCTACATAAGCTGGTGTAATATCCTTCTCATCAAACTCACTCTGTTCAATCAATTCGTTGAGAATCATACTATTTTCTAAACTCTTATGCTTAATGTATAATTGTTTCTTCTCTTTTAGAATACGACGTAAAAAAGCATAGTAGATAATCTGCGTAAAGTATGCAAAAGGATTAGTCGATTTAAGAGGATCAAAATTATCAATGTAGCAGATACAGTTCTCTACTCCATCCGAAATCATTTCTTCTCTGTAAGAGTAGTTGACGAAGTTTGGTTTTGTAGATAGTCTATTTGCAATCATAAGAATGCATGCTCCTACATAATTAGGAATCTGAGGACGCGGCGCACCCTTTTCCCTAGCTTCTAAAACCTTCTGTCTGTATTCAACTATGCAAGCATATAACTGCTTGTTGTCAACATAGTGCGTAACCATCAATACTCCTTAACATAAACGACTTAATAATATAACATTATAGTAGAAAAGTCAACTAATTTAGTGGACCCTTAAAATTCATTCTCTCTAATAGAGCTCGATACGCGTCGGTAATTTCGTCTCCATCATCTAGATCTTTATCCATTCCCACTGCTTGCATTAGCTCTTGCTCAACGTTCTCGTCGATTACTTCTTTATAATTATACAAAGCGTGCTGATAATATTCAGCCATGGCTGGTCTTGGTTCGGCGATGTGCAACAAATCTTTCTTATTAAACGTGAAGATTTGTTCAGCAGAAAAAGGCATGTAACGACTGACACTTACTGTTGGCATTGGTTGTGTAGCTACCAATCTATAGTTTATCTGTAAAGGGTCTTCTAGTGTAATCATCGTCTTTAAGTCTTCTTTAACATTGCCAATCACTTCTTGTCCATTTTGTAATTTTATTAGTGCTAGCATGCTATCCTTTCAGCTTAACGGTGTAGATTTTATATTCAAATTGTTCCTCACCATATATCTTAATACGTTCAGCAAAATGCGTCAGTGTATGATTCTTGTGTGTCTTCCATGATAGGTCATCGGCAATATCATACAACGATGCTGCTGTCTTGGTATCACTTTTGCGAAGTCCTCTACCAATCGATTGTAGATTTCTAATCCTCGATTTAGAAGGGCTAGCAAATATAATATTATGTAGGTTTTTAATATTGACGCCTGTAGAGAATGTGCCATATGATGCAATGATGATCATATCGTTATTCTTTTCTGCTACTTGTCTAACTTCTTCTCTGACTAAAGAATCCACTTCTCCGTGCACCAATACTACATTTCTTCCAGTTGTAGAAAACATATCATTTAATACCTTGCCATGTTTCTCTACGAACTGATACAGTATCAACGTATTACCTTTCAAAGACAACGCTAAATTCTTGATAAATCTGTTTCTTCCTTCGTGTCTTACAATCCAATCAATCTCGTCTTGATAAGTTGCTTTCTTTAAGGCTTCTCTTTCTTGATCTGAATATTTAAGCACTATACACTTAATATCGAAGTTAGCAAGATGTTTCTGTTCGATTAGCTCTGCTGTAGTTGTAACACGTTTTACGACGCCAAATAACCCTTCTAATACGAGCTTGTGGGTTTGGGTTCCATCTAATGTTCCCGTGAATCCAAATCTATAATCACAATCGAGCATTTTATTTAATATACCCGTAAGACTAGTTGCTTTGAATAAGTGAGCCTCATCTCCTACCACGCATGAGAATTGTTCAAACCATTTCTTTGGCATCTTGTATATTGACTGCCACGTAGATACAATAACGCGTTTATCAGTATCAATATCATAACCATACATGATCTTATGAGCCATGTTTTTTAAATAATCGCTGTTTGTATAAGAGGCGAAATCGGAGACCATTTGATGGACAAGAGATGTTGTTGGAACTACAATTAATGCTTTACCTTTTGTCTGCATCATAGCATAACAAATTAGCAAAAATATAGTAAAGGATTTACCAGATGCGGTAGGGGATAATAAGAGGGCTCTCTTGTTCCTTACAGCGTGAACAAAAGCTTCTATTTGATAGTCTCTAGGCTCCATGGTCAATTCTAATTTAGACATGAATTGACGAGCCTCTTCTATGGAAAACTCTTCTGCAGAAAAGTCAGTTAAATAACCAACTTCATAATTGCGTTCTTTAGCAAATGCCTCAATGTAATGATTGAGGCCACCATATATTAGATGCGTTCCAGTATTGAAAAGTCTAACTTTACCGTCCCACCTTCTTGCCTTTACGGCAGGAATAAATCTAGCGCCTGGAACTTGGAAGGTAAAATACTCTCCTAACTCATATCCTATAGAAGTGTCGCAATGTATTTTGTTGTATACTGAATTATACTTCTCGATTGTTATGTCAGCCATTAGCCACCCATTTTAAACTTCTCCCAGTCGATTGCCCCTTTAATTTGATAACCTCGGGTGACTAAGCTTTTGATAATAGCTTCTACGAAATCGACTTTCTCTTTTTGCATCTCGATTCGTAGGGCATAACTTTGAACAACAGGATCCGCTTCAATATACATTGGGATATCCGTTCTGAGAATTTTGAGGGGGTTTGGTTCCCACTCACGCGTCTTTAATGTTTCTTCTGAAATGTTACCATTATACCACTCATACTTATCGCGGTAAAGTTGTTTATATTCTGCTTCTAGTTTACGAAGCGTTATACGCTCTTGTGAAAATACCTTAAAGTATTTAGAGTGTAGTAGAGGAATGCGAAGAGACTCTTCCCCTAGTTCAGTTCGGTCAATCTGAGCATCACGCTCCCACATCAATTGTATTTCATCAAGTTTCATAAAAAAAGTTTCTTTAGATAAAGGTTATAACCAATTATCTTACATTTTAATTCTTATTACAACGGGGTAATCTGGAAAGTTCTGAATTTGAACGTTGCGGTTGCTTCTACATATTCAACATCAACATTACGAGAATCAAAGTTAAAATCTGTCAATGCTATTGGAAAAGCGTCTAGGAATATAATCTGATTAACAGGATTCATGGCACTAGACAATAGAGTGAGAGTAGCATCTGAGTATATACCGTCCCCTGAAAAGGAAGGAACAAATTTAGGATCAACTGCTTTATGTTGATCAAAATTGTCTGGGAATCCAATTGCCTTGATCCAGTTAAACAATTCAAGGTAGTTGTTCATGTTTTCATCAACCTTAAACGTTATAGCAAGATCTCCATACTCAATATGATCACCGGCAATAGGAATACGTCTAAAAGGAGTAGGAAAACTAGTCTCTCCTAAATTGACGTTGGGTAAGTTCACTGCTTGAACGAAATAATTAACGTTCGGAGTCTTTTTAATTGTGAATTTAAACCCTAGTGGGGATAAGAAATTCTTATTTGTGGGTTCTGTATTAGTAATGGCCATATATGTCTCCTTTACTATTTATCCAGATAAAAAAAGAGCCCCCGAAGGAGCTCTTTTGAAATGTCCCTCTTCGGGGATTTCTTCATTATATTTATTTAGCTAAACGGTATCCTTTAGAAGATGATGTGCGAAGATTGGGCTCTCTTAATCCATGTTGCTTAGCAAATTGATTCAAATTGTGTACTTCGTGTATGCTTCCGTCTGGAAACTGTACTTTGTATGTTTTAGCACGGGCTTTCCTGGTCGCTTCTTTTTGCTTATCGGAGGGAGGGTGGCCTTTTAGAGCTGCACTTATCTTTGCTCCATGCTCTGGGGTAGATCTCCATGTAGAATTCTTTTTTGACTGGCGCATCTTGGTTTTATATTCCTCGGAGCGTTTCACACCGGTGGCGCCACATTCACCCCCAGTAGAAACATTATATCCTTTTTCTGGATTGGTAGTGTTGAATTTATCAATACTTTCCATTTCCGTTTTCAGAGATTCATTATAATCCATTGTCTCGAGCAAGACTTCTTGTGTCCATTGCTCTAATGGATATTTGCGTAAGGCCTTTTGAATTGGGCGTTGATACCCTCTACGCACCTCACTCATATGATCTTGAAGTCGTTTCTTAAGCTTTCTACTAGTCCATCCTACGTAAATCTTACCACTAGGCGAGGTTAGTTTGTATACGGTATATGTTTTCATCGTGTCAACATCCTCTAGATATTAGGCAGGAAAAGGGATCCGAAGACCCCTTCCTTTATGATTATCTTTGATAAATCAAAGAGTTATCACAAAATATTATCCACTAACACACGTCTGTAGTAAACGTTGCTGTCCTTTGTCAATGCGCCTAAACCAGCTGTAGCACCTTGAGCAAATGGGTTTGCAACCATACCGTAACGAGTCTTGAAGCCAATCTTAGGCTGGAAAGAACCTGTGTCAACTGCGCGAACCATTTGCAATGGAACGTATGGGCAGTAGAACAAACCAGCGTCGAATGCTGAAGCACCCTTATAACCAACAACCATGTAGTTGCCTGTTGCATATGGATCGATATACACCTTGATACGACCATTCAACACACCAGCGAATGTAGCACCAGTGTCATCAACTTGCAAGTTGTTGCTGTTTAATGCAGGAGCGTAGTCAAGTACACCAGCCATTTGTAATGCAGACGCTACGTCTGAAGAACAGATGATGATGTTACCTTTACCGCGACGAGTTGCCTTGGCAATCGCGTTAGCTTCACGCTCAACTTGGAACATCAAGCCCTTGAACTTCTCAACTGACCAACGACCGTTAGCATCAACGTCTAAGTCAAAACGACCAGCAGTTGTTGTACCTGAAGCAGCACCTTGTGTAGCTGTAACAGCAATTGTACGAACTACTTCACGGTTGATTTCAGCCAAAATTTCTGTTGTCAAAATGTTTGACAATTCTGTTTCAGCGTCCAAACCATGGATAGCTTTCAAGTCTTGTGCCAATTCCATTGTGTACTCAGCTTTAAGAGCACGTGTCTTAGCAGTAACTGATACTTTCTCAATGCTGAAAGCCATTTCTGGGAATGCTGTGTTACCAGATGTTCCCAATGCTTCTGCTTGAGCTGTAGACATACCAGAACCGTAGTTATAGATGCCTGTTTCAGCCAAGTTAGCTGTACCAGTAGTTGTGTTACCTGGATAGCCGCCAACGTTCTTGTCGCCAAGAGTATTAGCACCACCAACAACAGTACCGTATGCTGTGTTAACTTCGTTGTAGAATGTTTCAGCACCATCTTGTGCGCCATAACGTGCACGCATTGCGAAGATCAAGCCTGTTGGGCCAGTCATCGGCTGAACGCCTGCGATGTCATAAGCGATCAAGTTAGGCATCGCACGACGAACCAAGCTAATTAAAACTGGATCGAATGTGTCGATTTCTGAACCTGTTGCATTTGCTGGTGCAGCTTCTGTCAAATATTGACCACCTGCACGTGAACCTGATTCACGCAAAGCACGCTCTGTGTTTTCTAATAGAACAGCAGTAACGCCACGCTTATGAGCATTTTCGATCTTTGGTAGATCGGCGTGCTCAATGACTGGCGCCCATTTGTTTTGGATATCTTCTGATAGATACATTTTGGTTTCCCTTCGTTGTTAAAAAAATGAACTTCTTACTATTTATAAAACTTTTACTTTTTGATTGTTCTTGAAATTGCAGAAACGTAATTAGCAACTGGACCAGCAACTTTAGCTTGCGGTGCAACTACTTCTTCGTCTAACTCAACAATCTCCTGCTCTTCGATAGTCTTAGTAGCAACTTTCTTTTCTGTAAAGTATTGCTCTTTAACAATCTCAAGCTTTCTGCGATATGTTTCAGCTGTGTCATAATCAACACCTTCTGCAAGAGTGCGGAACTTCTCAGCTTGTGTCAATGCTAAACCTTCAGAAACTTCGTCAAAAATTTCTGCTGCAGTTTTGCTCTCAACAACTGAGCGGAGTTCGATGTTCTCTGCAACTACACCGTTAAGTTGAGCTTCTAACTCTTCAACTTTAGCTGCTAGTTCTTCAACAACATCAACCTTTTCTGCTGGAACGTGGATGTATGACTCTTCAAACAATGCCTTCAACTTAGTCATGAACTCTTCAGCGATCTGAGTGTTCAATGAAGATTCGATAGCAACTTGATTCTCGTCCATCCATTGTTCTACAACATAGTCTAAGTAATCGCTAACTTGGTTAGACAATTCTTCAACTAATTCTGTTTTTGCCTGTTCAAAAGACTCTTCAAGTTCAACTTTCTTAGCAGCAAACTCTTCTTCTAAACCTGCACGCTCTTCAGCCAAACGGCCAGCGATAGCAGCTTCAAAAAGTGTTGTTGCCTTTTCCTTGAATTCTTCTGAAAGATCATCTCCAAACAAACCGTTGATTTCTTCTTTCATTGATGAAGAAGCAGCGCTTGGTTTAGTAGCGATCGTTTTCTTGTTAGCTTCTGCCGAATCGTTTCCACCCATTGTAGGTGTATCCTTTTCCGCGTCGCCTTGTCCTTTAGCAGTCTTCTCGCCGTTGCCTAGGTTTGATGCTGGTAATGTCGCTTGGTTGCCGACTGGGTCAGCAGACTTAGAGACACTAGTAGCACCACCGCCAACTGGATCGGATGCTTTTTCTAGTAGTTCTTTTTCAGCCATGTTTTTCTCCTAAATTGAGATTATTAATATTTATATGTTTATTTATTCGAAAGCGAATTTAAGAAGTGTTCGAATACTGAAAGCTTAGTAGCCTCTAGTTCACGAGCGCTCGCTTTTTGAACAGTCTTCTTGTATGTTTCAACTTGGTTAGCTTTGAGAATACCGTTATCCCAAACCCATTCCACGTTTTCCATAATACCCTGTACAAACGCATCAGGCGCTGAAGGATCAGCTACAATGTCAGCAGCAGTTGCAAGATAAAAGTCGTCTTGAACCTGCATTACGCCATCGATCTCTTTAAGAGAACCCATACCACGTGTAGATACACCTAATTGAACACCGCTTTCTAATAAATTTTTAGCAATGTTACCCATTGGCGTTTCTAAAATCTTTGCCTTACCAATGAAGTTGTTTCCATCTTGTTTCAATTCAACAATCTTGTGAGAAACGCGATCTAAATTGATCGAAGGACCATTTGGATGACCAAGCTCCCCTAGAGCTCTATTTGACTTGACATACTCATCGTTATAACGCTTCACTTCGCGTTCTAAAATATCCAGCTTGTAGATACGACCATTACGGTTCTTTTGTTCAGCTTGCATGAAAGGACCTGTGATAAACAAGTCCTTTTTGCCATTCTTTTCTTCGACGATGTATTGTACGTCTTCTACTAATTCTGTGAATAGTTTCATTTTAATTCCTATCTGTATGCTATTGATGTGGCTTTTACGCTCGTAGCACCAGTTGATTCTAATGTGTCTGTTGGTGATTTAACGATACATTCGTTTGAAAAATCAGTACCAGAAGAACCGAGAGTGAAAGTTCCAAGAGTGCCACCAGCACCTGTTTTAATTGTAACAGTAGCAGCATTTGTTGGATCGACGTTGACTAAACGTACCAAAGAAGCTAATCCTACAGTGTTAGCCGTTGTTAGTGTAATTTCAGTACCAATTACTTTTAATGGTTCTGCCATTTTATTCCTCCATACCTTCTACGATGAATCCTTCAACAACTTCTACTAAATCATCAAATGCATCTTCAGAATCTAACATCTCAGCAAAGTGCTGCTTTTCTTCTTCTGTTTCCAATCCTTCATAGATGGATTCTAGAATTGTGGCATATGCCTCTACTAACTCTTGTTCTTCAATCTGTTGTTTGTGTGCTTGTACAGCGTCAATAATAGAATCAAACATCTGTGGTGTTTCAGCTTCTGTTTCTTCTTTCATGGCATTCTTCGTTGCTGTAGCATACATTACTGATTCTGCATCTTTACCGTAACGGGCTTTGAATGAAGAAAGATTCTTTTTCATCCCTTTAACGATGTCTTCGCGCTTTGCCATTTCGGCTTTTGACATCTCGTTAACTTCTTCACTTTCTTTAGCAGAATAACCGTGCTTTTCTTTTTTACGATCAATCGGCTTTACCTTCGAACCTTTAAAAACCTCATCACCATTACCATTACGGTCTGGTACCATCTCAATTTCATGGTCGTCGATGAACTCTTGAGCGCCTAATGTTGGAGCTGGTAAGTTGCCTTTTAAAGATACTGGCGTATTATCGTTAAACTTTTTTTCTGGAGCAGTAACGCCAGGCTTTCTTACGCCTTGTTCGTGTTTTGCAACAGTTCTAAATGTCTCAACTAGTGACTTTAGCGTCTTCATCGGATTCCTCGGTTTCTTGTTCTGCGGTTTGTTCAGTATCACTATCGACAGCAACTTCATCAGCCACTGCTTCGGTATCTTCCTGATCTTCAGCTGATGATTCTTGTTCTTCCTCATCAGACTGCTGATTAAACATTCTATTAGCTACTTCAATCTTCTGAGCTTGGATTGCATCTACAACGCGCTGACCAACTAGTTGGTCAAACGCAGCTGAAAGATTTACTGAATCCTTTGCTATAGCAAAATTTACAATGTCAGTTGGGGTAAAGGTTGGTGTAGTCATATTATTCTCCACTATTTATACATTTTCTAAGTTTGTTGGTCAGAACCACCTTGTTGAGGTTGTCCTCCCGCGCCTTCTTCCGGAACTGGAGGATTATAGATTGGATTTTGCATCTCCTCTTTAATCTCTTTATCCATCTGTTTCATGAAGTCACCATCCTGCATGAAGATGTGTGAACGCACCCATTTATTTGAATAATACTTACCAACTGCTCCAGCATTCACCAGTTGTTGATAAGCATTAATCTTATCATTCATAATCTCAATTTCTTTTAATTCTGAGAAATAGTTGTCTTTCGCGTAAATAAACTTAATCTCTGATGAAATATCTTTCCATTCATCTTGAGTGATTACTTGCTTAAGTACTAATTGTTTTTCTAGCGCTTTTAAAAATACATGATTAAAACGCACACGCAAACGATCAATAAACTTTGAGAACTTTACTTCGTCCCTTGATATCTCTGTAGCACGACCCATATTGAAAGAGTAATCTGGTTCAATACGAGATACAGGAACATTCAATGACTTATACATTACCTTTTGGAAGTATTCTACATCAGTCATCTCACCAAGATTTTGGCCACCTGGCAATGTTTCGATCTGCGTGCCACGATTACCTTCGCGGCGTGGTAACCAGAAGTCTTCAAGCATTGTCATAAATTTACGATCATCACGGATTTCTCCAGAAGATGCATCATAAACAACTTTATTCTTATGACGGGTCATCATATCGCGTAGATACTGTTCTGCCTTCATTTTAGGCAGATTGCCGACGTCGATGTAGAATATACGGCGCTCAGGTGCTCTTGATATACGGTAAATGATTGTAGCGTCTTCTAGTGCTCTTAACTGATTAAGAGGTTTGATCGCTTTGTGTAGGTATGATATAACTAGTGAATTGGTTTTATCTAATAAACCAGATGTGCAGTAGATAATACTATCTTTAGCAATCTTTAGTCCTGTCGTGGCTGATGCTGTTGAAGGACCAGACGTTGGCTTACCACCAAACCCTTTTTCGTTATAAACGAAGTATTCTTTTTCACCAACCGCAACATCTGTTGATGCTTGGTTGTTTTGAATACGCTTCTTTTTTACTTCTTTAATTTTTTTGATTTTGCGTGGATCGATATATCTTAATTCTTGAATACCGTCCTTCGTATTATTCTTATCAATAATAGCATGGAAGTATAATCGTCCATCAACATACCAACGCTTGAATACATCATAGCCTTGGTGATTGAAATCTAACAATCTAAGAACTGCTTTGAATTCTTGATCGATTGCCTTCTTAACTGTATCGTTAATGTTAGGCACATTCTCTAAACTAATTGTAACTGTATCTTCTGCATCTGTCACAATCGCTTCATTCACGATATCGTCTACTGCAGCCTCAACTTCAGCATGCATAACCATCTCACGATATTTTGTTACTAGTTCAGCTTCGTTCTTAGCTGCGCCCTCTAAGTCGACGACGGTACCATAGGAACCACCTGCAGCAACTACAAGTGAACCATCATCGTTCTGTTTAGGGATAAACTCGTCGAGGTCTTGCTTTTCGGCAGGGCCTCTTCGACGGAACTCGAATCCTAGGAACTCCATATTAACTCCAATTATTGAGGCTGACCAAAGCCAGCCTCCATCCTAATATTAGGCGCCACCAGCGTTGCCGGTAGTACCACCACTAACTTCCCACCAATCATATACAAATGAAACTGTAAACTCTTCAATTGTATCGGTAGCGTTCCAGTCAAGCTCAATTGGCGCAACTTCTACTGGGAAAATACCATTAAATGTGTATGTTCTCAGCGCTTCGCCAGTTCTTGAAAACTGTGTTACTTGAGCGTTTGCTTTATATTGCAACGGGCTTGATGATGCAAAATCACGCACGTTTGTTTGGAATGTATTGATCCTGTTAGACCACTCTTCCATCGCGTTACGGATTAAGAAATCCTCATCGTTCATAACAGTAACTGTCCACTCTGCAAATGTACGATCGCCTGCCATTCTAACTTTACGGCCAAAATACGGAACTTCAATTACTCCAAGTGTTGCAGCAGGAATCTGAGCTGCACGTACCAAGAATGGTACTTTAATATCCGCAACCCCGTTGGCGGGGTTTTGGATTGTTACTTGGAATAGAGAGTTACGAGCACCACCGAAGTTTAGCTGACTTCTAATTTCATTTACGTTAAATGCCATGTCTGTTCTCCTTATTCTTATTTATTAGGGTTAAAACTGCCCTACGATTTCAGAGAACTCAACACCTGATCTAACAGCCACGAAGTTCAACTGGATAAAGTTGATTGAACGGGCTGGTTTGATATAGATGTCACCGACAAACTCATTGCGGTCAATTACTTCTCCTGTGTTGTTGCTTGAATCGCAAACAACCTTGAAGTCGTAAATACCACGACGACCTTGTACATCGCGTAAGAATGGCTCAACTAAGTTCTTGAACTGAGCACGTGTAAATTCATCATTGAATTCAAACAATGTAAATTTAGCTGCAGTTGCAATTGCCTTCTCTAATACTATGAACAAACGACGTACGTTGATACGATCGAATGCGCTTGGTTTAGCTAATAACGTCTTATCTCCAAATAATACTGTACCTTGACCTGGGAATGTTACGACAGGGTTGATACCAGACTTATAGAGAATGTCGCGATCTGCTTTACGTGGATTGTATGCTAATTTAACAATATTTTTAACTTGGCCACGATTGAAGCCGCCAGGTGACCACCATGGATCACGAGTCTCGTCTGTACGGACACATAAGCCAGCAATATCGCCGTTCAAAGGAACATATCTGTATAAGTCGTTGTACTTATCATACTGATATTTGTATCCAGAGTCAAGCACTGCATATGATGTTGAGCTCATTGAGTTACGGAAAGCAATAATGTCTGTAGCCTCGTCACCTGTATTGCTAATCACATCTGCTCGGTCTGGAGATACAAATACTACACAATCCTTACGTGCTTCAGCAATATTATCAATCAAGTAGTTGGCCAACTGTTCTCCATTTGTGCCGCCACGAGCTTTACCTGTTAATATCAATGATACATCAATATCTTCAGCAGATTTAAAGTAATCATAAGCTGTAGCCAATGAACCAACTGCAATATCTGCCTCACCATCACCATCTTGACCAGACGTAAACACAGTTGTAGTTGGTTTGGTGTTGGTTGAGGTCAATACGTTAACTGCTGTATTTGACGCTGCACCAGCTAAGTCATTAGCATACCAAACGTAGTTAGAGTTCTGATTGATGACTTCTTTATAGAAGTTTGTGGCACCATCATTTGTCTTAGAATCGCTTGCGCGGGATACGTTAGAATATACTTCTAAAATAGTTCCTGGAGTACCAGTCACAATACCGTCGTTGTCTACTACAACAGCGTGCAATTCATCTTTGGCAGCTGTGTTACCAAAGCTGGCCTGATGTTCAGATTGATCTGGTGCTGCATCAACGCTATTAAAGAATTCCCAATAACGTGTTACGCTAGTGCCAGAGAATGCTGTAGATAAACTATACTTGTTATCAAACGATAAAGTAAAGAATGCGTGAGTGGCGTTAACTGTTGGAACTGCATCATAAGACAAAAGCTTAAGATACTGCTTACCAATTGTTGAATTGCCAACTTCTACATAGTCGCCGATTGTTAGTTTATCAATAAGAGATGTTGCTGCTGTATTTGCATCTACCAATGTACCAACACTCGAGTTAGCTAATTTAACTAAAGCTGTGTTAGAACCAATTGACATAGTAATGTTAGTTAATGCTGTGTTGCTGTTAATTGTAGAATCAACAACCGCATTAAGAACGCTGCTATAAGCAGTATTGCTATCGCAAACAGAAATCTTTAATGAATTTCCAAGAGCACCAGGATATTTTGCAATAAACTTAATGTCTGTATCTGCAGCAAAAGCACCACTTGACAATTTTTCATTGTAATGATCTTCGTTTTTTACTACGAAAGTGGCAACGTTTGAAATAGAACCGGTGTTAGCTAAGGCGTTAAAAGCGCCGTTAGCAAGACTTGTTGTGTTTGCAGCACGTACAACAAATAACTTATTACCATAAGATAAGAAGTTTGCTGCTGTAAAAAACGTTTCTGCGTTGAAATTTGTAGGCTTACCAAATCTAGCTACTAGATTTGACTCTGAATCAACTAACACTCGCTGCTCTACTGGACCCCAACGGAAAACGCCAGCTAAGGCACCTTCTGTTGTAGATACGGCAGGGACAACGGTTGTCAGATCAATTTCAGATACATTTACGCCCGGACTGACTTGAAATGGCATGGTTATCTCCCCAAAAATAGGTTATATTTATAGACTTCTTGGTATTTATAATTTCGTTAATTTAATAGCCAATTATCGTTATTGGCTGGAACAGCTATCAAAGGTTTTTCCTCAAACACATCCTGACCATCATCATATATTCCAAATGGTGTTAAGGAATCCTCTAGCATACTTTCTTGATCTGCATATAAGTTCTGTCTTAAATCAGTGCTTGTTAGTTCTTTTACATATGGCTGTTCCATTAACCATGAGAATAAAACACAACACATTACTAAGTCATCATGTCCTTCTTCTGCCTCATAAGAATCACCTTTAGCAGAAAAACGGAACAATTCGTTTATCAAATCTTGATCTTCTAAAAATATTTTATCATTTTCGACCATAGATTTAAAGTTTGAACATCCAATCTTCTTTACGGTCCTTGATGTTTTGACACCAATATTAGAAGTACCACCAAACCCTCCAGTGATTCTTTGACCTGACTTTTGGTCTGAAGTGGTATAGAATACATGTTCATACTCTAACTCGTAATATAATATGTCAGCAACTTGTTTACCGATATCATTTGATTCCACTAAGCAATATGCATTATTATAGTGTTTAGCTAACTGATACACCATTGATGGGTATATTAAAGATGATATCTGGTTGTTTCTATACACAGCAGCCACCTTGTACGGTATTTCCGTAATATCGAAAATAACAAATGCTGAATAGTCTGAACCTATGCCCCTTGACGTATCCACAACAGCTGTATATAATCGGCCTTGTGCCGGTTCTGAATATATCTTTAGGTGTTCAGTATGCTTTAGGGGATTCGAGTAAGTAAGCATCCTCAATTTAGTTGGACTAATTAAGGTATTAGATGACCCTAAAAACTCACAATCGTATTCTTGCCTGAATTGTTCTTCAGAAGTATTTCGAACAATCTGCTCTTTCCAAGCCTCATCGCGACCAGGTACTTGTGACCAATGCACATCAACGCGTTTGTAATCATTACGGCCTTCTTCACTATCCTTCCATAGCTTGTAAAACATATTCAAGCCATTAGGTGTAGATGTAATAATTACTTTAGAACTATTACCAGAAGAAATTGTAGGATATACAGACATGAAGAATTCTTCTTGCATGTTGTTTGGAACGAACGCGAACTCATCAAGGTAGATTAAGTTCTGAGACGTACCACGAATTGCTGAAGACGATGTAGCCGATGCAAGAATCTTCGAACCGTTGGCTAACTCAATAAAACCTTTATTCCATTCCACAACACCTTGCTGTAACCATTTTGGTAAATGTTCAAAAGCCATTTGAATACGACCTAGAATTTCACGAGCCTGAGATAGTTTGTTAGCTAAGATTGCAACTGAGTAGTTTTCGTTAAACAAAACATAGTGCAAAAGGATTGCTGCTACTGTAGTTGTTTTACCGACCTGTCGAGGCATCTTACAAATAACAAAACGCTCTTGATCAGATAACTCAACAATTTCTTCTTGGAATGGCCAAAGTTCAAAAGGCACTAAACCTTTATCGACGTTCACAATCTGAACATATTTTTTTATAAAATATAATTTATCTGTAGCACAACGAGTATACTCTAATAGCTGTTCTCTTGAGAATTCTATCTTGTCATGTATACTTGATAAATTTTGATTGCCGTTGTATGACATTATTGTTCAACATCTTTAATATTGTTATTCTTTAATGCCTTGAGAAGTTCAGCTGTACTACCAACAAAGAGATTATTATTGACTGTTTGAGCGGATCCCTTACCATCAATCTTGTCTAATTCTTTTTTCTGTTTAGCAAGATTCATTAAGTCTTTATTCGCATCCACCATTGTTTTCACTAGATTGGCTGCTACTTCAAATGCTCTTGGATGTTGACCCATACCAGCAACATCTAAAATGCCATCTAGCGCCTCTCGTCCCTTTTCGATGGTCGCAATGATGTTACCACGAGCATATTCGTAATCATCCTCTATCTGATTAGGATCAGTGGTCTGAATAGGAGTAGGAGGTGGCATAGTGGTCATAGGAGTAAGACCTAGGGCCTCTCCTATGCTATCCGAGCTTGACGATAAATCCGTATTGGCTGTTTGCTGTGATTTCATTTCTACCTACACTCACTGAAGCGTTGGATGTTGGCGACCCGTTAGCTAACTGGCCTGGCTCGACGGTTACTTTGTCGACGCTCTCTGCAACACCTACTGCATCATCTATGTTATCAAAATTCGAAGCATCAAAGAAGTTTGTATTAGCTAAAGTAATTACTCCAGAGCTGCGTACTGGACCGTAGAAGTATCCCTTCATGATAAAATCTAATGTCCAAGTAATTACTCTTCGCTCTTCAAAACTGCCCTCATATGTGTCTTGAGGGGTGACGTTTAATAAAACTAACGGAATATCCTGTACAATATTCAATTCAGGAATTAAATTAATTGTGGTAGTCCATTCTGGCGTAAAGTATGGAAGAATTTGTTCAAGTAGTTGTGTACCATCTTCTTGATTCTTAACCATAATATACAACGAGAAAGATATATCGTATGGCACTGGACTATACGAATAACTAAATTCATTCGCTGTATTACTAACCTTCCTATTCTTATTTATCGTTGGTAATTTACGAGTAGGAGCATATGACATAGTCGTTATTTCAAACGACATGCGTGGTAGGACCATGGCTACTGGCTTGGATAATTCAGGATTAGACTCTAGTCGAGCTAGTACCTTCTCACGTGGTGCATACTGTAAAGGTACCTTAATAGTATTAACTACATTATGAACGCTATATGTTCTGTTGATATAGAGATCGTTAAACAGTGTACCAAATAAGGTTACATATTTTTTAAGAGTGCCGTGATAAAACGTTTTTCCTAGCATCAGTAAGTTCCTTCACTGAAAGGATCGCGTTCACTGAAGTTGATAAAGTTATCAGCTTCTTCTTGGATTTCATCGTTTTGTGCAGTAGGATCTATAACGTCAATATCATAGGATTCTTGCAATAAGGAGAATCCATCTTCTAATCTAAGCTCAAGACGTGACTCTGTAGATATTGCAAAGTTGTTAAGCTCAATGTTGTAGTTTTTCTCAATAGCGTCAATTTCACGAACGCCTGTATTAAGCACCTCTCCGCTGTACTCAAACATCTCACACTTGATATCGTATGATGGTAAAGAACCAAGAGGCATCATTACTGGGAATTTTTCCACATATGTTATCTTTAGTAAGCGTTTGGCTACTGGCAAGTAAATTAAATCACCTTCACGAGGCCTCAATATGCCTACTGGTTGTGTGATTTCATCTTGAAAGGTTCTCTGCGATATTGAGAATGTTACTGAATCTCTTATTTCTAAGTTAAACTTCTGAAGGAATGAACCTTCCCCTTCAAATTGATCAAATGACTTTAAATATACATCTAGCAGTAAAGCTCGCTGATATTCATTTAAAGCATCTTCTGTGTAGATTTCATCTTTATCTACTGTTTCTCTTGGAAGATAAAAAACATCAATTCCGTGAATTTTTATTGATTCAGCAACTAGCTCCGCCAGGAGATCTTGCTCCATAGCGTTTTGATGTTGATCAAAATAAAAGTTGGTAGCCAAATTAGCCCACCATATCCATTACTGGTAGAGAATAGTTCATAATCATCTCTTGTTCCATCTTCTTGATATCAGCATCTGCTTCGTCGTAGATCTGCTGCCCATTGAAGGTAATTCCTCCAGGCATCTGCATTCCGTTGAATTTCTTAAGATTGGTACCCCACTGTCTTTTAATAAGAGCAGTAGCATAGGTAGCCAACCAGCGGTCTCCCCAAACATCTGTATATACTGTTGGATCGATTACTTCATATGCTTCTACAAGTAGATATTCACCTTCATTAAGAGTATTCCAGTCCATATCCACGTGAAGTTTGTCTCTATGTCTTGTATAACGAATTGGCTGCTTACCTACCAACAATTCTTGAATAACCGCCAAATGCTGCATTACCATGTAATATGGTACCAACGATACAGAGGTTAGTGTGTAAAGATCATTGAGGGCGATTTGATAGCGAATATTAAACAAATCATCTGAGCGGACAGATGGATCGCCAATAGAGAAAATACTTACTGCGCCAATGATGTTTTCTGGCAAAGTAATGTATTTGTTAGCTTTATCGGTAGATGTTACTTGGTGTTTGTAGTATGTTTTCTCAGTAGCATCAAAGTGATAATCCCCATAATACTTTAACGCTTCATCGATACGATCTTCTACTTGATCATCTTCTACGTTAATTGATAGTACTGGTTTACCGAGAGCTCTTAAGCAATATTCTTTGAATGACGCTCTATCAGCTGGTACGGCCATAGCGCAACTCCTTATTTATTTTTCTTGTTTTTAACATCTTTTCAATATTTTCTATATTCTTCATGGGATTATTTAGAACCATTGCGCTGGATCTAGTTGCTGTGTGTTTCTTAGCAGCTTCCTTCATGCGATGTTTGGATTCCTCTTTGTGAGTTTTTCCAATCCAACTAGCAATGGCTTTGTCGTGATTGCAGTTATAAGTACCGCGTCTCTTCCAACTAGTACTCATTTTTTTACGAGTTTCTTCGCTATGACCATCACAAAAAAACGTACCATTATTGTTGTGCTGATTGTAATAATGAGGATTGTTAGCAGCGTTTACTGATTGAAGAATTGCTGATTCCAAAGCACGCATATTGGAAAGCGTGCCAGTTGCTATGATTTGACGAGTAAATTGTTGAGGAGATTGCTTGTATTCTTTTAGTAATACTTTACTAGAACACACATAACCATCATTCGGGGTACCCTTGTGTACCCCGACGTAAATCCTATTGTTTTGTGTATTCGTCCAACAGTATACAAAAGCCTCAGGTGTAGGAACGGCCATATTTTTCTCCTAATATGGCGTATTTATATACATCCAAAATACTAGGTTTATTTATCGTGAATTTGAGTAATATATCAAACTCTCGGTATCAGCCTGTAATATTGAACAACTCCATGTTCAAAAGAATGGAAAACCCATGGTCTGAAGAATACACCTTGGTTTGCTTCCATCCTTACATTTGTCGTAACATCCCACTCAAATAAATTTCTATAGTTAAACTGATATCCATCTAAAACTGTTTTGGCGTCTACTTGATTGTAATCATTGAAGCGAACATCTTTTACATGATGGTAAGTGTTGAATGTTGTATCTTGCAGGGCGATGACAAAGCACCATTCATTTAAATTATCAAAGTGTTCGAAGTGAATGAAGTTGTTGAATGGTTTTCTGATGATCCCTGAACGACGATGATCTACTACAACATCCTCCCCCAACATTTTAGAAAAAACTCCATCCATTCCTGGAAACACTAGATTAAAATCTGGCACTTCAAGTCCGTAGGGCCTTTCTACGTATTGGAGTCCATCTACAACACTGCATAAGTCCTCAGCTTCTTTCTTAGGAAAGAAACCATCAGCATGAATTAGTTTTATAGCGGCTTTATTAACCTGCACATCATCCTTTTTATTCTGCTCGCTCATTAATAATAACTCCTAAATCCTTTAAATTATTATAGCTGTCTCTTACCCAAAACGGATAGTGATTTTTATACCTTAAACTTTCACTCAAAGCATGAAAGGCAAAATCCTTTGCATTTTCCAAATCATTTTGCTGTTTAAAATACTTACTTAGTAATATAAAAGTTCTAGGTCTAAACCAGTTAGTTTGAGACTCAGTCAAATTCAAATATCGAATACCATAGTTATATACATTGTTCCAATCTTTTTCTTCAAAACTGTAATCTAATAAAAAGCGGATATAGTATGGATCATACTCATTCTTTTCAAACTCTTTCAGACACAGTTCTTTATAGAAAGATGTTTTGTGAGCTGTTGTTGGAGAATACTTAAAGAAATTTAAACCACTTTTGGAGGATATATTACCCCAAGAGGACGTACGAGAAATTTCCTCATGTACAGGTCGTACCCAACTAAATCCATTTCTTCGGTGTACTTTGATCTTACTTTCTACTTCAATGTATTTTTGCTCGTCAAAGTTATATAAGAAACATTTGGTTAAATACGCTGAGTTGAGGTAACTATATCTTATATCATCTATTGCAGAAGGTGGCATATCCATTCTCTCATTAAAATCTAATGATATGCACCAATCAACATCAGTAGGAATTAAATCTAAACAGTCGTTTCTTGCTTGGGCAAAATCAAAAGAAGGATACTGCTTTTCTGTAACCTTAACGTTGTGTTGTTTTAATAGCTCTACAGTCTTATCCGTAGAACCAGTATCTAACACATACACATCATCAAAATTGCTAACGTTTTGTATGAACTTTTCAATGTTATGCTCTTCATTTTTACAAATAGCATAACCAACAACTTTTGGTACTGCATGTGCAGGCTTTCCTACTACCCAACACCCTTCCATAATATCAAACCGAGCAAACGACTCACGCACTGCTTGTATCACGCCTGGCCAGCTAAGACAGAAATCATCGCCTGCTAAGATCCCACCTGGTTTTAGTTTGGGCCACCATGCTTGGATATCAGCTAATACATCCTGGTACTCGTGTGAAGCATCGATGAATATGAAATCTAAACTCTCATCGGGAAATCGAGTTACAGCTTCAAGCGAGGGTGCACGCATTGGAGTATAATAATTCTCCAATGGTTTCATATTAGTTGTAAATGTATCGTAAAGGCTAGAAAGTTCTTCTTTATTTATTTCTTGATGTTCTACAGACCCCATCCATGTATCGACACAAGTGAAAGATATGGATTTATTAGAGTTAGCTATTTCTACTGCCATGAAAGCAGATGATTTGCCTTTCCATGAACCTACCTCAACAAACTTACTACCGGACGGAAACTTACTTACAACGTCCGCATAAAGTTTAGCATACGAAAACCAGTTTTCCCCAAACTCTGGCTGTTGATAAATGTGATCGATCATTCTGCAAAAATATCGTGGTTAATCACATTGCAGAATTCTTTCAACTCTTCTTTTGAGAAATTCATAATACCGTCATTGAGGCGATCTGTAAACTCTGTTTCCACCCCACCAAAACGAATTGGGCTATACATTGGAGCGTGATCTTTTTTACGGAAAATTCTAAAATGATCTGCGTATGTCACATTCTTCTCGAATGTACTTCCCATAAAGACAGAACCAGGTTTATTAAATGAACGAGCCATATGCTGACCAACACTATCACAACCAATATAATAGTCACATTCACTAATTAGAGCCATGTACATTCTTAAATCTGGATTAAAGTTTGTAAGGTCAGGTGTAAGGGTATCCCCAGGATGACGCAATTCTTTTTGACCGAAAAAGAATACTAAGCAATCTTTATCTAAATTTTCTAACATAAAAAGATAGTCATCCACATCTAAACTTCTAAATGTATTATCAAATGGACGCCCGTTCATTAGAGCCATGCAACTTCCATATGGTTGAAACACAACAACTTTATTTTTCTTATGTATTTCCTTAAACTCACCAATAATTCTTTTAATTGAATTACGTTCGTATGTGCTTAAATATAGCTTAGGAATGCCTAGATCAGAATGATCGGTAGTGTTGTTGATTTGTCTATCGAATGCTTCTGCAAGAGATATTTGTTGATTGTAATAATCATGAATATAATATGGCTCTGGACAAACAGCGTCATAATCTTTTAGGTAGCAATCGAATAAATCTTTCTGATGTACACCTACAGTGCGTTTCTGTAGTATCGGATGACTCCAATATAAACTATCCCACCCATGCACAATCACTCTAAAGTCATTGTCTGGATTCAATCTGTGAAACTTCTCCAGTGCTGGAATTGCTGTTATAACTCTTCCAGCTCCACCATTAATAATAAACGTTTTATTCATTTCCATAATCATTCCACCATTGTTTCCAATTAATAAACGGGTCTTGTTGTTGCTCAAACTGCATGTGTAGGGCAAGGCTTGGTATTGGATTAAATCTTATAGCCTTGTTTTCGTAAAATATTTTCCAAATAGTATTCGATTCTTCATAGTGTTCTGTTCTTGGGTTTAAGTAATCCCCATTATACTTTAATGCCAACGTTTCAAACAACTCCCAATTATCCTTGAACACTTGTGGCTTTGTCAACATCACATTAGTTGTAAATATTCCAGTTCTCCAATGTCTGCGGGAACCATGTACTACAAAATCAGTACGGTTAGGAGGATTGTATTCTGACGGCTCATCGAAAGGATATAATACTATCTCCTCTCTTTTTAATCTGCTGACAAACAATTGATACGATTCTACCATTTCTTCTATCGCAGTCGGGCAATGCAGAAAATCATCCTCAATAGAATATACTAAATCTGCTTTACTATCTCTGCATTTGAGAAACTGATGATATGCTGAGTTGTTGTAGCCTTTTTCTTGAAGCTGAATGATCTCGGTTGTAAAAGGTAATTGATTGCACTTTGTTCTAAGGAATGTTAGAAGGTCCTCGCTAGACGAATCGTCTAATATAATTAAATTAATATTAATGCTTGCTGATGCGTTGATTAATGTTCTAGTGAGAGAGTTAAAACATCCTTTAATAAGTTCATTTTTTTGTAGGTTACAGTACCTCACTCTCCAGTCTACATGAACATTACCTCGATCGCACGTTCTTAAAATAACTTCTAAACGCACTACGATCTCCAAACTTCCATATTTTTAAACCGTGATGTTATATCTGGAGGAAGGATGGAGTTGCGAGGCTTATATTCTACCTTTTTCTTTACATCGTGTAGTTTAATTCCGATCTCTTTATCATACTCGTCCCAACTAGCTTCGACGTTGTTAAAATCATGTTCATAATATGGCTCGCCAATAAAATTGTACAACGCCATCATAATCTCTTTTGGATTTTTACAAAGCTGATCGTATTCTAAAATAAACAACATTGATGTGTCGGGTCCAGTTATTGCTTGCTTAATCCCCACATAAGGAAACCCAATAATGCCCTTTGTGTCCATTAACTTCTCAGCTCGCTCATACACTGATTCTCCAACCCCTCCAGTTACGGTATTAGTTGAAAAGGGATTACGTCTGTGTGCCACTTCAAAGCTATCAATCACCCAATTCAAATCACGTACACATACAATCATTTTGGAGTTAGGATAAATGTCTTTCGTGACATTGGTTAAGTATGTCCATGCTCGATTAGTATTAAAAATAACTTCTTTGTTGTTGTCCTCGTAATAACCTTCAAATAAATGCTTGACAAGATTGCGCCGACGTTCGAGTGGCACTTCTGCTTTCATGCCAGGACTACTTTGACATTCTTCAATAACCCCTTTCACAAGATTTGCGAGCGGGTCTGTTATCGAGGAGTGAAATCTAGGATTTTGTTTTAGTATAGAGGTAAGTAGAGTCGATCCTGAACGGGGCAGACCTGTAATAAAATGATATGTTTTATCCATTATTTAATTCCATTAATTTAATCAATTCTTTCTGTACATTTTCTAAAGGTTCAATCCAACTGCGCACTTTTGTTTGTTTGTGCACTTGAAAATTATCACCATACCAAGGGGACGATGTATCTTTCCTTGTAGTAGACCAAATGTAATATTCAGCAATAGGAACAATAACAAAGGTGGGTTTTCCTATTGCTCCTGCAGCATGTACAAGGCTAGTACATGAGCTGACTATACAATCCATCTGATCTATAAAATCTAATGTATCTTCCCAACTATTTATTCTGTCGCCAAGATCGATTGTTCCAGGATGTCCTACTTCTTTATCAATATAGTATATACTACAGTTTTCTGGTAAATATTTCAACATTAACTCCAGTGGAATTTTTCTATACTCGTCCTGAGAAAAATAAGGATTGCCACTACACTTAATGCCAATTTTAAATTTATTATCGTCTAGTTTGTTTTTCGGATTACGCAAAGGAGTCATGTAGGGTCCATACCACAACTTATCTTCTGTAATATTGAGTAATCCAGGCAAGCTCATCAGTGGCGCCCAAAGCTGAGTGGTGTCAATAGAATACATTTCTGTTATAACATCAAACCCATGTCTTCTAAACAATTTTACAGTATCTTCTCGATACTTACACCAAGTAGAATAAAGGATAGGCTTCATTCCTAAATCCTTTAAATACTTAAAGAAACGAATGTTTATTAGTTCGTCTCCTATGCCACCTTCCCCATCGATGTAAATTGTTTTACCTGGTTGTACTATACCATTCCAGCGTTTCATTTTAAGGACATCGTCAAACTTACCATTTTTTGGTTTGAATGTATCGATGAAAGACACAATGCCTTCAGCTGTTTTACCATCCCTTAACAATTTTCCAGAAAGTGCGCTTTTCATATCCTTAGCCCGTTCTGGATATTTGTCACACAAAGCTAGCAATATATCTTCAGATGTTTTTCTATCCCCTGTCAAAGCTATATTAAACGCCTTCTGTGTTTGGGTTTCAAAATCATCTGGCATCAACTCTAAATTTATATTGATATAAAATAAGGCTTTTTCAGGATAGTTTAATGCGTTGTATGCTTTATATAAATTTGACCTAGCAATAAACAGCTGCTCTGGCGTTTCTGCTTTTGTATAAGCAGCCTCAGCGCATTTTAGATACATTTGACGGTGTTCAGCCTTAAGTGCAAGATAACCTAAAGTATCAAAATCGCTAATTGTTGTAGCCTTTGGAAAATAAAGTTCTAATATTTCAAAAACTATTTTTCTTTTTTCTTGGATTAATAAATCCATGATCACGGGCTTGAGATCTTGGATTGTAAAAATATGTTCACTCATTATTTAATAACGACTAGTTTAATCCACAATTCTTCGATAATGTTATTATGCTCTCTTAAATATTTCTCAACAACATCTCTAGACTCTCCAACAAATTCTTTTTTGTACAATTGAGAAGGGGTATAATCCCACGAAACAATTTCAAAGTCTACGTTGAAATAATCTCCCAATCGACTCGATGCTGCTCCTTGTTCTTTACAGAGGGCATTATGTTTTTTACTAAAAAGAAGAAGACCTCCTACGGTGATGGGTCTTCGATGAGTGGGGTCATCATAAAAGTAATCATGTCTATGGTGTGGTACACGGATATCAATAGTAGCTCCATGTTTACACACTCGATATAATTCTTTTAAGCAGTGAAAATACCCTTCCCCTAGATGCTCGAGCACGTGGTGTGCTACGACTACCTCCACTGAGTTGTCCTCAAAGGGGAATACATCTTTTTCAAGATTTATGATATAATCTGGATTTGCTAGCGGATCATAATCGCATGTGACGAATCCTTCAATCTTTGTACCACCTGAACCAATATTAATTTTCATACTCACTCCATATTATAACATAATATACTAATGTATTATTTATACAACTCTATAATCACTTCAAAGTTAGGTTGTTAGATGTATACCTGCTACGCCTCGATATTGCGCTGATATCTGATTCCATGCCCCAAACCCACAAGCAGCAGATACTGGTGATAACTGAGATGTTCCGAAACCAAATATTGAGCCCCAATTTAACCCCCATCCCCATACATCACCGTTCGTTTTAATCGCCATGCTAAATTGACTGCCGGTATCTACATAACACCAATCCGTGAATCCTCCAATAACTGATACTGGCGAAGATTTATCTACTGTTGTGCCATCGCCTAGATCACCGTCAAAATTTCTACCCCACGTCCATAACGTACCATTAGTTCGTATTGCTGCACTATGAGCAGACCCAGCGCTTGCTTGACACCAATCGGTGAATCCCCCAACAACTGAAACTGGTGATAATCTACTAGTAGTAGTACCATCTCCTAATCGACCATTCACATTCCGACCCCATGCCCACAACGTCCCATTAGTTCTTACTGCCAAATTATGACTGCCTCCAGCGCTTACTTGACACCAGTCAGTAAACCCACCAACAACTGATACTGGAGACGATCTAGTAAAAAGTGTATTATCTCCTAACCTACCATCTAGTCCATTGTATCCCCAAGACCACAACGTACCATTGGTTCTTACTGCCAAATTATGACAGTATCCAGCACTTGCCTGACACCAATCAGTAAATCCGCCAACCACGGACACTGGTGATGATCTAGTAGAAGGTGTATTATCTCCTAACTGACCGTGAGAATTCGATCCCCATGCCCATAATGTACCATTACAGCGCATTCCTAAACCATGGGTTGCTCCAGCGCTTACTTGACACCAGTCAGTAAACCCACCAACAACTGATACTGGAGACGATCTATTTGTTGTGGTACCATCTCCTAATTGTCCAAAATTGTTTCTATCCCATGCCCATAAAGTACCGTTAGATCTTACCGCCAATCTGGCGTAAGTTCCAAGGCTTACTTGGCACCAATCGTCGAACGGAGAAATAAGCAGTGTAGGACAGCTGCAAAAAGAAGAGTCAACTCCATTGGTGTTTGGCGTCAACCCCCATTGGTAGATATAACCTTGTATTTCATCAGTTCTTACGACACGACCGTCCAAAGTAACCCATCTTTTTTCACTTGATACGACAGGTATACCATACTCTCTGACAAAGTAAACATTACCTGCGCCTATATTATTATATACATAATTGTTAAGTAGAGATGGCAGGTCTTCAACTGTATCTACTACGATTGACCGGTCGCTAGTCGTATAACTGACTTGAGCAGCTACCATAGCTATATCTTCAGCTGGTGTGCCTTGTTGTAAGTTGTATATACAATTTTGTAGTTTATCTGACATATTAAGTCCAATACCTTAACCCGACCCCGAAATATTTGGGTGAGCTTACAGAGGTCCATCCACCCCCAGTACCAATTGAGATGGGAGAACAGCGACTAGTACCACATTGACCTAATACTAAAAAATTATTACTGCCCCATGCCCACAACGTACCGTCTGTTCTTAGACCTGTACTATGACCAAATCCAGCACTCACTTGGCACCAATCCGTAAATCCTCCAATAACCGATACTGGAGACGATTTATTTGCAAATATAGTATTATCACCCAACTGGCCGAAATGATTTCGACCCCAAGCCCATAAAGTACCATTAGTTCGTATGGCTAAACTATGGTATGTACCAGCGCTTGCTTGGCACCAATCCGTAAATCCTCCAACGACTGATACTGGAGATAATTTATTATTAGTATTACTTCCATCACCCAATCTACCATATGCACCGTATCCCCACGCCCATAATGTACCATTACTTCTTAATCCTAAACTATGTTGACCTCCAGCGCTTGCTTGGCACCAATCAGTGAACCCACCAAGGACTGATACTGGGGATGATCTATCATTGACTGTACCATCTCCTAAACGACCACATCCATTTTGTCCCCATGCCCATAACGTACCATTAGTTCGTATTGCTAAACTGTGCTCATCACCAGCGCTTACTTGACACCAGTCATTTATGTCTCCAATTACCCTAATTGGGGACGATTTAGTAGTAGTAGTACCATCTCCTAAACGACCAAATCCACCAGCCCCCCATGTCCACATAGATCCATCTTTTCGAATGCCCACACTATGTTTTGTTCCACCAGCGCTTACTTGACACCAGTCAGTAAACCCGCCAACAACTGATACTGGAGATGATCTATCAATACCAGTATTATCTCCTAACTGACCACAGTCATTGAAGCCCCATGCCCAAAGTGTACTGTCCCGATCTATGCCCAACACACCGCCAGATCCTGCACTCAGCACACTCCAGTTTTTTATAGATGTAGTTGACGGTAATGTCGTTGGCAGAAGTTCGCAGAATGCACAGTAACCTAACTGAACAAGCCCAGATCCCCAACCCCACACTTGTTGTAATGTTGTAGGAGTTACTACTGGTTCTCCATCTAATGTAACCCAACATCCATTAACTGCCATAACATGAACATCATTTTGTGTGATGTACACTACTGTTCCGTTAGGATACGTAGAAGAGGCGTTCAGTTGTAGGGGCAAAGAATCTACATCACTTACAGCAACGCAGTTGATAGCATCGATGTTTTTAACTGCGATGGATATTGCCAGCGCTTCCTCTGGAGTGTACACGCACGCGACATTGTTGGCGGCTGCATAAACTTTTTGATTGAGATTTGAAGTAAAACACAACATATTATATGTTAGTTAATGCTTCTTCTTTTATCTGGATACTAAGTATTTCGTCTACTGTTGATGCAGCATCGATTGAGGTACTAATACCAGCCTCCCAATCGAAGCTATCTTGAACGTGTTTCTGAATAGCTGCTATTATTGTTTGGATATCAGATTTAGTTAAATTAATCCATGCAATACCAAATTTCCAATTAATAGTATCGCTATCCTTCATAATTGTATATTGCTGAGTGAAAATGTTTCTTGCCTCACGTGTTGTGTCGAGAGAAACTTCTATGCCGTTTAACACTAAACGAATACCAGATACCTCTTTTTTCCATCTCTCTTCAGCTGCAAGCTGCTTGTAATTTACTCTTACACTCTCGATAGGATTAGGAACTATATCATAGGAAGCAATTGCTACGCCATTTTCAACAGACCACAACGGACCATAATGGTAATGCGTTAGACGGTTGATAGCTGGTCTACTTTCTTGTACCAAGCATATTGTGGTATTATCATCGATTATAAGTGGCAATTCTTCTGGAGCTCTTCTTGGAAGAACTGCATCAACCCCCTCTTTACGTAATGATCCCTCGAATATACCTCGATTCCACTCCATTGGTCCAACTATTACTCGACCTTTAAATACTACTGCATACATTATACTCTCCTAAAATGCGCTATTGTGCTATTTATGTGGTCAATTTTTCCTGATTGCCAGCACATGTCCATTTCCGCCAACATCTAGGCTACACCATTTCGTTAAGCCACCCACGATCGATACTGGAGAAGATCTATTCACCGTAAATCCATCTCCAATCTGGCCAAAACATGAAGGACCCCAGGTCCATAAACTACCATCTGTTTTTATTGCAGATGTATGTTCATACGCGGCTACTAAACACCAGTTTGTAAATCCACCAACGACTGATACCGGAGATGATTTGTTTACTAAAGTGCTATCTCCAATCTGACCGCAGTTATTACCTCCCCATGCCCATATTGTGCCATTTGTTCGCAATCCAGCATTATGATATTTTCCAGCTGAAATTTGACACCAGTCAGTAAACCCGCCAACAACTGATACTGGAGATGATGTGTTGTTTGTTGAAGCATCACCTAACTGCCCACAATTGTTATATCCCCATGCCCAAAGAGTTCCATTTTGTTTCAATGCAACAGTGTGTTTATGACCAGCCCCAACTTGACGCCAATCCGTAAATCCTCCAGCAACAGATACTGGCGAACAACGATCAGTAGTGTCTACCACTCCTAGCTGTCCTTTACCATTATATCCCCACATCCACAAGCTTCCATCACAGCGTATGCCACCGCTATGGAATCCACCAGCACTTGCCTGACACCAGTCTGTGAATCCGCCAACTACTGATACTGGGGATATTGCGCCAGTAATAGTACCATCGCCTAATCTACCGTCGCCCGGAAACCCCCATGCCCACATAGTACCATTGGTTCTTACTGCCAAACTATGATTGGAACCAGCACTTACTTGGCACCAATCTGTAAATCCTCCAACAACTGATACTGGTGATGATGTACTGGTGGTAGTATCATCTCCTAACAAGCCGTTGCTATTGCATCCCCACGCCCATAAAGTACCATTGGTTCTTACTGCCAAACTATGATTGGAACCAGCACTTACTTGGCACCAATCTGTAAATCCTCCAACTACAGATACTGGAGAAGATTTATCAACGGTGGTGTTATCTCCCAATTGACCATTGCCGTTGTTGCCCCAGCTATAAAGAGAAACATTATCGGAAGTTGTCCAATATATGGCTTGCCATCTAACTCCATTGCTCCAATAGATGGTTTTATCGTTTTCAATGTAGTACAACTTACCTTCATTAATAGCTGGATCTGGAAGCACATCATTCGTGTCCCCAAATATTACACCAACGTTTAGCTGCTCTAATGTTTTTGAAAGAGTAAGATGATCTAGCCCCGTACAGCTACTCTGCATTGCTTGTTCTAACGGTTTTATAAAATTTATTAGATTCATTTATTTGTTTAACTACCTTCTAACAATTCCTACTCCCCATCGGCAACCTAAGGAGACTGATGACCACCCACAGATAGATGTAACTTGAGTTGGAGAGCTACGCTCTATTGTTGAACCGTTACCTAATTGACCTTGTGAGTTGCATGCACCCCATGTCCACAACGTTCCATCCGTTTTGATAGCAGCAACAAGCTCTGGGAAGCTTTCTACTCCAGAAGCTACTTGACACCAATTTGTAAATCCGCCTAGAACATACACTGGTGAACGAGCACTACTTATAACACCAGCTCCAAGGGCATTACCACCATTACGTCCCCATCCCCACAGCGTTCCGTCATTTTTGATTGCAAAAACTTGGGAGGATCCACTACCCACATCACACCACGTGAATCCCCCAACAACAGATACTGGTGATGAATGCGAAGTAAACGAACCACCATCTCCTATTTCTCCTACACTACCGGTACCCCACGCCCATAATGTACCGTTGCATCTTAATGCGTGCACATGAGTATCTGTTGTTACACCACAACACCAATCCGTAAACCCGCCAACGACTGATACTGGAGATGAACTTGCACCGCCGGTGGAATTGTTTCCTAAACGCCCATATTGATTTAATCCCCATGTCCACAGTGTACCATTACATCTTATTCCTAGACTGTGAGTTGAGCCCGCACTTGCTTGGCACCAATCTGTAAACCCGCCAACAACTGACACTGGAGATGAGAAGTTAAATATCGGCTCAATACCAGCTGCATGCAATTGGTATTGATTGCGTCCCCATACCCATATCCTTCCATCACAGCCCAATGCAGTTGTAACAGATGATCTTATATTAGGGCACTGCCACAACAATCCACCAACGACTGATACTGGAGACGATCTATTTGTTATTGTGCCATCTCCTAACTGGCCGTTGCCATTTGTGCCCCATGCCCACAGAGTACCATTGGTTCTTAATGCTAACGTGCTTTGAAATCCAGTACTTACCCGACACCAATCGGTAAATCCTCCAACCACAGATACTGGCGATGACCTAGCAACAGTAGTATTGTTTCCTAATATACCATTGTAAGCAGCACCCCACGTCCATAACGTACCATTAGTTCGTATTGCTGCACTATGAGCAGACCCAGCGCTTGCTTGACACCAATCGGTGAATCCCCCAACAACTGAAACTGGTGATAATCTACTAGTAGTAGTACCATCTCCTAATCGACCA